AATCAATACCTTCTGTTATTGAAAAGTAGACATCTCTTATAAGTTTCACAGTAGCTTTAAGACAAGTGTCTCTTTCTTCAAAACTAATAACAAGAGTGTTTAACGATTTAACGATAGAAGCCTGTAAAGCACGCTGACCCATACTGATGGCTTGTTGACGTGTGAACTCTCCATTTAGACCCGTTAGAACGCCTTTAAACGCTATGTTTAAATCTTCATCTCCAAGCAAATGTAACTCGTTAGCCACAGACTCAGGATTATGAGAAAAAGTTTTATAATAAATAATTGTTTTGTTAAGATTATCGATAGCCTTATTGATGCCAGCTAACATATCTTTATACGTATTCTCCATGGTAGACCTTTGTTATTTTTTAATTTATAGCAGTATAACTACTATTTAAAATGTGACTCTCTATAGGCAGTATTAACATCAAAACTTGGTGTATTACCGAAGCTTGTTCTATCATCTCTATAACGAGATGGATCAAACCTATCTACAGAACGTGATTCACCGCGAACAGGATTAGGTTGTGATAAAGCTGGTCCAGCATTTAAGAAACCACCACCAAATATAAGAGTATTAACATCTGTAGTGGAAGCATCCTCAACCAGAGTATGTTTACCAACGTTAAACAGTAAGTCTCCAAACTCATCCAGTGCCTTAATATAAGCCACTTCAACAGGTAAACTATGAATACTACGTGAACCATAGTTCTTATATTTTTCTAAGAGTTCCTGTGTGATAGAGTATATCTTAATTGTAGCTTCTTTAATCTCTTCTTGAGTTCCCCAAAGTGACATAGTAACACCACCTTCTTTAAACAACTGTATCAGTCTAAAGAACTGCCAACATACTTTAACAGGTTCGTTAAAGTTATTAGCAACGGCTTGACCATTAACGGTTGATATAGGAGAACCCATGGTTTCAATCTCACGAGTTGATATCGTATAGATATAAGGTATTCTTATTTTAAATCGTGTATAATTAAGAAACTTTATTTCTTGTGTCAACTCGAGTATGGCTTTTTCTACTTTTAAATCAGCCATATCAATACCTTCTAAATGTTTTTAATAAGGCATCTTTAATAAGAGTTATCACGATTGGAATGTAATAATACTGTTCCATAGTAGTCCATCTAGGATAATCTTCTATAAGCTTATCAATGCTTGTGATATCAAATTTCCTATTGTTAAGAAAATCAATAACCATTGCCTCTAAAAGAGTATAGGAAGTGACGTTACCAGAATAAAAATTATTCGATAGGACATAACTTAAATCATTAATATCTTTAGCAGGTAGTATTCGTTTAGTAACATCCACTGCCAGCTCATTAACAACAGGTGGTACAGGTTTAATATAGTCGCCAATATGATTAACAATATAGTCTATATTAAGATATTGAACACTACGTGTCAATGGGTCCATATAAACAGAGCTAGCATACATAAAGCCTATGTTCTTATCACATAGTTTTAAAAGATTAATATCTCTAGCAGCTAGGACATCCCAAAAGGTATAACGTATTGTATCATCCGCTACAGTGTTAAGACGTGTTACTTTCATTAATCCAGGATTATCAATACTGTTTATGATCTTAAACAAATACTCTGTTAAAAAGGTATCGGTATAAACAACACCTGTGGTAGGTGGTGCAAATACTCTAGCTCTAGGGTGTAAGAAGCTACGCAGATAGTAATCTACTAAGGTAGGAATAGCTTCTCTTAACTCGATCTTCCTAACAAATTCTTGTTTTGTAAGAACAGGTGATGACATTTCTGTTAAGTAGCTAGCATCATAAACTTCTTCTTTTACAGTTTTCATAATGAGATCATTATACGTAGTTGTATCTTGATCTACAAACATAGCAAATTTAAAAGTTACTGTGTATACTTCACGATTGTTATAATGTTTCTGTACAACATTGGTAACATCAAATTTTGCTTCACGTCCTAAACCTGTAAACATGATACAAACATCGCCATGGGTAGGTGATATACCTGCATCTATGGTAGCATCAAAAGTAACATTCTCATAAGCATCCTGATTAAAAGGACTATCCATGAATAAGATAAGTTTATCAATTCGGCTGTACTGTCTAAGAGTTGTCGATACAGATGTATCTGAAATACCGTTAGCATCATTAGGATCAACCAGTTGAAGGAAATAAGTTACTTCTAACTTATAACCTCCAAGTTGATGCATAATACTATCAATAGAGTGATCACGAGAATATACGGTAGATATGCCTGTAACATCTTCTCCTGGAAAGTATTTTTCATGGGTATCTATATCTTCAGGATTCTTAGGTAATACTGATTCAGCCTCATCAGCTTCGTCGAAAAACATAGAAGTAGGCTGTACTGGAGTATAACTCATGTTTCATCCTTCAATTGTTTAAACGCATATACAGTAGTACCATATATTTGTTTTGTTTTGAATTTGCTAAAAGCCCATTCAAAAAGTTTAAAGATAACCTGATCTGGTTTTGTACGGTCATCTATAATAGACTTAATAGCATCATCAGGTATATTTAAGATTGCTATTAGTACTTGTGTTAATGAGTCATCTTTAGTACTATGAACATCCATAAGATTGAGTATGTCATCTCCAAAGTATTTTTTAATACGATTCCTAGCTTCATCGGTTAAAGCATCCAGATCCGTAACTATGGAGAATGAGAGATGGTATAAACCTTCTACGGCTAATGGCTTATCACTATAGATATTACCTAATTCATCCATAGATAATACTATACTTCTATCAGGTTTAAAATTCTTGAATATCTCAATACTAATAAGACCTCTATTAACAGAGCTAATATAAAATCTTTCAGAAGCTATAAGATAATTAACAATACTATCTCTTAAGGCTACTGTCTTACTCGGTAAGTTCTTAATACTCCCTAATAGTGTACCACCAGGTGATACTTTAAGAAGTACTGTTAAAAATCTTATATAGGTAGATTGTGACACCGGTAATGTTGCTGGATCATACTCTGGTAATGTTATGTATGTTTTATCAGTTGGATAAAAAATCTTATTATACGGAAGACCTGATCTGTAAAGAGAATCATATCCTGGATTAAATTTAGACTTACTGGATATTAACCAATCACGTCTTTCGTTAATAAAAGTTCTGAATTTCTTTTTGATAAGAGTATTGTAAATAAGAATAGGGTATTTAGACATAACCGCAATAGGTTTAGAATAGGTAAAGATATAATTAAACTCTATAAACCACATACCCTTGTCACCATCTTCTTCTACTTCTATCGAAGAAATATCACCATCATAATGTCCTTCAACATACTCTTGTATCATATGGATAACCAAGTCATACTTTTGGATAACGTTATCTTTAGGTATAACAAGATCCAATCTATCGTCAAATCCTGCTTTACAATACTCTTCAAAACTAACAGGAGCTGTAAAACGTAGATTCTTTAAAGTATTAATATGGTCTAAGAATTCTATCGTTACATTAGGTAATACATAATGATAAGGTAAAGCGTGTATATTATTAGCAGTACCTAGTGCATTCATATTGCGAATACGGTTAGCTATCTTATTAACAGCACTTCTAGATTTGTTATAATACTTAAATCCTAAGGTACACGTGTGATCTATCTCAACAGGATAAATAGTTGTTAATATGCTATTATCTTTAAAGATAGGTGACTTATTTGTATATAAGGCTGTTAGTGCTAAATCATTACCCTCCACATTCTTCTCATCGAAGGTAACGTCAACCAGTTCAACTACTGGACCGTTAAGTCCAGCAATTGTTCCATCTTTATTTTTCTTTTTTAAAGTAGTGTTCGGATCTTTCCGGATAGGTACATCGTGAGAAATACTGTAGGATCTTAATAGATCTTTAGTAACAGTAATAAAAACACTGTTAGTAACTGTTTCAGTTATACCATCCAGCTCCACTTGTGTGCTAATCATTTTTATAAACACCGTATCCTACGTTACGGATAGCAACAAGTATTTCTACTACTTCTCTAATAGAGTATTTAGCAAAAAGAATAAAGAGTTCATCTACGAACATTAAAGTACTGATGTTACCTGTAATGATATTACGAATAGGTTGACTAAACGCACTATCTTGTTTACGTAAAGCAACATGTCCTGTAAAACGAATCTGAGAGTCACTTGTGATACCAAGTATGATATCTTTTAACAAGATAGCTGTTGTAGGATTGACAGTTTCACCATCTATTACTAACTTTTTAATAAAGCTTGTAATAGACCCTAATTGACTATCATACCTATCGATTCTAAAAGCCATCTTAAAAGCTTGTTTAACTTTCATTACATTTCCAGCAAAATCTTTCTCAAGCATATTTGCTAACATTAATGTTTCTAATTCATTAATAAGTGTGATTGTTTTTTCATTGCCGCCTAAGATAGTTTCTACTTTAACAGTATTTCCGTCACTATCTTTAATACTAAACGTTGTCATGGTAGTCCTTATGTAAGTATATAGCTAAAACTATACCTCAATAGGTAAAGATGTAGCTATACCTTGGTATGATTATGATTCATAAAAACAACTGAGCACAAAAACTAGAACACTACTGGTTTCCCAGTAGTGTTCTAAGTATAATGTACTTAAAAGATTATTAAGCTTTAGGAGCTTCACCGGCGCCAGCAGCAGGCTCAGTTTTAGCAGGCTCACCGCCGGCTTTTTTAAGAGCAGCAGAAGCGTAGCTAATAAGATTACGGTTAGCGTAGACCAAACCGTTGATAGATTGAACAGCAACACCTGTAGCGTATGTATTAGCAAGTTTGCTTGCAGCCTTAGAAGCAGCAGCTTTTTCTTTATCGCCTTCAACAACACTTGCAGCAACTTTTGCATTGTCACTAACAATACCTTCACCAACTTTTCTAATCTCATCCGCAAATGCTTTTGTTTTACCGATAACAGCTTTAGCCTCAGTAAGAATAGCAATGACACCAGCTTTGTTAGGGAACACCACTTTAAACGCTTCAACAGTCTCAGTTTTAAATGTTACTTTAGTTGCATTTCCAGCAGGAGCATCTGGGTTATCACCCAATAAAAGACCTGATAGAGTCATACCGTTAAAAGTAATAGGTAAATACGCACCTGTAAGTTCTTGGTCAATAGCACCAGGATTCTTAGTAAGATATTCTGATACTGCTTTAACCGTAGGATCAGCTATTTTTTCAAGAGCACTAGCAGCAGAAGACATATTACCTGTGGCAACGTCACCTGTAGCTTTACCAATAGCTTTAAACACATAACCACTTGTAGCAGCACCTAGGTATGCTTTAACATGACTTGCGCCAGCATCAACTGTACCACCGCCAAGAATTGCGAGAACAGGGAATTGTTTAGCCCATTTTTTAGACTCATCTTCAGACCAAGTAGCATCAGCAGCAAATGTCATTTTGTTAGCTTTCTCAAGAAGACCTGTAACAGCTTTAACATCAGTGTTGAACGCAACAAGGATTTTACTCATAAGATCTTTGATTTTAAGCATAAGAGATGCAAAAAGTTTTTTAATGGTATCAACCATTGCTTTAGCAACTTCTTTAAAACCCTCAGTTGAAATTTTATATGCTGTAGCAGGACCAGTTTCAATCGTACCATAGTCTTCTTTAGCAATAACGTGATCAGACACAGAACGTCTACCATTAAGACCAGCAAATTCAACAAGAGCTCTTAGTTGTTCAGTTGCGACTGCAGCTTCAACTGGAGTAATAGGCTCACCTGATTCAATTTTCTCAGTTTGCTCTTCTGCTTGATCGTCAGCTTGCTCTTGAACCTCTTCTGCTTCTTCAATACCAGCAGCATCGTCTTCAGCATCATCAAATGCTTCAGCCATTTCATCTTCAGCTTCAGTTGCTTCAACAAGTTGTTCTGGCTCTAATGGAGTCTCTTCTACGATAGGATCTGCACATTCAGCGTCTTCTCTACCTAAAATACGTTGTAGTCTATTGCTCTTCATTTTAACACCTTTTTTATTTGTTTTTTTTTTATTAATTTTTTTGCAAAAAAATCTGCATGTTATTTATTACGAAGTTTAGAGATTTTATACTCTAGCTCTGTAATTTCATCCTCATAGATTCCAATTTGTTTTTGGAGTTCGTCCGTAGGAGCTTTATCTTGTTGTTGCTGTAATTCAAGAACTCTTAATGCGATTAAATCTCTTTTACGCTTTAAGTCTTCCATGTTACTTATATCCTTATCTACCAGCCACATGCCTATATGGTAGAGAGGATTTCCTATGAACCCATGAGTACTAGGAAGCATAGGTGTTTTCTCAGCACCTAAGGCAAACGCTAATACATCACTTTCGTTCTTACTTACATCTAGACTAACAGTGGTCATGGTAGAAATTTCTTCAAGCAATGACTCAAATCGTTTCCAATCACCATATGTTTTATAGAGCTCTCCAAATGTACTGATATTATTCTTAATATCTTCGATACGTATCTTAGGAATGTTGGTGTTATTCGTTCCGATACTTATAAGATTCAAGAGATCAAGAATATACACACCCATACTACCAAGGTCACTTACTAATCTTACGATAGCAGCGTCTTTAGCACGTATAGATCTATCTGTTGAGACAGAAGCTAGTTCCTTCTCAACTAAAGTCAATAGTTGTCTTTTATACCTAAGTATATTTTCAAACGTTGTCTTTAGTTTTGTTAGAACTGACTTTGAATCTTTAGGCGAGATATCACACGCCGTTGCCAATGCAGTTATCAAAGTACTATTCTTAATACTTGCAAGAGTGACCGCTGATAAGAGCGTATCAATACTTGGCAACACATTAGTTTCGTAGTTGGCCATAACACTTTCAAGTGTCTTGGCGACGTCATCTTTTTTAATCGTGTGATATCCATTGCTAAAAAATGAAATAATGCTGTTAATAAAATTGTTCATTGCTTCCTCCGCTAAAATACTGGGGGCTTATTGCCCAACAGCGCTCTGACTATTTCACTTAGATCTACTTGACTATCTTTTCTTTTACCAAGACTTTTAAGGCTAAACATAGACTCACCTGGAAGGTCCTTAAGGAAAAGATGTCCACGCTCCCAATCATTATCAATGATAGTACAGCTCATTCCTAAAAGTTGCTCAAGCATCTCTTGTCTTGCGCGCTCATTTTTAAGAATGTCTCCGTTAACTTGTTTTTTAAACATAAGTAACTCATCTGAGTTAAGAATGTACATTTGATAATATTTTTCAAAACCAACTGTCTTATCATACGTGATCTTAGAGTTAGCAGATATAACCCTATTGTTAATAGCGTCCAATAGTCCAGCTTTATCTTTAAACTTATTTTCTTTGTACTCTTTTATAAGATCAGAGGCAGTAAGTAATTCTCTCCAGCTAACGACACCTGCTTTATGATCAAGCCAACGCATAGCAAGAGTTTTCTCAGCACTGTTAGGTTTCATAATAAGCAAGATATTATCAGGGCTGGCAAATCTAACATCAGCGCGAATCATCAGTGGTAGAATAATGTTATAGTCAGATGGCTTATCACCGATTTTAATTTTAATCGTGGTAGCAATATTTAAATTTCTGTAAACGATAACCGAATTATTAGAGGCCCCGTCTTTACCAAACTCAGTTGGTTTCACAGCAGCATAGGCTTTGACGTTACCATTTTTAGTAGTATCGTCTTCAATAGCGATATCCAATGATTCATTACTAAAGAGTTCTCTAATATAGTCTTTCTCGTAAGATTCTGAAGATCCTTTTAAGAAATTTAAAGAATTAAGACCACCCTTAATAAGGCTTCCGTTTCCTGTACCTAGGATATCAACTGTCGTTAGTACATCTTTACCGAACATGGTTCTTAATGTTTCAAATGACTGCATATAGAATGCCGCAAAGACATCCATATTCAAATCAATGACCTTATCTATATTTTGTGTATTGCGTAAAGATTCAGATACGACGATCATAGGTTGTATCATGAATTTTGATGCTAACTTAGTGGTAGAACCATTCATAATCAGCAGTTGTGAATCAGTAGCGCCGAACTCATTAATAACGGCTGCACCTATTTCGCCATAGCTGTCATACTGTTTAGAGGTAACCGTGCTGATAATGCGGCTGATAATACTTAGACCTACAGCGACTCCATACATTTTCTTCTCCTTATAAATACTATACTTATCATACAAAATAGTATTAATACCTAACGAAGAGGTTAAATGATTAAAAATAAGGATGAAATATGGCTAATGACATTATGAAAGATGTAACTACCATAGATGGTTTTCTACAGAAAACACAACCTATGGGTAGCCAGGCTAAGGCTATTTCTAATAATATATGGGGATTAAATCACCAAGGAGCTCCAGCCTTTGTTCCTAATAGTAAAGACGTCTATGGTTTAGCTTTGTTCACAAGACCACAACTTAATCTTAAAACAACGAACTTAAGAAATGATAGAAAGATGTACAGTTTTTTAACAAAACTAACTTCTAAATTATCTTATGCTATCAGAGGTTGGTTAGATCCAAGATTACACTATAATGAAAATGGTAGTAGCCCGCTAGTAGATTCACAGCAGGCATTTATTTCTATATTAACAAATGATCTTTTATCTATGTCTGGGTGGCCTGATGAGGTATTACCAACATTTACTTCTAAAGAAGGAACCCGTAGGGAACAATGGATCATAGGTGATGGTACCGTAGATATTTATGATAATTTCAATATAGAAACAACCCATCGTAACACTATTAACGAACCAATCACGGCTATGATTCATATTTGGATACGGTATATCTCTAATGTATTCGAAGGTATCATGTCACCTTATATGGATTTTATATTAGAAAATGAAATTGATTATAATACACGTATCTATAGGTTGGTTCTAGATGAGTCACGGAGGTATGTTAAAAAGATAGCCGCAACAGGTGTCAGCTTCCCTGTTAATAATCCGATAGGTAGATTCTTCGATTTTAATGCCAATGTTAAATATTCAGATCAAACTAAGGATATGAATATACGTTTCTATAGTATCGGTGCTTTATATCTTGATGATATTCTTATTAAAGAATTTAATGCAGCATCAGGTATCTTTTGTAGTGGTATTCGTGACCTTATAGCAAACGGGTCAACTTCATTATGGAAAGTACCAGAGGAATTTAAAATAAGATTAAATAACAGAGGGTATCTATATATTAACCCTAAAACTTATGAGTTGGAAATCTATGTTAGTAAAGATTCCCCAGAAGTACAAGCAATCATCTCAGAGATGAGTTAGAGGTAAAAAATGGCAATAACTATAACTTCAGCCGATATGGCTGCAATGATCTATGACCCTACACGGGTTATTAAAACAGTGATAGCAGGGATACAGAGTGATGGCGGCATCAATATTACTAACGCTACTAATCCTTTTACGATGCTTATTGAAACAGCAGCTACAACCTCTAATGGGTCTACAATATCTGTTAAAAATGACATTAGAAAAATACTACCAAGTTTAGCAGAAACAGTTGACCAATTATACACACATCTTACAGATGATACATTAGCAAATATGTTTTCAGTTCCTTCAAAAACAAGTATGTTTTTTTATGTCAATACGATGGATCTGAAACAGTCTGGTTATAGATCTCCTGGCGCTAACTATGTCGAGATGACGATACCTGCTAATACGTACATCACTATTATGAAACAAACTATCGTAACCTTACTTAATGATATTGTTGTTAGACTTTATGACGATAATAATATTGTTATTGAGCAGCAAGCTAACAATAGCGATATTGCTATTAATGATATAGGTCTCTTAACCTACGATATCTATAACGATGAAGAGGCTGTAAGCTGGATCGTATTCATTACGAATGTTAAACAGGTTAAGGTAACAACATTATCACCTGCTATTAGTGCAGATGAAGGTGTGAGTGTTACTGTTGATACAACTGATGCTTATTTCTATTGTGAAGTATCCTATGCTAATAACAGTACAAACAATGAGTACATTAGAATACCTATAACACATGCTGAAGAGTTTATAGATCCTACTACCCCTATGGCGTATGTTCAATTAGGTACTAATATGGTGACTGTTAAAATACCGGATGTTTATACAGTAACAGGCATGATAAGCGGAACTTTAAAAATAAATGTATATGAAACAAAAGGTGGGCTATATTTACCTATTAACAAATATCAATTTGCAGATTTTGTATTAACAAAAGGTGATGCTGGCTCATCATTATCTAAAGCAGCTTGTAAAAATATTGCTCTTCTCGCTAATGCAGGAACACCTATAAGTGGTGGTAGTGATGGATTAACATTATCAGAATTAAGGGACAGTATTATTAATAGCACCACAGGTGATATTGACATACCTACTTCTGATTTACAGGTAAGCAGGCTAGGTAGCATGGACGGCTATTATGTCTACCTTGCTAAAGATATTATTGGCGATAGAATTTATGTTGCTACTAAAAATCTACCTACTGTAGATAGTACACTTGTAAAGTGTAAACAAGATGTTCTGTTTAATACAGCAAGTGTCATTCTTAGTGAAGTAAGTGATAATGAAGCTGTTACTATTATGGAAGATTATTTTATTATTAAATCTGGAACATTGTTCAAGGTTAACAATGGTGTTGTCTCCATACTTACAAACTCAGAGGTTAGTTATTTAACAACTCTTTCCGATGCAGAGAAGATAACGTATCTTAAAGCTAATAAGTTTTATTATACCCCTTACCAGTATATTATTAGTAGCGTTAATGGTAATACAGATATGCGCGTTTATAGTTTGGATAATCCTAGTATAGCAGGTTTTAGAATTATGTCTCAGAACCCAAGTATGTCTCAAAACGTTAATACTTCTAAATACGTGTTGTCTAGGACAACTACAGGATATAAATTATCTATTAGTCTAAAAACAGATAGTAATTTTGATGCTCTTGATAAGAATTATGTTAACGTACAATTAGCAATACCTTTAAAAGGTGGCGAAGTAAATGTCTATATTAATGGCAGTTATGATGTTGTTAATGATGTTTATCATTTCCCTATTGAAAGTTCAATGTATGTTGATGCCGACGATTATCTAACAGTTGTTAATGGACTATCAACATTAACAAGTAAAACAGTGTCGTTAAGTAGCGATTGTTATTTATACGTTTATACCACAGATGCTACTATTACTGATCCTACTAAGTTCTTAGTCGGTGAGGTTTACAGAGAAAATGGTTCACGTACTCACGTAGTCTTCTCTAAAGAAAAGATATCATTACAGTTTGGTAAACATGTCGAGAACTTATGGAATAGAGTTTACAATACCTATACTGGAAGAAAATATAAAACATACGCGTTTGATTATCCTAAACGTTATACCGAAGATGTTTATGTTACTAATGCCAATGGCAGTATTTATACAAGTTCAACCGTTAACGGTGAAACAGTATTGGTTAAAAATCTTCTTTATAGCAAAGGTGATATTGTTGTTGACGAAAATGGTAATACTGTCTATGAACATAAAGTAGGCGATACAATATTGGATGGTAATAACAATCCTATCGTAGATGTTTATTCTGGTATACAACGTTTTATAGATATTATCATGCTAGAGTATGAATTCAAAGTAGCTAATTCTTCACCGTATGTTGAATATCTATCAACCTGCTTAGATATATTGGATATGTATATCTTTACAGATATGGTAGGTTATAATAAAACATTTATAGATCAGACTCAACTGGTTTATAAGTCTTTGAAAAGTTGTTTGGATGTTACCCTTACGAATACAAGTTTAACCTATAACGTGGGTTATCTTATATCACCTACAGTAACACTGTATTTAAATACATCTGAGTCTCCAACCTCTGTAGAGTTAAATAACTATAGAGATACTGTTGGTAAGATTATTGATGGTTATTTAGATAAAAGTGTTATTTATCTAAGTGATATTAAAAATGATATTATTGCTAAACTTGGTTCTAATGTACTAAGTGTAAAAATAGCAGGAATGGATACCTCTAATAACTCAGAGGTTATTACCGTTGGTAAGTCTTCTAATAAGTTAGTATTAAGTAAGCTCCTTGAGTTTAGTGCTACTAATGATTTAGAAGTAAAATACGATATAAATATTGTAGCGATTAATCTTGCATAGCTATAGCCCTTTCGGGCTATAGCTATGCTATTAACACAATGATCTAAACATTCTTAGAATAGTAAGTGACTCGAAGTCATTCTTTAGTACATTTGTAATGTTACTGAGTGTTGTATAACCCGTTTTAGTTTTAGCTGCTGCTGACTCGGGAGCCCAATAGTACATACCGTTATCAACATAGTTTAAAGGTATGCCGTCACCGTATCCAGTAGATCCTAATGCATCGGGATTAGCCGATACATAACAACGATTTAATAACTCAATAATTGTTGGTAGATTAGAAATGATCTGTTGCATGTCACAAAGTGTGAACTCCTTTTTACAATAAAGTTCACCTCTACTAATAGCCCCTATAAAGCCTTCAGTATCTAACAATGATCCTAACAACGTAGGCATGTTAGTAATTGTATTGGAAGACTGGAGGATCATTTCGCTAAACCATTCATAGATAGCATCATAGGCATGCATACCTTTTGAAGTTGTACCGCACAAACTAAGAACAAAATCTTTATGATTTTCAAAGACGTCAAAGATACCTTTTTCTTTAGCAATATCTATAAGGGTGTTTTCTAAGAAGTATGATGTATACTTAATGTCAACCATTCTAGATAATGTCTCAGGTTTTATCTCAAGAAGTTGTTTAAATAAATAGATATAATCTCCCAAGTATTTATTATAAGTAGTAGCTAAGTTAACAGCATCATTAGCGGTAATAAGATCTGTTATCTTACATGTATCTCTTGCTTCTTTTAAGATCTCCATAACTCTTGCGTAGTTGGTGCTAGTACCAAACTCTGTTAATCGTGCTGTACTTACTTTATCAGTGACAATATTAACACCGATAGACTCTTCAAGACTCTGTACAAGATTCTTAGAGACTAACTTAGTAGCCTCTAGATCATCAATGTAGCTTTCCAGTGTGAATTTTTGATGTTGTGTCAATTCAAACATAGGTTATTCTTCATAGTTTGCTTTAATAAGTTCTTTAAATACATTTGAAATAATAACATATGTATCTGAAAACTCATTAAAATTTGCATTGATCATAGCGATCTCAGCTGGCGCATAATACTTAGTAAGTCCTACGTAATCTTCAAAAGAACCTGCTCCTAAAATACTGGTAGTCATGCCATTTTTGATTTCAATTTTAAACTCAACTGCTTTGCGCAATTTGCTTTGAAAGAAATCTCTATCAATAACAGCTAGTTCATTAAGAGAATCTACTACACGTAGAATGTCCACCATAACACCATCCGTAGTTTCTTTATTAAGAACTTCAACATAAACATCTGCAATAGCTGCTGCTGTTGCTGTGTATACTACATCTTTATTACCAGCTACAGCTGCTGTTAACTTTTTCCTAAGAGTACTAAAACGTACGTCTCTTGGGTCTAGGTATCCTATAATCATGACTTAACTCCCATTGTTTTAAATTTTAAACTTGATATATAAAGTGGATTTTCCATTAGATTTTCTATGGCCTCTTCTATTCTTTTAGCCTCAAAACCATTTCTAGCAGACTCGCTAAATTTAAGATAAAGCTTTTCAAAAAAGTTAAGGTCATCAATTGGCATTTCTTCTACTAAACGAGCTATCTTATTATAATTATCGAGATAAGCTTTAGCTGTATCTTTATCTAAGTTTAATAAGCGTACTTGCCTAACAAGATCATTTCTTAAACGAGCTATACGTTGTCTACCGGTATCGTATGTCTGAAAGGTTGAAAGTTGTTTTGATGTACTGCTAACATTACTAAGCTCGCCTAAAACCGTCATGATAAAAGCAAAAGAAAATAATATAACACCACCACCTGTAGCAGCCAATATAGAAAATCCCGATACGAGCATCAGAACAAATCCGTATACGCCAACAAAAGATGACATTATCTTAATATTTTCCATAGGATCATAGACACCATAGTAGATAGCTGCTAATTTTTGATATTTAACAAGTCCTGATGATAGCGCACCACCTAGTCCGAATCTGCTTGCAAATTGATCTGCTAATTGTTCGCAATCTGTTGTAACATGATTGCTCAACCCAAAACCATATCCACTTACATAAATTTCATTAACAGCTGCTAAGAAGACAGTATTAATGTTTTTATCTTTTAATTCAGAACCTGATTTCTTAAATGTCTTTTCATAAGCTAATAACAACGATTCTTTAGCATCTTTATTTTGTTTAATAACAGAGTCGCCAATACTTTCTAAAAGAACAGTTGTATTGTAGATAGTTCTATAACTAGCTTCAATAGTTGTCCACGCATGACCCATCTCATGTATAAAGGTAGCGGCTATCTCTTCAGATGTCTTTTTAACTTCATTAATATAAAACGCTAAGTCGCCTGTAACATAAACTTTATATTCCTCAGGTAGGTTTTTCATCACAGCATTTTTTCTATCAATAAGAATACCATCTGTATTAAGGGCCTTATTCATTCCTTCTAATGACTTCATCATCTTGTACCACATAACGTTATCAGAAGTAGTAGGATTCTTACTAAAGTAAACCTGCATGTCTTTATACCAATCATTAACATCGCCATCAATGATATTAAAACGTGGAGGTGGTAATGTAACCACACCAAAGTTATAATATTCATCTGCCAGTTTAATATAGGGTCGTATCCCGATTCGTTTTTTAGTCATATCCTCAATATCTTCTAGAAGTTTAACATTATCAGGAGATTTTAAAAACCCGGCATTGGTAACATAACCATTATTAATAAAGGCGTTACGTATTTCGTCAAATTTAGCGATCAGGTCTTTAGTAAATTTATCATTAACCTGTGGATCGATCATTTCGAGTGATAATGTTTCAGAAATAGTTCTTAATCTTTTACTTGTAAGCATGCTTTTCTCCGTGGTTATATGTCATTCAATGCACGTAAAAAGGTAGAGGTTAGTGGATATCCACTAACCTCTATTGTTCTACATGTACACACTATGTGTCATATCTAGATTCATGACATTTGTATATTCAGCTGCATTAACAGTATCTGCAACTAACTTATCACTACGTGTTACCCATAAGGTATCATAATAGAAAGAGGTAGTGATGTATTTATCTTCCCAGATAAGTGTTCCTGTATCTTCCATACTGGTACCTTCAACAATAATCTTAGTATACTGATAAGGGTCAAAGATAGTCACTGTTTCATACATAGGAACAATTAATATATTCTCAGGTTCAGCATAGGTTGCGACCATAGAAGAGTTACCAATAATGACGACCTCTGAATATTTCTTAGAAGAAATAATATCAGTACCAATCGTGTCATCTCTAGTAACCAATAGTGTTTTATAGTTATATTCTATCGTCTCTTCATCTTGTACCCAACGTAGGATACCAGTATCAGCTTCTGTTGTACCAAGAATAGTGATAGAGTCGTATAACCAAGGTTCTTCAACGGTAATGATCTCTTTATAGCCAATAACAAGATCTTTAATATTAGAAGTAATAACCGTATTAGTATCGATAGCAGCTTCACCCATAGTATCACTGATGTATCTATAAACAACTTGTGGATCAAGTTCTCTATTAGAGATACGAAGAATATCACCACTACGTAACACTAGGCTATTTCTATAAACAAGGTTATCTGGCATATCATTGTTGTTAATAGTAATACTACTATCAGCAGTGTTAATAACAAAAGTACGCTGGTCACCTACGCTAACATAATCTGGAACCGCGTTAAACACAACAATCTTACCATCTCTTCTTAAGAAGGATTGAAAACGATACATTGTATAAGGTAGTGCTGATATATCACCTATCTTACTAAATGTTTTACTAATAGTATTGAAAACATAGATGTTGTGATTTGTACGAAATGTTTTAATACCATCATATTCAGTACTAATGCCAGTCCCGCCTGTACCACCAATAACAACGAGATTATTGTTTCGTGTTATAGCTAAAGAGACATTTTCTATAGCTGTGAATGGAAGATCGGCTACCTTATCACGTGTGAATGTTGTTGTATTAAATTTGTATAATGCTAAGGGTTGTTCAGCTCCATTTGCATCAATAGACTTTGCTGGAATGTAATAAACATTGTCATCTCTATCTACAACAGCAGAACCTGATAAAGCTGTACTGTAAAGTTCATCTTTATTAACAAGTTTTCCTAACAAGGTTACCTTATTAGAAGAAGCATTATAGCTATAGACATTAAACACGGAATAAGCTTCATCACCACCAGCGTTATCATAACAGTAGTTTACTGTAAACTTACCAGAATGCATAGGTAGCACATTAAGATAAGGAATACCAATGTTACTGTCATTTGCTGTTTCAATATCTACAAGCTTACCAATCTCTACTAACTTATCACCATAGATTCTATATCTAAAAAGAGATTTTGAATCATGCTTACTAAGAATAATAGCCCCATTATAAAACTCACTTGTAGCCTGAACAGTTTGACCGTTCAATAAGAGTTCTTGAGTATAATCAAACTTACCAAGATAGTTTAGATTGTCTTTAGGAAGAACTAAAAAGTTTTCTTCAAGTACGTTGGTAGAAACAAGCCTGTAAGGCGTAACGTAAGAATTCTTTAGTTTTATTCTAGCATAAACAGTGTAGGTATCATAAGGTGTTAATTCACCAATGGCAACACTCGGAACAACTGTTTTTTGGTTCATACCTTGTGCTACGATATTACCATATCTATCTTTAACAATAATATCAATCGTATCAAACATAGCTGTATAAAGCATCAATTTAAAATAGAGTAACCTGTTTGTTACCATGGCACCTATCTGTTTGATATCATAAAGTTTAGCTTCTTTAATATGAAGTGTAAAGTTTAATTTACCTTTTAAAGAAACACCACCTGTCTCGGTAGTATGAATAGCAGATAAGATATAGTTCTTATCAGCATCTAGGATCTTACTATTAAATTTAAAAGAGAGTAAGTTAGTCTCATCTCTATCTCTAAAGATAATAATGTTACCATCAGTATCCGTTATAGCCCAGCTGGTTGATTTATGAGAACCTATACCAGCGTACATCTTAAAGTCAGAGGTTCTTGCTTCAAAGTTAAAAGTACCATCCATAAGTGGAGATCTAGTAAGAATAACAGTTGGTGTTGAGACAATAATATCTGAAAGAGTGAATCCTTCTTGATCTGATCTGAAACTAACAAATCTACTAAAGTTATCATCTGTTACTTCACCAGTAACAGTATCTTTAAAATGATAACGTGTTCTAGCATAGATGACGTCACCTAGTTTAAGATCTAATTCTACTCTAGAAATCAAAAGATTAACAGTATCCCTATCAGTAAGATGTAATATAGTAGTATCATCATTAACAACAGGTTTATTCCTAATCTCGTAGGAAGTTGCATAATGTATCTTGGTAGAATCTGCATCCAAGATAGGAGCATCTATTTTTAGCGTTATAAGTTTAATCATAATTTTTTCCTTAAATCATTCCGATTGCTATTGATGTTGTATAGATAGTGTCTTCACCGTCTTCGGTAATGATGACGTCTTGAATATTTTGATTCTTAGTATCTAAAATAAACCAATCTGATTCATTATCGTCTACAAAAACCTTAACCCTTGAATAGAGAGAATTTAGATCGGCATAATAACCAGAGCCATCCTGTTTTGGTAGCATACTATACCATATTGCTACTATAGGTTTTCCTGTTGCAGGAATAGGATAGTTAATAGCATCAAGAACAGGTTGTTTATTTTTATAGGTAGAGTCTATAAGTTTTGTAAATGCGGCATCTTCGGCAATTTCAACGCTGATAGCGTTAGGGTAACCACCTGTACCAACGTCGATAACGTCATTTATAATAATGTGTGCCATTAGCAACCCTTTAATAGTGTGTCTTCAAGAAAAGTCCAAATTACAAGCTTTTTGATTAAATGAAAGATTAAAAAAACAAGGAATATCTTATGATAAAGAAATATAAAACCGGTGACTTAGTGTTTAATTCAAACATAACAATAGCACCCATACCCGTACAAAAACTTACTCAATTTAAGATTGCCTTTGTTTCTGCTATAGAAAAATATAACAAAGAAAATGTAAATGATACCATATCTTATAACATAAACACTAAAAGTATTAGTCTGTTATATACAAAATGGGAGTACGATATAGAAAAATCCATAAAAAACTATTTTCTAAATAATTTACAAAATCTATTTGAAATTTCTGATATAGAATATGCCGGTGAGAATGAAATAGTGTTATTTAAAAAGTCTAAAGATAGCGTATATGACGTATATCTACATATTGATAGCCAAACAGATTTACTTAAATTAACATTTATCACTAGTGGAAGTGCCCTAAAGAGTTTACTACTGGATATGTTTCCGGACGATAGTGATGATTTTATAGATAACTATAACATCTTAGATAGTTTAAAAATTATGTATACTAATAATGAATTAGTTTTTTCAAGTGAGGATATAAATATGGGAAAAAATAAAACAGTTTCTAAAGAAAATACAGATCAAAACGAGAATAACGAAGAAGCTCTAGAAGACGGAGATGCGATATCACAACATGTGGTTACTTTTGACGAATTATCAAAGTATAATGGAACAGGTAAAACAGATGATTCGAATGTTGGTATCTCTAAAGAAGAACTTTTCTCTTATGATGAACTTATTCGTAAGAACAGGATGGCTATGATGTCGCCTGCACATACTACTATCGGCTCTGCTATTAATTTTGATAAACTTGAAAAAGAGTTAACAAAGTATATCACCAGTACCAATAATAGAATGCTAGGTTATGAGTTTATTTCAGGACCAGATAGAGATGATAAAGAAACCAATAATCGTCTAGTTATTATTACGGGTTGTGATGATGATGAAAAAGCGTTACCTATTTTTGACCACCCTGTCATCGCACACGATCTTAAAAAGAACGTTTATGTTTGTGTTGATGTCAGAAAGTATATTAAGACTATTACTGACCAACCTACAGATATCTTACCACTTGCTAAAGATACTGGTGCGGTTACGTTTATTATCTTAAGAGGTCTTATCACTTTAGACTATATCTTTGGTGTTCAACATTATATTGGTAATAATAAAACGATAGCAGCTGCCTATGGTATGTTCATAGCTGCGCTTATTAATACTATTATACCTTTGAATCCTGTTGAATCTATGAATGTCGAAATTGTAGCTGCCTATTTTGGAACTATTATGTTTTATAAAGATAGTGAAATTGAAGATAGCTACAGTAATATTATCGGCAGATTAAGTACAACAGATTTTCCAGCTAAGATAACAGCATCTTATGTTGAAGAAATACTAGGTAAGATTGATATTTATGGTAGAAACTTAGAAGCTTTAGTTACTAACATTAAAGCAGTTCTTAATAGTGGTAAAGAATCTCTTGTAGATAGAGCTTCACTGCTAGCTAAATTATCATCATTATGGTATGGACCAGGTGAGAACATGGCCATGGGTATAGGTTTGGAAAATGGACCTACCTGGGTAGCTTTAATGTATGGTTCTTTAGTAGACAAGAACTTTAAGAAATCTAGACTAGGTGGAATGCTGGATAAATTCAGTAGATATATTAAACCTCTTGAATTTGATAAATTCATAAATCAATACATCGAACAACATAAACATGAAGAACTATGACCCTAGGGTCATAGTTCTTCTTTTTAGTCTTAAAGTGTAATGGTTAGCTCTGCATTATAAAGTTTATAGACATCTGAATACCCGCCAGCGTTAAAATCAGCAGAAGATATTGTTGTATCCCTAGTGATAATATAGTCAGCACTTGTAAAGGTTTTAACAGCATCGTTATACTGCCAGTTAAGTACACCTGTTCCATTAATGGTAACAGATTCATATAGCTGTAAATCTTCTACATCAATAACTTCACCGTTATTAACAACCAAATTGATAACCGGTGTTAATGGATTAGGATTAGATACTAAATCATTCTCAGTTTTAGTATTACTAATATAAGTATACACAAACTGAGGATCTTTAGTATTTGTACTAATACGAATAAAGTCACCTGAATTCAAAGGTATCGTTGTTCTGTACGGTAGAATATCAATGGTATGATCGTTAAGCTCTACAGTAACTGTTTTAAGATCTAGATCAATTACATATGATTTTTGATCACCTTGTGAAAGTCCAGTACGGGTAGCGTTAAACAATACAACTTTACCATCACGACGTAGATAACCTTGGAAGTTATAAATCTCGATAGGTAAGGTATCTGGTAATGAAAGCAATAGAGAAAATGATGACGTTGCCGTATCATAAAGATAGATATCGTTATTAGTTCTAGACCAAGCAAAATATCCATTAACAACTGTAGATGATTGCGTACCACCGAGTACTAAAAACTTAGTAGCGCTATAAGGAACTAGCGTAACATGTTTATAAGCCTCAAATGGTAAATCCTGTGATGTAAGAGTTCCTGTTGCCATATCAAGTTTTTGTAGACTTAATTTAACATAAGCCTCGTTTTCATCAACAGCAGCCGCAGGTACAAAATACACACCACCACCAAAGATACTTACAAGTGAAGAAGAAACTGCAGATGATAACCAGAACTGATCAAAGCTGTATTCATTTACTTTTGTAAGTGTTTTAGAAGCACTGTTATAACTAAATTCTATAAACACACTGTGTTGATCTTCTAGTGTAGCCGTATTAGCACCATAGTTAACTAATAGATTACCATTGTACAACGGAATCAATGTGAAATATTGTAAAACAATATGGGAATCTAGACCTAGATCAAAAATAGGACCTTCTTCAACAAGCGCGTCATTAACGTAGGTATAACGAAATAGTTTACTACTATTTGCTTTACCAAGAATAATACTACCGTCTCCTAGTTGATAAGAAGATTGTGCTGTGATACCATTAAGACTAATATTACCAGCATAACTGTATTTACCAAGATAAACCATTGATTTGTCAATATTGATAATATTGAACCCGCTTACGGTTGCAGAATAAATAAGTGTATATGCAGTAGTACTACCATCTTTAAAGTTTAATTTACATTGAACTGTAACAGGAACATTACCTGTATTTTCAGGAAGTGTAATAGAAGGTGTAATTGTTTTTTGACCTTTTACTTCTGCAAGTTTAGTGCCTGTTATTGTTGACAATAATAGATCATAAGACTCAAAGTTAGTGGTCAATGGTAATACTTTAAAGAAAGCTTTCTGTGTCTCTTGTAGACCTGCAGGAAGCTGAGCTACTTTAAAATAAACACCATTCATAATTTGTGTATCGAAAACACTCAATCCTGTACCACTAACATTGCCATTAGCATCAATATACTTAGCAGAAACTGTATAAGAATGATCGTCCTCTAAATAGCTAACAGGGACGCTAACGCTTGTTAATTCAGTAGAACTAACTTTTGAAAATACTTCTGTATCTAATTTGTCACCTACACGCCACTCTGTTTTATCATGTGAACCTGTGCCAGAATAATAGCTAATAGGAGGAATACTAATAACCAATGCGCCGTTAGTATCAGCGGCATAGTCTAATGTTTTAGTACAAACAGGTGTTTCAATAAGAACACGATCAATCATAGGTTGTGTTGTATCAGCAGCACGCTTGATAGTATCTGACCAACCTGAAGTAGTACCATCGCTATAGAATAAAGCATATCTAAAATAAACAGCGTTATCTCTTACATTATCGATATCTAAGGTAATAGTTGTTTTATTATCCTTATCAAAAAGACTTGTTTTACCAACAAATGACTTATGAGAAAAGTCAGGAAATGTTGATAACTGCCAACTGGTTGCTTCGTGTGTTTCACCCGTAGGTGGCGTTACGGTTATACCGCTTAAATCTAAACTAACGTTCATAGTTACTCCTAGTGGTTTTAACTCACCTATTTAACAACGGGTTCGTTACATTTTTTTATAACCTTGTCATAATCTTTAGTCATGAAATCTAATTTTTTATAAGAAAATAGCTATAGGATGATCCTTAAAGGATCATCCTATAGTATTACGCTTTTGGATACATTTTGTTAGCAATATCAAAAATCAATGTACCTGAATCAAGATGTGATTTCTTAAGATGAAGAAGAGATCTTATAACGCCTTCAACCCAATAATTTCTACAATTATTCCAGTTAGCAGCGGCAGGGCCATTGATAATTGAACCCATTAGATTTCCAGACATTAAACTGTTTTTAACATTATTGTACATAGTCTCTCTGAATTTCTTCCAATACTCTGCTTTACCAACTTCAGCAAGTTTAATACCCTTAGGAGCTAAGTCGATGCCGGCTTTTAAAAGTTTAACAATGTCTTGTTGTTTTAACATAGGCGTTTCTTTTTTAGCATACATTTCAGATGGAACAGTATAATAGTCATTTCTACAATCTGTTTCAGATGCATTTTGATACACTGAAGTGATGTTAAATTTATGTCCTATAAATTCACTAACAACGGCTGCCTTTGTGTCTCTATTTAACCATTTTCGTATTTCAGGTAACGTAAATTTGTCAACAACATCTATAGATGGTTTAAACACAGGAATTTCTTTAGCATCTTCCCATCCAACAGACAATGCCTCAACGACATATTTACAACCGTCTGTAAATAACTTTTTCTCAACAATAAGGTTATACGCCATGTTAATTTGTGTAATAACAGAGTTAACATCAAAATTTTGATTACCCATTGCGTAATAAATAGCGAGTTTTTTAGAAACAGCTGTGTTAACAGGATTGTAACTACTAGATGGTTTTCTAGCGCCAGATTCAATCTCTGCTAAGATATCTTTAAGTTTCTTCTCGTTAAAAGAACGTAATATTTTTGCAGTAGCGTCAAGGTCACTAAACGTTGCTGTTAGACCTTCCCAACCATTTTTAAAACTTTTAGTAATACGAGCTAAAAGACCTTGTCTTCCACCATCAAGAGCCTCAATTGCTAATGTTACACCATCGGCACTTTCAAAACTTAAAGATTCAAATGCCGGGGCGTAATTATACCCTAAATCAGATGACATTGTCATAAAGGATTCTATACTAACGGCTAAATGTTCTTTTGAGAACTTACCAGCTTTTAATAGCTCAGCGTCTACATTCATACTCGTTTGGAGTTTATTACCAATAGCGCTTAGCCGTACTAGCTCTTGAAGAGCCTCTTGTGCTACTTCTACTTCTTCATCGAACTTCTCTTGTAACTCATCCTCAGATGCATCTGGTTCAACACCTTCAACACCTTCTAAAACGGCACTTACTTCTTCAGGGTTTTCGGTATCGATAATCTCGGTATCAGGAACAAGTCCATCTCCTCCCTCGTCTTCTTTGCATCCATCCAATTTTTCTAAACTTAAACGCTTGCTTCGCATATTCATCCTTTATATGTATAATTTCATAAAAACATAAAACGGCATTCTTTAGTCTCCACTTTTTTATAACCGTATATTATAAAAGTAACAAACACAAGGAGTATCCTATGCTAAAAGAAGAAGAGAGACATTCCGATATCTATATTGATGTCTGCTTTAAAGAGGAAGACTATGAACATGTTATCAAAGTCTTGAAAGATGTTTATATCAAAATGTTATTAGGTATTAAAGAAGTTGCTGTAACAGGTGACTATTCCTATTTACAACGTGTCGTTACAGATCTTAAATCTAGAAAGATGACATGCGGTGCGTTATCTAAGATAGCGTTTAAATTGTTCTACAGTGATTCTGAGTGTATCCTTAACATAGGTAGAGAGTGTATCACTAGTAAGCCCTATGCTGTATTAATGGTAGATGAGATTGAGAACCTTATTAACAGATTCCAAGAAGAAAAAGTAGTATATTCATTTCAACACGATGCCTATTATGTTATAAACGACTGTTCCGGATTACACAAAAAAGAATTATAAAAAACCAAAAGGATATAAAATGTTAGAAAAAGACAATGCTAAAATAACTAAAATAAAAGATGTTGTTACAGCATATACAAAATTATGTACCGCTTGTATTCAGGCTATCAACACTAGCGATGCCATCGTTGTTAAATTAACGATTAAAGATCTTAAAGAACAATCTGATATTAACCCTGAGGTTAACTATACGCCGTTCTTTATCAATGGCGAGGGTTGGATCAAAATGATCAACCATGTTATCAAAAATACCAACACTCGTGACGCTAAGATCACAGCAAGAGAAATGTTTGAAACCTATATTAGCGTGGTTGAAGCTGATCTAGAAAAATACATCATGGCAGACTGTGATCCTGAAATAGGTATCACTTTCTATAATGCGGATAATGATGTAATTACAACAGATCTCGAGAAAGAAATTGAAGCCATTACCAATGAACCAATTGGTGAACAGATCGACGCTATGTATAACGAACATGTTAAGAATGAAAAAGCTCCTACTGAAAATGAAGAGCAGGAACAGCCTAAAACAGAATCTACTAAAGAGAGTACTTCTTACGAGTCAACCTTCTTAAAAAATGTTGGTATCGGATTCGCTATTTGCGCAGGTGCTGTTGCTATTGGATTTGCTGTTGTAAAGTTAATTGCAGCTATTAAAGATGCGAGTGAAGGCGATATTGTTATTCTTGATGAGTAAAACTAGAGAGTGCTGGCTTATGCCGCACTCTCTAGTGTTTCTTTTTCTTTTTCTATCAGATACATAACACGTTTATTCAATTCAGGAAGCTGCGGAAAGTTCATCATATTAGTAGTATATTCAATCGTGTTTACTTTACCAAAAAGAATATTCATATTTTGGTTTTTAAAATCATTCTTGTCAACACCATCGATATCAACGATCTCTCTTGTAGTTGTTTCCTTACTAACATTAGCCGATTGTCCATCGCTTGGGTAGCCACTGACCTGATCGACATCCAAAACGTGCCCGCGCACATTGGTCATTAACCCAGTACCCTCATTAATAACTTCCATACCCTTATTAGTAACCAGATGGCTCTCTAATATTGCTCGATTTGTTCAGATAGTTCGTTAAGCTATCCCGCACCATGATGTGCTACGCTATGCCTTTCGTTAAGGTGTACTCTGCACACCGCATAGACCAGACTATATCATTACCCTCTGCTATCATCTCAGTAGGGTAGAAACTGTTTTGAAGTCACTTGACCTCTACTCCCAATATGGGATAGTCGTTGAACACACTCCACTGCCTAAGCATAGAGGAGCTTCGCTGCGCCGATTGCCCATTACACTTCCAGTAAGTATATCTATCTACTAGCAATTGATAACATCGCCTAGGTATAGTATATGTGTAGGTGTTAACCATCTAAGGTTATATGTTAACGTTTTCACTATTCTTCACAGCATTACCTGTTAAGTTTCACGTTCTATTTATAGACGTGAGTAGTAGTTAACATCTTTAGGGGTTCCCCGCAATTAAGTATCTTTGCTGTACTAATTTCGTAGTACAGGGACTGCGCTATCGCTTATTAAGCAGCAGCTTTAATCCATCGGTCAAGTCCTAGTATCTTGTCGTCATCAACACGACTAGGTTTAGAACCAAGAACCTTACCTCTATCAAGATAGAAGAAGTGTAACCCATCTACGATACGCTTAGGACCTGAGTTAAAGACATCAAATGTTGATGATCCAGATAACGTAGGTACGTTCGTAGAAAGATCTTTTGTTTTATTATCCAGTACCAACATAGACAAACAGTCCCACTGGTTATAGATAACATATTCTAAAGGTTTATTAGCTAACATATAGCGATGCCAATCGATACTATAAAGATTAGCAGTCTCGTCTGATTTAAAGGTTAATTTTTTATATTCAACCCCTAACTCATGCTCTAGGATATTTGTTAAACTATACCCTCCTGGAACAGCTTTAGCACCTACACGTACATAGTTATACGACGCCATAGCATCTATGATATAGAACCTAGAAGCTGAAGTATATCTGTTCCACTTCTCATGTGGATCATAAGGTCTATACTTACCAGATTCTGTTAATTTAGAAGTAGCCCCATATGTAAGTTTAAAGTATCTTAACTCCTTAGGAAGTGAAGGGTCTGAGAAGATATCTTCATGTTTTACACCCGCCCTATCACATGCTGCCATCACATGCTCAATATCATAACTGGCATTCCACATTGCTAATACATCTGGATCCCATTGATGTGCTGTAGCCATGGATTCTTTTACGATATCTATTTCAGTTTTACAAATAATATATTCGATATCTATACCTTCTGAAAAAGGTGTTTTAGGAATATATTTATCATAAAGATATTGTAACCTTGAAATAATATCACGTTTATTATCAAAGAGCCGTTCATGAATATAAGTTTTTATTTTACCTTTCATAGCTACCGTAGCTATGACTATTTCTTCTGTATAGGTATCAACCTCTGTATCATAAACACAGATGGACAATGGTGAAATAGCGTCAGGATATTTTACACGATATTGCTCTTTAATCATTGTAGCAGCTCTAACATCAAGCCCGTAAATAAATGGTGAGTCACAGACATCTCTAATATGAGTTTTACCTACATAGCGTTGTCCTAATCTAGAAGCAACTGATTTACCGAGATCTGTTTCTGTCGATGTGTACTTAGTAACTTTCTCTAATGATTCTGATTCTTTCTTTTGTTTATGATTTTGAAATGCTGGCTTTGTTATCCAAAAAGGTCTTTGATAGTTTTTAACTACCCTGAAAAAAGGTTTTACTGTTCCATCGGCATAATGCCACTTCTCTTTTATAAGATGGGTATCATCCCTAAGTCCAGTTACCGCGGGTAAATGTGTTACAAAAACACATTCCTTACCGACAACTACATTATTAGCGGGTTCGGACATTGTATTCCCTTCATACTTCGTTTCTAATTAAATTTTGAAAATAGAAAAATTACTCAATATAAAAAATAACGATATATTACTTAATTGTACCTAAGAGTACAAATCTAAAAAAAATCACAAGGAGTTACCATGTTACCAGATACCATAATGGGTAAAACGTCGAAAGACTTACGTATTACAATAGTTCTTTCCGAGGAGTCCAAACAACATCTTTTTAACAAAAAGATGATAAACCCCGAGGGTGTTGTTACTATGTCGTTTGTAGACTACAGTAATGTAGTAAAACCTCTTCAGAATAAAGTTATAAATAGCACAGCGTTAGTTGGATATGAGATTGAAGGTATATATGCTCAGTCAGCTCTAAGTAAAGAAATACCGCATGTGGAATTTCATATTGATCTGCAAATAAGTGATGCCTATGAGGGCATTAAAGATTTCACTGTGCGTGAGGTGCGCACTAACCTTTTAGGAGACGGTGTTTGTCAAAATCTTCAAATACCCAATGTTATTAAGCCGGCTACAGTACATGCCAATTATTATGACACATGCGTGTTAACAAAGAATATTTTGATAGGCGCTTTATCAAAATTACAACCCGGACGTAAGATCGGAAATAATATCATAGCTGACTATGTACCTATAGTTCATGGTGATGTAAGTAATAGGTATGCCAAGGTTCTTTTTATGGTATACACGGACACTTATAGATATTTCACAGTTGTTCATCATATAGATGATGCGCTTGGTATAAGACACACTACTGATGTGTATTTAGACTATCTAAAAAAATATCTGACTGGTAGTGATATTTATGAAATTAATTTTACCAACCTCGTCCAGGATATAGACTATAGGTTACATGCCATGCTTAAAGTAACTTCAGGGGCTGAACCATCGGAACTGCTAGATGACAGTGAAAAGACTAACGTTTTATGTTTTGAAATTTATTTGGATCATTACCGACTAAGTAGGTTAAAAGAGCAAAAGTATGTTACCCCAAAAATATATAACGCTGTTAATAATTTTGGATATTTTAATATCAAAACAACTTATAGTAAAATGCTGTTAGCCGCGCTTAACAGTTCCTTAAAACAAACTGATAGTGTTGCCAGTAAAAATGCCGAGATTCTAAGTGCTTATGCGCATGTAAAAGATTCCATCGGGTTGGATGATTTCATTAAGTACGCGAGAAATGGTTGTGAACAGGGTGTAGAATAAGATAAACTAAGAGTAACTCACAAGTGTGAGTTACTCTTAGAAGTTATTTATTTTTTACTTTCTGCCTGCCTGTCAAGAGACTTATTAGCCAGTGCAAGAATTCTTAATACGGCCTTGTTTGTATAAATACAAGATAGTATAATATCTACAACTAGTTCATTTTTAATACTAATCATTTTTTGAAGTTCTCTAAGCTTACGAGTAGCCTCAGTATCTGTTTTATCGACCTTATTAGCAGCTTCAAGTTCCTTAAGCACTTTATCAAAATCTGCATCAAGAGGTTCATATTCTTTAAAAATATGTTTCATGGCTTCGCTTGATTTAGAAATAGCGGCGCTCATTTTCACAAGCGTACCTAAATCAAATTTGCGTATAAGTTTTATTGTTTCATCTGAACTTTCCATAGCGCCATCTCGTCTGCTATATGTGATATTAGAACCATGGTTTTCTACAAGATCAATAACACGGTGTTTACTATAGGTAACCCTCCACGCAATATTTGTTTCTTCGTTCCTGTCAATGGTTATCACGCCAAAATACTGACCTTTACACCAGATTAAATATTGTCCTGACCCACTACTATGGGGGTCTATGTCAGGAAGTTTAGGGTCTATATCGCCTTTAACATCTTTAGCGTTAATTTTTTTCTGCCCAAATTTATCAAAATTACCACCAATTCTTATGGAGTTAAACCCTTGGAAATCTTTAGTCTCTATACCAATAGCTCTAAGATTATCTACTATGTCAATATATTCCTCATAGATATCAAATACGCATTTTGAATTGACAGGATTAAAAAATTCGATCGCGGATACACTTTTATAAATATTTTTTAAGGTATTTGTATTTACAAAAATCCCGCCGTTTTTTAAATTAGCGACATAGTCATCACCGACTTCAGAAACAAAATTTTTACCAGTATTTTTTAAATTAAATTCCTGAAACTTAGCTTTTATTTCATCTTCAATACTTTGAGCTTTTTTAACATCTATTTGAGTAACTATTAATATTTTAGCCCACCACATTTTAATCTTAATGATGATAGCTTTGATAAATTCTTTAATGTTGCGAATTATAGTCAACACGGTGTCCCTAAAATCTTCATTAGAAAAACTATCAAAAGATTCAACACTCATGATACTTTTCTTAAGCTGACAGCCACTAATGTTACAAGCAGTGATATAACTGATCTTAAGATCATTCATCATCTCTGTTGTTACTTCAGTTCCAGCTGACTCAACGATCTCAACATTCGTTATAAGATCATCTACAGCCTCACCAGAGTCATTAACATGCTGTGTCGCAGCTTCAATATCTCGCTCATCTTCAACAGCACTGTCTTCTTGTTCATCACCCTCTATAACATCTGTTGTTGTTAATGGTTCTAGAATCTCTTCGTCGGCATCTTCTTTGCTAAGGCGATTTAAGACACTAATAAGTTTACTTTTCACATGTACTCCTTTTTTATTATTACCTATATTCAAAAAAATGCCTTAGAAGATTCTAAAACATCATAATGATACATTATTAAATTAGAAAACCAAGGAGTATACAATGAATAATCCACTCGTATTTATATCAACTTTTCTAGGTGAAACTAGAGAACACCAAGCCTCTATAGGTTGGGATACTAAAAGGTTGATAGAAACTATTTGTGATGAAGTAAGATGTGAGTTAAAACCAAAAGGATTAACTAATCTTACTAAAACCTTTGTTATAGACGAAGAGGTCTATGAACTGCATTTATTTATCGGTTTAACCGGTGTTAGATTTACACGTATGAATCAATTTGGTGTTGATATTAATAAGGCTATTATATCAACGTATATTACTGTTAACCCAGAGGACAAAAGACCTGGTATAACATGTCCAAACTTTAATACCGTGGGCATTACTACGTTAGAAGATCTTTTTGATGCACGAAGTGATTGTTGGCATAAGCTATTAACAAGTTTTAATATCTATATGAGCAACAAGAGACATACGACACCAGAAGGTGGTAAAATAAAATTAAAAAGAAGAGAATCTCTTCTAGTTAAGATTCAAAAATAAAGTGTAAACTGTGCGAGGTATACGAAATGAAATCTAAATATAATAAACGTAGTGTTTGGCTTGTGCCAAAAGACTTCTTAACAGGTAGGTATCTGCAGCTTAGAATAGTTACTAATACTTTCATCAGGGCACCTAAAATAAGCATTTATAATAAAGAAGGCGAGTTACCCTTCCTTATAACACGCTTTGCCAGTTATGGTGGTTTAAAGTGCTATAGATCAGCTACTATCTTTATTAATAAATCTTTATTAGATAAAGATGTTATGCTAAGGTTATATGGTGAGAGAGTTAATACCAAAAGTTATCTGGATCCTGTATCTATCTTTAACGATGATACTTTTGAAGCAGATAAAGCTTATGGTAGGAAACGTAACCTAGTTGCTAAATATTAGCGAGTTATTAAAAAATAAACATAAGGAAAATCCTATGATCGAAGTTAAAACAATATTCTTGGGTAAAGAAACAACAAAAGAGTTTGAAGACGCGAATGCCGTTCTATCCTACTTGTCAAGAAGTAGTAATGAGAAATATGATTCATTCAGTAACATCTTACAGCCTGTTAGTTTAACTAAAAGTTGTATCGGCGGTATGATCAATACCAGTGTTGATTTTACACTCTCTTCTGAGTTAAAACAAGTTGGTGAAACCTATGAGGTTGAGATTAGAATTTCTAAAATTGAAGGTCTGATCAGAACACCTTGGGGTAATAAACAGTTTACCTATACTGATATTAAACAAAATGTTAAAAGCCCCGTAGAAGCTTTTGAGCTTATCTGCGACTCTATGTATCAGAATGTAACAGATAAATCATTAGAGTTGTTCTACTATAGCCGTGGAACAGGTAATGCTGTTAAAGGTATCATGTCTGGTAAGGTACAAGTAGTTAAAAGCTATTGGTACAGCGTATTATTTAATGCAGGTACAAGAGTACTTAATAAGGTATCCAGCCTTATTAATCAGTTTAGAGAAGTAGCGGGTATATAGTAACAGAGTAGCCTAGGCTACTCTGTTACTTATTATTTTTTATTTTTTAAAGCATCTTCAATAAGCTTTATTAGATCAGGATATTTTTTAACTCTAGAATCTAAAAGCTCCTCAAGAGACTGCCAATCTTTATTTTTTATAGCCGTCTCGATAATTTCTTTGTATCCGTCATATTTAACATCATCATCAATTAGTTTTCTAATTACTTTTTTTTTTCGACAACACTAATTTGTGCTTCTATTAACCAAGCGATATTTTTCATGGTATAAAAATAATTAAGCAAACACCCATTTCCAGCTTTACCTGTTATGACAATAGACTTGTTTATAACTGATAATGTGCTTTTAATATCGTGACTATCAAATTTTTTACTTAAGCTTTCAGTCATTTTTAAAAGGGCTTTTCCATCGGCAACATCGTTATCAACGCCACCCTTGTACTTATTAAAATTAGACAACATTTTTTCTAATTCTAAAAGTAGATTGCTAACCTGCTGTTTACTGTACCTAGGTAATGGTAATGACTCTTGGCCACTATTTGTAGCTGCGGTATGAAATCCTATTTTACCCGTATCCTCTATAATATATAAACCTGTTAGTTTATTATCATGAAACTCTATAGGAATAATAACCACGGATGTATTAGAATTGGGAACTATGCCATCATCCACTAGTGATTGTTTCAATTTACCGGTGATAGTATTTTTAACATTGTTAAGATGATTATTAAAATAATCAAAAGCTCTTTTAACGTAAAAATTCAATAAGTCACTCTCAGGGACATCTTCTTCTTTAATATGGTACTCTTTGTCAAACGTATCCTGATTTGTTATACCCCAGGCTATTGAATTATTAAGTTCTCCTATATTTCTAGGAGTTGTCGCTATCTTAATAGCATCTAAAATTCTTTCATAACTTAATTGGTTATTTTGAACAAGCCCTGAGAGGCAAATCATTGCAAATTTTCTAGTGAAAGCGGGAGATTCAATACCGCCCTTAGTTTCTTTAAAATCTGGTAATGTACCTAATGTTGATTTTAACTCAGCTACGTGTTTTTCAAGAAGTTTTGTACCAGTCACAATGCTAACAATGAGACGTTTAATAGCGGCAATGATACTTTGAAATAACTTATACATATTAGCAATGATCGTATTAATAACATCTTTAAACGATTCTTTACTAAGTTCTTCAAATGTTACTTGTTTACCATGAGGTACTGTAATATCTGTAAAAGCTAAAATAGTTCTTAAAGCCTCAGTAGTAATGGTACCATCATCATTAACAACATCCATTACGATATCTGCATCGCCCATAACATCAGTAGCCTCGCCAATGAACTCGCTTTCATCATTTATGCCACTCTCGGCATCTTGTAATTCTGATTCTTCCTCAAATGATAAACCTAACATTATCTCTCCTCATCTTGGTCTACAATACTTAGACATAGTTGTCCATAATGTAAAATATTTTTAATCTGCATATAGTAATTTGCCATATCAGAATTACCTATTCTTGGTGCCGTTACACTGTACTCTTGTATAAAGTGCATATTGTCGTTGAACATAGTTTGACTTGTGTCTTCATCGTCAATAACACGATCAGCTTTATTAAAATTAAAGACAATCTTTTTACAGGTTTCAATATCATTATCAACAAGATCTTTAAATCCATCTAGTCTCATACAGAGGCGTTTAGCCATCTTTAGAACATTTAGTAATGTTGTCCTAGAAGGTAATTCTTTAAAGGCTGTTAATGTATTACTATAGGTTACTGAACCTTTAGTATATTGAAACTTACCTGTTCTAGCAATGATACCGGCACAACGATTACCATAGTATTCAACTACAATCACATGATCTTTTTCAACGGTACTTTGTATCTGCTCTGGTATATGATCATAAAGGTATTTATTTAATACGGCGTTAACACCTAGTCCAGGTTTCATACCTTTAGCAACAGCTTCTGTTGTAAAAACTATCTTATCAAAGTTAATACGTTGTAACCCGGATTGTATTACGTTGGTCATAGGAGCTGTTAACTTAGGAGATCCTATACTTTGTTCTGCTTTTAATAAGAATTTACAAAGATTCTCATTCGTATCGATATTACCACCTGCTCTTATCATCGTTGAGAAATAACGATATACTGAAGTAATGTCCATCTCAGAGAGATATTTATAAAAATGTTCGGTGTTCATCTTTTCAAGACGTTCTATCATACCTTCTATATTGGATTCTATAATTCCTATAGAATGAACAATACGTGTGAAGAGCTCTTTAAACATGTTCATAACAACGTTAATAGCATCACTAATGATCTTACCCGTTCGTTCCAAAATACCATGTCTGTCCTCTTCTAAAGACAGAGTATTATCTTCATGAGTGTATTCCATCTCAGATAGGATTGCTTTATAAGATTCTAAACCAACAACATGTTCTAAACTGTTAGGTTCGCTCTTATCAATACGATCGACACTCTCTTCAAGCTGACCATAGTTTTCTAACTCTTTATCAATTTCATCACAAAGAGTATCGATTTTTAATTTCTGTTCTAAGAACTCTTCATGGGCTATAAAAAAGTTATAGTTCTTATCCATTGTAACCAACCTTTACTGTTTCTGGTTTACTTACGTTATCAAAACACGTACTTGCTAGCCAATACATATTCTTTAAGAAGTTAAAGTAGTTAATGATATTAGCATTTCCAAGTTTAGGAACAGTTCGAGTATATTGATTAACAATTCTCATACTGTAGTCCAGTTTCTTAACTTCACTATGTTCCATAGCATTGACATTAGTAACCATGATATGCGCTAACATAACATCACATAGTATGATACTATTATCTATAGCTTTTTTAAAGTTACTATAGTTTCTATCCATGTTATTAAGATCTCGCATGAAGCCTCTAAGATGAGTAACTGTAATATCGCTGGTCATCTCTTCTTTACCTGTTTTAGTACAGAATACACCATACAACTCAGTAGCACCAAGATTCTTATATGCCTCAGTATACTGTATAGCACCATCTCTAACAATGATGCCTTTACAGGTAGTACCATAGTACTCTATACATGCGCTGTGTTTTGTTTCAGCATCATTATAGCCTTCTAGCATATTGTTAAAGTGCTCTTTCAGTTTTCGACTATTAACACCGCTATTGATCTCATCGATCTCAGTATCGATGATCTCTTGACCATCTTCATCCAGTTTATCATAATCCGCGCTATGGGTTACCGTAACATTAATAATATCAACGATACGCTTACCCGCATTAATAGTAATCTTAGGAGAAGATATATCTTCAAGAACATCATTAATATTACGCATAACGTCTTTAACCGTTAATGTTCTAGTATTGGTCTGTATGATTGTCCCAAAGCGTTTAAACACTTTTAAAGTATCACTACTATTAAAATCACTAATAGGATTACTAGCAGGTAACGTCATTATCTTACTACTCAGTCTTTTTATCATTTGACTGTAAATAACAGTACTGTTTGTAATATTAATAAATATCTTCTTAATAGCAGCAACAATCTTATTAAAGGTTGCAAGTATGATACCCATTAATGTTTTAAAAGCTTCTTTAAACTTAGTACCTTCATCAACACTCTCAACAGAGAGTTCTTCTAACCCTATACTCTCAACACTAAGATTATACGATTCTATAATATACTTTGCAGTAGTAGGTTTATAACTTTCACTTGTTACAGCAGTAATACAATCGTTTATGTTATCCTTAGCATCTATCATGTCTGTTAACTCAGTATCAAGATAGTTATACTCTTCTAGGTCATCATGTAGTTCTTCCAGAGATGCTGTTAGCTCTCTGGTCTCAGCATCGGTTATCGTCATGGTATCTCCCTTATGGCTCATTCTATCATTGAAGTGTCTCGCCACTAACATCCTATTCGCACCTATGGTCTATCTACAACTATACCTTAGAGTATAGTTGTTATTCGTTAATAACTATATTAATATGTATATATTATATATAATAACAACTCACACCTAGCACAACCCCCTATCCCCCCATACGTATTATGTTGTTATCATATATAATATTATATCTTTACATCTCTCCCCGGATACTTTCATCACTTCGTTCTTCAAGTATCCGACCCTCTCTTAATAAAAGTTAAGATACTCATCTAATATAATTTTGTAATTATTATTAAAAACATATTATTCATCTATAAGGGAGAATAAAATACTGTTGTCTACATATTTAAATAATAATCTAAAAAGAGGTAATCAAATGATTAATCATAAGGGAGTGATATGAGCAGTTCATCTGTAACTAATAACGTTGTATCTAACAGTGATGTAGTTAACGCAGTTCCTGTACGAGAGTTGATGGGGTTTAAACCTGAAGAGTTATTAAAGGGATTACGTAAGAATCTTGATGTACTCTTTGAGGACAATGTCGTTATAAAGATGCGGTGGGCTGAGGTTGTACTTAACCGGTATGTCTTCATACTTTTAGATTATGCTCCGAATATTCCTATTCTTAGCAAGTATTGTATTAAGAACTATTATAACAACGGAATTTATACTTCCAAGACTATTAATAAAGTCTTGGAAAAGATATTTGAAAGTATCGTAAAGAATATCTGTGTTCCGATGGGTAATAGAGATCTTATCCCAGTCTTAGCCAAGACAATTTATCAACTTCATAATCGTATCTATAATGAAGTAGTTTATGAGTTATTGGAATACGCTGGATCCGTTGATATCGTTGACTTCTTGGAGATACAAAAAGATCCAAGACTTCTAAAAGCAATACAAAAAGTAGATGAAAATAAAGATGCTCGTTCTATTAATGAAGCTTATGATGTACTTGAGACAGTTATTAAAGAAACACCTGATAACATTATCTCTAAAGGGTATATTGGAACAACGTTTAATCCTAATCAGGTTAAACAACTACTAGGACCACGTGGACATATTACAGAAATCAATAGTGATATTTTCAAATTCCCTGTAGCTTCTTCATTTGTTCTTGGTATGAACTCTATGACAGATATTGCTATGGAATCAAGAGCAGCCGCTAAAGCATTACACCTATCTTCTACAGCAGTACAACAATCTGAGTATATTGCTAGAGAGATGCAAATGGTCTCTATGTATATTCAAGGTCTATGGTATGGTGATTGTGGTACTAAGACATATACAGATTGGTACGTTCGTGGTGATGAACCCGGTGTTAAATCGGATATACCTTCTTTAACAGGTAAATGGTTCTTAAACGATGCAGGTGTTGAGGAATGTATCACATCAGATCATAAGTATTTAGAAGGTAAAACTATCAAACTACGTATGATTCATAACTGTAGACTTCCTGATAAACGTTGTGTATGTTCTAGATGTTATGGTGAGCTATCATGGTCTATACCTAAGCATGCTAATATTGGTCACTATAGTTCAACGTACATAACTCAAAAGTTAACACAGGCTATCTTATCTACGAAGCATCATACTTCTTCTGCTGTATCTTCTACGATTGTTCTAGATGACTTGAGTAAACAATATATGGTAGTTAAACAAGGTGCTAGTTATGCATTTAGACCTAATCTATTAGGTAAAGTAAAAACGAAGTACTATATGATTGTTACTCAAGCTGAAGCTCCAGGTATTAAAGATTTTGATTATCGTACCAATGTTAATAAACTTAGACCTAATCGTGTAAGTCGTATTCGTAAGATCATCTTGATGGAAGAAAGTGAACAAGCTACTAAGTTCATCGATCTTCCGATTAAAGATGGCAATCGTATAGGAAGTTTCACATATAAGTTCTTAGAACATATTCGTGATGTTGGTTATAGTCTTGATAAGAAAAATAGGTTTGTTATTAGTCTTGAAGGTTGGGGGAATAAAACGTTTATTGATTTACCTAACCTAGAGTTTAATCACCTTGAAATGATCAAGATGATCCGTACAGAGTTAAAGTATATGAAAACAGAAAAAGCAGGATTTAAAGCAGAAACAATTGAATCATTTGTTGTTAAGCTTAATGATATGCTAAACAGTAAACTAGATGTTCCATTGATTCATACTGAAATTGTTGTTGCAGCGCATACTGTAGCTAATCCAGAAAATAGAAATTACGATATGGCTAGAAATAACGCTGAATCAGGGTTAGCTAACTATCGTAACATATTAAGTGGTAGGTCGCTAGGTGCTGGCTATGCTTGGGAACGTGTTATGGGTATGATGCTTAAAACACCTTTAGGGTATGGTAACCAAAGAACAACAAGTCATCCTATGGATGTATTCATTAGACCTAATGAAGCTATATCTGAATATGAACGACGTGGTAAATACTTAGCAAGAAGTTAAAGACTTCTTGCACAATGGAGATAACTGTGGAAAAATTGATTATTAATGTGCATAACACTAACTTTGAAGTTATCGTCAAAGATAGCATCGTGTATAGAGTTATTGATATGCTAAAGAACCGATATACAACCCATAGTTATCTCTATTCTAAGTCTCCCTTTAAAGGAGCTAGACCAAAGCTAACTATGGTTCCGGATAAGATGTATTTTTCAGAGAACAAAAAAGATAAATCTTATCGTTTTTCTATATCTGTATTAAAAGACTTTATTATTCTTCTTGGGCAACAACGTATTAGAAAAGAAGATATTGTTGTTAATAAAGATAAAGACTATGAGATAGCTCCTTTAGATGTTAATATTAAAAATGGTTATACGCCTAAAGATTACCAGTATCGGTATATTGATGCACTTCTTGGCGAAAAAGCTAAGAAGATAGCATTGATAGATCTTATCATGGGTTATGGTAAGGCACAACCTTTAGATTCAGGAATACTGATACCAACGGGTTGGACAACAATGGGTAGCATCGAAGTAGGTGAGCCTATTATTAATCCAGATGGCTCTATAGGTAAGGTTACAGGTAAATACCCACAAGGTAAGAAAAAAGTTTATAAACTTACTTTTGAAGATGGTAGAACCTGTAGAACATCAGGCGAGCATCTATGGAAAGTATATACTTCAGAAGATAACGAAATAGGATGTGTTATTGATACCCACAGGTTAATGGAATTAATGTATCGTCCTGAAGGAAGTAGTAGGATCTTTATAGATCTTATTGTTCCACATGAGTATCTTCCAGATATCATTGTTAATGAGTCACTTTATGATGTAGGTACTAAGTTTGCTAAAGGCGAACTTGAAGTATTTAAAGATGAATATCATAGGTGCAGTTTAAAACAACGTATCGAAATTCTTCAAGGATTATTTTTTAATAAAAAATGGAATTTTAACTTTAACGAGATTGTGGTAAGGGTTGAAAATATTAAAGTAGCAGAACTCATTGTTGCCTTAAGCAGGTCTATAGGCGATATTGCAGAGTTCACTCTTAACGCAGCTCTTAACTACGACTTTGAAGAATACAGTCCCGTTGTTAGGATCTATACTAGTAAACCGTACTGTTATTTTATTAAAGATGATACAACGGATTATGATTTAAAAATTAACACGTACTTAAAAGAAATGTTACAGCTAGAAGATTTTAAAATTGAAAACTTTGAAGAGGACCCTATTCGATTAGAGTTGAAGAAAGTAAAAATAGATAGTTATGAAGAAACATGCTGTATCTCTGTAGATCATCAAGATCAACTCTATATAACAGATAACTTTGTTGTAACGCATAATACTTTTATTTCAGTCTTTACGATTGTTAAATTAAATATGCGAACTTTGATCATTATACTTCCAAAGTATATTGATAAATGGATCAACGACTTAAAAGAATATACAGATGTTGATATTAAAAACGATGTATATATTGTAAAAGGTGGCGACAGCCTTATTGATCTTATGAGTAAAGATGAGATACCTTATAAATTTATCATTTGCTCAATGCGTACAGTTTCTAACTATATCAAAGAGTTTGAAGACGGGAGCACGTTATATCCTGTTAGACCTGAAAACTTTATACGTAAGTTAAAAGTAGGTGTTATACTTAATGATGAAACCCATCAAGAGTTTCATGCTTTATTTAAAGCAAGTCTATATTTTGATCCTCCTAAACTCATAGGTATGACGGCAACAATAGAAACAAAAGACACGGTGATGGATAGGATGTATAAAACATTATTTCCTCCTGATGTTAGAATTTCTAATCTTGTTGAGTACATAAGGTATGTTGATGTTAAAGCAACTGCATATACTATGGATTCAACACGTGGTATCAAATGTAGAAGACCTGCCGGTTATAACCATGTTCTTTTTGAGCAAACACTAATGCGTAATAAATTAGCGCTCCGTGAGTATATCGGCATGATCGTGTATTATATAGAGTTAGATTTTATTAGGCGTAGAAAAGTAGGAGAACGCGCTATTATATTTGCAGCAACTGTAGATTTCTGTAGTATCTTAACAAACCATCTTAAATCAAGATATCCTAACTTAGATGTTAGGAGATATGTTGAGGATGACCCTCTTGAAAATATACTTGTCGCTGACTTAACATGTAGCACTGTCATCTCGGCGGGCACAGCTATAGACGTCAAAAAGCTTATTTATGTGCTACAGACAATATGTATTTCAAGCATGCAATCTAACCTACAAGCATTTGGTAGATTAAGAGATTTAGAAGGATCTGAGAAAGTATTTAGATATTTCTATTCCAGAAATATACCAGATCAATATCGTTTACATATCGATAGAAGAGCTGCATTGTATAAGTTATCTAAGACTTATGAACATGAAGAGTATCCTCATATCTTAAGAGTAAAATAGTAGGATACTTCTAATCTTTTATAATGATACATTATAAAGGTACTAACTTAAAGGAGTATCCTGTGTACTGTAAAGTAAAACGTGTTGTTCTTATTGTAAAAGTAGGTACTGGCATATGTGAGTCAGTTGTGGAATTAGATATTCCTGGTAATCATAAAGTTAATCTCGGCTTAATTACCACTAATGGAACAGAGATGCCTGAGAAGATCATCGAGATGTTAACAAGCAGATCTTTAACAGGTAATGAATTTACTCTTGTTTCTAATTATGGTAATCTAATTCAGGCATTTGTAGATTTAGATCACGATAATCTTATCACTGCAACATCTTCATCAGGTGTAGTATTGACAACAGATGAAAGTTCTTTTTTAGCTGTACGTAATGATGCTGATTTTGATGGCAAGAGATTACGTTATAACTCAGGATCTTTAGCAGTTCCTGAGGCAGACGAATTAGAAATTACTATTACTACAAAACCTATTGCGAGTATTATGACAGGTACTTCAACTTTTTCGATCTATAAACTGCGTGATGGTATGCAAGTTCTTTATACATTTCCAAAATCTGAATAAGTAACAAGACTCGTACGAGTCTTGTTACTATCATTCTTTTTTTCTTTTATTTTTGATCAATTTTTCTAACAGACTTAATTGATATTTAGGCGTTAAAAATATGGGCAAGTGTGCCGATAGGCGTCTTATAGAGAGAAGGGGTAACATGGAGAATTACGAATCGGTGATAGAGTCACTTGGTAGAGTTGTGGACAAGCTTGAAAACATGCGAGAAGACTTATACGATATTAACGATTTTCTAGGTGTTGACGAGACCCTTTATAAGATTGTTAAACTTGAAGATCTTGATAATGAAACAAGAGAAATCATAGTATTACTTTACAGTAAGTTTAAAGCGGATGCGCAGTTATTAAAGAATGATAGTTATAAATCAACTTCTAAAACAGTTGATAGTCTGTTAGAGTTAACAAAAGCATGTAAGTATATTGCTGAGGCTATTAGCGCAGCAAATGATGCTAAGTCTAAAAGAGCTGGGTTCTTTGGTAAAATAGGTTTAGTAGGTGGTGTTATTCTTGTAATACTTGTAACATCATTTACTTTATTCAGTCGAGATCACATAGCCGGGCAGCTAGTGGTAAATTTGTTTTCAGCTATAGGTAGTACTGTTAAATCAATTTTTGGATTATAGGATCAACGTATGAAAGATATTATTAAAAGAGTATTATATCTCGTGATTACGAACATGATACGTATTATTAAGAAAGTATCAAAGCAACCCATCACTGGGACTAATGCCTGTGATGTTCCTGATACCACACAACGTAATCATACCCGAGATGAACTATTAGGGATGTTTGATTTTAGTAAAGTCCCAGAAGTTAAGACTGGAGAAGGTACGGGTCCTAATTTACTTATAGTAGATGACATACCCGAAACAATGTACCTGATGAAGTCTACAAGTAATGAATTAAGAAGAAGACACACTCATGATTTTTTTACTGACTTTGCGGTAACACCTATCCTTATGATAGGGTGTGGTTTTACCACCTATAAATATGTTATGACACCGGGAGTTAAAATAGATTATGCGCTATTAGATATCTCTATAGCTACTAGAGCTAGTGTACAGAAAATAGATATTCTGGAACTAGACGGTATTGATATTGCAGATATCATTCTTAAGAAGAATCCTGAGGCTAAAGTACGTTTCTTTACAGCTCATACTTTGGGTAGAGATGACAAGCGTATGGATGGTTATTATAAAAAATGTAAGGCTCTATTAGGTACAGATCTATTAGATATGACTATCTTTAAAAATAGTGATAGATTCGATAGTCTTAACACATTTCTTTATGGTGCTGAAGAGGTTACTGACAATGAGCGGTAATCTTAGAATGCTTATTAATGGCACTGATGTTAAGAATAGCATCATGTCAAGTATATTGGTAAGCGTAGGGGTAAGTTTAATGTTTATTATATCCATCGTCTATATGTACGATGGAGTTGTAAATGATTACAAGAATCGTTTAAAGAGTGTTGCCTATACTGAAGGTATAGACATCAGCTTAATGTGTAACATAGTCTCTTGCAAGTATGCTACGGTTAATATCCATGGTGACACCAAGACTTATGTTAACAATAATAGTATACTGGAACCTGCTAAGATTGCAGTATCGGATAAACCTCATTTTTATTTTAAACATATTACAGATGATGGTTTAACAAATGTTATTTATACCGATGGTGTTACTAAAATTATTTATACGTTTTATATCGATGACTATATCTATTATGATATGGCTTATGCTATTATTCGTAATATTTTTTTAGTATTAACTATCATGTTGTTTATAGGTTTTATTAACATTGCAAGTAAGCGTAATAAACTTGCAGCGCAAGATGTTAAGACCTTTAAAGATACTACAAGAGCGGAGTTTAGACACAACCTGATGGAGTCTCTAAATCATGAATTAAGATTACCTGTCGAAATAGTTAAAGCGTTGCTACGCGAAATGTTTATTATGCTATACCCATGTCAATATACTGAAACAGGAATATGTGAATATCAAGATGATACTCCTGTTACTGAAAGTTGCTCTGGATGTAAATACGCACATTCTAAAAGGGCTGTTGATAAAATAGCTATCGATTACTATCATAAGATGTTATCTCAGACGGATAGAATAGATGCTATTATGAACATATTAGCCGATGGTAAAGAGATTAAGTATTCTAATGGAACAGTAAGTATACATGCTATATTACAAAATGTTATGAGCACGTTAAACACATTTACATATCCAAAGTTAGGATGTACCTTTATTAATGATGATTTGTTTTTAAATTATGCTACAGGCGGTACTCTTCATAATGGAGATACACAAGGGTTATTTAATATTATGATTAACAATAGTATTGAAGCTAAAGCCAGTAACATGACATTTAAAGCAGAGAAAGTAGAAAATGGATTTTTAACAATGTATATTACTGATGATGGTCGTGGTATACGAGATCTTTTGGATAAAATATCCAAAGATGATAAGGTATTCATGTACGGATACTCTAACAAAGATATTTATGGTAATGGATTACGTGCTGTAGGATTCTTAGAAAGAATCATCGTTAGATGGAATCTTGTGGAAGAGGGTAACTCACCAAGGGGTGTAGGTCTTTCGCATAATAAAGGGTTGCTCAGTGCCACTGGTGGCGGTATTTTTATACACGATACGAGTCCTTCAGGTACAACGTTTAAAATTGTTTTACCGGTTAAGGAGAAAAGAAATGGAGAAAAAACTACTAAACTGTAGTTTATTTATCATATTGCTTATGACCATTACATTGAACTCCGGTCAAATGGCTGAGCAAAGTAAATGTCTCATACTGCTTGATAGATACGGCATACGCCCTGATTTAAAATCTAACTCAGGCTGGGCTAGGGTGTGTAATAATGATAAACTAGATTTATATACCTCTAACGGCTTGAGTACTACTGAAAAAGAGGCTATTTGTAAATGCCTTGTATTCGGAGTAAAAGACAGATCAATTGAAGTTTTCAAGGACGGCAAAAATGAGTAGAGTATTAGTACTACTAATAATACTTATGCAAATGGTATATGCCGATGTAACTTATAAGAATTCTGGTAGTTTAGATTACAGTCTAACTAACATGAACAATAAGAATGTCAACATGGTTGATGTGATTATTAATAATGATTTTTACATCGGTGATAATACTAAAATAGTGTTCTCACCAGGGGTTCTTACAGATGACAGAGGTACTTATAATAGTATCGTCAAAAGTAATGTTAACAAAATATCGGAAGTTTATATTAATGAACTTTATGTAAGCTATCTTTTAACCGATAACTTAAGTATAGCCGTAGGTGTATTCCCCTTTAGAAAGGGTGCGTTTTATGAATACGGATTTAATGGATATAGAGCAGGAAATGGTTTATATAGTATAACGGATAATGTGTTACAAGGATTTGTAGTTTCATACACATTAGCAGATACTGTATTTCAAATAGGAACTGTTTCCTATCAAAAGTTTTTTAAATCGTCACATGATTATGATGAAAAAGCTAGTCCTATAACCTATGATAGTTATAAAGGTAGCGGGATGGATTACTTTGCTATTAAACAGAATCTAGGTAAATGGTATCTAGATCTTGAAGTAGCAAATGTTTATCAGTATATGAATACTGTAGATGTTATTGATAGTAATGTATACTCTTTAGGAGTATCGTATGATGAATCGGTAACAACAGGCAGAACCTATTATGCTATAGCATCATGGAGCCAGAGTAAAGGTGACACGGGATCACTAGCCTATACCTATGATTATTCATATGGTGTGTATAGTCCTATGTACAAACCAGATCCAGATGGAGGACAACCTGAACCACCTAATGGTTCACAACCTTTTCATAATGATTCTGCTCAGTATGATAGTTTTAAGACATCAGGTTATTTTGCTCTGATAGGTGTTAAACAAGAGATTGATAACGTTATATTTGGAAAAGATCTTGTTTTATCGGCAGAGTATGCCTATCGATCTGGCGGTTATCATAGTTTATTAGCAGGAAGACCTTTATCACCTCATGCTTATGCAGATATAGGTAATTTTTATAATTTATCTGCAGGTGTTAGGATCGATAAAAATAATATGATTAAACTACGGTACTATATGTATGATACGAATGGGGCGAGTACAAAATACGGGTTTACACCTGTTACAACAGACGCCACTAATGTTAATGGTGCGTTAACTCGTTATCAAGCTATCATACTACAATGGTATTATGACTTTTAAGAGGATTATATTTTTTATATAAGGAAAAAACATGGGTAATATAATGACACTACTTGATAATGTCACAGGTAAAACAATTAATGTGAATGTAGGTAGCGACAGCATACAGGAAGACGCCAATATTATATTTGGTGGCAATGGCGGTACTGTATTAACCTATGAAGAAATGAATGACCCTAGCAATATACCTGATGGCTTTAAAGCAGGTTTAAAAACATATTTTGATACTTTGTACTCTGCAGGTAGTGGTGGTTCTGGTACTATTACAGGCTCTTCAACAGCTCCTATTTTAACAGGTCCTAATGTTGGTAATGAGACGGCAACAATTACTATAAGTGTTGATAACTACGATCCTTCAAGTATTTATACTTTTGATGTATCTGGTGGTAGTTTTTCAAGAGTAGCAGGTGTTGTTACGTGGATACTTCCACAAGTAACAGATTCAGCCGCACACAAGCTTACTGTAACTGTAACCAATCCTGGTAAAACAGTAACATCAGTATATCACTCTGTAAATGTTTTTAATATTAACGCGACTGTCGACTCTATGGTTGTTTACCAGGATACGACTATGGCACAGTTTAGTAATTTATATAATGCTAGTATTGTTAATAGTAAGCTATTAGCAACAGACGATACTGTGTTATCAGTAGGAAATAATAAGGTTATCGCCGTAGCTGTTATGGAGAAAGGTGACAATATTTATGTTGATGGTAATGTGTATAATGTGGACACGTTAACAACAATGTCACCTATCACTAATGGTGCTTATTTATTATCTACAACTAACAGTGTTCCGTTTTTGACTGCTGCGAATAGTAGTCCTACTATTGGAACTGCTATAGGTAGTGGCAATTGGTCTACATACTACCAACCCTATACAGTATTTGGAACACCACAATATGGTGTATGGGCAGATACTAAGTTAACAAATGCGTGGGTAGGATTTACATTTCTAACTGCTAAAGTTATTAACAAGTACCTTATTAAAGGTTTTAAATTGGTAGGTGGCAGTGGTGTTACAGCTACATGTGCTCCTAAAAGTTGGATGTTACAGGGTAGTAATGATGGTACAAATTGGGCTACACTAGATACTGTTTTAAACCAGCCAACATGGAATGATGATGAGGTTAGAATATTCGTATGCGAAAATGGTGTAGCGTACACAAGTTACAGAATTTTCATTACTGCTAATCAAGGTAACACAACTGTAAGCGGTCTTAGTAATCTTTCATTCGTAGAGGCAGTAGGCTCAGTAACGTTAGTAACCGGAACAACACCAACTCTACCACAGTTTATTACATCTGCTAAATTATTAACAAAATATGGTGAGAGTGCCGTTATAACACAAGATACCTATGAAACAGATTTTACAGGGTTAACAGCTATAGAAGCTATTTATGAACAATACAATATTGTGTCAGATTCAACTACAGTAACTTCCGCACCTACGGGAAATGTTATCTTAGGGGATACTGTTATTTTTGGAAATACTACAGATGGTGAAAGATCATTAACTGTTAATAGCTCTAACTATAGTAATAATATCTTGGATATTTCATCTTTAGGTTTTACAGTTGTACCGACGTATGGGTATAGAAAAGATTCAGTTTTAAAAATAAATATAGGTGATAATGTATTATTATCAGATACTAGAACAGATGTTATTTTATCAACTCCTATGTTTGTTTCGGATGGTAGCAAGAATACATCTGTTGTAAACGCTGTCCCAGTTTTATCAAGTGCAAGTGCTGCTGTATTATTAGGAGCCGTTTATGGTGGGTATACAGGTTGGTATGCCTTTGACTCAGGTCTTGTTGATACGGTACAGACATGTTTATTAAATGTTACCGCTACAGTACCATCGTGGTTAGGTTACGACTTTACTAGAAAGATCATTATTAATAAGTATGGTATTAATTCTAGAGTGAACTGGAGTGGTCCAGGAACATGGAAGTTACAAGCATCTAATGATAATGTTACGTTTATAGACTTAGACACGCAGACAGGTATCACTTGGACAACAACTGCTACTACAAAATGGTTTACATTTAACAATGCCGTTGCTTACAGATATTATAGAATATATGTAACAGCCCCTGTTAACTATATCGATATTACAGAGTTAATATTTGTAGAGAACAATTCTACTAAGATGCGGATTAAAACTGATTATAGCGATATCATCACTGGTAATTCAGCTAGAACGTTAAAGTTCAAAGTTAAGTTAAATAAGATTGGTGATGCACTAGCAAAATTAACAGCAACTATACAAAAACTATAAGGAAGTATGATGCAAATTATAGAAACATTAAAACAAACAGGTGCCTTTATTAGAAAAGTTTATCAGGAGATTCCTGATACCTATAGTAGTACTAAAGGTAAACGTATGCTAGACGTTAGCCGTATTAAGGTCACTATTACTATTGATGGTCAAGAGATAGCATTTGATGGTGATGAGCGATCTCAAGATAGGCTTAATCGGGCTTATACAGTAGCTAAAGGTAAGAATAAACTTGCTAAATGGAAAACCTACGACAATGCTGATGTTATGCTAACAGCTGATCAAATACTTGATATACTTGATGCAGCCGGAATGGAACAAACTAGTTTATGGTTTTAACATACTGCCCAGTATAGTTAGTATATAAAAATTATTATCATACTTATGGTCTAAAAGCCATAAGTATGAATTTTAAATAAAAAAGAGAGAGAGGAATAATAATGAATAATGTTATGACACTAACAGACCCTATTACCAATAACAATATAAACATTAGTGTAGAGGGTGATAGTATCGTGAAGAGTGTAGATATTGTTTTTGGAAAAGATGGTGGTAAGGTTATAACTTTTGAAGAGTTATCCGATCCAGCAAAATTGCCAGCTGAATTCTTAGCAGCGGTCAGTGGTACTGATGCCGATGGTGTGATTTCTATATTTACAAACGCTACAAGTGATAATGTAATAGCTGATACAGATAAGATACCATTTGTAAATGTTGGTGATGGTACTAATGAGAGTATTAACAATATACCATTTGGAAGTTTTAAAACAGAATTAAAAACATATTTTGATACGCAGTATGCCGGTAAAAATGCTGATGGTACCACAGTAGGTTCATCTGCTGCCCCAGTGATATCAGGACCAGATATTGGTAATGAAACAGCTACTATTGTGCTAACCGTTGACAATTACAATACGAGTAGCATTTATACTTTTGATGTAAGTGGTGGTAGTTTCTCTAGATCAGGTGGCGTAGTAACCTGGTTATTACCACAAGTAACAGATTCAACAGCGCATAAGTTAACGGTGACAGTTACTGATGCTGGTAAGACTCCTACGACTGTTTTTCATTCTGTTAACGTTTTTAATATTAACACTACAGTAGACTCTATGGTACTTTATGAAGGAAGCACATTAAGCGAGTTTAGCAATTTATACAACATGAGTGTTGTAGCTAGTCGACTACTAGCTACAGGTGATACTATTTTAACTGTTGCTAATAATAAAATAGCTACAATTCCAACAATGGAAAGTGGCGATAAGATTTTAGTAGACGGCATAACATATGAAATATCATCTTTTGCCCTTGGTGAAGATGGCGCTAGTAATACCTCTTTATTAAGCGCAGTGCCGGTATTAACAAGTAACACTAGTAGCACACTAGGTACAGCTATTTGTAGCAATGCTTACTCTGGTCATGCGGCATTTAATAGTTTTAATATGGGTAATATAGCTAATAGCTGGATAACGAATAGTTTTGCGGGAACCGACTATTTGGGATTTAATTTTATAGCACCCATAGTTATTAACAAGTACACTATGATTGGAAATGGGTATGATAAGGTTTCATCTCCTAAAAGTTGGATATTACAAGCATCTAATGATGGCACAACCTGGGTAAATTTAGATACTAGACTTAATCAACCAGTGTGGGTTAATTCAGAGTCAAGAACATACACATTTCTAAACTCAGTACCTTATAAAATTTATAGGGTATACATTACAGCTAATCAAGGTGGCGTATACGCTCAAATAGGTTACCTATCGTTAATACAGCAAGGTACCGTGATTTCAGCGACATTACCAGTATTACCACAATTTATTACAGCTGCAAAGTTATTAACTAAATTCGCAGAAACTAATACTATTACACAAGATACATATGAAACAGATTTTACAGGTGTATCAGGGTTGACTGCTGTGTATGAGCAATACAATTTAATAACAGCTGGTGCAACAGTAACCTCTATTCCAACAGTATCTGCCAATGTGGGCGATATAATTATACTTGGAAATAGCGCAGATGGTGTTAAAACACTAGAACTTACAACTAGTAATTATACTAATGGCGTTATTGATATTTCATCTTTAGGATTCGCAACTGTACCAACATACGGTTATCGCAAAGATGCAAAATTACAAGTTGGGATAGGTAGTAATTCATTTGTAGCAGATAATAGAGTAGATACGATATTATCTTCACCTCTTTTTATAGGTGATGGTGCACAAAACACATCAACAATTAACGCAATACCATTATTAACAACGGATACCCCAGCTTTAACCAATAGTGCCCTGTACAATGCTACCTACCCAGCATGGCATATTGCAGATGGTGTACTAGTAGACACTGCGTCAACATGTTTAATACAAGTAGCTGCTGGTGCCCCAGCGTGGTTAAAATATGATTTTAGTAGGCCTATCGTTATTAATAAATATGGTATTAATTCTAGAGTAAACTGGTCTGCGCCTACAGCATGGACACTACAAGCATCTGATGATAATATCAATTTTGTTATATTAGACACTAGAGTAAATATTGTTTATACCGCAACCGCTGAGACTAAATGGTTTACGTTTAATAACGCAAAAGGTTATAGGTATTATAAACTTGTTATTACGGCGCCTATAGCTTCTTATGTGGATATTACAGAATTAATTCTTGTAGAGAATAACTCTTCTAAGATGCAAATTAAGACTGTCTATGACGATATCATTACAGGTAACTCTGCTAGAACACTTAAGTTTCGTGTTAAACTTAATCAAATCGGAGATGCTGTAGAGAAGATTTCTGGAACAATAGAAAAGTTATAATAAAACTTTTATAGAACATATGAGGCATGCCTCATATGTTCTTGAATTGTTCATCTCGTTTTTATTGATATTTAATCTATTTAGTAGGAGTAATCATGCCAGTCGTAAGTGTTTCGTTCCACGATAAAACAAGCAGAAAAATATTAACTTTAAAATCTAAGAATACGGTTTTAACAGAGGACGTGGTGTTATATTTTAATAACATTGGAGGGACACTCATAACGTATGAAGAGTTACAGAATCCTGATAGCTTACCAGCTGAATTTATAGCAGCCTGTAAAGGTGATGAGGGTAGAGGTATTAGCTCTATTGATTTTGATTCAACAACCGATGTTTCTGGTAAAGCAGGCATACCTGGCGCTACAGATACCTATCGTATTAAATACAGTGATGGTAACTTTTCATTCTATAGCCTCTATAACGGGCTAAGAGTAAGTGATACGATGACAGTAGCACAAATAAACGCAGCTATTGCTTCTGCTATTGATATTGTGGTAGGCGGGGCACCTACACTTATGGATACTCTAAAAGAATTAGCCGATATGTTTGGGGATGATCCTAACGCATTTAATGCCTTAGTAGCTACAGTTGGTAAAAAAGCGGATCTAACTACAGTACAAGCTATAAGAGATACATTACAAACTAACATTGATAAAAAAGCAGATACCTCGGCTGTTAATGCACTTGTTAACAATTTAAACAATGCTGATATTGCTTTACAAAATAATATTAATGCGTTATCCAATAGTACTGCTGCCTCTGTTGCTAAATTATCCATGTTGCCGCAACTTTATAAAATAGCTGATTATCAATTAGCTTCAGGAGACCAAGCGTGTTCTGTAGATAGTGCTGCTAACATTTATATACCAACTGATGCTGCTGTTGCTTTACCAGTAGGAACTGTTATCGGGTTTACCAATATGTCAGGTGGAACAACATATGTAGTTCCTCAAGCTGGTGTAACTTTAATATTATCAGGTACAACAAGTACTGGTAATAGAACATTAAAAACATGGGCTACAGGTACATTCCATAAAGTAGGCGCTAACGTCTGGATCATTTCTGGCTCAGGTGTGCTATAATGAAACATGTAAAAAATGATGAGGAGAATCTATGAAAGTTCTTATTTATAAGAATAATAAACTAACTGTTGTTAACGATAATAAATCTGTATTTGAGATTACAGCAGAAAAGCCAGCGTACCTAACAGCAGATGAAATTCATTACGATGTTTTTGTAAAAACGATTACTACTAATGGTGTGACGACAGATATGACAGAAAATGAAATGGCTGTCGCTGAGGCATTTATTACCAGTTATTCTTTTACAGTGGCTGCTGCTGATATAACTCCTGATAATAAAGTTTATTGTATCAATACTTATGGTGACTATATAGGATTTAAAGTACTCACTGCTAATGAAGTAGCTGTTGCAAGTATGCCACCACAAGATGGTAAACATTATTTTTGGGATGGTACAGATTGGAAACTAGCTATGGCTGTAAATGCATCAGGCACGTTAGCAGGTTTAGGTATAGTGGCTACTGGTACACAATTTTATATCGACGCCTCATTAGTGACTACAACTGGTTTAACAGCAGCCCAGACTTATGATATTGCAACTAAAACTATCGTCACAAACATGAGTGTAGCTAGAACAACTATTCTAAAATACATCCAACGCAGCATGTTTAACATTTATAATGACAATGTTGGTATATTGGGGATAAATGAAGTTAGCTCATTCACAACACAGGCTGCTGAAGCCAATGCCTGGAAAGCTGACAATACGTCTTTAACTCCATTTATAGACGTATTGCTAATTAGACGTAGACAGAATGAAACTAAAGAAGAGTTGGTAAATAAGATTATTGCCAAGTCATCAGTTTACACACCGGTATCTGCTGGCATTACAGGTGATTTTCAATATTATAAAAAACGTATTGAAGATGCTACAGATTTACCTAGCTTAATAGTAATTCGTGATGAGTGGGATAAACTAGTGGAGGTAGCCTAATGTCTGGAATACTTGCTGACCTTGCCGGAAGTTCCGGCGGTATACCTACCTATACATTTACAAGTAACTATGACTGGGGTGATTTCAATCTTGCTACAGTATTTGATGCGCTAACGGTTGCTAATAGTAATAAATTCATAATCAACATACCTGCTGGTATTACAGTGTCAGGTGGTGGTGGCTCAGGTGTTCTTTCTGCTTTTAACTTTTCATATACTGAAGGTAAAACTATCACCATTAATAATGCTGGGGTTATTGCAGCCGGTAAGGGACAAGTTATTAACCAATATTTACGCGGAACACTTGGTAGCTATAACAACTATCAGTATGGTCCTTTTAATTGCTGGGGCGCTATGGCTAACCCTAATGGCGGATATGGTGGGTGTAGCGGTAATGGATACTATATGATAGCAGATTCTGGACGGGCTTATGCTATTTGTGGAAATAAAGAGGTATATGCTGCGATGTCGTGGTCTTGGACTGATAATTCATCCATGCCGTCAATGCCTGCTAGTGGGTGCACTGGAATCTGGGGGTGGACATTGGTACAGGTTACAGGTGGCGAGGTGGTGAGTGACATTATCACAGGAAATAATACTGTTAATGTTGGCGGCGCCAGGTATAATGGGTCTACCAGTGCTAATAATTATTATGAGTCTAATGAAAGTGCCAGATGTGATTGCGACTGTTGCGATTATACCAGCGGGTAATTCTAAATAAATAATTTAAACATAATAGCGTCAGGGAGTATACTCCCTGACGCTGTAATAAGAAATTCAAAGGATGATTTATGGAGGAGATTAAGACACCTACTGGTGGGACGGTTGTTATGTTAGTAGATACTTTTTGTGCAACAGGATGTAGCTATTGTCATTTAGCTACTAGAGAGAAAAACCCTGCTAGTTATGGTTATGAAAAATTGAATAATCTAATGAAATATATTAGACCAAAGTCTATTACGGTATATGCAGGGGATACATTTTATAATCACGATAACATTAAGAAAGCCTATGAGTATGCGTTGTCTATACCTTCAGTACTTAAGGTCCAGTCTGTATCAGAAATTCAAAAGCTCTACAGGGATTTTGATATTAGAACAGAAATTTTCGATATGTGCCTTTCTAGAGGTAAAAACTGTGGTGTGGAATTTAGTTTAGATCTGGCTGGTACTAAATCTGGAAACTATGTAGATTTATTAAATGCTTTTTATGCTGAAACGGGTACACCGATTTCTTTCACATGTGTTCTAACAATGGAACAAGTTTTGACACCAGATATTGATATTATTATTAAAGAGTATATGAACACTTATAAAGGATTAAATTTTCTAGGCACTGTAGGGATTGCTCTAGATTATAATTCTGCTTTAACAAGGAGTTCTGATTATAACACCATTTTAAATCAGGTTGAGAAAGTATTTGCAGCTTTTTATGGGTCAGTCGATATTATGTCTTTTAAAGGTTTAAGACCGCAATTACTAAGTCAACGAGGATGTTTATCTAGGCAAGCTCAAACATTAGTTAAATACGATGGTATGCTGTCAACATGTGGTAAAGTAAGACCTGATTTAGATATAACACCAATTTCTGCTTTAGATATGTCAAGAGAGAATTATGAGACGTTTTATGACTCTAAATTAGTATTCCAAAAAGAAGTTAACTTTGATATCTGTGAAACGTGTGAAGCAAAGAATATTTGTGTTAGGTGTCCTAAGTTTATATTGCAGTCTAAGAATTTTGATGGTACCGCGGATACGTGTATGTTTTACAAATCAATGGTCGCTGTTGCAAAGAGACGCGGCATACTACTTTAAACTGGTTAAGGGAGGGAGTTTAAATGTACGATAAATGGGAAAATACCTTAAGGTATATGTTTAATGCCGCACAAGATAATAGTGCTCAATTTAAGTTAGCTAGGTTATTACATTTGAAATTAGCAGAGCATACCCTAGATAGAACAGGGACAACAGAGACTGAAAAAGACTATGTTATATGCAGCCCTATTTCAGAAGTATCTCTTAATCCAATTCCACTATCGGATATAATGGTAACTAGAGGATTAGAAATAATGAAAGACGAAACTAGAGATATTTATCTCATGTGGAGTGGTGGCATGGATTCAACAGGAGCCTTTTATGCCTTATTGAATACTGGAAAACATTTTAATGTTATTTTTAATTCAAAATCTGTTAATGAGTATGCTGATTTAGGTAACAAATTAATTAATGGTTATTTTGAAAATGTTACTACTATGTACAATCCTAAGAAATTTGATCTTCCTGAGTTTATAGCGAGTCATCCTAATGCTACTATAGTAACAGGTGAACTTGGTGATCAAACCTTTGGTAGTGACAGTATGTTTAAATATTATCCTGAAGAAAGAAAACTAAATGTTCTAACCGCTGTTGAAAATGAACTTTTAGATAAAGATGTTTTTGAATACACGGCACCCAAGGTTATGCTAGCTCTTGGATTACAAGATTTTAGTAATACAACTCTGGCAGCTTATTTGTGGGCATTAAACTTTATTTTTAAATATCAAAATGTACAGTTACGTTTTGGATATCTTAACATAATGACAAATGATCCATCTGGCAAAAATAACGGGCTACATTTCTACGACACAAAAGAATTTAATAGCTATGCTATGCTTAATTATAAAAATAATGCCAATTTTGAGAAAGATACTGATTACAAGATGCCGTTAAAAGAATATATCTTTAGTCAAAACAATGATGCCGTCTACCGCGATACCAAAATTAAATTAGGTTCACTACGCTATACTGACTATAGTATAAGGAAATAGACATGATTCAGAATATACCATCTGAATTTATTTTATCGGATCCTAGAAAAGATAGAGGTAATGCTAAATTAACCACACATAGTTTAATGGCTCGTTGGGAGGGGTTCACAAATAATATAAATCTTAAAGATAAGGTAATTCTTGATTTAGGTTGCGCTAACGCTGCTTTCGGTTATTTATCACTTGAGGCTGGCTGCAAGAATTATACTGGTGTTGAGGTTCAAAATGAATACTATAATACTGGTACGCACCTATTAAAAAAATACTACCCTGCGGGAAAATGGTCTATTAAAAAAACGGATATTACATCTTTTTTTAATACGCAACAGGGTGAATATGATATAGTTTTTGCCTGTGGTGTGATATACGGGGTATTTGATATAATAAGCTTACTTAAAAACTTATTTAAAGTTACAAAAGAAACCCTAATAATAGAAAGCGTGAACCCACTTTCTGAAATAGATAGCCCGGCTATTGAGGTAACCTATGCAACTATGGTAGATCACACGGATATTTTATACCCACTCCATGGTATTGGTTTTTTACCTAATTTTAAAGCACTAGCTTTAATTTCAGCTGTTTTTGGATTTGAAGCAGAGCTTATTGATTTATATCTACCAGAATATAATCAGATTCGCCGTAAGAAAAACAAAAGATATTTTTGTAAGTTTACTAATAAAAAACACCAAACAGCATGCGCACTAGAGACAATGATAATAAATAGGGGGAAAGAGTGAATATAGAGAAATTCTTAGTTGCAAACAGAACATTAACATTCTTGTTAACATCCATTTCTATTGCATCTGCGTGGATATGGGCACCTGCATTATTTGTGTCTGCAACGGTAGCCTATAAATGGGGACTAGAAGGGTTATTGTGGTTTCTTATACCTAACGTTTTAACATTAGTATTATTTGCTTTTGTTGGAAAAGTTCTAAGAGATAAGGATGAACGTGGGTATACCCTTTCGCAGTATATAAAAGAAAGAACCTCAAACAGATTACAGTATTTTTATATATTTGAATTACTGCTAATATCGGTATGCTGTATCGCAGTTCAACTGATTGCGGGTGGTAAACTACTATCTGGATTATTACCTGTACTAAGTTATTTTGAATGGGTTGCAGTTCTTGGTGGCGTACCTGCTTTATATACTTTCTTTTATGGGATTAAGTCATCTGTTCTTATGGATATTATACATTACACACTAATGTTCATATGCCTGGTAGGGATTACATTATTTTTAATATTTAGTAAACATTTAAGCAGTATACCTTTTACAGGTGTTGTTAATACATCCAGTCTTAGTATCGCTTTAAGTTTTGGAATACCTACTGCTATAGGGCTATTAGCCGGAGCATTTGGTTCACAGGACTTTTATCAGCGTGCGTATGCCGTTGTTAAAGAAGATGTTTTTAAATCCTATCTTGCTGGAGCAGGATTATTTATAGTCATACCTATCATGGTATCATTATTAGGCTTTACAGCTATTAACGAAGGTTTTACTATTAAAGATATTGGTATGGTTAACTTTGAAACACTAGGATTTTTAAATATACCTTTAGCATCAACAGCACTAGCTATTGCCATTCTCTGTGGATTAACGTCGACTATTGATTCTTCTCAAACTTCGGTATCGGCTATATTCGGAAATGATATTTCAAAAATATTTTACGGTGACAGCAAGGTTTGGTTAGCAAGACTGGGTATTATCATAGTTACGGTGTTAGCTATCATTATTGCTAATACGGGTATTACTATTTTACAACTGTTCTTAACTTATGGTGCTATAAGATCATCGGTATTCTTAGTCTCATTGATGGCGGTATTAACAGATAGGATACTAAATAGCAACGCTGTTGTATACTCATTATTAGCTGTTGTTTTAATATTAGTACCTATTAATATTTATGCTATCCTAAATAAGATAGAAATACTACAGACAACGATGGCTATTTTGATTGTTGGCATACCAGGTATTGTTACCTATATAACAAGTAAACAAAAAATATAAATTAAGATAGGATTACATCATGGCTATAAAAGTACTTATATACGAAAATGGCTTACTTACAGTAACACGTGACTACAGAAGTGCTGTTAGGATACCAGCAGAAAAACCTAATTTTATTATTGGTGACAGATTTTATTACAGTTCTGAAAAGAAAAGTATCGTTGAAGACTGGAATAATACAGCTGAGCTAACAGAGTGTGAAATAAACGCTGCAGAAGAGTTTATCAATAGTTATGTTTTCGCTCCTATTGTTACTATCCCTACTACGATGCCGATGAGCGACATTAAGGAGCTTGTATTGGTAGATAGCAAGGGTGCCTATAAAGGTACCAGTTTTGCTAATCCTGGGCTTATAGTTGTTCCATTGATGCCTACAGATCCTAATAAGTATTATTGGGATTTTGAAACAAATAACTGGATAGAAGGATATACTATAGTAACTGAAACAGGGATGCTAGTAGGAAGCACTATTCTCACAGGGGAGACCTATTCTTATATACCCGCTTCGTTAGTAGATAAAAATCTGTGTTCTATGTGCCAAGTCTATGATGCCACTCTTAAGAGAGTAGTCATTGACATCGCTAAGTATAAGATGAAAGCTTATAAAACAGTATCCGAGGCTATGAGTAAAGCCATTGATACACGTTTAGATAAACCTGGTAAATATGAGGTAGTATCATTCTTTGTACAAGTGGCTGAAGCTAAATCTTATTTAACCTTTAAAGATTTTCCAACACCTTATTTAAGTACGTTATTAGCTAGAAGAAAACGTATAATAGAGGGTAGACCTGAAACCATGGATGATCTTGTTGATAAGATCATTAAGAAGTCAATTCCGTTTGAAATATTTCATGCTGGTGTACTTGGTGAATACCACAGGCTAAAAGATCTTATTGATAATGCCGAGACGGTAGAAGAGATAGATGCCATAACAGAGACAATGGATTTTTTAGAAAACAAAGAATAATTAAACTTAACAAGAAACACGTAATCGTGTTTCTTGTTAAGACTGTTTTCTATGATTAAACGCGGTTTAATAAGACTTTTATTAGGAGAAATCAATGGCGTCATGTACTTTAACCGATGAAAAAACCGGCAGTGAAATAAATCTAGAGATGAATGGCCTAACACTGCAAGACAGTGTTTTTTTATTGCCAGTGGTATCTGGACAGATTGCCAGAGAAGAAGATTATGAAAATGTTGTAAAAAAATATTCAGCTATCCTTAATAAACAAGCATTCTGTATACATACACCTACCATACTTATACCTGAAGATGGTGCGAAAGATGTTTATGGTGTATTCATGTCAAGTCCATTTTCAACTATCAGTAGTTATAATGGAGAACACCTTGCTTCACAATGGCAGATCGGTATTGATTCTACTTTTACTAATAACCTTTATGACTCAGGTGTTAGTACCGACAACTTAACCTCTTGTCTTTTTAACCCTATATTATTTTCAACTACTCATTATGTAAGGGTACGTTATTTCTCTGCTGAATTTATAAGCAATTGGTCATCAGTAGTCACTTTTGAGAGTAAAGCAACATTGGTTAAAGCTCCAGAGGTTACTACGAATGAATCTGCTACAGGAACTTCTTTAACACCTACATTTACAACTAGTGCGTTCTCTGTTCTTAATGGTACAGATACTTTACTAAGTGTAAGCTGGATGATAGCTAAAGATATCGGGTTCAACCATACTATCCTAGAAAAAACTATCACAGATAACCCAACTATTTTAACACTTGATACACCTTTAGAGATAGGTGTAACCTACTTTATTAAAGCACGATTTAACGGTCAGGCATTTACAAGTCCATGGGGCACAGCGTTAATGTTTAAAACAGTAAGTAATACTGAGAAACCTATCTTAACAGGTTCATTAGGTATTGTAGAGAATACAACTACAACTGTTAATGTTAGTAACTATAAACCATCTCAAACATATACTTATAGTGTATCACTCGGTGGATGTACTTTTTTAGATGGTATCGTAACGTGGAAATTACCACGTGTTAATGGTGATACTGTAGCTGCATTAACAATGACTGCTACGGATACTGTTAATGGTTTAAATACCAGTGAAGTAACAGTATTTGCTATTACGGTACTAGATACACCTATGCTAGCAGATAATGTCATTACCTATAATGATACGACAATAGCAGCATCATTCTTAAATACTAATTTAGAAACAGATAGTAATGAACTTCAACCTGTGTTAGGAGATATTCATGATCTTTATAACAAAAATACTTTAGATAAGATATATGTTAACACACTTATGTATAACCCTAAATCTGGTGATGTTTTAAAATCTGATAAAGGTGAACTATTTACAGTGGGTAGTATTGGTAATGATGCTGTAGTACCTATGATAGGTATTAAAGTTATATCAGGCGGTCTTAGACATTATGCTTGTATAAAAGAAGATGGTTATGTCTATACTGTTGGTGACAATACCTATGGTCAATTAGGTTTAGGTAACAATGATAATAGTATGGCATGGGTTAATACCGGTATCAAAGCTATACACGTGGTATGCGGATCTTATAGTACTTTTATTATAACTGAAAATAATGAACTGTTTGCTACAGGTTTAGGAACATCAGGTGAATTCGGTAGTGCTTCTGAAATACGTAACACTTTCTTAACATGTAACATTAATGTTAAAGCAGTTGATATTAGCGATCGTACTACTGTGATTATTGATCTAAATGATAATGCTATGATTACGGGTAAAAACACTTATGGTCAATGCTCTGATGGTAGTGTTGTGACACGCTACAGTTGGAATAACACTAATATCAAAGCTAGTAAAGTATTTGCAGGGTTACATAATATAGGCTGTATTGATTCTACGGGTATAACTTATACTGCGGGTAGGAATGATTATAATCAATGTGGTTATGCTAACAATGGTGAAGATACCAGTGTAAAAGCTTTAAATCCTTTAGATGTAACATGTGATACATTAGCATTTGGAGACGCGCATCTTGTTATTAAGAAACCGGATAGTACTATATGGGGTATTGGTAGAAATGACCTAGGTCAAGTAGGTTTAAAACATTATGATGTTGTAGACGTATTAACACAAACTACTTATACCGCAGCAAGTATTTTTTCAAGAGGAAACTATTCTGCTTTATTAACAAGTGATGGTAAAATTCTAACTACAGGTTTCTCTGGTAACGGTGAGACAGGTAAGAATAGTGTTAACAATACAAATGATTACTCGATGGTTCTATCAGGTGCTGTTGCGCTTGCTGGAGGGTATTACGGTATACTTATGTTAACATCAACCGGAACACTTTATATAACGGGTAAGAATGATTTAGGTCAATTAGGTGTTAATAGTAAGAATACGGTAATGTACCTTATTCCTACTTTGTCATTAATGCAAAAGATCTTTACAAATGTAAATACTAAACCCAATACATGGATAACACCGTTAGGGTCACCTTTAGCATCTCCTGCTTTAAAAGTGTATATACAAAAGCATTACGGCATTTCATTACCTGTTACACAAGAGGCAGGCGAGAATAACTTCGCGCAGGTATATACATCTTATACAACTGAAAGAGTGGTAGACGTGTTAAATCATGATAAGCTTAATGCCCCAGATAGACTCTATATTGATAATAGATTATTAGATAGTGCTATTGGGATGTGGTTTATTACAGATTATGGCCAAATATTCTATGCTAAAAATGTTGGTACAGATGATGCGGTCATTAGCGTATATTTGGATAAGGAATATTTTGTAACCTATTATATTATTCCTGATAGAGAACTTGCTAAGATACCTTTAGCTGTTTATTCTATTACAACGGTTAGCTACAACGAAGCAACTCCTGCTCCGATAGATGCTACCTATTTAAATAATGTACTAGTGGTAACCTATGATATTGCAGATATTACACCAACACAGGTTGTTACAACCACAGTGGTTATTCCTTCTAGCAATATACTAACAAGCCTTACAGAGTATTTATACAAATTGAAATAAGGACAAGACGTGAATTCTATTTTAGATAAAATAAAACCTATCATTAGTTTATATCATATTTCTAAAAAGTTTATGATAAGGGTGTTCTTAACAGATCATCCTACTACTGATATAACCATAACCTTTCCAAGAGAAGATGGAACATTGTTAACAGTAGATGAATTAGATACTACTATATTAACAACAGCAGAAATTGCCTCTAATAATATACTTGCTATCGTAAAACCGGCTATTACTTTTCCAGTTAATGGGGCAACAGGTTTCTACGGTACTGTTATAGCAACGCCTTACCAGTATAATGGAAACTTTATAGGTGAACATACTGGAACAGATTGGGAGTTTTCTACAGTAGCTGATTTCTCTGTAAAAGAAACAGCTATTAAGAATGATATGATAAACCTAACAAGTTATCCTATTGATCCTAACCTAACAGATACTCTTTATTATGCTAGAGTTAGATACCGAAGCGGTACTATCGTTAGTCAGTATTCAGATGTCATTAGTTTTACAACACCTTCTGGATATGCCGTTAAGCCTACAATTTCTGTTAAAAATGATAGATTTAAAACATCTTTGTTACCTAATCTAGCATTAACAGATCTTAAGATCATTGGTGATAACGATACTATTACTAAAGTAGATTGGGAGGTAAGCGCTAATCTTAACTTCACCGATATCAAATTCAGTTCTTATAACGATACTGTGAATCTTACAGGTATCACCGTATCAAGTGGTGTAGCGGTAGGTAACACTTATTTTGCTAGAGCTAGACAATATGGTGATAAGTATGAAACTAGTTGGTCTGAGCCAACGAGCTTTACAGCGGGTACACAAACTACTGATCCTATATTAGTAGGTGATACAGAAGCCTATGAAAGAGGCACACTAACTGTTACTATTTCTAACTATGATAGTAACTGTTCATATACCATTACTAATAATGGTGGTAGTGTTACTCGTAGCGATGATGTTCTAACATGGGTGCTACCAGGTGTTGTTACAGATCAAGATTATTTTTTAAGTGTTACAGCCAAAGATCTTTTAGGTGGTTTACCTGTAAGTAATAGTGTTAAACATACTGTTACAGTTATGAATATTGCAACAGGTTATGACCAGATGCTATCGTATAACCCAACTACGATTCCGTTATCTTTTAAAGATACCTCTTTGAATCTTGTAAATGGTGTATCTGAAAATAGACCTTTCAATCTACATGATAAAAGTATTGCTAGTAGAGTAGATAAGATAGCGATTAATAACTATTACTATACACCAGTAGTAGGCGATAAACTCTATACCGATACAGCTGAAGAATTTGAAGTAAAATCGTTTACAGCAAATGTCACTGTTGATCTTACAAATGTAATATCCGGGGCATGTGGTTCTGATTATACAATGTTATTAAAAAGTAATGGTGACCTGTATGCAGCTGGATCTAACATGTATGGTCAATTAGGTTTACCCGATACTATTGCTGGAGTAGAATATTTTACATTAGTAACAACGGGTGTTAAACAAGTAAGCGCTGGTCTCTATCATACTGTTATTGTTAAAAATGATGGTAAGGTTTATGTTACAGGAAGAAATAACTTTGGGCAACTAGGGTTAGGAGATAATGTAGATAGGCACGGTTTTACAGAATTGAGTATTGGTAGCTTACTTACAGTATTTGCTTTTGATAATCAAATAGCTGTATTAAGAACAACAGGTACCGTTGCAACATGTGGGTATAACATGGGTGGCGAGTGTGGTGTAGGTGACCTTAGTAACAAGATGGCTCTTACGGAAACAAACCTAACAGGTATTACCTTTATTGTTGTAACAGGTAGTGGTATAGCATGTCTTGATGCTGCTGGTAATGGATATGTTACTGGATTAAACACACAGGGTATGTTAGGTACTGGAAATACTACTCCAACAACTACTTTTATTAAAACAAGTACTACAGGTTTATTAAACTTAAGCATAGGCTATACTCATGGGTTGTTTGTAAAAGCAGATGGTACAGTAGTAGTTGTAGGTTCAAATACTTATGGACAAATTGGTCAAGGCGTGTTACCTAGTTCAAGTGCGCTATTAACATTACCTATTACTAATATTAAAAAAGCATTTGCCCCTAGATGGAGTAGTTTACTATTAGCTAATGACGGTAGTGTATATGCAGCTGGATTTAATAACTTTGGTCAAACTGGCCTAGAAGTTACAACTGCTAATATTACAGCATTTACATTAACAGGATATAAAGCTTCTGATATCATAGCTGGTCCAAACCATACATTAGTTATTAAAGCAGACGGGTCAATACTTTTATTTGGACTAAATGCAAGTAACCAACTTGGTTTTAAATCAAGAGATATTAACAAGATTTATATTAACACACCAAGTTTGTATTATCCGGATATGTATGTTACACCTGTTACTAACTTGGGACATGTACCTATTGGTGTACATCGTAAAGATGTTACTATTATAGCAGAGCCAGTTGTTCAAAATACAGGTGATTCTGATTTTTCAGCTGTTAATGATTGTGTTATTTCAGAGTCTACTCGTAATGTGATAGACAGTACATTACAATCAACGGCTAATAAGCTTTACATCAATAACCAGTATGTTGACTTAAAACTAGGTCAGCAACTTATAACTGAGAATAACGAAATTATTACCATAGGTAATATTGGTAGTGATGGTTCTGATACTGCTATATCTGGTATCAAAAGTATTATAGGTGCTACTTCAGGTGTGTTTGCTATTAAAGAAAACTCTGAGCTTTGGTATATAGGTTTAAACATCTACGGTGAAGCTGGTGTTGGCCATAATAGTAATCTAACGGAATGGGCCTATTGTGGTATTAAAGTTAGTTCAATTGCTACAGGTAAAGGATTTACATTAGCCATTAGAGATACTGATGGAATGGTTCTTAGTGCAGGTATTAATGTTTATGGCCAATTAGGACTAGGTACCGTTACTGATACTAATATCTGGAAAGAATCTAATTTTTATGCAACTCGTGTAGCTGCTGGTAATAACCATGCTTTAGCACTAGATCTACAAGGATTACTTTATGCTGTAGGTTTAAATAATCATGGACAACTTGGTATTAACTCATCTACTATTCTTAATAAGACCGTGTGGACAGCTTGTGTTCTTCCTCCTACTGTTTATACTGTAGCTGCTAGAATCTATTGTGGCGGTGATAGTTCTTACGTTATTAGAACAGATAGTGTGTTATATTCAGCCGGTAGAAATGATTATGGTCAATTAGGTATTAACACTACTACGGATGCTTTGTCATTTACGAATACGAGTGTTAGTGCCCTAGATATGGCAGCAGGTGATTACCATATTGTTGTTATTAAGGTTAATAATAAACTCTTTGGTTGTGGTCTTAATGATAAAGGGCAGTTAGGTATTGGTGTTGTTGGTAATAAGTCAGTACTCGTAGATTTAGGATTAACTGCTAGTAAAGTATTTTGTAATGCTAATGGTAGTTATATTAGAAAACTTGACGGTACATGGGCATACTCAGGTATTAATACGTATGGTCAATCTGGAAATGGGTTAACAGCTAATATCTTTACATGGTATACACCCGTTATTGTTCCTAAATATATTGCGTGCATGGGTTTGTCAACTATGGTTATTACTGAAGATGGCCTATTCTACGCCACTGGTAATAACGATGCTGGTCAATTTGGTAAACCTGAAATAGATGTTACTTTAACATGGGTAAAGTTATCGGTAACTAAACCATTTTTAGGTATGTGCAAAACAGGTTACTGGATAGCTCCTAAAGTAACTATTGCAAGAATACCACAAGCAGTGTACCCTATTAGTAGAGTATCCTTTAATGGTGTAGTAGCAAGTGCTAAAGAGGGTACGTATAACACCCCAAATGTTACTGTTATTTTAGAAGATACAGAGTTTTCAAACTCTAGAACACTAACAACATCTGTCGATATTCCGTACACTAACAGAGTGTATAAAATATTAGGCACTGTTTCAAAAATAAGTTGAGGTGATAAATGGTTACTGAACCAGTATTTGTAATAAAAAATGAAGATGCCGAAGCAGGCATCGCTTTAAAAATAAACCCGGATGCTGTTAGACCTGTTTATACCTTACCTCCGGAGACAGGTATTCTTATAACAAAAGAATCTGTAGTTGCAAATGTTAATTCTCTTGTAGATGCTAATGAAAAAGAATTAGTATCTATTACTAAACCGGTGATTCTTTCACCGGTCAGTGGTAAAGAATATAATCAAACAGGAATTCATTCTACACAGTATGCATGTAGTGATACCTATCTTGGTAAGCATACTGCTAGTGATTGGGAAGTGGCTACAGACTTTGATTTTAATAATATTGAAGTTAGTAGCTATAAAGATAGTTTAAATAAAACAACTTTCTTATTTACAGCAAAACAGCATCAAGCTACTTACTACGCTAGAGTACGTTATCGTTCCGATAACTTCTTAAGTGCGTGGTCAAGTGTGGCTAGATTTACTTCATCTTCTACATTCATAGGTAATCCTGTGCTAACAGTATCAGGTGATCAAAATGCTGCAAGTGTTAAACCTACTTTTTATGGTTCAGCTTTTGAAACCTATAATACTACGGATACACATCAAGGTAGTATGTGGGTTGTGAGTACTGATGCTGAGTTTAAAAATGTAGTTTATTCATCAGGTATTAGTACTACTAATCTATTATCATTAGAGTATCCAAACACATTACTTCCAGATGCTACCTATTATGCTAGGGTTATGTATTTTGGAGATACTTTAAACAGTTCATGGTCAGATACTATGGTACTTAAAGTAGGCGTTATGATGGATACACCTATCCTTGTAGCAAACGGATATGTTTATGAAGGTGGATCTATTGATATTAATATTATTAATTATGATTCAGCTGCTAAATACGATATTTATACAACAGCAGGTGAGTATGTTCGTAATAATGATATTGTGACTATCAAGGTTCCTAATAATCTTGTTATTGGTACTGAAGTTGGTGTTACTGTCAACATCATATGCTCTAATGCAACGACAGGAAAGATAGATAGCTTTCCAGGAGTGTGTAATTTTACTATTTTGAATTATCATACTACTGTAGATCAAAGTATCAGGATAGACGACTCTAACTTTAATTCCTTAGTTTCTAGTAAATCTACATTATGGATGAATCTAGATACAAATTTGTTCGGTATTAATAATAATATTAAAGATAGCAGTCACGTCTCTACTATTTCAAAATTTTATATCAATAATAAAATTTGTGATATCAAAGCAGGTGAAATACTTACTTGTGAGACAGGCGAAACATTCGCAGTTAAGACTGTAGAAGATGACGGCGCCGTTGCAAGTATTTATGATATTGTGAAAATAGTATCCGGAATGGGTCATGTTCTGTTATTAACTGCTAATGGTGATGTTTATGCAGCTGGTAAAAATGATAAAGGTCAGTTAGGTCTAGGTGATAAAATTGATAGACCTAATTTTGTAAGAACCTTTAGAGATGCTAAAGACATTGGTGCTGGCTATTATCATTCTATTGTTCATACAGTATTTGGGAATATAAAGTTATCAGGTTATAATATCTACGGCCAATTGGGTAATAGCAGCATATCGGATAGCGTTGTCTGGATTGGGCCAGCTGATGCAATGCCGACAGTAAAATCATTTAGTGCCGGATTATATCATACTGCCATCATACTAGATGATGGTTTAGGTACATTAATGGTAGCTGGAGGTAATACTGATGGTCAGCTATGTTCTTTTGTGTCCACAGGTGGTTATAGCGCTACATTTGTTAAGATAACCACAGGTATTGATAAAGTAGTTTCCGGACAGTACCATGTAGCATGTAAGACAACAGATGGTTATTATGCTGGTTTCGGTAGAAACTTGGAATATCAATTAGGTATGAACATTACTGGTAACAGAATGGTGTTTACTAAATCAACAACACATATTAACGATGTGTGGGCTAGTTCAAACTCTACTTATATTACAGATGCTAATGGTGTTCTTTATTGTGCGGGGTTAAATGCTGATGGTCAACTTGGCACTAACGATCTTATTAATAAGAATGTTTTTGTAACAACGAATCTTATTGTTGATAAAGTCTATCCACAAATGTATGGTGTTATTATTAAAACAATAGATGGTATCTTTAAGGCTACTGGTAGAAATACTAGCGGTGAGCTGTTAATAGGTACTAAAGTATCTACTCAGGTATTTACAAATGTTACTGAGAAAGCTTTGGATGTTATTGGTATTAACGGATATTCCAATCTATTAGTTACAAAAACAGATAAGCATATGTACGGTATCGGTCTTAATAGTAGTTCACAATTTGGTAATAACTCTACGCTACCATTGATATCTTTAACAGATATTTATGATAAAACTGTATACGGTTTGTATAAACCAGTATATTGGGTAACACTTGAAACTAACGCAACAGTTGTACCAGATCATTTTTATAGATCTGTCGTGCAAACTAATATGACAGATATTATTCAAAATACCGAAGATGATGATTTTGAAAAGATATCTACTATTACTACTACGGAGCCGCTAACCAATATTTTAAATACTATGTTGCAGTCTACTGCTGATAAGATATATATTTCTGATTTACTTAGTAATGTCAAATCTGGTAACAAGTTACTAATTAATGATGGCACCGTTATAACTGTAGATACTGTTTCCGATGACGGTTCTATAGTAAATATCCCAACAATTTCTAAAATGATTTCATATTCAAATCTAGGAACCTATGTTGTGATGTTGGAAGATGGATCAGTTTACACATGTGGTAGCAACTGGTATGGTTCCGCGGGAACAGGAAATATAGTAAATAGCGCAGGGTGGAATAAACTTAGCATCATAGCTTCAGATATTTTTAATGCGATAAGCGGTGTGTTTGTTGTGCGCAAAAATGATGGAAAAGTATTTGCTTTTGGTGGGAATGGCGCAGGTCAACTTGGTGTAGGTAACACAACAGCAGCTATCACAACTTTAACAGAATGTGTTGGTATTACCAATCCAACATACATGACTGGGTCAGGCTCTCATAGTGTAGCTATAGGACAAGACGGTAGACTATATTCAACTGGTTATAATACAGTTGGGCAACTTTGTTTAAATAACACCATTGATACAACGGTATTTACACCTACTAGCTATGTTGTAAAAGCCGTAGCATGTTCCTATGATAATACTTTGTTTATATCGATTGCAAATGAGTTAATGTTCGTTGGTAGGAATGCGAATGGCCAGGCTGGGTTAGGGAATACGATTGCTAAGACTACCCCTACGTTTACTAATATTTACGCAACTGATGTTAAGTGCGTTGGAGAGCTTTTTGTTATTAAAAAACTGGATGGGTTACTTTATTATGCTGGGTTGTTTGGATATCTTCTTAATGCTCTTCCCGGCACTATTGTAACTACATACACGCAGATATCAGGGTTATCGGATATAGTTTCTTTTGAAGTAAATGAGTCATCTGTATACGCCATTAATACAGAAGGTTATCTTTATACTTTTGGAAATAATCTACTTGGAAAACTTTGTTTGGGTACAACTAGTGATGTACTAGACGGGTTTCACTCTACTGGGTACAAATGTAAATTTTATAGTGTTGGTAGTTTTGGCGCTACTTTATTCTTAACTACTGGTAAAATCATTGGGTTTGGGTACAGATTTGATTATAACAGAGGTGATAACAGAATGTACCCAGCTGGCACACCTATCACACTTGATTATGCTTATCCATTAGGTGGATCTTATAAAGTTAATAAATGGATAACCGTTAAAGAAACACTTGCAAATGTTCCAACGGCTATTTATCCATTAGCTAACATCTATTTTAACGGAATAGAAGCTATACCTAATACGGGTATAATAAATAATGGTGTTGCTAGTGTTTGGCATGACGATATAGAGTTACCTTTATGTCGATCTATTGAAACAAAAGTAGAGAGACAACAAAGCGCCTTAGTTACATTGATTACAGCGAATCTAGAAAAAATAGGTTCAAAAGTTACGGTTAGTTAGGGGATTAAACCCCTAGCTATTTTAATGACAAATAATGATTAAGCTGATTAAAAATTTTAAACATTAGGAATATATCATGGGATATGAAAAAAAGATTGAACAGAATGGTGCTTTAGCCACAGTTGTCTATGAGAACAGCAATGGTGTTAGGGTTAGCAAGAGTAAGGGTGAGATTAGAAATGCTCTTGTAGCGGCTGGAATTGATCCTGAGGACGTATTAGCAGACATCTCGAATAGTCTTTCACTCATGATCTCATTAACATCTAGAATGTACGGCGTTATGCCGGAAGAACAAAAAGCAAATTTGTTACCTGCTGATAGAACTCTTATTGAATATGTCTTTAAGAAACATCTAGAGACAAATACAACAGCAGATCTTAAGTTGTCAAGTGAAGGTACTACTATGATTGATAACATCTTCACACGCTGGTCAACCATCACGAACATTGTAAACAGTATTAAAAAGTTTGTAACAACTGTTACTAAATAGACATCTTAAGATTATGGATATGATAGGACCATTGAGTCCTATCATATTCTATCCACTTTTTTTTAAAGGTTAACCTATGGAATTATTTACAGGGGCTGAACAAGAAATGGAGTGTTTAAAACTACCTGTTTCTATAGCTTTTAAACGTATTAACAAGAATAAACATGAAGAATTTGCCCATAAAGCAATTTGCTGGTGGACTAAGAGTGAACTCTATCATGTTGAAATAGTAATTGGTGATATATGGATATCATCCACTGGTAAGGGTACTCATGTTGAAGCTCTTAAAGAGGATCTTAGTGATTGGAACGTATTAGATATTGAGGATGTTGTGTTAACAAGAGAACAGTATAATAATGTGTTAGATTGGTTAAAAGATCATGAGCATATGAAATATGATTGGTTAGCTATTGTTATGTCACAGTTTATACCTATAGGTATTCAAAGTGATAAACGTTGGTTCTGTTCAGAGATGGCTACACGTGTATTACAACTTCTAGGATATCCACAGGTACAAGATGTAGAAGCTTATAATGTATCACCTGGTTATCTGGGAATGTTATTTAATTATAAATAAACAGTAAAGAATAATTACGTTTGTAGTTATGACTTAAAAAGGAAAGAGAATGAGTAAAGGACTAAAAATTAAGTCAGTAGGTGGCGGTAGTCTTACTATTAAACCTAGTGACAGTGCTGACGTAGTCATCACGTTACCAGAAAATGGTGGAGACTTAGCAGGAGAAAGTGATCTTACAGCGGGTATTGATGCTATTGTATCAACTACGGTTAGTAGTGTTGCCTTTATAGAAAAACCAGCTGTAACATCACCATTGTTAGACGCCATTGATTTTACAGGCGTGATAACAACAACACCTTTTAAGACTATCGGTAATTATAAGGGTCAACATTTATCAACTGAATGGAAAATAGCATTAGATGCTAACTTTACCAATATGGTTTTAGATAGCACAGATATTATTAATCTTGAGGCTATAACAATAGCGGCAGGTATAGGTGTAAAATACTTTATCAAATGTAGATATAATACTCCACTCTATGTTAGTGAATGGTCCGGCGTAGTTTCAGCTACTGGTAAAGGTATTATTATAGATGCTCCAGTTTTGAATACTGTACCTATATCAGCTATTGATCAGAATGGATTTCCTTATAAAGATGTACGTTTTAGGGATATCTCAGGATACGGTTATACTGAAAAAGATGGCGTGGCGCTAACTAGTTATGGTTTATATTTTATTTATGGAACATCTCTTGCTGATCTTAATACTAAGATAGCTGCATTTGATGCCGGGACTGCAACATGGGAAAGTCTTAGTCCTGTCAATAATAACATGACGATAGTACCAAATAGTTATGTTAGTACGGTTATAACACCTGATTATAATCAAACATTGTATGTTGCTGCTGGGTACACAGCTGTCTATGGAGCTTCTGCAGTATTGCATGGTAAATTCTCTTCACCTTTTACTATTACAGGATTGACACAACTAGTAGTTCCTGTTGTAGCAGGTGATTCAATTGGATATGAGTTTAATACATCTACATTGACAATAAGCAATTATTCTTCTAAAACAGATCTACAAGGGTATACCATTAATGTAACTCTTGGATCAATCGTCAGAACAGGCAATACTTTAAAATGGTCACTCCCAGCTGTAACAGCAGATACTCAAGCGACTATAACTATCAGTAATTATAGTTTAACTTCAGCTGTAGCGACAAGTCCTGTTTATAGTAAAACTATTACTGCTAAGAACGTCAATGGTACCATAACAACCAACTGGGTTGAAGATGTTTATAGACTTAGATCAGGTAACCTTATTGCTAGAACAGCTGCTGATACACATAATGGTGCTACTGCAGGTGCTGCTATGGTTGATATTTTAAACCATACTAAAACATCTACTACCAGTACATTATATGTAGATGACAGAGGTTTTAAAATCAAATCAGGTGATATGCTTATTAATGAAATAGGCGATGAAGTTATTGTTGACACGGTTGTTGATGATGGTGTGAGAGAGTATGTTTTTGATAACACAACTTCTAAAATATATGCAGATAATACTCATGGTAATGCTGCAAGTACAGGATGTGTTGTTAAGAGTGATGGGACACTATACTATGGTGCATTTACTAAGTATAACCCTAGTGTGCAGTTTAATGCTGAAGAAGGTAAAAAGTATCTTGATGATACATGTAACTTTATTAAGTTACCTTTTAAAGCAAAGTATGTTTATTTTAATTCACATATAGCTGGATCAGGTTATGCTATTGATAGCACAGGTTGTTTATGGACTATAGGTAACACAGCTCCGTTTTTCTATGCCACAGGGTATACAACACCAACTATGAATACATGGAGAAAAACTCAAACGATCGTTATTGATTTCTACAACAGGTGGATTATTGGTAATGACAATAATATGTATGATGTGTTTGCTACTAATATTACAGCAATTGCTGTACGTGTTTGGAGAATCGTAAGAGGCTCAAATGCAGATTTACCTGTTATAGGGTGTATTAGTACAGAAGCAAATACATTATATGTAAAAGGTATTAATACCTATAGCCAGTTAGGTACAGGTAATAATACAACAGCAGCAAATTTTGTAAGTACAGGACTAAGTGTAGTAGATGCTGTCTTCGTAGGAGATGAAAACAATATTTATGGTACCGTGTGTATTGAACAAACAACGAATCTCGTTAAAGTAGCCGGTACTAACTCATTATTTCAATTTGGTGCGTTATTAGCGACCAGTACTACGTATTTAAACTTTACATCATTAGGTATACACGCTACCCATTTATATTATCTTATTTATGGCCATGCTTTACAAACTGTTTCAAATGGTTTATACATATCTCCTAACGCAATAGATCCTGTAAACGCTACCTATAATTCTACCATAGGCTGGAAAACAACGGCATTAGCGTGTACTGATTTGAATTCATACGCTGCGTTAATGAGCGACGGATATTGGTATGCTAACGATAGCTCCAGAGATGGTTGCTGGTATGGTAAAGGTGACTCAAGAGCTAACTATAAAATAACTCCTAACGCAAACTTCACTACGCCAACAGGGGTATTCGGTAGAATAAGTGATTTAAATCCTTATAAGCCTAACTTATATGTAACATCTAAAACACCTTACTTCGCAGCAGTTCCTAAACGTTTATTTGTAGCAGACACACAGTTCAACATCTATGTTGATAAACATACAAATACTGCTACCAATATTAAACAGATTGGTTGTTCTTATTCTGAACTGTATATGAATATTCTTTATAAATATCCGCTTACAGTAACGAATACTAATACCACAACTAGCTTTAGGGTGAATGGTAAAGAGATTGATGTTAATGTAGGGGATAGAGTTGTAGATGTCAATGGTAACATACGTAATGTTGCGGCTGTTTCTAAATCAACTTTGACAAAACAACCTTTTTGTCCATCAATAGGTCAAAACATAATAACCTCCACAGATTTTAATTCTTTCATATCTGCAAGTGATAAAACTTATGAGTTTAAAACAAATGGCTACTATGATGAAGGATCTGTAGAAGGTATATCTCCTTATCCATTAGTGTTTAAGAAAATAATGAAAAATCAGTACGTTACATTGGCACTTACTACGGATGGTGTCTTATACGGTAAGGGTTCAAATATGCAGGGTGGACTAGGTGCCGGGCCATATTCATTAACCTATACTAATTTCACACCACTTGGTATGACTGATGTCGTAGATTTCTGTTTAAGTTACACTTCCACATTTGTACTTAAATGGGACGGGACTGTTTATGTAACAGGTGGTAATGATAATGGTGAATTAGGTATTAATGCTATTGATGAATATGGCGATACCGTGACAGTATACGGGTTCACACCTATAAGTATTAAAGCAACAGCTATAGCCGCAGGGTATAATAACTTTGCTATGATAGGAACAGCTGGCGATGTTTATGTTGCCGGATCAAATCAATATAATGCTTTTTTAAATAGTGGTTTTGCAAACGGCAATGATGATAATCATCCCGCATTAACACTGCTACCATTTAAAGCAACAGCTATAGCATTAAGCAGGCATAACCTAGTGATGATAAACCAAAGTGGTTTTTTAGTCGGCACAGGCGTTGGTAAATATCTTGGGGTTGGTTCTACAGAAGGGTATAGTTCTAATATAACTACTAGTATTAAACCTAAATATATAGTAGCGGGCGAGAGTTGTACTGGGTATATTACAGATACTGATGACTTTTACGTATCTGGCAGTAATACCGCCGGTGCTATTATAAATACTAATATATGTGATACCGTTACTATACTATCTACATATACATTAGTGGCATCTGGTATTAAAACTATTAATATTAATGGTTATAACATGTTTGCTGCTAGTTATACTGGAGAAATTATAGGATCTGGTACCAATGGTTCAAAACTTCTAGGTAACACTGGACCATCTACGTCACAGCCATTTAAAAGAATAACAAACTCTCTTACGGATCCTGATAGTAATCTTACAGCGAAATTTAATTATCGTGATAAGTATTACAGTGTTTATACGATTACGGTTGATACACCATTCCCTAGTATACCAACTTCATTGCACATCTTACCGAAGATGGAAATAGAAGGTATCGTGGATACAGTTAGTATAACAGGTGCCGTTACTAGTTCTGGTGTTGTTACTTCAACATTTGCTACTACCGAATTTTCTCCAGTTGAGGCTGCTAGATTATTCTTTAGAACGCATCGTAAAGCAGCAATTACAAGTTTAAATTGTTCTTTCTATACAGTAAGTTAGCGGGGTAATTCCCCGCTATAATTTAAGGATCATATATGCAAATAAAAACAAATGGAAACATTTCAAACATCAATATCGGATCTATTCCAGATGATAGAGAGATCATTTTTAGCTCAAGTTCGATATCTCCTATTACTAAAAGTACTTTGGGTATTAAACTTAGTGGTTTAACTATAAAGAATACTGTGGTGACTTCTCCTATTTCACAACCAGAGATTATTGATTCTGAGAAATTAGGATATGTATCTACATCTTCTTATGCTGTGAGCGACGGTTTTGTAGAACCCCATGTTAGTACAAGTTGGATCATTAGTTCTACATTAGATAAAGCAACTGCTGGAAATGGTGATATCGCCAATGTTGCTAAATCAACAAGTTATTTAACAGATTTTCCTAATAGTTTATTAAACTATGGTGGCACGTATTTTGTTAAAGCAAAACATCATAGTGCGAGTTATGACTCCGATTGGTCTATTGTTAAAGAAGTTAGTATTACTGATAAGTATATACAAACACCAACCATAACACTTGTTGATTCTAACATACTCGCGGCAACTCTCTCACCAGTTTTAACAATTACGGCATTTAGAGCTGAAGGATTTACAGATACTCTTAAGGCTATTACTGTATTAGTAAGTGAAGATAGTAACTTTACATATGGCGTACCTTATACGGTAACAACACCAACGATTACCTTAGAAGCATTAACACCTGGTACTGAGTATTTTGTTAAAGCAAAAATGCTTGGAGAGACACTAGAATCTGAATGGTCAGATGTTATTAGTTTTACAACAATGTTTAAAACAGAGAAGCCAGTTATAACAGGTGATACATCAGGATATGAAAACAACGTAGTTGTTATTACGATTACTAATTATAACCCTGAATTGTTATATTCTATATCTTTAACAGGTGGAACCAGTGAACAAGATGGTGATAAGATAAATTGGAAGTTACCTGTTGTTAATACTACAATCGATACCTATACTGAAACACATACTTTACAAGTTGTAGCTTTGAATCTCAAAGATTCATTAGGCTTAAGCGATATTACAAGTCATGATGTGCTGGTAATGAATATTCCTGCCAGTGTAGACTATTTGTTTAATTATCCTACAGTTATGGTAAATGGATTTCATTCTGCTGTTTCAGGTATGAATAAATTTATAACAACAAAAACGATTGATCAACCAGAAAGTGATACTCCATTTGTTTCTGTTAGAGATATTATCTGTGTCGAAAATGCTGTTACGATACTTGATCCGTTACGTAGAAGTTTTGGGCCTACGACTATTTTTAACTATAATGAAAGTGTCTATATTCCTAAAGCAGGTGATATTCTCTTTACAGATACGAGTGCAATGTTATACGTTCTAAGTGTTGATATTGAGAATAAAACATTTACAGTTAACAATGAGGTGGCAGTTTACAGTAAGATATTTAAACCTGCTAGTATGAATATAGGTATAGATACAGCTACTATAGTAAGAGCTTCTTATGTTGATGGTTTATTACAAACTTACTATGGTGAACTTGTAGTAGAAGAGACGTACTCATTAACACTTATTGTCGAGACATTAACTGGAAACACTGTTATGAATGTTTCTGGATCAATTTGTAAGAAGGCGGTGTAATATGGGTAACATACTCTTATACGGAGATAATAATAAAAACACTACAACTATTATTGTTCCAGCAGCAGGCGGGGATTATATATTCCCAACTACTAATTTAGTATCAGAAGATTCTGCTGCTTTAGAAGTAGTGAAACGAACAAATGATGTTTTAGTAAAAGTAGGTGGAATATCTAAACCAAGTATCATAACTCCCCTTGTTGGTATATTAGGATTTACAGGTTATGTAAAAACTGATGATTTTAGTTTAACAGGATCTTATAAAGGTCAACATGTTAATACTGATTGGGAGTTAGGTTTAGATCCAGATTTTGTAAATCTTATGGATAGTAGTTATAACAATGCTACTGATTTAACGGCACATACATTTAAAATAACAGATCCAAGTTATAAAGTATATGTAAGATGTAGATTTAGATCTGGTACATATACCAGTGATTGGTCTGATACTGTTCAAGTCACAACGGTGAATGCCTATATTGCTACTCCTGCTTTAACAGCAACGGATACCAGTGATGCTAGTAATCATTTGTTTACTATTAACGGAACAGTATTCGCACCTGTTAACGTTGATATGGAAGCTCATATTAAAACACGATGGGTTGTTAGTTTAGACAGTGATTTTAAAACAACTCTGTATGATGTTAAAACAACAGATTTAGTATCAACTGTTTTAGGTAAAACAGGATCTATTAATATTGAACTTCTTAGAGGTAAGACTTACTATGTCAAATGTAAATACATGGGTGAATTTTATAACAGCGGGTGGTCTAATACGGTAATTATTTCTGTAAAGGCTATAACAATTGCCCCAGTTGTAACAGGTCCAGCCTATGGCGTAGAGGGTACTACGGTTAATGTTATTATTAACAATTTTAATCCTAACTATAAGTATACGGTATTAAAACAAACAGGTAGCTACGTTATAGACAGCGGAGTCATTAGTTATACTTTACCCTATGTTGACAATGATACTGACATTACTTTATCTGTTATTGCAGAAGATGTTATAGCAGGTAGTTTAGAATCACCACATACTGATTTTAAAATCAGAGTTCTTAATAGAGCTTTTGTAGCTGATACTAGTTTAGTATTTGATCCTACCACGTTCTCTACAGCTATTGGTAAAACAAATATGAGTTTTGTTACTAGTGGTATGACGTTTAACAAGAATATTAATATTTTCAATAATCATCTTGTTTCTTCTAAAGATGTTATTTGGATTAACAATAAACTTATTAATCTTAAACCAGGTGATATTCTTATAGATGATTTAAAAAATGAGATTATTGTTGGCACTGTTAAGTTTGCTGGTGATTATATCAATACTAATGGTGGGTATTATGGAACCTATTGGATAGTTCCTGCTATACCTATAGATAGAGTTCCGTTAACACTTTATTTAAAGCATGGTCGAGCTGTGAGTAATATCGCTATGCAAAGTATTACAGAAAAAGACTTTGTAGGCTTTGGGTCATTTACCGTAACTGAATCAACCAGTAACGCATTGGTTTCAGTATCAGATGATAGAAAAACATTAACGTTAAATATTCAACCTTTTGTGGATATGGTATTGCATACTAATCTTGATACTTATTTAGTAGCTACTACTAACGATGTTGATGGTAAGGTAACATTAAATGATCCGTTAGACCAGGGCGTTACTGTTATTAATGCATTAACATCAGTGGTCATTAATAATGAGTCTGCGACACCTCTAAGTTCTACTTATAGTAATGATGGTTTAACTATGACAACTACATTTGCTGCGGGTGAGCTTATTAGTACACGAACACTTCTTGTTGAGTTTGAAGTTCCTAACAATCATACTCTTGAGATTGTTAATATTCCTATTACTAAACAAGGGTAACTATAGAGCGCAACTGCGCTCTATAGTCTCTTTTTAATTTTTTAATCTTAATATAAAGGAAGTAAAATGGTAGATATTACAAATATAGATAGTAAGATAGCTAGCATCAGTGACAAGTATAAATATGTTTTAGATTATCTAAAAGATGCAGAAGGTAATGTTGTTGAACGTAATCCAGGCGAATCTGATATTACTGCACCTTTAGGTGTTTATAGAAAAGAACATCCTAATGCTGATGTGTTTGTGTACATCGATAGTGTTGCTAAAGCAGTAACAAGTGATCCATCAACAGCATGGAGCGCTTCTACTATTGCTAAGGTAGATAGTTTAGTAGATAAGAAAGTATGTTATTATTTAGCATATCTTTATTACAGTGATTTTTATAAATCTGCCGCATTAGATTATTATGATGCTGAAGTAGCTATTGCTATTGTTAGTATTTATGCTAATAGTCCATTGCTATGTAACACATCAGTTCAAAAAGCGGTTAACACCATGGGTGTTAAGAATTATATACATCTTGATAATGGCCCTCTTAAAGTAGATGGCGGTGTTGGTTCTGGTACTAAAAGTGAACTAACTGAAATTGATGGATTATCAAAAGATGTTAATTACTCTTTTAGACTTTTGATTCTTCACCATGTTAAAACAGGATACCTTACATTATATCTTGGTAATATTGATAAATTTTGTACCTTTATTAAAGGTTGGTTTAATCGTGTTGATAACTTATTAGCACTATAAGGAAATAGTATGGGTGATACAGTAACCACAACAACAACTGCAGCTGAAACAGCTGTAGAAAATAATTACCCTTATTCTTCAGCAACAGGATTAGATCCAACTGTAGGAGTAACAGATGGTGTAGTAGATGTTACTACACGTATACGTAGACCGAACTTTGAAACAATAGCTCAAAACCTAGCAGCATTTCCTTCTAGAGAATTATATCCTGAAGCTAATTTAAAAGTAAAAACATTCTATATAACAGCAACATCAACAATTACATTAACAACAGATTGGCGTGTTAAAGGCACTGTTGTTAAAACATTAGCAGGGGATACTGGTCTTACAACAGGGTTAACTAAAACCGTTGTAAGAGTTAAAGGTAAGGTTAAGGATACGGTTTACAGCTAAACCATTTTAAATGAGACATATTGTCTAACATTACGTAATGATTATGATTAAAAAGAGGTGAGAAATGGCAGGAATTTCATTTACTACTGAGGCAGTTATTGTTGATGGTGTAAGTACTAGTTTCGCAGGACTCTATAGCGCATCACAAGCTGCAGGAAATACGTTAGTTACAAAGTCAGGTAGTATTTATGTGGTTAACGCTAATATTGTTTTAAAGAATAATGCTAAGTTATCAGATACCTCTAAAACGGTCTCTATTCTAGGCGAGTCATTCGATATACAATATGGGTCTACGTTTCAAGTCGGTACCAAATACAGTAACTCATCTGTAGGCAATGGCTGTACCATTTCGATGCCTAACCTCATAAATGAATATGGCTTTGGAGGTCTTGATCCGACTAACTCCGGTAACTTTTTATGTTATGGGTCGATAGTAGATGCTTATTGTTATTGGAGCTTCTTTAAGGGAACTAACATTGTTGATATCATTCAGTCTACGATTGACGGTTATGGTAGGGTCTCTGGTCCTACTAGTGCATTACGCACAGTAACTATTAGACGTGCTCATGGTAAATACGGTGCTTTGTTACCTTCTGATAATATAGCAGCCTACAGCAATGTAACCATTCTAGACGTTGATGCTTATAATGTTGCTGACGATTTACCGGATTTAAGAAACCTATATACATTAGATGGTAATACTAGCACGACATCGTCGAGCATAGATATTTACTATGTTGATGCGAAATATGCCTATTCAGACTTGTTAACTGTTTTGGATTCAGAAGTAAGTAAACCCATTAAGTTATATGGCGGAAGCGTTGATAATGGGTATAACATTTCTAGATCGGATCCTAACAAGAATGACTTTTATCATTTGTTAAAGTTTTCACCGTATATTCAAAATACGGATGGTGTTAGATTAACAAAGATACCTGTTGTTATTAAAAACAAGTTAGGGGTTGTTGAATTCAGTGGTGTCACAGGTGATGACGGTTCCATAGACGTGTGGCTAACCCGATATCAAGATCTAGCAGGTCCAACTGTTGGAGAGTACCTTACGCCGCATACAGTAACAGTTACCTATAACGGTGAGGATATAGTTTCAATTGTTAATATGACTGATAACTTAGAGGATTTTCCTTTAATTATGCACCCACAGTTGACTATTAATTCTGACAGTTTAGCGACATTGCTTACAAGTGTTGTTATGGCGGCTAATACGAAGTTAGAAGAAGATCTAGGTCTTATTTCAAATGCTACTAATACAATCTTATTAGCAGTGAGTGATAAAGTAACGGCTACAGATACTATTCTTAAGCGTAATGGTATTACTATAAAGTTATAAAGTTATTTAATTTAAAAAACTCTTTTAAAAGGTATGACACAATGAGAAAACAAAATATCCCTTTCGGAATTCTTATCGAACTTTCACCAGATGCAACTGGCTTGGCTGCAACATTCCTAGCGAAATATCGTTTACAAAATGCAACAGGTGAATGGACAACTTTACCAGGTACATTTGTTGAACTTAAACCAGGTACTTATGAACTTGCTGCAACATTTACAACTGTTGGTACATACAACGTTCTTCTAGAGTCTAGCGATGCAAGCATTGATAGTAACTCTATGGTTCTTGTTATTGGTAAAGCAAGTATTGATGATGTTTATGACGTTGTTACTGCTGCAAGTACAGAGATCGGTCTTATCAAGGACAAAGTTAACTCTTTGGATACAACCGCACTAAGTACAATTCAATCAGGTGTTTCTAACGCTATCTCATTGCTTAACGAATTAAGCAATATGGTTGGTAATACTGAAGTTGCAAGTATTACAGCTCTTAAAGACTTGTTGATCGCTATCGGTAATAGTGAAGATGCCCAAACTGGTCTTATCAATGCTATCAGAAGTATTTCTGACGGTATCAAAGAGATCTTGATGGGTCAAGATCAGTTCCTTGCTGATGGTACAACTCCAAACCCTAACTACCAAGCAACTAACGTTGAGCTTAAAGCTTTAATCGTTGCTTCTGTTGACGCTATGAAAGCTGATATCACTGCTGCTCAAGCTGCTATTATTGCAGATGCTCAAGCTACACGTGATCTTATCGTTACTAAACTTACAGGTGTTAAAACTGTAGTTGACGCTAACGCAACTCTTCTTGGTGACAGTACCGCAGGTCTTGTTGCTATTAGAGCTGTTTTAGATCAAATCGCTACAAACACTGCAGGTGGAACAAATACAATCATCGACGCATTGAACAATGCTGAGAATGGTCTTGCTGTTCTTAAAGCACAAACTGTTAGTATCCTTACAGCTATTGCTGGTGTTGATACTAAAGTATCAAGTATTGCTACAGACGTTACAGCTCTTAAAGCAGCTGGTGGCGCTTCTACCAAGATTTCAGTCGTTATGTAATCTTTCAACACAGGGGTCACAACCCCTGTGTGATTTTTTAAGTATAAAGGTGTCGTATGAGCAGTATAATTTTCACATGGAATGAAAACACACAAAACATTATCACTATCACGGCTGATGCCACCGCTAAGATTAAGGCTGCTTATAAGAAAAGGGGTTCTTCGGTGGCCTTTAAAGAGATTAGTGAAGAGCCAACCTATCGCGGTGAGAATATCTGGGAGATAGCCACTTCCTTTAGTCTTGGAGAATACATTATCTGGGTAGAAGCAGAAATAACCGGTTCCACTTACGATGATTACAGTTTATTAAAAGTTATAACACCTGCAGATACTACTATAAACGATTCCTTATTAACATTGGAAGATAAAGTAAGTCTGTTAGAAGATGTTATCACATCGTTACAAGAAACAATAAAAGCAAAAACAAATATTAAAGCCGTAGGTTAATACGATGCGTTACAATAACACATTTAAAGTAACCGAAACCCCTACTATAGTATTACCAATAGCGATCAATTACCTTAGGGTAAAAGCGTATAAATACAGTCTTGTTGATGGGCTTATTTTGGTAGACTTAGTAGTTGATAAACAGAAGTTATTTAATTTTTTCACATTAACAAATGTTGAAGCAGATACCTATTACATTATAGTCTATACAGGTGGCTTTGAAGTTATACGTGTTGGTAATCCTCCTATATCTTATTTTGCCTATTGTGAGGATGTCAGTATTACAGAGTTACCTTATACTCAATATGACTATACTGGTAATATTATTAAATCTGGTACGTTAACAAAACTAACAGATTATGTTTATGGTATGTTAATAACAGAGACTGTTAAAAGCTTTGTTACAACAGATAATACCTTAACAACAATTACCTTACCAAGCAAGTTTATATTAGCTAACAACTATTCACAAGGTGAAATATTACTACAACGTGGTAGATGGCAGTTGATAGCAATACCCGAAGCAGGTAAAGTGAAAGATATCTTCTTAGATAGATTAGCTAAACAAGAAGGTGTTGAAGCATCAAGTATGATAGACTTTGTTAGTGCGTATCCTGGTAGTGTTAATAAGTATCTTACTTATGTACCTGGTTTTACCAGTACTACAAGTGAGCATAATTTTGATCTTATGCTAGTAGATGCTGGGCATAAAGAGATAACAGGATTCTGGGTAAAGTGTAAAGAGTGGTCACATACAACATCTGATATCGTATTCTCTTGGAGTAATACTGAAAGTGAGGTTGTCTAATGGCTTTATTTACACTATTAACAGGTAATATTATTGATGTTAACAATAATCCTGTATCTAAATTTAGATACAGGGGGTACCATAAAGAAACTAAGACATGGTCTGGATGGTATAGTAACAATAACGAAACACAGTATAACTTCAATATGGGCGATGCCGCGTGGTTAACACCTGCCGGTACCGTTAATAGTGGAGACACTGTTTATATTGTTGTTGAAACTTTAGAAGATACTGTAACTGCTAGAGCTTTTGCTATGATAAGTTTAACATTAACAAATGAAACTAGCTATGTTAATGATATTCAATTACTAAAATGTATCAAACCTAACGTTATTGGACTATGGTCATTACAGTCACCTACAGATGGTATTACACTTGTAACCGATGATTCACACCCTGGATGGAAAATCTATACAGGTCGTGTCGGCGAGAGTATTGATGTAGTTGAAACTTTTAACGATAACAGCACGTGGAAGTATAACAATGTAGTACACTATCATACATTAGTTCATGATGGTGTTGATATTTTTTCAGATAGACTTGGTGTTGCTAGGACAATGTATGATTGGGGCGATAGTTCTTTTGTTACTTCTAATACAAATGTGTTTGCTTATGTTAGTAATGGAGCTGATAATGGCTACTATACTATCAACGCTAGGATTACAAACTTAGCCGGATTAACAACTACAGATACTGTTTATATTAAGGTTAAAAATAATGTTCCTGTACTAGTTTACACATGGGAACCTGTTAATCCTACTATAAAAGATACTTTCATTATTACAGGTACTATAAAAGATATTAACAGTTCTATTATTACCGCTAAACATTATTTTGATAATGTTCTTATCGTTAGTAATAAGAAACTTTCTCAGAACTGGGAACAATCTTTAGGTGTTAAATATGTGAAAGAGCATATAATCAAAGGTGTTGTAAGTTGGTCAGATGGTTTTGCAGCACAATCTTTTGAGGTACTTGCTACGATAACAACCTTAAATATTCCTCCTAAATTTACAGTAAGCGAAGCACCTTCTGATACAGTAGGCTCTATACGTTTAACGTGTAATGATTTAGAAGATGTTGATGGTGTTACCAGTAACATACGAGTGCGTTGGGAATTATATTTTAAGACACCTGTTGATAATGATTATAAGAAGATCTTTGAAACAGCTTATCCTACAAGTACTAATAAGCGTTATATCGATATAGCAGTTGATACTGCTGGTTCGTATAAAGGTATTTGTTATGCTATTGATGAAGCAGGTGGAGAAACGAATAATTATGTTGAATTTGTTATAACGGCTGTGGTAAGTGACGCTGATAGCGAAGCTTGTAACAAGATAGAGTGGGAGTAGATAGATGAGATATATTAAAGGTGAAAAAGCTATACTTGTAGGTATTTTTAGTAAACCAGGATTAACAGTCACTATGAAAATGATCGTATTAGAAGGTGATAATCTTGTTGAGCTAACCAGCAATATATGTGTTGAGAGTGAACATATGCCGGGTGTCTATATGTTTAGTACAGAAAACATTAAAGATGATTCTATCGTAACTGACTGCAATATACTAGCTGAGATGACAAATACGGCAGATGAGACGATGAAGCGGTACGGTAAGATATCCTTTGGTGGTGGCTTTAATAATGATACTGTCGTTGATCTTACAGAGATAAAAACACTCCTTATGACTTTAACAAGTGACATAGAAGAGTTGATCGCGGAGGTATCATAAATGGCTGCTCGTATTGAGATACTAGATCTTAAACTAGAAGACCAGGTTGATCATATTTGGACAGATTGGGAGATAAGTACAACCTTAGCTTTTAATGCCGTTGTTGCCAGATCAACTATGGACAAAGTGAATAAAACAGACATTATGTTTCAGCAGGTATTTAACCCTAATGTTAAGTACTATGCCAGAGCAAGAGCATTATTAAGTACAGGTTATACAATATGGGGTAACATTGATGTTACAAGACCAAAACGTGTTAACGATATTGGTGACAATGATGATATCCCTAGCAGGATAAGTATCCCTGTTATTACTACGGATAGTAACGATCTTGAACACGATATTACCTTATTTAAAATAAGTGTAACTGGGTTCAGTGCACTGGGTACAGCTAACCATTCTGCTACATCTTGGTTTATAGAAACACTAGAGGGTGTTCCTATTTGGAGTAGAGTATTTGAAGAAGTCGATATGTTGAATATACTGGTTGATGATGTTATCCTTGAAAGTAATACAGCTTATCGTATTAAAGCTATGTTTCATAGTAGTTCTAATGATGCATCACAAATGGTTAGTAAAACAATCAGAACTTCTGATAGTAGTACTATAGAGTTAGCAACTTATCTTGATGATATTGATATTACAACAAGTGTGTCTTTAGAGATCAATTCTGTTGATAACGCTACAGGTTATACGTATGAGTTACTAGAACTAGATCGTGGTCTAGTGACACAATTATGGAGCGCTAGTAGTACTGAGACGACAGCTATTATACCTGCTAACATTATGATTAACGCAAGTGTTTATATTCTGCGTATTAAAGATAATTATACTAATGTGTGGAAATACTTTACCTTTACAACTCAACCTCTACAGTAGACCCTAGGGTCTACTGTAGAGTAGTGAGTCTCCATTTTTTTATAAAGATACATTATAAAGGTAGATTAAAATACAAGATCAACTACAGCAATGTAGTTGATCTTGTACGATTACGGAAATGATTATAGTGGTGAAAAGCAGTGGGACACATCATTATCCCACTGCACTAACCGAAAGGAAATATAATGAAAGAAGCTTCTTTCATTAAATATATCACTACTCCTAGTAGAGAAAAAATGGTACTTGCCTATATTGGGTTCTTTGCAATAGTTGTATTAATACTGTCTACTATAGCAGTGTTAATATGGGTTATCCTTATGTTAAATAATATTATTATCATAGACGAAAAAGAACGTTTTATGGTATTAACACTAGGATACGGTAGTATAGTTATTATAGCTCTAGGTCTGTATAACAGAGCGGTGTTAGCACCGCCTAAATTAGATCAAAGAGAATGCTTGGTTAAAGCCTATCGTATGTACGGATTGGACCAAATAAATGAAAACGACCTTATGGCTATTAAAAAGTCATATCTAAATAGAAAAAATATTAGAGCTATTATGAAAATGGATATACCATTTATAATAGTATGGCTGGCATTGAATGCCCCAATTGTTTTTGTACCAGTTTTTCATTGGCCACTAACGTTAGTTGTAGTTTCTCTTTACAGCTCTTATATACTGTCTGTAATAACAAAGTATGAACAAACTGAGGATACACTAACAATGATTTTAAATATACACAAAAAAAGGATACATAATGTTTTTAATTAAAATAGTAAATGGGAAAGAAAATAAATTAATCAAATCAGGTGAATCTTATACTTCAGTAATACAAAACCAAGGTTTTGATGTTATTGTAAGTTTTGGGGATTTTAACAACGTAGAAATACTTACTGATGTTAAACAAGTATGCGCTGGTTATACACATTGTGTTGCCGTAACAACAGATAATAAACTCTATGGTATCGGTAACAATGTGAGAGGACAACTAGGTCTAAAAGAAACACAGAATGCCAAAGGTTGGTGTTTCTTAATGGATAACGTAGCAAGTGTTCATACTGGGTTAACAAATACGATTGTTAAGAATTCTGAAGGTTATACCTACGCTACCGGTGACTTTAGAAAATCTGATCCAGTGCTCGGTGTGTTGAAAGAGTTTAAAATGATTTTACAAGATAAAATAGCTTAAAGGTAGGAATATAATGGTATATGGCAAAAGTGATAACATTCTAATGATTAAAGATATTGTTGCGGCTGGAGATGACCATGTCGCAGTTCTAAAAAATTGGATGGATGCTACGGCATTAACAATTCTGAATAAATGTAATGAAGAGTGCGGTGTGGAATTACCATATAACCATCGACATGATGATGTCGATCTGGATACCGATATTTGTATAGAAATAACTACTGAAACTAGTTATCATATGATAACTAGTGAGTCAGGTGAGCAAGAAATAATCGCAGCTCTTGGTGGTTTCGGAGTCTATATCAAAAGTAAAGAAAGTACCAATATTCATCACGTTCACATTCCAGAACAATTTCCATTACCTGAGGTAATGATAAAACTCTGTGAAGAAATTAATATTATCTTAATGAAAACTCTTACTGGTGATTCAGATTCAAGACTTTTAGCTAATGTTGGATTAGCTACTATTGAATTAATGGAAATGATCTCTAAGTGCGTGGCGAGGTTAAAAAAATAAATAGGAAAGGAATAAAGATGACGACCTCTAATTATAAGGTGGCTAAAAATACAGTAGAGTACTATAAAAGTCTAGGTGAACAACCTATCACTTTACCGGCAGATATCTTAGCTAATCTTCTTGAAAAGAATTTAGATATGCTTATCGAGCTTGAGATGACAAGAGAGCATTCTTCAAAAGTAGTTGTAGATTCATTAGCAAAAGGACTTGCTAAGAGTGGTGTTCGTATTGTTACACCAGAGGAACTAAAAGATGATTTAACTATCACAGGTAATATTATTACAGATGCTGGTGAGATTCGTTCTTTAGTAATATCTAAAGAACGCTATCGTAGCAAGTCTGAAGACACCTTAAAGGAACTTAACCGTCACAAAGATAAGATTGTAGATTTGAATCGTAGAATTGATTCTATGCTCATTAAGGTACCTTTAAAGACGTCGTCGTCTGGTACAGAAACAGCAGCCTTTGCAATAGCAGTCTTTACAGATATCGTTGGAAATACTTTAGACAAACACGCATAACAAGAGATAGCCTAGGCTATCTCTTGTTACTTTGTTATTTTTTTCTTAGAGAGGTAAATGCTTATAAGTCTGCCCTGTGACACAACGATTAATCGTACTAGTAGAGACATTAAAGTCTTTTGATATTATTGTATCTCTTTCACCTGCTTTTGATCGTGATCTGATAACCGCAACATCTTCATCTGAAAGTACTTTCTGATTTTTAATATTACCGGCTTTAACTGCTTTTTCAGCTTTAATCTGAGTTATAGTAGCTTTAGCTTCTTCTAAAGCAGTTTTAAATTTATCTGCTTTTAAAATAGCATCACCTGCTGTTTTTGATAAACTTGCTTTTTCAGATTCAAGTCGTTTACGCATACTGTCCATAGCTTTTTCTAACTCATTGGTATCTTTAGTATGCCCTGCTATAAGTTTATGCATTTTTATATCTGCACATCTTACATGCTCAGTATGCTCTATCTTAAGAGCATCATAAGCTATTGCTAATGCTTCTTTCTCTTCAAGGAGTTGTTTATACCCGTGGTCTTTGGTACAGTCAGAAACATTAATAAGAAAAGTAATAAAATGTTCTGTCTTTTGAAAAGGTAAGTTTTTTAAAGCTTTTACAGCTGTGCTAATATTAGTAGTAATTGTTTTACTAACATCATAAGTGAAAGCCTTAATAAATTTATCAACCATAGAACCACACTCGGCCATGTCGTGCTCAAAATGTTTATTCTTTTCAACAGCCCCATCAAAAGCATGTTTATGCTGTTCTGCTGTCATTCCCGATTTCAACATTCCTTTACCATAAATAAACCAGGCGAATAATTCGCTAACGTAACTACCTGTAGACTTAACAAAACCACGCATAAACGCTCCTTATTGAGTAAGTATATCAATTAACTAGTATTAGTTTTGAAATACTTATAAAGATATATTATAAAAGTAATAACAAGAGATTGTTATAATAAAATCTAAGGGAGATCCCGTGAAAAAGAAAATTGCTGCTGTCGTTAGCAGAAAGTTAGGTAAAAAAGAACCAGTCGTTATGATGGTTTTAGAATCAGATGACAGAGAAACCCCGCCATTTTCAGCAAGGAAGGCATTGATGATGGGTTGTAAGATGCGAATAGTGGAGTACTGTAACACGTTTCCAGAATTTAAGAAAGCGTCCTGGATTATTGCGTATGTGAAAGTAAATGAAACAAGCGCCTTTGAGACAAGCGAGACGTTGTCTTATTCAGACTGTTTAAAGGTGGAGGGGTAAAACCCTCCTTAGTTTATAATAAGATACGAGAGCAATTGAAATGAGTAATATGCACACTTTTTGGGATAGATGGGATAAATATCGTAAAGGTGAGATTACTATGGTAGATCTCTATGGAGCGGGTGATTTAATTAGGGAATACAGACAAAGGCAACGACTACTAAATCAAAAACACCCACGATATAGTTTTAGGCTGCGTAAGACTAAAATATTTTATAACGATAAAGTGTATGAAATGTTGACTAGAAAAGAGTTACGGTTAGTGGTCAGAGCAGGTATTAAAAAATAAAGGGGGTTGTGTTATGAGTGATATAAAAAATGGTACTAGTAATATTAAAAAAGCCCTGTATATTTATGGTGGATATTATAGTTTATCAAACACGGTTAGGCGTGAGGTAGGTATTGGTGATTTTGACGGAGATAGTGTATCCTACGGTTTTATCACCGGAAAGAAAATCGTAAGATTTAATAATGTAAGATATACCTTGCTCTCTAAAAGAGAATTAAAAATGTCTGTTAGAAAACAAGTTAAAATCAAAAGAAAAGGATAGTAAATGGAAACAATAGGAATGATATGTACAGGATGGTTATTGATCATGGACATATACACGGGTAGACCAACATCTAAAACGGATACACAAATTTCCACAATTGCAGTATGCGTGCCTAGCGAGATAGCTTGTAGAAGAGCAGGCGCTGAACGTGAAGTTACATTAAGAAATGAATTCGGCTTCTTTCCAAAACAATACGCGTTTACATGCACGGATATGTCCAAAAAATAATAAGTACTAAAAAGGAGTCTTATGAATCCGCTACTATTAAATAGTTTATGTATCGCAATGCTGCTAGTGGTTATGGTAGCTTTGGCTACTATAATCTATGATAGGTATAAAACTGGTAAGCAAGAAGGTATCGGTGGCGATATCGAGTACGTTATTAAAAATTTTGCTGTGCTATTGTTTTTGGAGTTTATTATTATGAATTTGTTAGGGTATAGAATTTATACCTTATGTTTACTTTTATAATAAAATATACTGCGCTATTCCACCTGTATCATTCGGTATTATCCGAATGATACAGGTACGGCGTCTCTTATAATTTTTCTTTAAACACTCCTTCGATGATTGATAATTTTTTAAAAATATATTATTTAAATATGTAGAAATAACTGTTAAAAAGGAGATATCATGAATATTAGTGTCAGTATGCGGCTAGCCGATGGTAATAATTACATAGTAACTTATACGTCTGGAAATAATGATTACGTCGCTGTTAGTAGAACGGATACTAATGAAAGAATCTTAGTTATCTTATTAGAAGTCAATAGTACCATAGTTGCTGAGCATTTTGATTCTACTAATGTAAGTGAGGATCTTATGGTAACCTTACATAATCTACAAACTAATATTGAGTATTTTAATGCTAAAATACGTGAATACAATACTAGCAAGTAGAACTACGAGATAATAATAATAATAATAATAAACCCAAAGGAAGTAAGTATGTCATCACCATTTGACGTAGAGTCATTCATGTCTTCGCACAATATTCAAAAGACTGTCCCTGAAATTGTTAACAATCTTAATACTACTTTTACTATTAAGATTGGTAAATCAGGTATACCTACTTTAATTTACAAAGTAGTTAAGCAACCTAAAGGTAATAAATATTACTTAGAGCCTACCTTACCAAGATGGTCACTACCGCATAAAATCTATGGGGATCTTCGTGATAAAGCAGTTATCATTTGGAATAACTATGCCAAGTTATATAATAAAGGTGGTGGCTCTAGTGGGGCTATGCTAACAGGAGATTCTGGTGCTGGTAAAGCACTACATGGTGATACACTTGTTAGGGTAACGAATGGTTGGAAACCTATTAAAGATATCAAAATTAATGATAAAGTAATTGGAAAAAATGGGTTACCTGCTAAAGTAGTCGGCGTATTTCCACAAGGAAAAGTTCCATTATACAGAATAACCTTTGAAGATGGTAGATCAACTAGGCCCTGTGGTGATCATCTATGGGAGATTATTCAAGATGGTGTAAAGGATGTGTATAATACTAAAGAACTTATTCTAAGAATGGATAAGCATCCTGACAGTATCTTTAGTATACCGCTTTGCGATGCTGTTTTAAATACACCTTTTACGATACCTTATGAGCCAGATGATTATACTAAACGTGTTAACAATTATCTGGAAGAGCGTATTCGCAAGTGTTATTTAGACAACACTGCTGATGTTAGAGAGAAGCTTCTACGATGTCTTTTAAAAGATAGTGTAAGTGAAGAAAAACCTTTCTTTCATTATGAATGTACAAATGAATTCATCGTTAAAGATATTGTTATGTTGGCACGTTCGTTAGGGTATATTGCTAAAGAGTATGCTACTACGGACACGAAGTCAATACCGCTGTTTGGTGTACGTGTTGAAGGTGAGAAACGAACATTACAAATATCATGTATTGAACCTATTGAAGCAGCTGAGGCTTATTGTATCTCTGTTAATAATGCCGATCATCTTTATGTTGTTGAAGATTATATTGTTACGCATAATACAGAAACATGTAAGATACTCTGCAATATTGCTATTGATAACAATATGCCTGTGATCGAGGTTAGTAACCTTGAAGCAACGATGGAGCTAGTTCAATTCTTAAGCGGACTAAATGATGTTGTAATATTCCTAGATGAATTTGTAAAGAACTTTGCATCATTACAGGATACGATGTTAACAGCTCTGAGTGATCTTTATAAAACGAATAAGTTGTTTATCATTACAGAGAATGACTCAAGGCGTATTAATCAATATATCTTAAATAGTCCTAGTCGTATAAAACATCATTATCGTTTTAAACGTATTGGTAAAGATGTTCTAGAAGAATACAGTACAGATATGAAAGTAAGAGAAGATTTCTTAAAAGATCTTCTCTTAAAATATGATAGGTCGCCTGTTTTCTCGTTTAACCATTTACGTGCTATTGTAGAAGAACATGTTGAGTACCCTAATGATAGTCTTGATGATCTTATAGGAAGACTAAATGTATCCGTGCTTGACAATACTACAGCATTAAAAGTAACCAAGGTATATGACACTGTTGCAAAAGAAGAATTAAAGTTTGACAGCTGTATTATAGATATACCTTATTTTAATAAAGGTTACTCTCAAGCTATAAAAGTAGCAAACAATGTTTATAAGTTTAGTAAAAATGACATCATAACAACGTATGATGATGGTGATAGAATTCTTTTAGGTATTGAGAATTTGGTTATCACACTTGATCTAATTAAAGAAACGGGGGGATCGACATCACGATGGTAGTAGTATTAACAGACAAGGCTAAGGATTACTGGTTATCAAGGCATTTGGGGCTTAATCTTAAACCAGGACAACGTTACACGATAGTAGCAGGAAGTAAGATATGTGTACATGTTAATACCCCTAAGGTATCAGGAACTATGTTTATTAGTGCTACGAATCTTTTGAATGCTGGTGCTGCTAAAGCTGCTATGGAATTAGAAGGATGAGAACTATCATTATTGCTGGATCAAGAGATTTTAGCGATAGGGAACTGATGACGAAAACTCTTGACTCTCTTATAACAGATAAGAAAGATATCAAGATTATTCATGGGGATGCCCGTGGTGCTGATAAGATGGCAGGTGAGTATGCTAAAGTAAATAATATTCCATATGAAGCTTATCCTGCAGATTGGGATAAGTACAAAAAAGCAGCTGGACCTATTCGTAATAGAGAAATGTCTAAAGTAGGTAATGAACTGGTAGCCTTTTGGGATGGGATTAGCCCTGGTACTAAGAACATGATTAATGTTATGGAAAAGAAAAAAGCTAAAGTCACTACGGTAATATATAAAAGAGAAGAAGAGTAGCTAACGCTACTCTTCTTCTTGTGTTTATCTTGATTTCCAGTAAAACATAAAGATATATTATACTATTAGATAAAGACAGTAATGCCTTTATAATTCATACCCTAGGAGTATACCATGTCTGAGAAAGTACAAGATGAGGCAGTAGCTTCACAACCATCCACTTTAAGAAAAGTTTTAGTTATGAGCGGTAAAGTAGTAGCAGGTGTCGCAGTTGTCGGAGTCGTTGTGTTTGGTGCGTTAAAAGCATTTGAGTGCGCTGGTGGTAGTGTCAGTGTTAGCCTTCCGTCAGAGGCATAATTTCATAGGACTCGAAAGAGTCCTGTGTTTCTATTAACTATTTTTTTTTTGTTCTGTTCACCGAACGTTGATAGCTAATGTTTTTTAGCAACATATTATTCATTTGATAAAGGGAAATATTGTATAACATTATTTTTCAACAGATCCCTATTATCATGAGTACATTAGCATGTACTTACAATCGTCATAAGAAATTGTATATCAGTTTCTTAAGCAATACTCCTTTGGGTAAGGGGTGGGAGAGATTCGTAGTTGTATCTCTCCCATTTTTTTAGTTACGGTGTTTAATAATACGGGCCTATAGCTCAGAGGTAGAGCAATCCGTTCATAACGGATCGGTCGGGATTTCAAAACTCTCTGGGCCCACCACTTTATTAAGTAAGGATAGTTAAGATGAACGAGATAAAAGAAATCCTATACTTTATTTTAGGTATCCTTATTATTCAAGGTATGCTTGCAATACCTGTATTTACAGTAATACTAGTAGTAAGTGTGCTGGCTATTATATGGGTGATATCTAAGATAGTAAACGGTATAAAGAAGATATTTGCAGACTAACACTGGAATTAACTTTCCAGTGTTAGAAGTTTTTTATTTTTTATCTATAAGGGAGTTAATAGTGGAAAAAGGTAAGTTAATCGTGTTAGAGGGTCTAGATGGTTGTGGTAAAACTACACAACAGGGATTACTGTATAATGCTCTAAATCGCGAAGGGTTAGAGACTATAGCTATTAATAATGTTTCCGATAGTATCTTCGGTAAAACGATACGCGCTGCTTTAGCAGATAGAAAATACTGTGTTAATTCTAAACAAATGGCTGCGTTGTATATTGCTGAATTGCACTATGTTACAGAGACTATTAAAGAAGCTATTTATTCTGGTAAGAATGTTATATGTTCTAGGCATTATCTTTCAACCTTGGCTTATGCAGGTACTGACGATAGTGTTGTTAACGGTATTATAGAATTATCTAAGTATGATATTATGCCAGATGTAATCTACTACATAGGCGTTCCTTTTAAAACAATACATGAACGATTAACGAAAAATAGTAATCCAGACTTTTACGAAACTTCTCATAAACAAAAAGAAGTACTAGAGCGATATGAATATTTCACTCATCCGGATAATGAACCATTCGGAACACCTATTGTTAAGATAGATGGAAGTCTCAGTGTATATGCTATAGTAACTTTAATATTACAAGATTTATATCCACGTTTAAGCTACAAATATTCTAAAGATGAAAAGGATCCACAGTGTTAAAAATTATAATGGTTTTAATGTTAACGTTAGGTTATTTAGTATCAGGTCAAGGTGATGGACAAGTTCTTAATACTGTTCCTGGTAAGATACATGTTCTTGATGGTGACACTATCCGTGTCGATATGGCTGTTGAGAATTGTCCCGCGGTTCTTTGTAAGGATTTAGATATTCGTATCACCGGTATCGATGCTCCTGAGGTACATACTAAAATAGCTTATGAAAAAACACTTGGCGAAATGTCTAAAACTCTTTTTGAGGACTTCATTAAGAAAAGTACAATTACTATACATAATTGTTTTAGAGATAAATACTTTAGACTTAACTGTCAAGTCCAAGATGCCAATGGAACAGATTGGTCAGAATATGTTATTAGTAAAAAACTTGCGATACCTTATCAAGGTGAGAAGAAAGTTTATGACTGGACAAAACATACTTTAAACTAGGATAGACCATGACAAATAATTTAAGAATGGCAAGCTCCGCATTACATAGTATAAATATCGCAGCGGAGATATGCGATACTTTTTGTGGCCCTATTAATAAAAAAAAAAAGACTCCTATAGAGATGCGAATAAAAGCCAATCGTGCTAAAGCCAAGATAGCTAAGAAATCTAAAAAAGAAAATCGTAAAAAGTGAGGTAAATACTATGGGTAGTTGTAGTGATATTAAAAGAAAGTATAAACGTGCATTGTTTACAGGTGGTGCTAATACAGCTATGGTTATAGCTGCAAAGCACACAGTGTTTATAAATAGTATTATTTACCCTACGGCATTAATAACGCCAGTATTCAGCTTTAACGGTTTTGATACTGGTAATGATAAAACGAATCTAAATTTAAGAACCACGTACAGGTCTACAGCCAAATTCACAACAAAGGATAACGCAGTGTGCGTCGCGCAACAACTTAAAACAAAAGTAGTGTCAGAGAAAGAAGAAAAAATCTTTGAAGAAATGACCGACGAAGAGCTAGAAGAACTCGCTAAGAAGAAAATAGCTGAAGGGCTATCTATATCACAAGATGAAATTAAATCAGAAGAGTAACGGGTTGTCCCGTTACTCTTCTGAGAGTACTCATTTTTTTATAAACGTATATTATAAAAGTATAAATCAATTAGGAGGTAATAAATGTGCGAATTAACTGCTCCAGATATTAACAAGGATATTAACATTGTCAATGCTGATGATTATGTTAATAAGGTGGATAGTAGCCTAATACTAACCGATGAGGTTGTAAATGTGCTAGATGAACTAATTTCATTAGAAATAGCTTGTTACCTGATGTCACGTATTGGTGGAAAAAGACCTTTTGATCAAACACATTCTGATACATTACGCGTACTACATGAAAATAAAACAACGGAGTTTTTTTAATAAAACCGAAAAAGTATACATTAGTAATAATGTTGAGTGGTAAAAAAAAATAAAATTAAGGAGTTTCCTATGCTTAATAAAGAATTAAAACAAACAAAACGGGATTTTCTAGGTTTAGGAGTTTTAGCATGTATTATTATACTATGCTTTTTATCATCTATTATCAAAAGTATTAACAATAATATCATCTCTTATGATTTAACAGAGGCATCCTATGCTAAAGTTACTCCTAACGGGGCAGCAGTTCACTTTGATATCTATAGCATAGATAGTAGTACCTATGAGGTAATCATAACACCTTTTACTGGTACTTGTGAGGATTATAAAAAGAATGTAACTCATGTCCCATCTAACACAGGAACAATTATTTCCAAAGTACCTTCTGGTATGAACATACCTATTTCATTTTGTATACAAAATGTGAATGATACTACAACTATGAAAGTTGAAGTAATAGGCAAAGTTAATGGCGACACAGCTTTAAGAACTAGTAAGGTGATTTATGACAGCTTATTAAAGTATATTGATAACAATAACACATCTAAGTAGTCGGATTGATCCGACTACTTAGATGTAGTTCTTTTTTTTTTCTATTTTAGAGTATTATTTAGATTAACCAATAAGGATAACTATGAGTCTTATACTTGATGCTAAAGCTGAACCTTTAGTAGGTGAATATTTAAGCTATGTTGGATTAACTACTACAGAAAAGGATAAGTACCTTAATATGATTAAGCAAGCTATTGCTGCTGTTAAATATCGTATTAAACTCGTAAGAAGAAAAAAAGTATCGGACTCTGAGCCTGTTCTATTAGCTACCTTAATTGACTTTAACGAGGACTACAGCTTAGTCAATACTGCAAGAATAATAAAGGAATAGTTATGGTGCTTATAGAAAAAGTTATACCTGAATTGATTCAGGATATACATGGTGTTAATAGGTTTGGTGTTTATGTTGTTATACGAAAAGGCTTATTCTTTCCGAAGTATTTTGGTAAAACTTATATCGTTTATGTCGATAGTAGTATGAGCCATGAGAAAATGGATAGTAAATATTGCATCTATGCTAATGATAAGTATAGTGGTAAAGAGTTCTTAGTTTTTTCAGACTCTGAAGCAATTCGTATTGATACAGCTATCATAGAGGAATGTAAAGAAACCATAGAATGCGTAATTAAAAACCTGTATGGCGATAGACCTTTAAAACCAGGTAATAAAAAGATAGACCATTACTTAAGAAACATTAAAGATAATATTGATATTGTCACATTATCAATGGATGAAGATGTTCCTAATCAGAAAGCTGCTATTTATGCTGTTTTAAAAATAGCAGATCAAGTAGTTTGTAATGTTAGAAACTATCTTAGAACAGGGGATTTCTCAAGTCACAAACACGTTATTATTGAAACAGATGCTATTTTAAATACTAATGAATAAAAAAAAGGGTTACTATGAACAAGGAATTGATAGAGGGTGATGGTGTTAATTTTATAAATATAAGTCCACAAGCTACAACTGAGCTAGGAAAATGGCTATCGCCTTTTGCAGAACACGCACCTATTATTGTAGAAGGAACAGCTTATAGTGTTAAAACACTTGAGGCTGCTAGATGGGTACTAAAATATCTATATGTTATTAATGAGACACCAACGATAGATGATGCTCTAAAGTGTAAATTGTGTAAACATTATATACGTAATATTGTAGCAGGCAGTGGTGAAAAATCACGTTACTATGGTACAAGAATGATGATGTATCTTGTTAATATACACGATATCAGTATTTCCTTATTTAAAGATAAGAATACTATCATAGCCGAGTTAAGCCATTACTATGATTTACTAACACATGATACTGGAGACAATATTGATGCTCTTATTAAAAATGAGCTTGCATTTAAATATATTCAGATCAATGAGAAAGGTAAATACGTTAGAGATCTTAGTTTACAATATGGTCTTAGAATACAAATATTGTCTAAAATCAAATTCCTGAGAAAGTTATGCGAAGAATCTCTTCATTCATAATACTTACTCTAATAGGTGTAGTATTATCAGGTTGTATCCTAAAATCATTTACGATACCTATTACAACTAGAACTGTGTTAGATTGTAATATAGGTAGAGGCACGCTTGTAAATAATCTGTATCATGATGTTTCAAATACAGATATGTACGCTGCTATTACTATTAACTGCGAGATTAAAACAATTAATATGCTTGAACACCCACTACAAGTTACGGAGTAATCCGTAACTTGTAAGAGTCTATTTTTACAATCTTTTAACGATATATTATTTAATTAATAACCTATAACTAGTTTACTAGTTGTTGGTTAATTAATAACGAACAAGTACGTTAGTAATTAAGAGTTAATATATAAAATGGCACTAAGGACTTGAAATGAGAAAGTTTTTTAAAATGTTATTGGCTTATACGTGCTATATTACTTTTATAGCAAAATTCTATAAAAAAGAAGTTGTTATTTACTTTATACCAACTACGTTGTTATCAGGTGTAAGTGAACAAGTTAACGCTGATATTGTTTCTACCTATGGTAGAAGACTATTTGGAATTAGCGCGCCTAGAGGTACTAAACGTACTGTAATACGCACTATTTTAAATAAACTAAAACTATGCCTTATCTGGTAAAAAAGGGAATACTAAAATGAGTATAAAAACAATCCTAGATGGAAAAACATTTGATGCTTTTGTTAATGATGATGCTAAGCATTATGAGAATTTAGATTACAGTGAGGCAAAATTATTAGATAGTTTGACACCTACTATTTTAAGTATCATGAGTAAACTTGCTCCTGTAAGACAAGCTATTATTCATAACTTGATCATGAAATGTCCTGATAAGATTACTTATTATCAAACTAAGGATATTGCTAATGCTATACGCGAAACAGTAAATGAAACATCTATCTGGTGTAAATTACTGTATGATATGGGTATGCTAAAGCGACGACGTGTTGAGGGTGAGACAGGTGGAGTTAAGTTTGAATACGCCATTACTAATGGGCTATTTAGAAAATGGTTTATCATGCGCTATACTATAAAAAAATAAGGATTATCCGTGATTAAAAATAATAAAGGTCTTGTGGACTATACCGGTGATAATGAGGCTATGCAACTTTTAGAAGGAACAAATAGACAAGAGTTATTAAATATGATGGGCTACGAACCTTTCGTATCGTTTATGGGCGATCTTATTCATACATGTAACATGTTCATAAGGAAAGCTGATTCTAAAAAGAAACGCTCAAGAACAGAAGGTCTTAATGCGCTTACGTTTTTAGCAGATAGTATAGTAAATAGACATCTTGTAAAAATATCGAAATATGCTAAAACGGTTGATATTAGGTTTAAACCAAATCGATACGGATTTGAACCTTTTACCTTAGAGATATGTTTTAGATCTAAAAACGGTAGTGACATTATAACCTTATATTTACCTAATATGGAGTTAGGGGGTGGAATACTTTCATTAGCCGAAATATTGACCCTCTCTGATACAAGACGTCCTATTAATTATTTCATTAATAACTATCCTGTTACTGAAACTTTTAACTTTAAGATACGCATGTTTATGAGAAGTGACAATTTAGAGCACGTACGGTTCTACGCAGATGTTATGGGTAGATCTTATCAGGGATTTATTTGTTCAACACTTATGAGTATCTACACCAACTTCTTATCTTGTATGTATGGTAAACACGACAACTATTCAGATGTCGATCTTTTAAAAGAGATGCTTGCCGAGTCTGATATTGATAATTTGATTACTTATGCTGGGCGCGAATCAGAATGTCTTATTGATGGCGAGTATACAGTAATACATACAAACAAAGGTAGAATGTGGTGTAAGGTACTGCCAAGCAGCGATTACTTTATAGGTACGACTTCTGAAAATATAGATGTGATTATACCTATCATTACTAGTGCTGAACTTACAAAACTAAAACTACATATGAAGTTTTTTAAGAATCCCGTACTTAAAGAAGTCTATGATAAGGTTTCTAAATTAGCAGAGTTATATTATGAAGGCAATGATGCCGAACATGGTATTAATCATGTTAACGAAGTTCTTTATAAAGCTTTGGATATGAATAGAAAACAATCACTAGGTGTTGACGAGACTCATATTATAAAAGCTGCGATGTTTCATGATATTTGCGCCACATCACACCGTAAAGATCACGAGATAAAAGGTGGTGAGGTGTATCTTACAAAAATAGCATTAGAATATTTTATAACAGAAAGTCGTTTCGAGTCAGAGACTATCGCTAATGCCATAGTACAACATCGTGGATCTTATAAAGGTGAGTTTACAAGTACGTTAGCAGAGCTCATTAACGCTGCTGATAGGGACAGCCCTATCTTATCCGATTGTATAAGTCGTGTATACAGCTGTGCTACAGACGATAAACTTGTCTTTAATACTGATATTGATACTAGTAAGATAGATCCTATGTATAAAGATAAAGTAGCTACTGCTTTACGTAATCTTGATACTTTTAAAAATAATAATATTAAGAAAGCAATACGCCGTACATATCTGCACCTGTTAGAAAAATATTCTAGGGTTGGATACGGTAGGCGTAATGCTATCTATATTGAATACTGGAAAGATCATTTAGAAGCATTCTATACTGAAATCGATGAACTTACGGTAGCTACTTTGATGCAAAAACTATATGCACTCGGTTTTAAAAGTATTAAGTATTATGACGTTCCTGGTTTAAAAGATGTTATCAAGAGGTGCGACGGCGATACGGTAACGGCGATGCAGCATATCTTTAGAAAAAGAATAGATATAGCTACTAACGCGGCGTTTAACCCGCAGTTTTAAATAAAACAGATTTATTAAAATATAAGGAAAATCCTATGGTATACAATATATACTTATTCGGTAACTTTATAGGTCCAGTATCACTCTCTGATGAGAGTGATACTGAAACTGAGTTATTGAACGCTGTTGTCGACATAGTTGGAGTTTATTTAGAAACTTCTCATTATATATCAGGTATAGGACAAAAAGATCTAGGAGTTGATATCACCCCTAGTGTTAAAAAACTATCACTTGCTATTAATTTAACCCATGTTATTAGTTATGCTAATAATGAAGATAGCAGTGATGGGTACAGGTTTAATATCTTAGAGGTGATGGCTATCATTAGATATTTTGATGGTAAGGAAGAGCAGTTTATAACATCAACAGCTAACACTATCAGTAACACTGTAGATATTATAACTGAGGGTAAACAACTTGCGAAAATACTAGATAATCTTTCTATTGAAGACTTAGCAAGTAAAGATATTTTAGAAAAATGTGCCCATGTTGAAATAGACAATTCTCTTAATGATGCTACTGAGGTTGTATTATTCGACAAGTCTATAGGACGTATTGGTGATGTTAATAATAAGAAAACAAAAGATAGCTCGCCAAAAGAGAAAGTTAACATACTGGTTAAAGAGTATATGAAAAAGCGTATAGTTAATTTTCTAGATGCCAAAGGCTATCCTGAAGATTATATTAAATTATTTACACCGTGCGGCAAAGATGGTATGCTTATAGATCATGGTATCACAGCATCTACCAATCTTGAGAATAATTTTCGTATAACCAATATACTGTATACGTTATATTTTAGATTGAAAAAGGTACCTTACGGTGTTTCTGTTGGAATTGATTCTAATGAGGATTATGAAATGGCTATGACAAAACTTATAGCTATGTCGACTGCGATCAAATCCTTATATGGTAGAGCTAGAACGACAGAAAGAATAAAAAAACTAGCTGAGGTTATTTTAAAGAAAGATTAACTATTATAGAGTATAGCCTAAAAATAGTTATCATAGTTGTTCACCGAACTTATAATAGACGAATTGGAATGCGCGCAATCTGAATAAAAATAAAATAAAAAAGGTAGTCAAATGAAGATTGTGGAATACAACTCTCTTTTACAAGAGGTCGATGAATCAAAACTTATACAAAGTATACTACAGGTTTACAAGGTAACCTTTAAAGGTGATAAGAATATCTATACCTTACGTAAGGTTATAAACAAGTTTGTTAAAACAAGAAAAGCAACCATGCTTCTTTGTATAAACGACACAAGTGTTTTAGGATATTGTTTTGTGTTTGAAGTTTTAAAGACGGACAGAACATGTTTATATCGTAGATATTCTGAAACAAATACTTTTGGTTTTATTTCAGAGTTCTGCAGTATTAAAAAAGGCTGTGGTACTTTATTAATGAATCATGTTATAAATGATTCAGACTTTAAAGATAAAGACCTGATATTAACTATAAATAAAAAATCATTAATACATTACTATCATAGGTTTGGATTTATTCCACAAAATGTTGGTAAGAATGTACTGGTAAAAGCAATAAATAAAAAATAAAATTAAAAAAAAAAGAGGTAAAAAAATGTTACATGTAAGTAAATATCCTAATGTGGATAAAGGCTTGAAGACAACAATTGGGGTTAGTATCGTTACTCTAGCGTTTGGTGGTAAACAAGATCACCGTGTTAGTATCAGGTTTTTAACAGCTACTGACGCTGAAGCGTTCTATGACGAAATTAAAAACCTGCAGTCATTTAGAGCTCTTACACTACTGTCTATTAAAAAGAAAGACTATTCATATCTATTAGTTATTGATAATATTTCTGCGGACAATAAAATGGAAACTTTTTGTAAATTATTTCCAGAGGAAGTGATCATTGATGTAGTTAGTACGCTTCCTGAAACACGTGACATGGACCATAAGTTAATGAAAAAGACACTTAACCATGCAAGTAATATTTACTGCGTGGTTAACAATTACAACATGTTACTTTCTTTTAAACATCCGGAGGATTACGCCGATAGGTGTATTATCAGTATTACTCTAAGTGATGATCAGTTTAGTGGGGCAGTTTTAAATCTTCTAACTGAGAAAAATATTGGGCATGCGGGTACTTTACACAATACCTTCGTAAATGATATTCAGATAGGCTAACGCTAAGTGTCCTACACCACTGGACTAACTTTTAAAAAATAGGAGATGTGCAATGCCAAAAGGTAGCAAAGTAGACAGTTGTCATGATAAGATTAAAAAAGCTTTAATTAAAGAAGGTAAATCTGAAAAAGATGCCGAAAGAGAATCTCGGGCTATTTGTAAAGAACAAGAGCGAAAGCGTAACAAGGAAGCCGCTACAAAAGAGAGAGAAAAGAAGTTAGCAAAAGAAAAGAAAGACAAAGAGAAAGAACGTGAAAATATTAAAAAACTTAAACAATGGTAAACCATACCCAGGACACGCGCTCTTTTTAGGAGCGCATGTCCTGCTAGTATTGAGTAATTATACCAAAATTCAAAAAATAAAAGGAACATGGAAATGTTAGTAACTGAAATAGTAAACCACACGCCATATACTATAGGTTTTACCTATGGTGATAAAGAAATTGTTTTAGCGTCTAGAGGATTATTTAATGCAAATCATGCTTATAATAAAAACGAAGATGCTGGTGTTTTACGTATTGTAGATGATGAGATGATAATTAGCTTAGCTGCACGATCAGGTATACCTAATTTTATTACGTTATCCGATATGTTAGAGAAGTATGTTAAAAGTAATAGTATTACAGAGCATGTATGTTTCTTTGTTAATTCAGGTTTTGGGAAAGCCGTTAATGTATTGGATATTTACAAACCTACAACACCGTACTACCAACCTGATAAAAATCGTGTTAATATATGTGATGATGACCACACAGATCATCTTGGTTGGGAATTAGCTATACCAGAATCATTCTTTAAAAATAGTGAAGGAACATACGATAATGACAAATACACATCTATATTTATTAATCCTTAATGACTAGTGCCGTTCTGAATCAAAAATTAAAGTCTGTAAATTAAAATAAAAGGAGTTGGTTATGATACTATACGTTGTTACTGATATACCTGAGGTAGTATTAGCAGCCGAAAGGATTAAAAAGATATATGCCGCTATTCCTGAAATAAACATACCCATTAAAATTATTAGTATGTTCGAACACATAATCGAACCTGTAGAGTTTTTTGAACTCCGTGTTAGTAAGATTATGGTCAAGTATGAGTTTAAGTTAATATCCTCCGGCGGAGACATAATTGATGTTAAAACAGCAAGGGCGCCCTACACAGAATATTCCAGCGAGTCACCTTTTCAAATATCAACTATAAGTAACATACTTGTGTACCGTATGCTATCAATGATTTATAATAACCAAAAAAGGTTATTTAAAGACGATGTGTCATCACAACTGCTCTTAACCAGATATGCCAACGCACTTTGTGATGATGAAATCAAAACGAATACTTCTGGGTGGAATGAAGCTTACAGAAATATTCCATTTGAAAAAGAAGACCAAATAGAAGTTACGAAGCCAACAGTTGTTAACTCTTTAGAGGCTAAACAACTGTTGCGTATGCATAACAAAACTAATGGAGATTCTGGCGAGACACATGTGTTTACAAAGCATGACCATATGATTATGAAGTGGTGCAAAGATCTTGCGGGTATGTCGTACTGTGAACGTTCACAGATGGGCGCTATTATAGCTATTGATGAAAAAACATTTATCACTGGTTATAATGGTACACTAGAAGGGTTTGAAAATAAATGTGATGAAATGGCGCTGGTGTGCAATGTTTGTAATGTTGCTGTTGACCCTAATGACTATATTGAAGGTGAAAAACATTGTAAGAAAGGTTGGGTTGAGAAAAGACCTAAATCTACTCTCAATGTTATACATGCTGAAACGAACGCGTTATTCCATGCTAATGTTAACGGTATCAGTGTTGTTGGTAAGACAATGTATATGACAACATCTCCGTGCGTCACATGCGCCAACAACATCGTTAAAGCTAAAATAGGTATGATTATCTACGAAAATGAACATGATGATCTACGAGGCTTAGAGACGTTAAGAAAAGCTGGTGTTAAAGTTGTTAAGTATACGGATCAAAGTAGCACTAATGAAAACTGCCAATAGCGTATGGCTTAATATGGCCATCGCAGAGACAATAGTTGTTCTGGGGTTATCGATAATCATTTCTTACTTAGAATGGCGTGTTGATTGCAACTTAGCTACCATCATCTTTAATAGGTGTGGTAAATAAAAAAATAATGCTTAAGAGGGTATTATGAAAAATAAGATTGAGTGCCTTGAGATTGAAATACTCAAGGATGAACTGATTATGGATGTTGTTGATTTAAATGGGGATGTTTCTAATTCATTATATGGAAAAAGAAACACTAATGATTTAAATTTTGGAAATACTAAAAGATTAGCATTTAAAACTTACGGCAATCAAGTGATGCTAAATTTTACAAAAGATGGCGTTTGTTGTATTACAGCTTCACTTGACTTCTTTTTGAATAAGTATTATACACATCTTTTGCATTATGCTGATGAACTGCATACAAAATATCGCAAGACAATACCAGGATTTAAACAAGTAGGTTTATTAATAAATATTGAAGTAACCCCTAATTATTTTGCAGTACTTACTGCTAATAGGTATTTACTAGATGAACTTGATTTGTTATACGATGGTATCGTTAAAGCAGCTGTAGCTATTAAAGAAAAAAGATCTATGATAACTAGTGATGTGTTTAATTCACTAACTTATAAAAAGATACCAGGGACAGAAATGTTTTTGAATAAAGATATGTATCTGCTTGTAGATTTGGATCGCACATCTAGTTATTTATCCAAAGATGTTTTAGAGTTTATGCCGTCAGAGAATGAGGTTCCAGATAACACTGTTTTATATAAAGCAGGCGCCAATATCAATATTAAAATTCGTAAGATTCTTAATTATGGTATATCTGAATTCTTAGCAAAGTTTAAAACAACAGATGATCTTTACACCGATGTTGAAAAATATCTTAAAGAATATGTTTCACTTGGTGTTACTTATGATAAAGTAACTATCATTTTAAATTTCCTTAATGATATTTCTGATCATGGTCAAAAAGTAGCTAGATCAAGTATTGAACGTAAACTTGATAAAGAGTTACGTGTTGTTAAAAAATCTTTAGAAGATATCAAGTTTGTATATGTTATTAGACCAGATGGGTACGTACAGGTAAAGTCACCACATGAACGTAGTGGGCACTGGCGTAACTATAGAAGTGGTAAAACTATATGGGTACCTAAATGTAAGGTACACAGTGAACTGATGTCGGCATAAAAAAGGAGTAATGGTGGGTGAAACAGTTTCAAAAGTATGGGAAGTTAAACAGCGTGTTAAAAATAAACATGCCGAGTTAATCGCAGCTGGAGTAGATATAAAAATTAGTAAAGTCTATGAGAAGATGGCTACTGAACACGGATATCGCGATTGGAATACTTACGTGGCCATATTAAAACGTGCTGATGAGAAGGCAGGGTTTATTACGAATAAAAGGAAATCCTATGGAAAATAAGAAACCATTAGTTAAAGATAGCGAAGGTTACTATACTGTACAATTAGGAACTATCATAGGTGAGAATGTTGTTCTTCATAAGGGAACGCCCCATGAGATTACTTTACATTACCCTGCGAAGGATTTTGCTGTAGCCTTAAATATTTTAAAGGAAGGCTTAAAAGAAAAACCTCTTCTAGGCGAAATGGGCAGTCCTAAATATTATGAGAACATGCCGAGGGATCAACGTTTTACAATGTTTCGTACAGTCATGTTAGATAGGGTCTCACATGAAGTAGTAGATGTTGAAATGATTCCAGTAGGTGAAACAGAAACATTTATTATTAAAGGTAAGATAAAACCTTGTGGCCCAAACGGTCATATGCTAGCAGCCTTTATAGCTGAGGATAACTTTCCAGTATTTGGACTAAGATCTATAGCTAATATACATCTACTTGATGAGAAAGTTCACACACGCACAGTGGAAAGAATCATAACTTGGGATTGGATTTTAGAATGAAAAACATTTTTGCAAAGGTTCTAGCATTTTTAGTTTTAGCCTGTACTGGTGTGTTTTTAGCAGGAGGGTTCTTACCAATATCTTTTAAACTTATTGGTGGAATACCTCAGGCTATAACCAGTATGGAACTATGGTTTCTTACGGGTATTGTACCCTTTATTATATCTGTGCTTATTGGTAAACGCCACAATGCGGCTATGAATAAAAAACCATAACACTTTATTGATTACACAGTTCATGTTTTAAAACAACACATACTGTAGACAATAAATGGTGGTGCCACATGAGTCCTATTTATGAGAAGTTAGATCCGTTTCATCTTTTAGATGTTAAAAATCCCCTTCATCCTTCTATCTTTATAGATACACCAGAATACAATATGTTGATACTAGCATTACCAGCATATGTGGAGAATGAAATTGTTATAAATCCTTGTTCCTTTGTGTTCAACGATACGGAATATTATTACTATGATATTAGTGATGATAGATTTGTAAGTTGTGGCTCTATGGAACAGATTTATGAAATTATCAATGCTAAAACGACATTAGTCATGGATATGATGGAAGAGTTTCACGATGCTATTGATTGTGTTGAAGATATGCTTTATAATAATAAAGCTTTTAAAACATTTAATAGCTATTGGCTTACGAACAAGAAAAAACTGAGTAAGATAAGCAGACTACTGATCGTTGCAATAGATGCTGTAGAGGATTTTCTAGAAGTCTGTGTTAAAGACGATTCGCCATTAGCAGTACACTTTAAAGATATCTATGAACATTTAGAGCGTACGGATAGATCAGCAACCTATGCTTTAGAACAGTTGGCTAACCTTTATAGCTTTTACGATAGTAGAAATAGTGAACGCATGAATAGTATCATGTATTTTCTAACAATATTATCTGGTGTATTCTTACCACTAAGCTTGATAGTAGGTTACCTCGGTATGAACACACATGGCTTGCCATTGGTAGATAATGAATATGGTACATGGATAGCAACAGGTATGCTATTATCGTGTGCTAGCGGTATGGGATTCCTTATACGTTACTTAAGTAATAAACACTAACAAAATCAATATGATACTCAACAGCCAAGGCTGTTGAGTATCGTGACTATTTATTTTTTTATAAGGATATATTATTTAATTAATAACGAACAACTAGTTTACTAGTTGAGTTAAAATATAAAACATTAAAGGGGATCCTATGAGAGTTATTTTACTTTGTGATAAAGTTGATGAATACTACGTAAGTGGTGTTATGACACATTCAGGTATTGACATGTCAAAATGCGCTATTGATAACACATGTACAAGTGATGATGGCGATACACGTTTTACTTTTGAGATCGAAGATGGTTATGATACATCTGATAAGGTTATTTCAAGATTAGCCGGGTTAAATGGCCGCTATCATATACACTATGATGAACGCGGATACTATTTTCTTGTAAATAAAACTATCGTGATGCATAAATTAAATACTGGTTTTGCATCGTATCCGTGTGAAACAGGGGTAACCCAAAAGATTCCACACCACACAAAAGCAAATATGTTAGACGTGCTAAAAAAATCATCTTTTGGTTTAAAACAGCACGGGTTTAAAACAATCGGGGAGTTGCAGGATAAAGTTTATGAAAATGATGGTAGCAGCTATGGCTCAGTACTTACAGATATATTGACACAAAAAGTAATTTCAGATTATACTAAAATATCCGAAGCACTAGCACTATTGAAAATATATGTTGCTTCCGGGGAGTGTAACGATTTTGATAGCGATATTGTTAGTCTATTTGAATTAGTATTCCATAGGAATCCTGATGTTGATCTAGTAGCACCTTACAGTATGCATACAAATAAAGAAGGAAAGTAAATGGACGCTATCACCGTATATAAAATCATTATTACAACCATTGTCGTTGCCTTCGTCATATTCGCTGTTTATCGCATAGAAAGAAATGTATTTGGCATTAATGATGCTAAAGAGTATCCTCTTAAAAAGACAACAGTTAGCCATAATGTAGATTGTATATTTGTAAATGACATGGTTGAAACTCTTAATAAGTATTTTGAGTTAGGTCTCTTTACAGATGCAAGAACATATCTTGATAGAATATTTAACATAGCAGGATTAAGTTCTGAAGAAAAACTTCTACTAGTTACATTATTACGTCAAGAGATACATGATGAACACGTAAAGACAGAGACGGGTAATAATTATCTTAGAATATATTTACTACGTGCTGATCTAAGATATAGAAAAATATAAAAGGTGTTGCGATATGAAGATTAAGCGTCCGGAGATAGTTTTAAATCATATACAGATAAAAAGTCTAAAGGCTTTTAAGAAGTTGGCCAAGGCCTTAACTGTTATTGAGGAAGAATGTGGTATAAAGGAAACACGTATTACTATTAAAGGTGTGTTCTTTTGTCCGTGGATAGATAAGTCTAAATGTGAAGATACTCCTATGGAGAAATTACTTATAGATATTGTAAAAGAGGTAAAATGGTGAGAACAGTTGTTATGGATTTTGAAAACGGGTTAGTAGTCCCTGATGGGCAAGTGCTAAGTTGTATCGAAGAGTTATTTAAGTCCGATAAAGACGAATTGATACTGGGATCTAACGTCATGTTATATGGCGTTAGATATTACTGTAAAAAAGAAAAGATCGTGTTTAAACTAGTACTTATGAACGGTACCAGCGTCGAAGTAGAGAATGACATACTAAAGGGCGAGAGTACCAGGTTAGGAACAGGGTTATTAGATGTTCCCTACCACGAGATACATGGCATTTGTTTAGATTATCTATTAGGTATAGACGATGGTAGCATTGTGAAACTAAAGGATACCCTATGAATGCTACACAGTGGCTAGAATGGCTAGAAAAACAAATGGTGGATAATAACGCTATTGAAATGGATTTTGACCCAGGTGAGCTAATTGCTAAAATTTTTAATATAACAACATATGACTCAGCAATGTCACGTATTTTTGCAGAACAAATTGTTGAAGTATTTGAAGTAATCCGCGACAAGAATACATTTCAATATATACAGAAGTCGCATGAGCATTACTATCGTTTCTTAATGGTTATAAATCTCAAGAAAATTATTAAATTATTATCGTGGGGTACCTCTATACGTGGATGTTGGTTCGATGTTAGTATAGACTCTGTATTTGATCCAGTTGATGGGTTAACACGTTTTGACAATCAAACATACCCACAGATAACTACTAATGAAGAAATGGGTGAATTCATAACAGCGTTGCACTTATATTTAGATAAGTACCCAGAATAAATAGAAGAACTATTTTCTAAATAATTTGTATAATAAAGAGGTCGGGGCTTCGCCCCTCCCTATAGTATTTTTCATTTCAGAATATATTTCATGCGGTGAGCATGTACCGATTAGTTTATAGTGTTACCGTGTGGTGCCCGCTTCCCCTACGCCAGAATCTCGTCTGACTCAAAGTAGTCTAACCCGCATGAAACATAAACTGAACCCGCAATATAGTTGCCAAAGGACTGACACCAAAAGATGTCATATAATACCATAGTGTAAACTATTATTAATAAGGAATAGAAATGATACAAGAAACTACCATAACGTTTAATGAACCTATTGGTAAGGATTATGTTGTGTATGCCGAACAGCTGCATACGTTAGCTAAGGAAGTAGGTATGAGCTATTCTCTAACCTATCAAGAGTTTTCTAATAATTGGTATGGTAGTGTTACAGATTCTGTCACAGAGAATGAACTAGAGACTAGAGACTATATGCTTAGTAGCACAATGGAGTTAATGATAGATCATCTTACCAAAATAAAAAATAAATAAGGAGTTTCCTATGTTAGAAAAAGGTTATTGCGAAGTATGTGGTAATAGTGATTTATCTGTCGATACTGGTAAAACAGAATATGGTGAATTCACCCGTTGCTCTATCTGTTTAAGAGTAGGTGCAGGTATCCCTGGTGATCCTAGGTTTGTTAAAAACACTACTCGTTACGATAAAGAAACGGATCAGTATATTCGTGACGGTAAAGTGGTAACACTGCGTGAACGTCACACTGCGAATAGAACAGTGCTTAAAACTAGGAAAGACATGATAGGTAGTATTACAGCAATAGCTGCTGAAAAAGGTAGAAAGTGGCCTAATGTAAAATAATAAAAAGGAATCAATATGAGAATACAAAAAAGGGTATATGACATAGTAGATTACGGCGCGATGCTAACTTTTGTAGTGGCGCTAGTAAGTTACGTCATATCTATAGATATTGATGTATACACCTATTGGAATGCCGATAGTGTAACATCAAATTTAATGGCAGTGATGTTTTACTTTAATAAAGCGTATATTGCAACAAGCATACTTTGTTTTGTCTTTCTCTCCGTAGTTTATTTTGACGAACTGGGGTTTAGGGCTTATCTACTTAACAGTGCGTGTCTAATGTTGGTAATTATGGCGTTCTGGTTTTTGCATATGTACTGCATTACATATCTTTTATACGGTATACACCCAGAGGTGTATGCTCAGAGTAGTTTATTATTCGCAGGCTCAGTATTGTTTATTTTCTTTAGCGTTGCTATTTTATTTAAGGTGCTAGTTGAAGTTATTAATATTTTTAAAAATACATAATAGTCTGAGGAGTCTCTATGCCAGAAAATAAAAGATACCCTTATATCAATAAGGACTTTAAATACAGTCTTGAACAGCCGGCCCAAGTTGAAAGTTTCGTAAAAATAGCCACTATAAAATGTGATAGTTGCAAGACTATCGCTACTGTAACGGTATGTTACCATGATTTTGGAGCTGATGATGATGCCGATAATCTAGATACATATTGTTCTAAATGCGGTAAATACTGGAAAAAGTATGATAGGCTTTTAGAGTCCGAAATTCTTTCAGAAGTTTTCAAATGGTATGTCGGTAAGAAACCGTTACCTAAACCAGAAATAGGGTACATAAAATGATTAATGTCTTAAAAATGTTCATATTAGCCTGGCTAGTTCTAGATATATTCATCACTCTTGTAAAACATTTTAAATTAGTTTAGTATTATAAATAAATAGAGGAGCAATCGTGTTAAAATATAACGATCTGAAAGATAGACCGGCAATAGTGTTTAGCGTAATAAACGCGGTCACTTATGAAGCTGTACTTGTTGTTGACACCGGAGGGGATATTTTATATATTATTAACAGGACAATTAAGAAGATTGCCGGTATATATAAGTTACCATCTGGTCGTCAACCTTACTCTGGAACATTTGATCCGGCATATACAGGAGAAGATCTTTTTAATATTCTTGTTAAACTTCAAAATGATAAAGATTTTAAAGAAAGTCTATTATGTAGTGAAAACGCCAAAGATAAACTTGCAAAGTATCAAAGTATTGATAGGCTATCTAGAGCAAAAAGAAAAGTTCTTAATGAAATTATTAAGGTAAACTTCTTATCAGTATGGCGTGCCTGTTCTGGTATAGATTCTGATAAAATTCCCAAAGACGGCATAGCCTCGGGGATCACTGCCTATTTTGTAAAGAATATTATGTTACCTACAATAGACGGTTCTAATTGTTTATTAATATCTAATAATGATACGGTATTTGTACCTAAAGCCAACAGTGTACTTAAACAAGATGGTAAGATCTATACATATGTCGATATTATTTTTAAACATAACGGATGTGACATTAAAGAACTTGAGCAAAGTGATGTGAGTACTTATAATGTAAGAGATAATTTTGAAGATCCTGCAAACAAAAAGCTCACACATTACTACGTCACAAATAATGGTATTAATAGTGCACGACTTACTTTAGAGTTAGTATCTATTAAAGAATCGGCATGCGTTAAATTCAGGGTACTTGGTCAGTTATTTAAATTTAACTTTGTTATCGAACACTAAAAGGAGTAGTTATGAGGTTTGCTACATATGTTTGGAATAAATTATTTAATAGCAAAGAGGATAATCCTGTTAAAGAGATTAAGAAAGATTATCCTCTTTACGCTATTGATAAACTTATTCGAGCTTGTAACCAATCAGTAATAGACGCGCTGCTACCATTAGCAGATATTGGTAAGTATCTTGGTTTTCCAGAAGGTGTTCCTAACGATGAAGCTGACATAGTACTTAAACTTAATGATACCGAGTATTTATATCTATATTCTATCGTATGTGAAGAGGATATTCTATTCTGTACTTTTGAGTATACAGATAAAGGAGATGTAGAAATATACCCTTATAAAAGTGTTAATCAGTTCATGCGACTAAGCGATTGCTTCTATACAAGGGGACTGTTAAATGTGATTATCAGTACACTCCAAAGAGTAGCAAGTGACAGAATATATAACTGCCCTTATGTGATTGTTGGGGTATGCGATAATGCTTATATACTTGGTGCCGAAGCAACCTTTGAAAACTATGTTCTTCCTAAATGGATCGTTGAGGATAAGACTCAACTTAAAGATTTTTTAGGATTAAAGAGCTCTGCAGATATGGTAGTTACTAATGTATACGCCGAGGTTAAAGATTATGTCAGGGATGCAGTTATAAAAAATAAGGATCCGAAGACATTATTCAGATTACCATATTAAAAAAAAAAACAACTACAAAAAAAGGATAAATAATGAAAACAGCGATTTCACTATTTGCAATTAACACAATGAGTGCCGTCTATCTTGGTAAAGGTAAACTGGCATCGGCCAACATTGAAACAGGGATTATATGGGATTTATTATTTACGACCAAGAAATATCTTCTTGATTTAGACATTAGTTTAGGAACGTCCGAACATCTTAACTTTTACACATCACGTGATTATTTCGCGTGGGTTAAAAAACTTAAAAAATCAGATGAAAGTGCCGAAAAAGAGCCTGTCTTACATGCGAGTTTTGATGTGGATGTTGAAAAAGGTGTTCTTGTTATTACCGGTGATGTCAAGCTTATGATATCTACTAGCTTTACACCCGAAGAAAATTTTGAGACATGTGGTATGACAACGACTATCGGTGATTTAAAAAGAGACTTAAAGATTTTATTAAAAAATTATGATATGGGTAATTTTGAAAAAGCTGATACTAAACAAGTGAAGCCTAACTACAACGTCGGGGATACTGTAACAGTTGCTGAGGATCGTAATCCATATATAGATGATGTGACGGAAACAGCGATGCTTAAATTTACTGGTAAAAAAATGGTAATTGATACGATCGATATCGTAGGCGGAGGTCTTATTCGTTACTTTTGTACTGATGAGAATTCTGTTTCTCCAATGCTTGGTAGTAGAAGGCTTGCGTTTTTTGATTCAGATTTAGTTTCATATCATGATCAAGATACAACAAAAAAATGTGATACATTAGCAGCGTATCTAAAGGAACTTAAACTACTAAATGTGGCAAAACCTTTCATTTTAAAACTTGTAAATGACGTGTACGACGTAGACTATGTTAAAAATTGTGAAGATGGTTTCAAATGGTTAGTAGCAGGTAATCTAGTTACCGCTACACATCCCACTATAACAGATGTGTATAATTTAAAATTCTCTTTTGAGGATAATAATATATCAGGAACAGTCTCAATCTATGACGGGGTTGAACTTTTAGAAATTTTAAAATATGGGGGTAGTCTGTCCGATTTTAAATTCGCCTTTCAGGAATTTACTTTTAGTATTAGTAAAGAAAAGACGCTTCCTGAGACAGTAACCAATGCCGAGCTTATAGCTGAAAAATTCACACCTGTTTATAGTATTTTAGCTATGGCTCAGGCTTTTAATGTTAATGGGTATACTAGTACTAATTTTCAACTTATGTCATTATCAGAGATTATCGATATAACAGATAACTTTTCTAATAATGAGAATCCGGCTATTTTAAATATACATAATCCAGATAGAGAGCACATGGAACTGGATGAAGCTTTTGATGTGGAAGATTTTATAAAAACACCGCGAAGAAACGATACCTTTATGAGTATTGAGGGTATTCATGGTCCTGTGAATCTTAGACTAATTTTTAGGAATAAAGATGTCAATATATCATGAGTGTAGATTTAAAGAAGTTAAACTAGATCTTTCTGAAAGACCTGACATCATCAGTTGGTTAGTCTATTCTGAGAATGCCAGACTAGGTGTAGAGTGCGCTATAGAACTTCCGCCAGAAATCACACCTGGTAGTATATGTAATGAGTTGTTTCATCAATGTATAACAACCGATTCTGACGATACTCTAACATTGGATATATCCAATGTTAGAGAAGTTCTTATAGATTACACACTAGGTAATGCTAATAAGGATAATGATATTGAGGAAGTTGTTCTTTTATTAAGTCAGTACATTATCTCTGGAAAGATTATTCTAAGCTATGATGGTATTTATCGTAATTTTGATTTAGAGGCTATTAAAATGGATCACGATATACTTACTAAAGATGATCTTTATAAGTATACTACATATAGAGGTAGCTGCGGGAAAAATGAGCCTGAAGAGGATTTTTACTATTATTATTAAATATACCGTGGAGGTAACATGTCGTTATTTATTTGTAGCAAATGCAAGGCTATTGAGAATACTGCATTAGTATTAGCAAGCTTAGAAAATGAAAAAGATTTTCCTATGCCAGAAGATGAACCTGAAAAAGGTATTCATATTCGTAGTAAGGGTAATCTAAGACAACTTTATAGAACAGATAGGCATCCTTGTTATGCTCTTATGGATATGCAGGGTTTTGGATGTATTGATCATGTTGAAATGTTGTGTTGTGAATGTAACACAGGTAAGCATCACAATGAATTTCCAAGAACTATTGCTAATGAAGATGAACTTAAGTTAGCAACCTATTCTAAATATAATTTGATAACTCCTTTCGATCATGTTGACGGAACAATCATAAGTGATGACGCTGCCCGTTTTGGATATCGAGCACCTACAGAAGAAGAAGAAAAAAACAGATCTAAAAAAGGTAAAGCTCTTTTAGCTGAAATGGCGGGTTTAGCAGCAGGGCTAGGCGGGTCAGACATATTTGCAGGTAGTAAATACTTTAGAGATAAACCAGATAGGTTTGCAGATCAAACTGAGCTTGAAAAGAAAAAAGCGCTTATGAAAGCGGATCTTAAAAGACAGATTAAAGAACTTAAACGTTCTGGCGAAGATCCTGTAAAACTTAGTAATTTTATTTCAATGTATAATAAATTTAAGGAGAAGTAATGCGTGATATATTATAAAAAGCCCTTACATGCGATAAAGCTATTCTTGGATTAATTATTAATTGATTTAACTGGTAAAGAGGGTGAGATGACGTTTTCAAGAGATAGTGATGTAAGAGTTCCTAATAAGGAATACCTAGAAAACATGGTAGACGATGTCGAAGGATCTATTAAGAAACTTTGTAAAGTTGTAGGGAGTAATTTTGAATTAACCCAAACAATAGATAGGTTACAGTTTGATCTTAAGAATGTTTTTCTAGGTCTTAACTTATGTCTTCCAAGAGATAAACTTAGAGCGAAAGAAGCTATAGAGGATATTGCTATCCGTGTTGCAAGTGTTATAAGAAAATAAGGTATACTGGTTAACCCACACGGGTTAACCAGTATACCTAGTAGTCATTTATTTTTTTAAGAATAGATTCTTAAATAGAATATATTAAACATTAAGGATCAATGATGTCAACAATTATACGCGTAATTACTCGCTTTCCTAAGATCTTAGAAGGATATCAAACTACTAGCTACGATAAAGCATCAAACTGTGAATATGCTAGTTTGTTAGTTGTTTTAAAACATGTTGTAGAAATAAAACCACTTCCGGTATCAGAGAAAGATTGTTACTATCTGCGAGAAGGTGAAATCGAGAAAATAAAAGGTGATAGGTTAGGGTTAGAATACCACCCCAACGATAAACCGAATATTGATAAGTTTTTGAATTTTTATACCAACAACTTCATTATGTCTCCGGATAGCGGCAAACCACTGGTTTGTGAAAACACGGCACTCTATAAGGGCGACCCTAAAGATTTGGTACTTAATGAGTATGGTCTTTTATCGCCAGAGTTTTATACATTCGATCTCATCACACTGCTCACTGATGATAAACAACAGCTCGTGCGTTGTTGTAAACACTTTAACTGCACACCACTTTACATTAAACTGTTGGGCGAGCCTTTTCCTAAATTAGAGTTTACAGGGGTGCGCAAGTTTAATACCGCCATACTAGCTGAAGCAGAAGGGATCTTATCTAAGATATTAAACCTAGAATCTACTGGAGAATAAAATGGCTAATAAAAAAAGAATCATTTATGTTGATTATCTTTATACTGAGTATGCAATTCTTGATAAAAAGAAATATGATATTCGGCTTATAAACCAAGATTAGTAAAATCTATATAGTGTAAATAACATTATTACAAGTAACCGTTATAACGGTTACTTGTAACTACATTTAACAACATATTATTTATATATGTATATAATAAAACCAAGGAGTAAACCATGAGTACTGTTTTAGAAAAGTTGACCAAAAAGGTTATTAAAAGCACCGGTAATAAAAACTTAAAAGTTACATTTGAAAATGATACACTCTATGTTGATAACTTTGTAACATCGGAATGTGTGTTTGAGGGTATGAGAGTAGATACTATTACTATGGAATCTACAGGTAAACTTAAAGATATAGGTTTAACATCTAAAGATTTAGCACTAGTAGGTCTTCCACCTATTCTAGATGACACCATTCTTGAAGAGTTAGTGTTGAAAGATTCGTTTGAAATTGAAGGTACTCTTGAAGTGCCTGAAGATTAAGAAAAGGACATAGTGTGAATGCGAATAAAGAGAAAGTTCTTAATGAAATTATTAAAGAAATGATGGAAAAATCAGAATATGAAATTATGGGTACTAGGACGTTGATTAACAAATTAATCAACGTCTTTAGAAAGATTGCCGACAATAGTATAGCTATTTTTGATATTCCAGTTGTACTTCAAGATTTAGAAGTGTCTATGCTCATACGGTATGAAGATCAAGATGAAAATGAAACATACTTAAGAGTGGATGAAGTTGTATACACTATAGGTTTGAAAGATGCAGAAAGTGACAAAGCCCAGATTATCCTACAGGGAAATGGTCTACTACCAGAACTATTTGAAGTTTCATATCATGAAGCTATAAAAAAGACCAAAGTAAATGACAAAGTATATCCACCTTATGGTAATTACACTATTTTAAATTAAGAGGATAACAAAATGCAAGATAACTTTGTATTACAGGTTACGCTGTTAAAAGATGGCGAGTTATTATACGATGAAGATATCCACGCCACGGTGCTGCATGGATTAGTCTTTGCCGGGATAGGCTGCGATACCTCTATTAACAAAAGTGTTTCAGAGTCGGCTATTATAATCGATCTAGACAAAAAAGGAAACTTTAAGTACAAAGGCGTACTTAATGGTGTAGCATATACTGTGCCTTCAATGTTCCTTAATGCAGCTAATTTGGCTATGGCTGTTAATAGGCATATGCTAAAAATAAATGATGTAAACTATCTTATGAACGATTTGTACGTACTTAATTTGTATGGTAAAATGAAATACGGTTTTTCAGATACTAAGAATAGGTCGGGTGAAAACAGTGTTATTATAACACCGTTCTTTTCATGTGTTTATAATATTAGTTCAGCTAAAAATCTTGGTAAAGTTTTAGCGGTAGCGTCACATTATGCTAGTGTTAATATAGGCGAAGCGCATGGTATTAAAAACGCTTTAATAACCACAAACAGTATAAAATCTGATTGGTCGCATGCGGACATTTCTAAAAATAAAAACTTCATTATTATTAAAAAACACATTAAGACTGTGATAGATCCGATGGCTACCATCTATAAATTTAAATTTAGAATGTATAGCCTGTCACTGTCTGACATAACTGCCACAGTACGTTACACGTCTGATAAAAAATATATCATGGAGACTATCACGATAGGTGTTTCTAGCAATATCGATACTTATAGCAAAATCCATAATTTTGTTAATAATAATATTGAAGAAAGATATATAGGTTTTTTAAATGGTGTTATAAAATCTATTGCCGGTGAAACAAAAATATTAGGCGGTATTAAAAACAAATTTATAAAAGGGTTAGATCAAGTTATAGAAGAGTATAGTACTTTTACGAAATTTAAATAAAGGAAATTCCTATGATGTATTTGATAATAAGGAATCTAGATAACGATGATAAAAGCCGTGAAGAGTCAGTGGTAGCTACAATACAAGCAGCTGTGGCTACTATAGGTCTTAAAGAATTGACAGTATCAGATAATTTTGGCTTACTCAAGACAGAAAAAAACTTCATTTATATTTTATACGAAAAAAGTAGTTGTCTTGTTATAAATGTTTGTATTGGCGGTGTTCTTTCTAGGCAAAAAGGTTGTGAATTGACAGAACTAAATCTTTCTCGTAAACTATCTTTTGCCTTGTCCGATAGTGTTTCTCGTAATAAGAAAGGGCTAGATGGTCTAAACCTATTAATAGAAGATAAACATTTTTTTCCAGGTGTAATATTATTATTACCTTATGGTTTTAAGGATCGTAAGTCTAAAACACCGGACACCATAGAGTTGACAGTCGTTACAAAACATTTCAGGGCAACCTATAGTGTGAGTACTGGGAAAGCATATAAAGAGATCATGTTACACTATTCAAATTTGTTAACAAATGAATTTTCTCTTGATCTAGGTATTAAAACTTTTAAGATAGTTCCAAGTGGTATATCATATGATTTTGCTTTTTATACAGATACGCCTAACAGCATACGTTTTATGTTAGAAGTAGTTACCACTACAGGAACATCGGAAGATGGTTCATTAACGTCAATATGGTTTGAGCCTGGTCGTTTACTATTCGACATAGGTGAATCCAACGGTGAATCTTATCTTGTTGGCGAGTATTATCCGGGTAGAGTTTTACCAGGTGAGACAACTTATAAAATGTTTGCAGAGGGTTTTGTAAACTTTGCAATACGGGTGCGTAACCATATCGTAACCGAAGCTAACATTCTTGACAATGTTAAGAAACAGTTGTTAGATATATTAGATATGGAAATAGAACGTGTTAAGGGGTTTAATAACTTATAAAGGACTAATAATGAGAGTTGGTTATGTTGTATCTGAAAAAATAGTAAAGCATGGTATGTATATTATGTTTTACGATAAAGACAGTATTGAGGCTGCTATGCGGTTCTTGAAAAATAATTTAAAACATTTGGAGTACCTGTATAGATTTTACCGTAAACGTGAAATAAAGAGTGGGTATTTTTCAAAAAGAGTTATTGTTGACCCGCCGCTATCTGAGTGTGCTTACGTGCTTACGTGTTATAAATGCACTTATCGTGTCCAAGTGCTTATTACATACATTAAAGAGAACTTCACGAATAATAAAGGGGCCAGACGTGGAAAAAACTAATAATAATAATAATAAGCCGGTGTCGGCTATTACATTAGTCACACCAGCTGTTTTTGAGCAATACCATGTAGATATTGATTATGTTGCAGCATCTAAGGCTATTAACAAACATTTAGAAGAGGGTGTTATACCTTATGACATGTCAAAAATTTATGGTAGTGAACTAGCTACGGATGGAGCCATCGGGCAACGCCGATCGCCATCGTTTTCTGACATGTGCCATAATTCAGTACTAGAAGGGATGAACGAGGTTAAATTTGATTTTGAACTTGATTACAAAGATATGGTCGAGACAGGAATTGAATTTTATAAGTTATTTTTTAAAAGAAAAGTAGCGCTTGCAATAAAAGCTGAAAGTGATTCTCTAGAAGTAATAGAGGTTTTTCCTAAAGAAGAAATACCTTATGTTATCGTGGCTAATAAGCATGTTCCGTTTACAAAAAATAGTAAATATTTGCTAGATAGGGATAAACATGCTAGGGGTAAATTTATTGTTATATCAAACGTATTATATACAAATCACTTCTTATGGTATTGTGTGTTTACTAAAATTGGTAAACAATATTTTGCGATACTTCTTCCACCGGAGATAGATACGCATGTTAGTGATAACTTTCCAGCTGAGTTTGGATGGGATATACTTTCGACGCAGATAACTATTAGTAATTATAATAGAGCAAAGGATAAAAAAGATGACTAAAACTCAAAAAGATTTGTTCGTAGGCAAAACCATTAAAGACATAACAAACATTGGACATCACGGGTATAGTAAATTAAAAATAGAATTTACAGATGGTACCATTGTTGTATTGACACCAGAGGGTGATGAAATTTGTGGGTATGCTGGACTTTACTCTGAAAAAAGTAATTGTAGTCTACTTAGAGATGATGTGGAATATACTGCTGATACTAATTGGTTTGAAAACAATGACCTAGTTACTAGACCATTGCCTGTGATCGTTATTAAAAATAAGGACGATCTAAACAATTTTATTAATCAGAGTATTAGACATAGTCAATATGATCCTGCGGAATGGCCAATAACACCATTTAATGTATTCGATACAGCGAGTGGTGGGTTATATGTTATAGCCGATACGATAGTTAACAAAATTAATAAACATATTGTTACTGATTTGGTAATAATATTACATATTCGTTGTTCTGTATGTGGTGGCGATGTACCTGTCAGTTTTGAAATTGGCAATGGAATTGGTACTCCTGTGCCTACTAAATGTTGCTGTTCAAAATGTGGTGCAGATCTTGGTGATAAGACAAATGCTGCTATTTGGTTAGGTATATCACCTATAAAACCATTCTTTAACTACATACTCACAGATCCAGAGGATGTTAAGGAATTCAAAAACATGTTAGAAACATGGAAAGAAGCATAATATGGTACTTTTTAAAGATGACTATCAATCCTCTCCAGTTATAGATCTGTCTACTAGAAACATAACTTTTCTAGAGTATGCCTATAGTTTAAAAGAGTCAGGTATTAAAAATTGGGCATTCTGTCTAATATTACATAACGCAGAACTTATAGGCGTAGATCCTTTCTCTAAGGATCTTACTGTATTACAAAAAACCGCTATCATTCTTGAAGCAGCAGAAAATCCGTGGTATTTTTTTAGAGAGGTTGTTAGGGTACCTGCGCATGGCAATTGCGCGTCTAAATACTTTAAAGCAAATGCGTTTAGTATACCTATACTATGGTCACATCTTGCAGGTATCTCACTTTTAATTGCTGGGCCGAGGCAGGTAGGTAAATTATTACCTGTTGATATGCTACTAGAGTATAGTATCATTTTATCTGGTTATCATACATCAGAAATACTTTTCAAAGATGATAATATCCGCAGTATAAGTATTCTGACTATTCTAAATAACATAGAATTATTACCGGATTTTTTCAAAAGCAGTGTCACACCTCAACATATTAAAGACCCTATAGAAAAATTAGTATGTAAACCTAATAGCACATGTATCAATACTAGTGTTGCAAATCAGATTGCTAAATACGCCGCGTTGGCATATCGCGGACAGACTTTTAATACTTTTGTAATTAGGGATGCCTTATTCGTAAAAAATCTAGATAAGTATATCACCAATGCTTTACCAAGTATGAACTACGCCAATGAACTTGTTGAGGCTAATTCTTTAGGAGGCATGATTGTTATCACGAACTATGATGATCTTAAACGTAAGGATTCAGAGGGATCTAAATATGTTTATGATACCTTTGTTAAAAATCAGCCAGTTTGGGATGATACCCTTTATGATACTTTAAATTGTAACAATATTAAGGATACTTTTACTGTTAAAAAAGATGGTAAAGCTACGAGGTTGTTTCTTAATATTGATGCTAGTTATGCTAAAATAGGGTTTACGGAAGAAATGGTTAAACAACACATACTTGACAGTTGTATCGATACTGAAAAATGCCCGTATGAATTCTTAGACCATTGGGTGATTTAAAATCTGGAAGGAATGGCATGTTAGAGACACTACTTGCAAGTTATAATGATTTTATAGAAATATCTAAAAGTAATCCTATGTTAGCAGGTGCTATAGGTTTATGGGGTGCTGGGCTAGTTACGTGGTTAGCACGTAATATACCCAGCAGTATAGGATCATTTATAGTGGCACAATTAACAACAAGGATGACGATGACAAATGTCTCGTCATCTACGTCTTGGGATAGCAATGAGTTACAGTTTAACGCCTTCGTCAAATGGGTAAATAGCGCTGGGTATATAGGGTGGAGTCGCTCATTCACAATCACAACTGATGAAGATGTTGAACAAACTCCAGTACTTGTATTTGGTTTAGGATCACATTTTTTTATTTATAAAGGAATATTCTTTTATATCTTTCGCAGAAGATTAGAGGCGGCCTCCAGTAACCAAGATAAACAGGAAATATCAGTTATTGGTTTAACACGTAATCGACAAAAACTTTTAGATCTTTATAACGCTTTTAAATACGTAAAAGATTTTAAAGAACTTTGTGTACGTAGCTGGAGAAAAGATGAATGGATATACTCCGGATTTATTACCAAGCGGTCAATAGAAACAGTAGCTATAAATGAGAATATCCTTAGTGACATAATGGATAAACTTACCTTTTTTACAGAACATAAAGAATGGTACACCTCTAGGGGTATGTCTTATAAACAAACATTTCTTCTTCATGGTTTACCTGGTACTGGAAAGACCTCTCTTATCAAGGCGCTAGCGAGTTATTATAACCGAGATGTCTATACCATTAATCTAGGATTAATGACCGATACAGCACTTAGTAAGGCTATGGCTACTATTCGTAAAAATAGTATTATTCTTTTCGAGGATTTTGACGCTAATAAAACAGTGCAAAAACGAAAAGTTAAAGGAGAGTCTATTTCATCTGATGAAATAGAGGTAGAAAGTACTGAACCAGAGGAGTATTCGCCGTTGACGTTATCAGGCCTTCTTAATGAGTTAGACGGCATTATCTCATTAGACGATGTGATTGTGTTTATGACAACAAACCATATCGAGAATATCGATAAGGCTATCTTACGTAAAGGCAGGGTTAATTTTATGTATGAGATAGGGCTACTTAAAGATGCTGAGATTAAAAAACAGATGATGGTTTATTATCCAGGTAAAAGTTTGTCTAATGATGTCACATATGAGGATATTGCCGGGTGTAATTTAGAAGCTTTATTCTTAGAGCATACTGATGATTATGAAAGTTTCTTAAATTCGTTACCACACGCTATTAAAAAATAAGGAGTCATGATGTGGATTTGGAATACCAGTACCATAATGGCGTTACTGTTTATTGCTTTCATTATTATCGCCGTAATTACGTTATACATATATGTGTGCATACACGACACTACTAAAGAGAATGTTGTTACTAATGATACTGAGCTTGAGTATCATGCTACTATACATATTTATTGTGTTTTAGATAATGTAGATGACTTAATACAACGTGGAAAGATTGGTAGCGCAACTAAGTATCTAGTAGATGGTTTAAGTATCTTGAATAAAGAAGATACCATATCCGCTATTGAAATCGCCCGGTTAAAGAAATCTACTTCACAATTCAAAGATAGGTGGAACCATGTTATTGATATGCATGATATCTATACTGGTCAAAAATGGATAAGGAAAACGTAGTGGTGCTTTAAACTTGTTTATACATAATTATTTTTTAGAAGGAAAACTATGGAAATAGACAATGTTGTTCCGACTGTTATCTTTAGAAAGGATAGTGTTGGAATGACATTTATGCTAAAAGATTTATTCGATAAAAAAGTTATAGAGGATAATACTAACTTTAGTATCGTTATACCATCAGGCATAAGTGTCATTGGTTCTTTTAGAATTGGTAGTTCAGGTACTGCATTTGATTTTTCAGACGTACCTGATAAAAAGATTGTGATGTCGGGTGGCGGACGTATATGCAATATAAAAACAAGAAAGTTATTTAACTTAACATTATAAAAGAAGGAAAATAGTATGGAGTTTTTTATTCAAATGTTACCAGTAATACTAATATCGTCTGGTATGGCTTATTTTGTGCAATGGTATTTTAACCATAAGCAGTTAGTGTCTGACTTAGAAGATCTAGATAAAGAACTTCCACTACCGACAGCTATTATGAAAAGTTTGGAACGTAATCTAATACGCACACTTGTAAATGTTAACGAACTTATTAATACAGGAAAAATAGCTGAAGCCACAAAATTACTTTGTGAAACATGTTCTAGTGGTTGTGGCTCTAAAGCTACTTTTGAGTATGCGTTTTCAGCAGTGACGCTTGCTAGGAATGTGTCATCTTTTAAAGACCGGTGGGATTACGTTATCATGGTTTTCAAGATCTATAAGAATCTAAATGGTGATGGTGATCAAAATACCAATCTAGACATACCTGATGTTAGCCCTAAAGATTTAATAAAACAATGTGGGATTAACTTAAAGCTAGTAACGAGATAAAGGAAAATGATGAGAAATGACGGAAAGACCTATATCAATATAGGTAAAGACGCTAAAACAGATTTAGGTAAAACACTTTGGCTGTATGCCGGTTTAAAGAAACAAATCACGTATGTTGATGAACAGGGCAAGAAGTTTAAGTTCATGTCTTTAGGAGGCCTTTATGAGTATCTACGAGTACTTAATGTTATTAAGACATATAACTTTGAAGGTGTGCCGTTAGCTATTCTAGAAATGCTTGATGGTTTGAAAGAATCAAAAGGATTTAATAGTTTAGCCGTTGGTACTTCTATTATTCGTAAACTGGTTGAAACCAGACGATATACCCTAATAGATTTTCAAAAAGATTCTGCTGCTAGGGCAAGTGTACTTACTGCTATGGTAGACACTTTGAACAACCAACCTAAATTGGTAAAAGCACTTGTTGAAAACACTTTACCATTAGGTTCTTTTAGGGTTATTGGGTATACATCTATATATCCAAATGTATCTGAAGCATGGGTTAGCGAAAATTGGAATAAAGCACTTGAGATTGTTAATTCCAATAAAAATTAACACCATATTATTAAAAATGTAGGGGCAATAGGGTGCAGTCTTAACCGACTGATACCTAGAGTAGCATAAACTACATAACCGGCAGGGATCACACCGTAGCTACCGTAAGGTAGTCTAGAAGTTATTTTTTAACAGGTCACTATTATATTGAGAATAAAAAATAACCGCTTAACAAAATTAGCGATTACTCTTCTCAGTTGGTTTATAACGGTCGCCCCCGGCCGTATAACTGACACCAGGTGATACATAATGCCCAGCAGGTTATGTATCGATAACAGTAATAGCTGTTATACCTACCACTGCTGCAAACCTACTGCATGACAAAAAATCCGACAAATCGTTAGCAGTATTGGGAACACGCATGCAGAGAGTCGGTAATCGTTATGCGTGTTAAACTTGGTGCCATAATGGGTTTTCACATGCAACATGTGAAAAAGCTTAGCTTTTCGCCTGACTTTAAGTCATATCGCGATGTGATGCAAGCAGCTTAGACTAACGTCTCGGCAAGCCGGTAAACCGGAGGGTGGGATTGGCAAAAAGACTAATATTAAAAGTACGATGTTACTAATAATTACTAATGGAATGCTGTATATGTTGCAAACAGTTTGACTTAGTCTAGCGGCCAATGGTCGTTATGTCCACATCGGAGTTACTAGTTAAGCAGCCGCCAAGCGCAACCATAGGTTGGTATGCTAAAACACGTATATTATTAATAAACTAAAAAAAGGATATTAGTAATACATTAGCTATACTAAGCGTCGAAGACTGATAATATTTGCGTAGGCCACGTAGGTATTGTCAGTTTATTTTATATGGGTCGAGATGACCCACCTCTTTCGCAGTAATCGTTCACACACTCTGTAACTACTTCACGCACTAGTGCGTGAAGTAGTTATATTTATATTTTCATTTTTTTATAAAGATACATTATAAAAGTAATACTATAGCAAAGCTATATAAAGAAAATGAGGAGAATAAAATGGATTACGCACTCTATGAAAGAATGTTTAATGTTGTAAATGCTAGACTATTTACAAACCCTGCAGATAAGAGTTTACGCGGAAATGATCTAGCAAATGAGATTAGTTTTCATATTTCAAATATGATTAATACTATTACAGGTAACTCGTTATTAACACAAAATAACAGAATGGACTGTATCAAAATAGTAATGGATAGACTTACAACACAATACGAGCTTTCTAAAAGAATACTTTCATTGTTCGATGGTGAGACTATTACTATTGCTGATGTTAACAATGAAGTCTATGGCGATATAGTTGTTAACATCATTATGGACAGGTTGGAGACAACTAAACAACATGAAAAGATCAGTAGTGCTTATCTACCGTTAAAAGTCTTTTTAAGTACAAATAAGTTAACTGTCGATGCTGAAGTTTCTCCTAGAGAAACATCATATCAAATATTTCTAGCTAATCCTGAATATGAAGCGTTGATTTGTAAACTTATAGCAGAGATCATCATGTCAAAATCAGTTGCTGAGAGCATAAAGTTTACGTGGTAATAAAATTATAAAAATTAAGGAGTATCCTATGAATGAGTCTAAAAGGTCAAATGAGTTTCAAGTTGGCTTGATGCTAACAATTAACATAGTTTTTATGTTAGGTTTTTCAACATTAACTCTATTAGCTAAACTAGCTGATAGTTTTGACGTTATGAATTTATTATCACTTTTAACGCTAATCGTGTTTCTTTTAAACAGCGGTAGTTTTTACAGTTGTTTCAACTCAGCGCCTTATGGGTTTAAATATATCGTATTTTTGAATTATGGTATGTTTATCACTATCATAATGTCCGTTTTAGCTATAGCATACACTGTAGTTAATCCTGTTATACTGTTAATGATATTTATAGTGTCATTAGCCTTTACGCTCTTTATAGTAATTGGTGCTGTATTTCATTATGCTAAAGAGCATTTAAAAAATAAACGCAGTGGGAGAATATTATGAAAGAGATGATTGATATAACACCTGATATAGGAGTGTTTGTGATTACAACAAATGTTGCTAGGGAGGCTGGGTATGTTAAAATCAAAGGTAAAATCTTCATGCTTTTTAGACTTGTTAAAAAGCATGAATGTTCTAAAGTTGAAAGTTTCAGTCTTACGCTGTATGATAGTAAAACAAACACAACAAGTCCGTTACATCATGACGTAGTGGAAGGGTTTGATGGAGATCTAATCATCGTGCGCTGGTGTGTAAATGGTCCAATTGCTGGATACGATAAATTGATTATTAATGTTAATGAGTGTATCCATGTTATGAATTTATTCTTCCCACCTATAACAGTTATAACTGCATACGAGATGGACGAGTACAACACATTGTCACGAGGATACGTATCTATATATACAGGGGATATGTACAAATCACATTCATCTAGTGGCACACCATTACTAGACTAAAAGATGCGTACCCTAGTAATACTAGTTATAATCACTATGGTTGCTATAGCTGTGTTTTTAGAAATACTTTGTAGTACGGGTAATAGTGGTGATAATGTAACTGATAAGCATGATACAATGTCTGAGGTAGTTGTTATCAAACATGTTATTAAAAATTAAAAGGAATTCCTATGAAAAGCATTATTGAAAAAATGAGAGAGCAATTAGCCAGTGGCGCCAGTATTGGCTCTAAAAAAATAGCCATATCCATAAAACCTATACCTATGGAATCTTTAGAAGATTTAGGTAAAATGTGGGCTGTTGGTATTAAAGTAGGAAGATCTAAAAGAGTACCCTACAGTATGAAACCGCGAGAGATTAGTGATCTCATAAATATCGATGTCATAAAAGTGAGCAGTCAGTATACGGGTATAAGTACTTATATTAATTCTGTGCTATACAACGCAACTGAATCTAGCGCACATGAACCGGTAGACACGGAATCGCTTAAAGAACGAGATATGCTGGATGATGTTCTCGGGTATTTTATCATACTATCTGCTTTAAAAGAAGATATTGAAGACGCCGCTGTACGCTCATCAATTGCAGGTGATGACATTAATATGCTATTCTGCAGGATAAACGCTGTGAAAGATTTCTATAGCCTTAAAGAACCTATAAAATTAGAGGCCTCACATTTAGAATATAGTGCGATTCACAGATTATCTTGGAAGACACCGTGCGGCAAACATTTATTTTTAGGAGATGTAAGTGACGATAGTATTAGCGGCTTTGAGGAAATGGGCGGTATAGATCTCATTATCTTGCAAAATGAAAATGAGATAGCTAAGAAAGTTGAAGAATCAACCACTACCGATAGTAAATCTAAGATACAAACTATCATAGATAAGATCGGTACAAATGCTGATAGAGGTAACCCTAACACTATCAGTATACGTTTTTACCTTAAAGGTGAGAATGTAGGCACACTTACAAGTGAGGAACTTGAGATTGCTGTTATTCTAAATGAAAAAATAGTGATAACAAATACCGACACCACGATGCATGATTTTACTTTGCTTATAGACTATGTTTCAAAAATTATTAATGCGGAAATTGTTATAAATAATGTCGCATTTGATAAAAGATCATTTGGTATTGAATGCGGTGCTTTACCAGATAGTATTAAAGCAAATGTAAAAGGTCTTTATTTAATTTACAGATACTACTTCGGCGGCAAATATGGCTTTCAACTTTGTCCTACGAATTCGACGATGAAAATTCTTAAGGACTATTTTGGAGGGAGATCATATCATCCGGCGGCTGCATCGAAATTGGCTAGCGATGGGTATATGTGCCTGTTGGCAAGTTGTGTGTTTAAGGATACTGTCTCATTAGCAGTTGATATTGATAAACAAAGATCATACAAGGTACCCTACACAGATTTATACTTAGATATTGCCAATGGATCCTACAGGCTACATTTAGCAACAATAAGTTTAGAAGATTCAGAAAGTATTCGTGACCTTTATAACGATCTTCTTGTAAAAGGTATAGCGACTCTTAGTGACTTAATCCATATTACTAAAGAGCCTGTAGCGACGACATTTAAAGAACTTACCGGTATAGCTGAAATTAGCGACTGGAAGAAAACAGGTGATGAAGAAAATGTTGTTACAACACTAAAAGCTATAACAGAAGCGATATCAGTGCTTCTTGATGATAGTGTTAGTGACGATGGAAGCTTTACAACACACTCTTTAGATACACTTTATACAGCATTTAGTGGAATAATTGGTGACAGTGTTGTTGCCGAATATAATCGTCTGCCAGTGATGGTTCTAATTGTAGACAAAGTCAATGCGAATAGTTCTATAGTAGATCTTAAGTCTATTAAGTACATGATTGGTGATCCTAACGTCATACATCAGTGTGAACTTATATACGAGCACCCTTTTACAAAACAGATTAGGATTAATGAGTATTGTATCCACTCAAATGTTTTGCCTAAGCACAATATTTATTTGTGTCAGGCTAACCGTATGTGTAATTCGTCAAAAGAAATTGCTAAAACGTTGGCTGAATCTTTAGCTGAAAGAAAACAACCTAAAAAAGAAGGAGAGAAAAGTATGGAAAATACCGCTAACCCTACTTCAGGAAATGTGCTGAATCATGAGACTGAAAAAGTTTCTATAATTAGGGATGACGTTAAAAGGCGCGTTGAAAACAATGTTATTCCACTGCTAAAAAACTTGGACGGTGATGCCGAAAGTGTTGCTGATACACTAAGTGATGTTTTAACACTGATGCGTGAAATTGCTGAAAGCGGAAAAGAAAGCTGTGCATCTTATAAGGTAGCAGTAGCTCAGATTAGGATTCTAAATTTATTAAAGGAAGCCAGTCATACTGATATGTTTAGGATTATAGATATGGCTATTGCTATTAATGTTGTTGATGGCGAAAATAAACAGCTATTTCGATATGCCACCACCGTACAATGTGTAAACCTACCGCGAATAAGTCGTGCCAGTTCAAAACGTTTACAGCATCTTGTGTTATTTCCTAAAAACTACATCATTGATATGCCAAATATCGGTGTTGCGAAGTTTGCGTTAAATTTGTTTACTGAAACACAGCAAACTACCTCAGATGGATCTACTGGATTTATGCCGACAGCGGATAAAAACGGGTTTGTTTCTACTGGCTATCCCGATATGCCACCAGTATATGGTAATCCTGGTTTTAATTTTGGAGGTTTTTATAATATTGGTAAGCAGTATCCTGATTATAAAGCTGAAGATAAACAGGTATTCGATCGATTTAAATGTGCTAATACGTCTGGCGGTAAGATGTATGATATTCTAGAAGCAAAGCGTATGGAATTATTCGTACAGATGGAAAAATCATTAAGGGGCACTTCTGATAACTTTCGAAATTTAGCTGCTAATTACGATACTCTAGTTTCTAAGGTCGATACGCTACAAAAACGTATAGATGTTTTAGAAAATGGTACTGCTGTTAAGAAGAGTTCTAAAAAAGAGACTGCTGAATTGTTAAAGTATTATGATAGTATTGCTATGCACGTCGGAAATATCCTGACGAGATATGGTTTAGACTATATTAGTAAACAAAATTCAGTAAGGCAACAAGGTGATAAAGATTTTGGTACGACCATACCCGATATTTTCTGTAATCTTAACCTAGAGAATATTGGTAGAGATGGCACTATGATGAAATTAGAGTTTGGCGATGATTATAGTACTAACACTCGTGAGTTCATGAGTCTAGTATTTTATAAAGCTGGACATCGTGTTGTAGAGTACTCTTATACAAATGGTAATATCTGCGTAGATGCTGTTTTAAATTTGGTACGATATCTAAAACACTATTATGGTGGTCTTATTGCAGAAGCGTACAGCGTTTTTAATACTGTTACCGTGAACAGGCCATTCATAACTACTGAAAAAGTGTTGGATGATGTGAATTTAAAATTTTATATTCCTGTGACTTTTATAGGAACAGGGGTTAGATTTTAAAATAGTACTAACACAGACCTATTAGGTCTGTGTTAGTATCTAGTTTCGTTTAAGAACATATTATTTAATTAATAACGAACAAGTACGTTAGTAATTGTGAGTTAAACTAATAACCTATAACTAGTTTACTAGTTAAGTTACATTTATAAAATTCAAGGAGATGTCTCATGTATAAGAAGCTAACATGCAAAAGAAACATATAAGAGGTACCACTATAAATAACATACTAATTGATAACACAATTAATATAAGCTATAGGCCTTACGATGTTTTGATGGCTAAGAAAGTAGAAAAACTACCAACAGAATATGTCGATAAAATACTAAACACCTATAACCAACTTTATGGTATAGGCGATCTTGAAAAAGTATTTTATTATAAACTAAGAAAAATGAAAGTTATCCATAAGGTAAGCTCTTCAGCTTTTCTTCCTGCTATGCTATTAGACCTTAATTCTCCTAACGACATAATGGTCTATATCATGGTTTTATTAAATTACTACGATACTGAAAAACGACCAGCGTCAGTGTATGGTATTCTTAAGAATCTATTTCCTAACGGGTACTACTCACAAGTAACTAACCAGACTATCGTTGACACTATACGCCACACAGGCTATGCTAGATATGGTAAGATTTTTTTAATTTAAAGGATAATCCTATGTTTACAAAATACGGTACTAATGTTACAGATTTCTTAAAGACGGCTAAAACCTTAAATGTCAATACTGACTTCATACACAAAATAGCTAATTGTGATATAGAGGGTATTCCTCATTATGATGATGAGTTCTCTGCAGAAATTGTTTCAGAATGTTCTGAGAATCCATGGTACTATTTTAGAGAAGTAAATAACTTTAATGTACCAACCTGTGAAGATGTTTTACATCTCGCACTTTTGATTAAGGGCTACGATACTCTTAGGTTAGGCAGAAGAGGTGTATTGAATACAAGTATACCAGCTTATATTCATTATGTGCTAAAATACACAGACATCATTAACAATATTGCTTTCGTAACTAACAATATGGATTTTGTTAAGAAACCGTTAGAGGTATTTCAAAATTTACAAGAAGCAGATATTCAAAATCATGTAACGATGTTAGAATGCCCTGGTTATGTTAGTAATGAATATACTGGTAGATGCTGCAGAATAGGACAACTTGACTGGTTATTGGTAGGGGCTAAATACAGTATCGGTGTTGCCGATCTAACATTAGCTAATCCATTCACAGTTGCTACTATGCTTGAGAATCTTATATCAGCTGTTAAAACTTCTGATGATAAAACACAATTTTCTAAAAGAGTTGTGCTCTATAAGGATATTGATCCGACAGAACACGATCTCTGCCTTAGTCAAGCATTAGATTCACTAGGTGGGTATTATGACAACATGGTTTTTGAACGTCATGATCTTTATAAGTTGTTAGAAAAAGAACCTACTGAAAAAATGCTATGCATTATTTAAGTACTTATGAATTAAAATAAACAAAAGGTTAAAAAATGAAGTTAGAATTAAAAGTTATGGGGGAGATTATAACATATGACTTGAAAACTCCCGAGGAAGCATGGGCGTGTCTTACCGGTATCGGTAAGACTGTAAAAGAACATCTTGGTAGATTCGCTATTGGTGAGTATACTTTAGGTAAAGTGTTTTTAAGGTTAGATATGAAGACACAGCACTATAACGGTGCTACGGAAAATGACAAGATTGCCGTTTGTAGCATCGAAGCTTTTAATATTACTTATAAAACCAGTGAAGAATCAAAACCTTCTACGAAACGTTTTAGGGTAGGCGAAGTACAAACACTTGAATCTGTCATGGGTGCTTTCAAAGTTGCAGATCAATTTGCGAAAGATATTGATCGTAGTTTTAAACTACTTGTAGAGTAAAAAAGGATAATACGATGGCCACTAAAAAAGTTACTGATGGCCTGATGCAGCTAATTAATGAATTAGAATCCAAAACACATCAGAAAAGTAAAACAGTAGGCGCGCTCATACTACCATCCGATACTAAGGTTTTAACAACAAGTGAGATAAAATCTATCGCTGAGCTAAAACCTGACAATGGCAATAAACCTAAGGTTCATTCTGAAATGGGGGCTATTGAAAAAATGGCCTTCGAGCAGTTTAGAAAAAACATGGAGGATATAGACGAGAAACAAAAGAGAGATACTTTTGTTCTTGAATATGTCTCAAAACAATATGTCTACCTTGATAGTGCGATTGATCTAGAGATTTACATAAAGAAACAAGTTGCAAATGGCATTGAAGTCTATAACGCAATTAGAAAAGAATTAGATGCTAATTAGAAAGTAATAACAGAAGAGTAGCAACCGCTACTCTTCTGTTACCTTATTTTTTTTTATTCTGTTCACCGAACTTAAGCAGCTCTACGTTTATCTAATTCTATTTTTTCTAATAGAGTATCAATATTAAGAGTATCTAAAGAAGATGGGTCTAATATGTTATAAAGATACTGTATCTTATTTTTAGATTTAGCTACTAAACCAAGATGCTTAATAAGTTTCATTTCACTAGCAAGTCTTTCTATCTCTGTACGAATACGTATTTGATCTTCACGTTTACGTACTGCATCCATACCGCCAGCTTCTTCTACTTGGGTAGCTTTAACTGTTGTTAAGGTATTATTAGGATTTAAACCATAGAATGATTTGTTAGAAGCCTCTGTCAAGAACCAGTATGGTAATAACCAAGCAACAACCATATCATCATGGCTATCAGAAGCATGGTCTATTCTACCATTTTTAGATCGTAACCCTATAATCTGATTAATCAATCCGTTATCTCTTACAGTGTTACCTGTGTACTTAGTAGACGCCATAAAGGCTGCACCATAAAGTTTATCCCTTGCTTGTCTACCTGCCCCAGATGTTGCAAATCCAAACATGCTTCGATATTTGACATAGACGTTACTTTCTCTACGTAGCATACTAACATTAACAACTTCATTAAGATACTGTTTATTTACCATGCAGTCATTAACAACCCAGTTAAAGATACGTTTAAACGGATCAATAGTGTGCATTGGTAATATACGTAGTAAGTTATCAATGATCATAACACCACTAGATCTTCTTTCAGGAACTAGTATAGTATTATTGTATTTTATTAACAAGTCACCTATAAACTCTGAGAATACGATAAGGTTAGTTTCATTATAGATACCTGTTGCGATAGTCTCACCTGATGATGCGTCTCTTATGATCATAGCAATATCATCTTTATTAACAGCATCAGAAGTATCTAGACCTACTATAAGTTTACGTGTTGGTAATCCAGCTTTAACTTCTTGTTCAGAAACATACCAGTTAGTGATATAACCACTTTTAGATAGTTCGGTATACTCAACTTTAGATTGTGATTTTTGAATATCCTCAATAACCTCTTTTGATAAAGGTGAAACATCTGAACCTTTAGCCCATAGGTTAAGGAAGTCTGCTCCGGCATTCTCACCTTTTGACATAGCCTCACTAATTTTCTCTTTTAACCACGCATCGGTATAACCTAATTGTCTATGGTTATATTCTAATAGTACTCTTAGTTCACCTGTAGGGCTATTTTTACATATAACAGATTTAAGAGCTTCAAGATCTTCAACATCAAAAAGTAACTCAGACCATCGCATACTTTTAAGGTATAATTCTTCATAAGCAAACTTACCAGAATCAGTACTAATATACCCGGGGGTTGTTGTAAAAATATTGCCATAAGGAGCGTTAGCTGCTTTAGCAGAGTCTCTAGCCGCCTTGAATATTCAATGGGTTCGTTAGACCACATCCGCACCTCTATGTGCAGCTCACACTTTCATGTGACGATCAGGCTATCTCATCCTGAAAGGGCTTTCGCCGAATAGATCATATCTTTATCTTATATTTACTTAAGATAAACTTCGTTTCGATTTAAGGGATTTCATACCCGCCCACTTGGGCCCTACACCAATAACTGGTTGATCGTTGAGCACATCCCGTATATCACTTATGATACTTAGGGGCTTCGCTGCGTTGGTCGCCCAATCCTATTAAGTTTTTACTGTCCCGTTATGAATCATTACTCTAACGGTGTTATAGTATCTTTCGATCTATAAGTAGTATTAATAGGCTCTAAGGGGTTCTCCGCAATTAGAAGTTTTTGCTATATAGTGTCACCACTATATGGGGCACAGGCGGTTTTTAGGCCGCCATTTTACCCTGGGCTGGAAGCATAGCTGGGATGGTTATGTCGGCATAATTAATATAAGCAATCTCATCTACTTGGTTCGTTGGGAATGTCATACCACGTCCAACATTATAAGCTGATTTAGGATTGTTCTGCGCCACTGATGTTATGTATTGTGTATTATTAGAATTAACCGTTATCTTCTCAGTGTTATTCGTATCTGTTTTAGATCTCAACTGTAGCATAGCTGGGAGCTCACTCATGATGTCTTTGATACGTTTAACGTTGTTGACTCGCAGAGTATCATCTTTGGTCAGCAAGTTGATGCTAGAGCGTACAGACCCTACTGAAAGTAACCACACCATAAGAATATCTGTTGATACTGATTTACCAGTTTGTCGAGGTTGTATTAGTAATGTAGTCACATGATTAAAATATAACCAGTATAATGAAATGTTACCACGATTAGCTCTTAACACAACACCTTTTTCAACACCTTGTGCTGGAACTCTAACTACTTCTCTAAAGAAGTACCAAGGATTCTCAGAACACTCATCTACTATAAGAATAATCTCTTCAACTGAAAGATCATCTGAATGGGGGTCAACCCCTTGAAGAGCTGGATTATGTAATGCTAAACAAAAGGCACAGTTCTTTATACCCATCTTGTGCATTTTGACAGCATACATTTTAAAAGAGTCATTAGTTGTCTTTAAGTCGGCTATGGCTCCAGGATGTTTATTAACCCAGTCGTTTAAATATAATATCATTATTAATCCTCCCGACACTATATTTTTTTATATAAGTCATATAATTTTTTAATAGACGTATTTTGCCTGAGTGTAAGGAGAAAGACATGGCTAAAGAACTGTTTAATTATATAGCGATTGGCGACATACATTTTGGTCACACTAATACAACAACAGAACATATTATAGAAAGTTTTAACCAATGGTTTAAAACCTATATGAGCACAATACTAAAAACAAATGCTATCTTTTTAGAAGGAGATGTGTTTGATAAGCTATTAGGCAATAGTAGTACTGATTATATACTTGCTATGGAATGGCTATATAACTTAGCCATATTTTGTTCTAAACATAAAATAAAGTTAAGAATATTAAGAGGTACTTTATCTCATGATTGGAATCAACTTAGACTAGTAGAAAAGACATTTTTAAAACTTAAAACTGAACTTGATTTTAAATATATTCAAACTTTACATATAGAGCATATGTCTGATTTTAATATTGATGTACTGTATGTTCCTGATGAGTATAAACATGACGCATCTGATACTTTTAAAGATGTTCAAGCCTTGCTGGTTGAAAAAGGTTTAACCAGTGTTGATATTGCTATTATGCATGGTAACTTTAGTTATCAGTTACCTATTAAGACTGTCACTGCTCATGATGAAAATAGCTATCTTAACATTGTTAAGTATTATATTACTATTAATCATATTCATACTTCTAGTATTTTCGATAGAATCATAGCACCAGGTAGTTTTGATAGATTAGCTCATGGTGAAGAAGAAGATAAAGGTTGTGTTCACATTACATTATTTAAAGACGGTAGTAAACGTTTTAGTTTTTTAAAAAATACCTTAAGTAAAATCTATAAAACAATTAACTGTTTTGATCTTTCACTCGATGATATCTTTAGTAAGATAGATAAGGGAGTTAGAAAGTTACCTTTGAATTCTTTTATAAGGCTTAAGATAAATTCAGATACAAGACTTAGTAAGAACGTAGAAGACTTTACTAAAAAGTATGAGTTTTATACTTTTAAAATTGAATCTGAAAAAGATAAGGGCTTAACGAATGGTAGTAATATTACTGATATAGAAATACCGTTAGAAAGTTTTCATATTACCCCTGAGAATATAGAAGAATTACTACTAGAGGAGTTACGTAAACAAACATTATCAGAAATTGAACTTGATACGGCAATAGAGGAGTTAAGGCGAGCTATTGAAAAACTTTAACAATATATTATTAATGTAGTAACTAAAGGAGAATCCTATGATAAACAAATACGAGAAATTGGCGGAGGCCATAGTTAAATTTAAACCTGAGAAGATTACGACCTTTAAACCTGTTTATTGGTGTATAGTTCTATTTTGGTTTATAGCTATAATTGTTTTTGTTTTTATACCTTATATATGTATTATAAGTTATGAAAATATTGAGATGACAACACGTAGTAAAAAAGAAGATTCTGACGAGTATGAGAATCATGTTTGCTAGTAATAAAATATGTTTACAAGGGAACAACCTATTATGAACGATATAGACACTAGTAGCGCAGCTATTGATGCTGTTGGTTTAGATATGCTAACGACAGTGTTGGGATTAACTCTTCTTCTTATTTTTGTTGTGTCTGGATATGCTGTGCACCATATACCTATTGGTAAAAAAGATATTGAAAAGCTCAGAGCTATTAAAAAGATATTCGGAAAGCATGATGTATAGTAGCAGTATGTTCATGACCTATATTATTTTAACGTTATGCACTGTAGGTGGCATAGCAGGTTTGATTTTATATATAAAAGCCTATGCCGAGTATCGCAAGAATTTGGAAGATATAATGAAAGAAGATGATTATTTAGACTTTAGGTGGTAAACTATGTCCATTAGAATAGTACTTACTGATAGAACAATGAGTTCGTTTCCAGTATCTATTGGTACTGGATTAATGTTAGAGTCACTCTTTAATCCTACACAAGCGAGGTACGATGATAAGAGAGAGATTCCTAAAAAGATTAAGCTTGATGACTACGGGTATCATGTTTATAACATATATACATTGGCTAGAAACATACTATCCGCAACTCCGAGTAAAGAAAAAAATGATCTCTTAAAAGATCACTATTTTTTAGATATTCTATTTGACGAGATGTTTGTATTAGAATCACTTTACGCAACTACAAAATGTGATATTGTGTTTTTCTTACCCGATTACACCAAAGTGTGTCAAGCCCTTAACAATGGTAAAGAGTACACGCAAACAAAAGATTATCAGTTATATGGTACCATGTTAGCATTGTTTAAGAAAGTTACATTTTCTAAAGATCTAACATTGATAAGAGATACCTTTACACTTCCTAAGTTTGATAAGAAAACGTTGATAACAACAAACTATCCAACAGATCTATTAAACAAAGTTGGTAATTTGGCATTAATGGAGTCACATACCGGTAAGTTAAAAGAACGATCAGAATGGTATACTAAGTATCACAAGTTAGGTTCTAAGCCTATGTATTTACTACCATTTATGGAAGAGTTACTGTATATACTAGGAGAAGGTAATCTTATCTATCCAGTGACATTATCTTTAAGATATCTTTTATTAGCTATAGCTGAGAAAGAGCATTGGACAACCCGAACAACTCATGATAAAATTATTCATGATTTTAAGAAAAATTCATTAGAACTGTATAATTTGATCATAGGGTATAAAAAAGTTTATTAGTCTATGAGCTATAATGTTATATAATAAAAAACGAAAGGATTTATAATGGCTGATAATATCACCGTACCCGATAAGAAAACAGTATCGCTCATTAAGTTTATGAAGTTTGGTTTGACAACCTCTGTAGGAGAAGATGACTTTGGTAGATTGGAGTGGTCTATTAGAGAAGGATTCCCAAGAATCACTGTTTATACAACTAACAAAAAAGGAGAAGACGGTAGAATCGGTTATGAAGCGATCATAACAGCTCCTTTTGATTTTGTAACTTTCTTTAGTTTCTTCAAAAAGATCCGTAAAGTCATTATCAGTGATGGTAAAGCAGAATGTAAGATAGATTGTTTAAACTATCGCTATGATGCTAATAATGAGCGCACCAATGAAAAATATGTTCAAGCAACTGTCGGTGTTTTTAAAGATGACCATGGTAAGATCTTTATTTATGTCCACGCTACCGATAAGTCACAATTAACATTTGAGATACGCCCAAGACCTTTTTTCAATCATTATGACGAAGAGGGTAATCTTGTTAAAGATATACGTGTTATTAACAAAGAGTATGCCCTAAGTTATATCTCAGTTATTGAAAAGCTTATGGCCGAGCATGTTAAAAATGAGCATGTTAGAGAAATCAAATTAGACCCACCACAAGGTCGACAAAAACAAACACCGGTTATTAAACCAGTTGAACAACCCGCTCCAAAACCAGCCCCTGTTAAACCTACTATAGAGATTACAGAGGGAATTGATTTAGACAATCTCATATAGGTGTTAGATAACTCTAACACCTCCTACTTTCATTTTTTTTCAACAACATATTATTCATTTATACGGGCTATTACGATTGCAAGGTAATAACTGTATCACACCAGAAAAAAGGGGAGCACACGTGTTCGCATTAGACACTCTCAACGCAAAAGGTGATATAATCGTTAATGTGAGTTATGGTACTAATGAAGTTCTATCATTTGTTATAAGTGGTGTTATTTCTAAGAAGACTAAAAACTCGATTGATGAGCATACTGTTTATGCGCTAGTAAACGCATATGTCGATTATAAAGGTGATGGTTTTAAGAGCGATCTTTACACCACACTTTCAGAGTCTTATCATACGGCTAAGAAAAGTATGTTCGTTAACGGATTACATCCGTTACCATTACATATGGCTCATAACGTTCTTGATCTATTTGATCTATTAGATGTCTTTAATTTTGTTAAGAGTATTTTTAAACTCTCTCCTCCTAGCAATTTAAAAGATACGTTTGATGTTCAATTGGAACAGGACAAACAGGCTACACGTATTCAAACATACTTAAAAGATGACTATCTCGAATTAGCATCACTAGCACTTATTGTTAAAGTGGTATTTTTACCAATAGCCGAATATGGATTGGTAAAGAATTCTGATATTCGTAATAACCATCTTGAATATGTCCTATTTGAATTTATAAAAACTCATAGGATTTTTAACACACCCCCTATGGAGAAATTACTTGGTCTTGTTACAAAGTCTGTTGAGAATCCTTCTAATAAGGAAGAGACAATAGATATTAGTATCATAGAGAATCAGATATCCCGTAAAGAGATACCTGTCTATCTACTTTCTATTGTTGTTTTACAACGTTTAACAATAGCATCTATTATTAATGATGATCATACTGATAACTTAATCACCAAGGTGTTTAATTATGTCAATGGAGAGTTAAACGGTAGAGATGATATGAGTAAGACAATTCGTGATAGAAAGTTTGGTAATGATGGCGCTGATGATGTTGAATCGTTTCTAGAGTTAATACGTGTTCCAGTTGCCTTGTCTTCAGGAGCTGAAGAAGAACTGTGCTGGGCATTAGAATCTATAGACATCATTATGAAACAACTTCCTACTAAGATTCACGATGTTCTTGATGATGATGCACTACGAGATGGTGAGCAATTCGTTAAGGCTTTTAATAATGGAAATATTGCAGATATTCAGGTAGAGTTACTGGGTATATTATTTAAATCTGTTATTGATCCTAGAGGTTTACAATACGTTACACGTAATTGTATTATGAATCTTATGGCTATAGGTTTTGCTTATCTATGGGGTATGGGTTTTAAACACCTAGCTTTATTATTAATCTCTATGAGAGATCTTACTATAGGTGGGGATATTCATAGTATTAATAATGTTGTAGGTCGTGAAAGATTAACAAAAGAGATCAAAGATGGGTTGGATATAATATCTCCTAACAAGAGACCTATCAATGACACAACAGCACAAAATATACAAGAAGAGTGGATAAACTCTGCGTCGCTTAAGCTAACACAACATTTATGGTTGCAAGTAGCAAGTGACGAGTATGTGATTAGTGCGTTAGGTAGTAAGAACTATCGTAATCTGTTAACCTCTGGTATCAGGGTACAATTAGCAGAGATGATAATTAAAAATGAGGAGCTTTCCTATGTTTAATGGTGGAAATAATGGAGGATATACATATCCGGGACAAAGCATGTCTAGAGTATCAATACCTAACCTTATCGTTGTTGATACCGAGATGCCGTATAAACCATGTTATCAACGTACCTATGACATTAATGTCAATCACGGTACATTGAATCAACTTGAAAATGCTTTATCTGGAGCAGGTGTAAAAACAGGTAGACCTATATCTGAATCATTGCTACTAGCAAATGCTCCAGATATCATGAATATCGCTGCAGCCCCTGGTAAACAAATATTGATACCAAATGGTTGGGATACTAAACGTTTTCGATGGGTTATGTTGGCTATTGAGACTTTAGACAGTGACACGCTTTATCATTATATTCAAGGGTATACTGATCATTCAGAAGTATCTTTTAATCGTAATCTTGATCCGCGTACAACTTTCTATATTAATACTATAACAACCATTAAGAAAACAGAAGACTTTACAAGACCAGGTGTCTATGATTATCAGTTGATGTCCACGTATAATGTTATCACCGATGTTATGGGATCTTCAGGATTTCAACCTGCCAACATTACTGATAGGGATAGTCTTATTAGACCACAAGATGTTTATGATACCTTGTCACAACAGGCTATAGCACATGAACATGGTATTCCTGATAGTATCGATGGCTCAAGCATCATAGCGCCAGGTATGGCAACTACCAGTCGAAAGAGTAATAACAACCCGATATCCCATTTGACAGCTACGCTTAATGCTGGTGTAAGAGGTAAGTTATTATCACGATCATCCAGTGACCCTGCTTCATTATATTGTGAGGCATCAGGCTCACTTACAGAATGGTCAATTGCAAGAAATGGTTTTATCAGTGCTTTGTACAAAGCTACAGGTATAGTTTCGTCTACATCATTTACACTTGCAGATATTGAACAACTCTCTCCAGGTATTAAGTTAGATGTATTTACAAATCAACAAGTAAAAGCAGTTAATGCTCCTGGATTTGGAACGAGTTATGAAACTGAGTCTGATTTACACGGTATGGATATTACAACATCCGTAGCCTTAACAGCTATGAATGTTATTAATGGATATGCCGCTGAATCATTCTTAAGAGTAGCTGGTATTTCTTTATCTGTTGTTAATGGTGTTGCGAATGTGCTACCTACAGCAGCTCCACAGTTTTTATTACCTATTCCAGATGTTAGATTGCAAGAGATGCTAATCGAGCAGTTTAGAATCAAGGTAGAGACACATGCCAGTGCGATGTTGACACAGAATTATAGCTATGATTTAGAGCTCCATTATTTTATGGATATGTATACGGATACATTGATTCGTTTAAGTATTAATCATGGTTATGAACAAGTATTTAGACTAGCAACTTTTGCAGATAGTTTATTTACCCCGGTGATCACATCAGGTTTTCAAAGAGGTAACCTATTAGATTCTTATAATACATTAGTAGATAGAACTTTAGGTGTAATGGTTTATTAATAAAGAGGAGGAAGAAATGACAGATAAAATAGTTAATTTTTATAAAAGAATTATAACAGGTATCGGCTTTAGTTATGATGAAGAGAATTACATCAGGATGGGTACAGATCCAAAAGTATCTTCTATCTTTATCATGGATGGTAAATCGCTGGTACTTCCGACACAAGATCATATCAGAACATCGACACAAGTAAAAGAGAATGGTGAAATAGATGTCGTTAAGATTCTCTATAACCCTATGTATGAAAACGCTGTTAGGATTGACAGCCCAAGTCTTATTATTACGAAACGCGCTGCTGAAAGTAAGTTAGGAGTAGCTCTTGCAACAGCAGGATCGTTACTTCTTACGATCGCTGAGAATGATAAACTTCATGACAAGCTAAGTCTGGATGTAAGTAAGTTTTTATCCAGTCTTACTGAAGATGATGATGGCGGTAAAAGAAAATTAGTAGACAAGAAGTCTGTTGATACATGGATCAAAATGTGTAATCTCGCTATCTCTGGTGAAACACGTATCATTTCTATGTATGTTGCTAAGGCAGGTAAATATAAAGATATCAAGTACAATCGATTATCAAAACTTGATTCACCTTTGTACGCACTATTGAAAACAGCTACGCCAGATACGAGTATCTATACTCTTAAGTTAAGACCAAAAGATATTAAGAGTTTTAATCTTATCTTTAAGTATCTCTTACCAGATCTTGAAGAAGACGGTACGATCAGTAGTGGTAGTAATGATAAAGAGTGCCCTGCTTTTATATCATTGATGCAATTGTATCTTAGCGTATCGGGATGGCTTAATAAGATCATTACGGATATGGCTAATATTAATGAAGAGAAAGTGGACGAGGGTAAAATAACTATTGATGTTACAGCGAAAGAACTAGAAAATCTTAGTATCTATCATGGTGAATTAAAACTTATCCCTAATGAAGCAACAGCTTCTAGACCAGTATTAATAACAACACCCCCGGCTGCAGAAACATTAACACGTGGTATTCAACCTATGGTTGCAGCAAGAGTTCCTTTGGAACCTAGACCATTGGTAGAACCTACTATTCCGGTAACAGGAAATCCTGATAAAGATTTCTTAAATCGTATGTATGGTAATCGTGGTCCAGATGTTAGAGTTGCTGTTCCTCAGGCTAATGCTTATCAAGGTATGCCTGGTTTTGGTTATGCTAATACGCAGCAACTGCAACAACCACAACAAGGTGGTTTTGGTTACAGTAGTACACAAAAAACAGGAGGATTTGGCAATAGTAACCCTAATAGCGCTTATGCTAATCCGTTTGGTAACAATGCCCCACAGCAGGGAAGATCAAGATTTTAAAACAGTAACAACTAGAACCTATATAGGTTCTAGTTGTTATAATGTTTATTTTTTAATAAGTCTTTTTGAATAATCGAACATAGTCATTGATAACATCATTGTCAAGAATGATAAAAGTGACTTTATCGCCATTATAATCTTGTGAACACTTATAGCCATTAGCAACCATATTAGGATAAATAGAATCCAAAGGTACATTTAGAATTACTTTAAATAACCCGTATAAGTCTCCAATATACATATTGGCAATTGATGGTGTTACCGTTAATGTTGTAGCGGTATGGTTATTTTTAAGAGTTTGTATAATACTGTTATACTTGCTAATGAGTTCAGAGTCAACAGCGGTGTTGGGTATCATAGTAGAAATGTTATAACTCACCTATTGTACCTCCCATGTGTTATTTTTTAAAAACAGATGCTTAAATAGAATTTCAAAAAAGGATATCGTATGCTATCACAAGAGTACATAGAATTTATTAATAGCCTTCTAAATAACTCATTTAATCAAATTAAAATAGAAGATGATCCTATTAATATATACGTTAGAAGACTCTATCAATACATGCACGCCTACAGAGTTGCGACTGCTGAGGACGAAGAAGATTTTGAAAATGAATCATTACTATTCAGAGATCGCAATTTAAAAACCTGTAGAAAGGTATATGTAGCTCCCGTTTGGAGTCTCTTTAATATGAACAGTATTATCAAGTTTAAAGAGTTCATAGTAGAGGAAGTTAATACTAAAAAACTTATTCTCGATAACTATGCTATCCTATTACCAAATTTAGAAACTAAAGTCTTTTCTCCTAAGGATTCTATTATTTTGGATAATAATAAACTTAAAAATATTGATAAGAAAACAGATAAGGTTATAATGGAAATGCTTAAAACTATTAAACCTTTTCTGGTATAGTTCAGTGTTTTCTAACGATATATTATTTATGTATGCAAACAAATAATAAAAGGGGTAACCGTGAATGATACTTTAAAAATAGATGGTAAAAATAATGATCCTGGTAACCTAAGATGGGTTCCCAGAGATGAGGCTGTTCTTAATGAGATGTTGGTAACTGAAAGACGTAAAGGTAATAAGATTTTCCATAAGATTTGGGATAAGATTACTAACGCACTAAAAAAGAAAGGAAACAAATGACCGATGGAGTAACATCATCAGGTATACCTTATAATACACTCTTTGAAGATTTTCCAAGAGTTTTAGAAGTGGATCCTGATTTAGAGGTTAGGGAGGAGTTACTAAGCTTCCATGCTATGAATGGTAGTGTTGCTGAAAACTCATCAAGTCGTATGTTTATGTACTCTGCGCATGTTGCCCAGATGCTAGCTATTATACATGGCGAAACGTCTATATGGCAATCCGGATTAGAGTCGCAATTCTCTAAAAATACTTTCTCGTGTAAAGCTAAAAATGATTGTACCGTTCTAAGAGTTGTTTCGCGTTATAATGGTAATAGCAGCGATTATGCCAAGGGTCTTACAGAAGTAGTAGTCTTTGTTGTTGATAATGAAACAGGTGAGATAGATTTCATTAAGGTACCCTATTACCATACGTTACATCAGTATTTTGGTTTTAAATACATGTGGAATAAGGGTATCGTTAATGATCTTACAAAAGGGCTAAGACTTAAAAAAGGTACGGTGCTAGCTGACTCACCAACAGTCGGACCTAACGATACGTATAACTATGGTGTTAATGCTAACATAGCCCTTATGAGGCTACCAGAGACCGCAGAGGATGGTGTTATCATATCAGAGTCACTTTCTAATAAGTTAGTTTATAAGATCTTTGAAAGAAGAGTTATCAATTGTGGCGCAGAAAAGATTCCTCTTAATATCTATGGTGATGAAAATGAGTATAAAGCATTTCCAGAGATAGGTCAAAAGGTTAATACAGATAGTGTACTTATGGCGGTTCGCACCTATGATGAAGCATTAGCTCCAGCATTATTTACCAAGAAAGCATTGATGGAATATGATCCACAATTCGATGAACCTTTCTATGTAAAAGGTCCTGGAAAAGATGAAGTTATTAACGGATTTGAGGTAACCTCAGGAACTGTGGTCGATGTAATTTCCTATTTTAACCCTAAATTCAAGAAGAGTATGTTCACAGGTGTAGCAGATGATGCTACAAAATATATTAATGGTTATAAGAAATACCATGAAGATATTATTGGTGCCTATGAGGATATTAAGAAAGAATACAGATCAGTCTACGGTGATAATAATCTTAAACTTTCTGAAAGATTACACCGACAGATTATTAACAGTTATGCTATTGCAAATCCGGATGGTAACAAGATAGGATACTGTTTTAGAAAAGACAATCTTGATATTATACGTATTGAAATTGTAGTCGAATATACCGTCAGAGCAAAGGTGGGTTCAAAAATTTCTGATATGGCTGGATCCAAAGGTGTTATAGTACAAGTTAAACCAGACCATGAGATGCCAGTGGACATCTATGGTGAAAAAGCCCAAATTTTAATGGACCCGAGTGCTGTGGTTTCACGTATGAATATGGGAAGACTATATGGTGTCTATTTTAATGCCTCATCAAGGCACACCAAGTCATTAATTACTAACTGGTTGTATGCAGAAAAAACAAATTTCCCTACTAGTAATTTAGACGCAATTCCTATTACTAAAGATATCGTTCTTAAACCTTTAAATCAGTATTCGGATGCTGTAATAAATACTGCATTTGATATTGCTGTAGGATTTACTGCTGTGTTTGGTACAGAACAATTTGAAGGTTATAGGGCGATAACAGATAGAGCCTCTAAAGAAAATATTCTTAAAGATATTGTTACTAAAGAGTTATTTTTCTATTACAGAGCTGGTAGCAAACGTAAACGTTATCAGGTTGCGTATGGTATTGAAAGTGCTATTTATAAACCTATACGCGATAGAGTTAAGTTTATTATGTATGGTAAAGAGTATATTAGTAAAAAACCTATAAGAATAGCACCACAGTATACTATCTTGTTAGGTAAAACTGCTGATAACTTCTTATCTACAGCATCTGCTAAGACTAATCACTTTGGTCTAGGTGTTGGTATCCCTAGTCATCAGAGACATCGTAATCCGTTTAAAGATACGGCAGTTAAAAATGAATCTGAAACTGAAGGACGCTTGTTCGTATCTTTTGCGCCACCACAGTTTGTTGCTGAAATAAACGATAGAGCTAATAAAGATATCAACCGTTATATCTACGGTAAACTATTAAGAACTCCTAAGCCTACTAATGTAGGGCAGCTTATTGATAGGTCTGTTATACCTTATGGTAATAATTCAGCATTACAAGTAATAGAGTCGGTATTTAACTGTGCCGGAGTTGGTATTTCTTATGTAAGAGACAGCGCTGTTATACATGAGAATAAAGAAGGTGTATAAGGGAATTTCCCTTATACATTATTCATGAGGATGGGTAATGAATTTAACACGACGAATATCCTATGGCGAGATACTCGAATGTATCCAGTCTTCAAAATATAAAGAGTCTTGTGATATTACCATAGACAAAATCCCAGAGAGTTTTTTAGACTTAACAGGACGTACACATAATAATCATTTGTATCTACGTTATCTTGGTGTTAACAGTAACTATTATCCTCTATGGCTTATAGAGTGTCAGCGTTGCTTTAAACTCTCTATTATAGTGTATGTTGACGATCGTGTAACAGAGACAGGTAAGTGTAGTAAGTGTCGTTCTAGTAAGTTCTATAATTCTACAGATAAGTTTTATAAAATCTGGAATCAGCTCTATCGTAAAGTTACTGATCCTAAACATAGGTTTTATGCTAATTCGGGTGGAAATGGTTATACCATAGATCCTAGTTGGAGTGACTATCTTGTTTTTAAAAAAGATATGTTTAAAAGTTATAGCAAAGGACTAGTACTAACTGTTATAGGTAGGTCTAAGCATTTTTCTAAGAAGACAGCAAAATGGACAGAACCTGTTTATAACATTAATGCTAAGAATGCTAAAGAAATTAGAGGGAGGGGTACTAAAGTATGAATTATGATCTTAAATATCTGGTAAGTCGCCCTGTTAAACTTCCAGTAGATATTGCGATTACTATTGGTGAATCATGCGGTACAACTGCTTGTAAGATAACATACGGTGAACCTATTGTTTCTATAGACACAACAGATACATTTGTTGTTTCTGACATCGTTGATATCATAGCAAGTTTTAACAAGGTCTCGTTAACAAATGATGTAACCGAATGTCTTGATAAGGCAATGATGTCATTTTTAAGAACGCACACTACTGGTAATACAATACTTGTAACAGGTAATCCTAAAAAGATCTCACTGGCTGACAAAACGTACACAACAGAATTGATAGCAAGTTCTACTACTGTGAAAGAACATCTCTATCTTAAAAGTAAAATGCTCTTTGATCTTAAATCAAAAGGTATTAAACTATTAAATTCTATTCGTGATCTTGATGATTCTTCTACATTCGGATATTATAAATATCTTGTAAGTGTATATGCGGGCAAAATCATAGATCATCCTACAAAATTAGATACCGAACCCGGGAAGATTAGGATAGATGTTTTTAACGAAAAGAATAAAAAAGATATAATAAAAATATCTTTTCAAAAGGTTAATAAGAAATATATATTCATGACCATCGTTATTAATAATATCAAAAAGGTTACTGAACGATATTTATTTCCTATTCCAGAGGAATATGGTTATGTCACAGGATATCACGAAGCTACACAGGTAATTATTAGACATATAAAAGAAAATGTAGCAATACTGATGTCACAAGGGATCATAGATCCTTTAAAATATAATCATATCCCAGGTGAAGTGTATCTACGGGATAACGTAGCCTTTATCGAAAATGAGTTAAGACGAAGTAATGTAGATAAATTTATTTTATGTTGTAAATAAGGAGCTATATGCGTGAATTTGTAAATCTGTCACCTTACCTTATCACTATTAATGATAAAGTATATGACCCGGCGCAAACACTAACAGTTGCAGAGGTATTGACTATTCTTGATGATAACAATATCAACTATGCTAAAAAGAATGCTGATGAAAAAGTCTTCATAGTTGATAATGAAGTCTATTGCCGTATACAAGCCTTTTCATTAGCAACTAGGCATGTTAAGGTTCTACCAGCGTCTATTTTTATTAATGTACCTAATGCTGATAAATACAAAATAACACCCGTAGCAGTTATTAACATTACCGATAATGATGTGAAAACTGAAACAGGTGCTCTTTGTAAAGCAAAGATAACTAAAACAGAGGCGCATAATCTTATTCTTAATCATACGGATAAGACCTATTGGGGTCATATTAGCGAGGCTGAATATGAGGCTATGCCAGTTAAGCGTAAACGATTCTACATTACTATATCAAACCTTTAGGAAAAAACAATGAACCAAGAAATAATGACACCAGAACATGCGGAAGCTATGAAAGAAACCTATACAAAAATCTTAGATGCTGCAGGTGATACCAGTGTCTTTACAGCAGCACCAGATGAAGTAGAGGCATTCTTACCGGCTATCGCAGATACGATAGAAGTTGAGCGCAAGCATGAGCAAATGGCGGTATCAAGTGTTGATGCAGGTTCTAACAGACTTGTTATACAAACACGTAAGAAACGTAAACAACTTGAACATCAAAAGTTCGTAGTTGAAAGGGCTAAAGCTAGAGGTATTAAACCTAAAGAAATCGTTGAGAGCATCATGCGAAAAGAAGATCCTGTTATTAACAAGATTCGATCTGAACAAGCTGAAAGAGAAAAAGCTGCTCGAAGGGCTAAAGCTAAAGCTGCTAAGAAGTCTAAGCAACGTAACCGGTAAACGGCTATGTTTGTTTGTTTAAGAAAACTATTATTAGGATTTGCTATGGTGGTGTTAAATAAAATAAGAGATCGTAGCTTTAAAAAACTTATTGAGAATATTAATAGTTCAAAATTTGAGTTTAGAGTACTAACTCTGAGTGATATTTTATCCCTAAGGCTAATGCTAGTTGTGTATAATGATCTTGATTCAACACGGCTATCAATACTTTTAATGCTAGCTAAGAAAGATGACCACCCTTATAAATTGGTAATCGATCTTCAACGTATGCTAACGTTATGCATTAATAACGATCATTTTGATGCTGCTAAAAAATGGGTTGCACTTACTGAATGTCTTACGCAAGAAAAACTTCTTACTATCGGTTCGATACACGCATTTAATTACGTGCCAGCTACTGATGATGATACCTGTACCGCTGCCGCGCATGACTTTCATTCTGAGGCGTATAAGCAAGAAGCTATTAATAACATTATAGCAACTTATACCTATAGTGGTATGCTTATGGATGAAGCTATTAGTACTATAAAAAAGGAATACTTGTGGGAAAAATAAAATACAGAACAAAAGAATCATTGTATATCAATACCAGTAAACCAACGATTGATTTAGGGGCTAAAAGCATTGCTGCGTTGCCTGTTAAATTCTCACTGTTTGAAATGATAGTATCCAGGCTAAAAGGTGACCGTGATTATTTTATAACAAACAAAACCGGTTTAAGAGCATGGCTTAATAAGTGGTTTAAAAATCTTGTTTTTATAGAGGATATTGTCTCTGTAGAAAATAACCCGATCATCAATTGTTCTGGTAAAGATATCCATTTTAGAGTAATCGCTAAAAGAGACAAGAACGGGCATATTTATACTTGTGTTAAGACGAGTAAGAAAAGCAGGTTTAAATCGATTCTAGAGCTTGCTAGCGCACACTCTGAGGGTAAATTGGTAGTTATGAATGATAGGTATTCCAGAGGATGGGATAAACATATTGGGGACAAATACGTCCATATTAAAGATTTCTTTTAAAAGCTATAGAAGGGGTACGTCCCTTCTATAGTAATACTATAGTGTTATTTTTTTGATTTAAAGGAATATAAAAAATAAAAAGGAATACTATGAAGGTATTATGTTACGAAGATTTATCACAAGAACTATTAACCTTTTACGGTCAATACCCTGATAGTATAGCAGCGTTAGCAGAATGGGTTACTAAACCCGATATGGAATTATTCCCTATGATCTATACCGCATGCAATTTATTTAAAAGTAAGAGTACTGCAAATGAGTTTTATGTCTATAGAGGAATGTTAAAAGTTAAAACTAATCAAGACCATATGACTATCACTCCTTACAGTAAAGTAGGCGACGTACTTTCTTATGAAAATAAAGCTAACCCACTTAGTTTTACAACAGATATAAGTGTTGCAACTCAGTATGGCGATATGATTGTAGCTAGTCTACTAGATACGGGCACTTATGATATACTAGAGTTAACAGATGAACTTATGTATCTTATAAGTTTAAAAAATAAAGTACTCGAACCTTTTACAGAAAAAGAAATCATTCTTGTGCCTGCTTATAATATCATTTATAGAATACTTAAAATATAACACTACAAGGACATTGTCCTTGTAGTGTTATACCAACATTATTTTTTTAATAGTTAAATATCAAAACCATCTAGGTCGTCACCATTTTCACCTGATTCAGTATCTGGGTTATTAATTGTTTCCATAATCGGCATATCCCTATCTTTAGGAAAGTTAAGAATAGCATATTTATATTTATCATCTACGGAACCTGGTCTACGATGTTTATCCCAGCCTATAGTTAAAACAGGTTTACGATTAATATAAGCTTTGTGAATATAAAAACCAGCATCCCAAATCTGATCTAAACGTTTACTAAGTTCAGAATATCCTTTACCAGCTATCTCTTTAACAAAGTTAAGATCGCTCACAACATTTTGTCGTGTAAGCTGCTTAGCCTCTGTGGAAAGTTGATGTGGGCTTATGAAAAGGATCCCTCGAGCAGAAAAAAAGTTTCTGACACGATTAAATAAATCATGTAAGTCGCTACCGGTTGATCCAGAATTAACACATCCTATTGTAGGAAGTTTTGCTAAGTAGTCTGTAATACATGTTAAGATCTCATAGCCCATAGATTCTAATTTAAGAACAAGATTGAACATATGCTTATATGTCCATTCTGATGGATTGATTCTATAGTACTTTACATGCCATCCCTTAGCCCCTAGACGCTCTTTAACATATGTAGCCATCTCTTCTTTACTAATAGTACTAATATCAGGTTTAAAGCCGTTCTCGTTGTTAAATAGATAGAGGTAAACAAAGTTAATAATAATCTCCGCATCATCTTCTAAACTTAAGAATAATAATAGAGGTTTTTTAGTTTTATCTTTTAAGAATGTAAAAGGGTCATTCTTAGTAGGAATTTGTGCTGACAAGGTTTGTGCCAAACCAGATTTATAATTATGCTGTAGTGCCTGGTAGATTATAAATTCACCTAGTCTCCATCCACCTCTAAACATACGATTTAATTCTTTAAATCCTGTTACGATAAGACCGCCCGCTTCATTAATCTTTTTAACTTTAACCATCATCTTACTAACTTCTTCGACGTCGCCAACGTCCATCTCATCTACGATACCAGGATCTTTAGATTTTGTAGGTGTTGAGAGAGCTTCTATATTAGTAGCAAGTTGTGTTAGAAAGTCATAGAGTGAAACATCTTCTAACCCTTGTCTTAAAGAGATAGTAGATTTTGTTAATAACATAAGAGCTTGTTGCTCTTTAAAAAATAAGTCTAGTTGATTTCTTAAGCTAATGATGTTACGTTTCATACCTGGAACAGAAAGTTCGGTGTTCAGCGTTTTTTCAATTGCCGCAAAGGTAGTATCTTTTTCTCTTAATGCTAAACGTAATGCGTCTATAAGAGCTGTTTTATCAATTGTCTCAGGGTTCGTTAATATGCCTAATAATATTTTCTTAACGTCTTCTAATATTTGGTTATCGCCACCAATGATGTTTTTGCTATAACCATCTTTTTGAAGATTTATAATTGTTTTAACAAGAGCTTTACTATTGTCAATGTCGCTTTCACCTGACTCTCTTTCACGGTATAAAAGTACAATACATTTCAATAGTGTTTCTAGTTTTGAGTTACCCATCCATGAACCTTTTAGAAATATTCTATTAAATACCCTCAGTGTAAAGTTTTTTATGAAACAACTCTTAAATAGAATTAAAATTAAAATAAGGAGAAACGATGTGAAAACCGTATCAGAAAACGGTGTACTATTGGTTAGCATACCAGAGTACATCCATAAAACTTTAGATAGTAAAGGTGTGTCGCTGGCCATGCTAGGGGATAAGTTAGGCACACTTACCAGACTTAATGACGATAATAAATCTGCTTTAAGACAGGCTGCTATCACAGAGTTCTATAACTTTTTGAAAGATCAACTTTCTCTTTCAGACATTAACGACCTATTAATATGCAATAGTTTAGTTGATGACATTTTCTATGGTACATCTTCCAGTATTGGTAGTAAGCCAACTACTTATGCCCCTGTTAAGATTCCTGACGTAACCTCTTATGCCTTTAGTAACCTTATGCGCATATTTGAAAATAATAGTATAAGAGATGGCCAAGCAGATTTTATTAACTACATGAGTAACAAAGATGTCGATCTTAACGGTATTATAATGAATAATGACCACACTAAGGTGGTTGAGCTTGTTAAGACTCAATACGTCTTATTTGTTATTATTAAGTCAGGGTTTACGAATATTATAAGATTTAAGAATACAAACTTCGTTTCTTACTTTAGAAAACTTACTTTGAATTCGATGTTTAATGCTTACGGTGACGCACTGACCACAAATCATGCTTTATTTCTAAGCTACCTAAGATTAACGGGTAACTAGTTATAGTTACAAAAAAGATTAATGTTTTATATATGATACCGTTCATATATAAAAACTAGATACTGTCTAGTACTTAATAATAACAAAAAAAAAACAAGGAGTTAATTATGGCAATCTTTGCAGATGGCGATAAATGCGCAAGACTATATACAAGTTTTTCAAAATCTTTTACACAAAAAGGCTTAGCAGGAAAACAAGCACTAACCTCTACAGGTCAAACACTCTCAAGTGAGAGTCTTACAGATGCTGAGAAAACAAATGCTATTTCAATTGGCGATGGCATTAGCGAAACTATTAAACAAGTTCTTTCTGCTGAAGGTCTTTATACACCAGGCGATGTTTCACATGAAAAAGGCTTACAAGCTGCAACAATGATTGCTAAACTTGGTAGCTTTGATGTTTATAAAAATGTTGCTGGTACAAAAGCAGCTTCAGCTAACGCTGGTGTTGTTACATCTGAACAACTTGGTTACAATTCAGGTACTGTTTTTGGTTCACTAGGTAATGAGGCTTATTCTGAGCAAGAGTATGACAACAGTCTTTACTACTCTATCATGTTTAACTATGCTGTCGTACGCCAAGAAGACCTTATTGAAGCATTCTTCCCTACTATCGTCATTGATCCTGCACAAACTGCTATCGAAGTCGAGATCAGCCTTCTTAGCTATATGAAAGACTTTGTACATCCTCTTGATGGTTCACCTATCGAAGATACGATGGAAAAAGACTATGTTATCAAAACGCTTTACTCTGAAAAATGGCTTGCAAGTAACAACCTTAAAATCGTTCCTGTTCTTAAAGCTGAAACAGCTGCAAGATTCATGACAGACCTTACTGTTGTTGATAGTTCAGGTTATGAGACAGTTGATACAGCTCCGTTACTTGTTAACCAAGATCACAACCTTATCTCATTGAGTGCAACTGATCTTATGCTAGATCGTGGTATCATGGATAGATCTGATTACCTTGACAAAACACTTAAAGTTAAAAACATTTATGTTAAAGTTACAAGTGTTGATGGTACAGGTGCAGATGTTTCTGAAACATTCCGTATCCCGTTAAGTATTTACCTTGCTTCTAACTTCATGCCTGTTCAACAAGGTGAAGTAAGACGTTACCAATTGAATTTTGAGACAAATGATATCATCCTTGATAGCACTTTGAAAACAGCTAAAAACTCTATCTCAAATATCTTTAAAACGTTACTTGCTGCAAATGCCGTTAAACTACATGTATCACTTTCTGGTAAAGTTGATTTACGTACAGGTACTATGAGTGTTGCTCCGATCAAAACTGAATTGTACAAAGTGTACGATACTGTTGGTAATGAAATTTCTAAAAAAGATCCTTCATATGCTACGATCCTTGCTGGTTTCAAATCAATCGAAGTTACAGCTTATGATCCTGAAGCATATAGAACCAATGAGAACACAAGAACTCCAGGTGTTTATTTAACATCTGATGTTGTTAAACATGCTTACCAAGTTCCATTCTTATCAGACACAAGTATTCTTGGACCTGAAGTAAAAATCGGTGGTAACCTTTCTGATCTTAGCACTATTTCTTCTGTTATCGTTTCTACAGGCGCTAGACAATCACTTGCTGGTTTCAAACGTTTGAAAGACACTGCAACTGAATTGAGTTATATTGCTAAATATGGTATCAGTGCAAATGCAAGTATTACAGGTATCGGTAGATATTTTGTAAACCCTTACTTTATTGCTGCGCAAATCAATGTTAACGAATCTGTTGACAGTATGTCTTCAAGTGATCGTTTTGAAGATGTATCTGCTATGCTTAGAAATAAACTTCGTGATGCAGCTATGGAAATGGCTCTTAACTCTAACTATTATGTTGCGTACAGAACACTTCGTCCAGGTAAACCACTTCGTGTTGTTATCGGTACAGGTGCAAGAACAAAAATGTATATCATGGGTAAAAACAACGAAGACGTTATCAAACTTTCAGATGAGATTGAAGCATATGTATATGCTACTCCATACTCTGAGCTTGAAGGCGTTGTCTATATGTCATTTGCTACAGATGAAGGTTCTAAAGATTCTAAAATGGATCCATTTAACTTTGGTAACACAATCTGGTCACCATCATTTGTTGTTGATGTTAAGAAACAAACAAACGGTGCAAATAACCGTCTTATCTCTAACGTTCCTCGTTATGCGCATATCGTTAACCTTCCAGTTCTTTACTATGCAGAGATTTCTGACTTTGGTAGTGTTCTTGGTAAAGTTAGCAAAAATGTTAACATTCTTGGTACTGTTGAAATCGAACAAAAATAATACGTCCTTACTACACCTACCTGGAGCAATCCAGGTAGGTGTAGTAGTACTTTCGTTTTTTCTTAACGATATATTATTCATTTAGAAATCTGTGTAATAAAAAGGTTGGTTATGGCTATAAAACTACATGATGTAGGAGTTACAGATGTCATTGACGATGAAAAACCGTACAGTGACCTTATCTTCTGCGGTGGACCAAATTTATTAAATAACCCTACTGGGTTAAATAGCATAATAGACGATCCTGAGTATAGACACCCAGATCGTACTAGATATGTATTTACAAATATGGGAAATGATATCTATATGTTAGATGCTAACAATATAGTATCTCCTGTACGATACAAACACTCTCTTACAAATATGGGAGTTATTAGTATATTAGAAAAGACCTTTAATATAAAGAGTCTTGAAAAGGGTATTTTCGTAGTTGACTACATTCATATGTACAATACGCCTAATACCAAATATGCACCTATTTTAGATTACTATATGTCCTCGGACAATGTTGAGATTAGTAGTAAAGAAAAAGAAAAACTATTAAAATTACTAACTCAAAAAGTAGGTAGGCAATATGCTTCCAAAATGACCATTAGACTTATAAACTTTATTCCTGCCTCAGCACTAGATGAATATAATTATGTTTATTCTAAAGCAGTAGGTTTATGTTTTACAAATGGGGAATTGACAGAAGCCTTTACACACCCTTCTAGCAAACATTACACAGAATGCTATAAGGAAGTAACGGATAAACACAGAAATGTGATCGTTATAGACATTGTTAACAATGAAAAAGATACATCATACTTTATGAAAATAGGTAATCAAATTACACGGGTATTATCTAGACAAGATCCAACTGCTAAATCGGGATGTACAGTTGTAATCAAAAAGAATGGTAGTAAAGGTATAACTAAAAAAGTTCCATTATCAGATACTCGATCACTAGGTGTTTATAAAACACATGATGAAGCCTATGCTGCTGGTGATATTAGTCTTATGAATGAAAAAGAGAAAATAGAGATAGAAAAACAAAAGATCAAAAATGAAATGGAGAAATTAAAAACCGATATTGAATTATATCGCTTGAAAGCTAAAGTTGAATTTAACACAAATGAACAAAAATTACAAATGAGTATATTAGATATGAGAAGTAAGCTTTTATCTATCAAAGCGGAGGAGATAAAAGTAGTTCTTGGTATCAAGCAGGCTAACAGTAAATACTATGCTGAGTTATCGTATATGTATAAGAAACAAGAGATAGAAATAACAAAAGCAGGTATGGATTTAGCAGTTAAAGTAATAACAGTGTTTCAAAGTATCTATAAGTTATTTAAGTAACCATGGGGAGGAAAATGTGAACGATATACTGGCTAGAATTATATCTACTACGGCGCCTAAGTTTAATACCAACATAACAGATGGTACTGCAGGTGAGATACTTAAGGGTATACCTGATTTTCTAGATGATCTTTTTAGAAGAACCATCGCAGATATTGGTGTGACGATACCACTTTCGTATAAAGGGTATAGAAGATTAACTCCTAAAGAAGAGTTTACACGATCTTTATTAAATAACAGTAATAAGACTATCTTGGATCTTGCAGAGTCTGATTTCTATATGATTGAATTTCTGTTTGAATACGATGGAAGAGTTATCGTTAAACCGCTATATTTACCTTTTGCTGGCGATGGTAATATTATGCGTATTAGCAATACTCCATACATTGTTGTTCCCGTATTATCCGATACCGTTATTTCTCCTTCCTATAATGAGATATTTGTCAGGTTGCTGATTGACAAGTTTAATATCATAGGACAACTTAGAACCTTTATTATTAATGGTGAGAAAGTACCAGGTCAAGTAGTTTACAGTAAGATTATGAAAGGAACACCTGTTGGTGATAAGATAGGAAAACCCGTTACACCTGTTTCACTTTATCTATTAGGTAAATATGGTTTTGCTAAGGTACTTAGAAAATACTGTAATATTACTGATTTCATAGTTACTAATGAAAATGTCGATCATCTTCGTGAAACACATAATGTGTATGAGTCAACAGGATTAAAACCTATTAACCTTATCACACCAGGTTATGCACCTCATGATATTAAGATTTGTATACCTATGAAGTATGAGCCTACAACATTCTTAAATAACTTCATCTTTGGAATCTTGTATGTCTTTGATATACTTCCTAAAACAGCAGATGAATTCCTCTATCTTCTTAACGGTCGTGAGATTGATGGTAGGGTATACCCCCCTAATGTTAAGGATGAAATATATATCCATTGGAGAACTATCCTGGGTAGATTATCCTATCGCGACATGTTCTCTATTATGAGAATCACAACAGATGTTAAAGACCACTTCAACTCTTTAGATACCTATCTTGATAACTTTAATAAAATAAAGTTACAGAACAATGGTATCATGGTAAATGATTTTTACGATATGCTACATTATATCATGTTGAACTTTGATACATTGTTACTAACAAGTAAAGAATACAGCAGTGATATTCAAAATAGGTATATTGATATCACTTACTATATGACGAACGATATCATCATCGCATTTAACAAGTTGATACAAATGATCAAGCGCAGATCATCTCGTAAATCTATCGTATCTGAAAAAGAGATTCTTAAGATCTTTAAAGATGAATTAAAGAGTAAAATTATTTATGGTCTTATTAGCAGCAAGCAAGGACTTAATATTAGTATATCACCTGCTGATTATGTGGGCGATATTAAGTACATGAAGTGTACTTCCTTATTGCAAGATCAAAACAGAGGTAATGGAGTAAGAGTTAACAGCAACAACTCCTTCCCAGAAAATACAAGAACTCTAAGAGGTCCAGATCTCTATCTTGGATCAGTTTATTTCTTACGAAAGTCTTGTCCATCTCCTCGATTTGAATTTAATCTTTATTTAGATTATGACATCCATACTGGTAAGATTAACATGCCAGAAGATATTAAAAGAGCTGTGGATAAGCTTGATAAATTATTATCAGGTAAAGTTGTCAATGATAACATACCACTTCTTGAATCGGATGAAGTTATCGGAGAAGATTAAAAACATATTATTTAATTAATAACGAACAAGTACGTTAGTAATTGTGAGTTAAACTAGCAACCTATAACTAGTTTACTAGTTGCTGGTTAACTATAAAAATAAATAAAAACCCAAAGGAAGTAAACATGTCGAACATAGGTACGGCTCCATTAGAAAATCGTATAATGGAAATTGAAAGAGCTCTACGTGGCATCTACGTAGATTGTAATCAGGCACGAGCTGATATTAGGAATTATGGTAGAAACATAGTTCCTTTATTAAACGAGGCCAGAGCAATTGATTCACAGTTAGGGGCATACGGTTATCCTCCTATCGTAAGTCTTCCTGATTTTGAATATATCAAATATCTTTCGAGTATTTTCCCAGAGAACCAGAATATGTATCCGCAACAACAACAGTACCCAATGCAGTCTGTTGGCGGTGGATACATGCAGCCACAAGTAAGAGCACCACAACCACAGGTAACACTTCCTACCCTAGGTGGTGGGTATGCTATGGGTGGTACAAGTTCTCCTGTAGATTCTACAGATAGATTTGATAAATATGCCCAAGCTCGTCAGAATGTTATTAACCCAACTGCGGCAGCCATACCAGATCCATTTGATGGATTTGGGAACACAACAACTACTCCAGTAGCTGCTCCTAAGGCTGAGACTAAACCAGTTTATAAACCTTTTGATGGTAGTGAGTATCCATTGATGTTAGCATCAGGTTTAACAGCTGTTCTTGATAAAGATATTGGTAACTATATCAAATACGATGTGGTTGGTAAGTCTAAAATTGAAGGTAGAATGAGTGATGATATTTATACTATCAAAAACTTTACCATCTCCAGTACTGACAGAACATCCAGTTTACAATGTATGTGTGCTACAGAGTGTCCTAAGACATTGGTAACGACGGTGCCAAATATTAAGCGTTTTTATGTTGATAAAGGGTATGTTGATATTTCAGACATTCTTAAGCTCATTGACTACGCTAATGATCAAACAGTGTATGATATCGATACGTTATCTACCATGATGCACATGCTGTACGAAATACGTGCTACCGCATTTGCTACATTGGGCAGCTGGGTTGAAGACAAATTGGTTATTAAGTTCATTAACCATATGTTATTCTCTGCAGTACTTAAAAACAATATGACTATTAATTCTGACTTTGTTAGTGTTACAGATAACCTTGAAGTTTTAAAGACTAGACTTATTGATAACACTAAGATTAAACCAGCGATTACTGCTCACAATGCTGAAACATTTGGCATCTTAGCTAAATATGTTTTTAACCTGATAGGTAATATGACCGTAGAAGAGGAAGAGGACTATCTCTATTTAGAACTTTCTGAGCCATTAACTTTTATTGGTATTACGGATGACTATTTAGCATCTGATATTACATCTATCGAAAAAGGTCAGGCATGGTTAGTACGCGCTGATAGTTATCCAGAGTTATTTAAATTGTTGGATATTGTTTATAACCTATCAGATATTTTCAAAGCAACGCGTACGGCAACTATTTACACGCTAGATGAAAAACAAAATGATGTACGTTACACCGTTTACAAAGATATTAATGGTAATTTTGTTATTGTAAAATAAGGAGAGTCCTGTGGAATCTTTACACGAAAAAGGCCGGATCGTTGTAGTTGACCCTATTAATAGGGTCCCGTTTCTTAAAGCTATGTTAGCTGAATTTCCTAAGATGGATGACCTCTGGGCAGATGTTATTCAATGTCATACGATGTATGGCAGGAAAGTATATTTTGAAGGCTTAACTGCTGCTGATGGAACTTATTTTATCAACAAACTTTTTAACGATGCAACGTCTATGTTAGACTTGCGTGAAAAACTTTATCATAGTATCAAAGATCCTATCCTATTAAAAGAGATAGATGGATTTCTGACAGTAGCTTTTAACAATTTATCAACACGTATCAACCCTGATAAAACAGTAAAAGCTGCAAGTTTGTTAACGGATCTTGATTCTATCCTAGGTACTATAGAACATGTTCCAAGTAATGAATACAGTAATATTTGTTCGTTTGCTTTAGATTCTCTTTTCGAGTATCTTAAAGTATCTTCAGATGAAGTCATGACTGAATTATTTGGAGATGATTCTTGCGATGGTTACAATATCATCTCAGATGATCTAGAAATCATTTGGTTACCTATCTTTACACTTGAGACACTTGTGGTGCTTAATAAGCAAGAAAGTATTGATTCTATCAATACTCATATTCGATACAAGAAACCAGATTTTAAATGGTTTGATGCTATCAATGATGTTTTCAATAATGAAAACTTTAATCACAACTTTAAGAAAACACGTACATGTCGCATCTTTATTAATGATCCGTATGTAGGTGTTAAAGATTATAAGCTGCATATAAGCAAAGTTGGAAAGCCTGTACTTTTTACGTAAAAAAATACAACTACACCTATAGCCACATGGCTATAGGTGTAGTATGTTCTTATTCTTTATTTTTTAGCATCTTCTTTAGCTTTGTCTTCTTCTTCTTTTTTCTTCTTAGCCTCATCATCTGCTTTTTTCTTTTCTTCTTCTTCCTTAGCTTTTTTATCAGCTTCGGCTTTATCATCTACTTCTTTATCCGTAGTTGCATCTGAGTTTTCATCTGTAGTCTCTTCAGGAGCTTCTTCTGCCTTTTCAGGTTCAGGCTCATCTTCCGTACCGGTATCAGTTGTGTCTGGTTCTTCAGAAGTACCTTCTTCTACAGGTTCATCGGTAGATTCTTCACTTCCTTCATCTGGTGTAGCTTCCGGTTCTTCTGCGGTATCATTTTCATCACCACCGAAATTATCACTGAAGTCATCACTGCCACCTATATCTCCACCATTAGTATCAGTGTCAGTATCGCTACCTTCTTCACCTCCACCAGATGTCTCACCATAAGTATCTTCAGTATCACTAGCACCATCTGCAGGAGCACTCACTTTTTCCATCTTGATATCAAGTTTTGTTGTCATCTTTTGTAATTCACCAAGGAACGGAACAATAGAGTCACCAAGATTTTTCATAAAGGATGTGAAGTTACCAAATGCATTAAAGACATAACCATTAGTATCATCTTTAATAATAAATTCTGATAACTCTGGCATATAGTCATTATCGGCCATCCATTTACGAATCATAACTGCTTTTAATACACCTTTAATAATATCAATCTTACCACCTACAGCACCAATAAGTTCTGAACCCATAACTTCAGCTGGGAACATAATATCAATGTTCTCTTCTAGTGCTGTTTTAAAGGACTGGAAGGCATCGTGGAGTGTTTGAGCTTCAGTTGTCTCTGGAGATGGTAGTTCAGTCTTTATTTCGCTTATGATAATATCTATTAACGCATCTAATAAGTCGTCATCTTTTAAATTCTTAATACTACCAACACTATCTTCATTTAGTATATCACGATCGTCATTATTTTTACCAACAGAACGAACATGTTTTTTAATCTCAGCAAGCTGTGCTTTTAAAAGTATTTTTAATTTATCTTTAAAAGCGTAATCATTCTTACAAAGTTTTCTGACATGTTTTGTTACCATAATCATTAGTCTGGTTTGTAACTGTTTTGTTTGTTTAGCAAACAATAAGTTCTTAGCAACAACAGAGGTTGCAAAATCTGAACTATACCCTGATTCTACGATTTCAGGTGTTAAGCCGTATGCTAAGTAGATCATTGTTCTAACAGATTCATCTGTACTATCATCAGGTATAACTTTGCTACCACCTTCATTAGAGATATCTAATGACATGTTAGGTAACCCAGCAGCTTCACCTTTAGGATCAATAATGATACCTGCAGATTGTCCCCACGCTACAAGATCATTAATATTTGATAAACCAAAAGGTGCAGTACTCGCACGTGTCTTAATATACTCTGATCTAACCATATCAATAGTACCCTGAGGATCAGTATCATTCTCATCAAGATCAATAGATATTTTGGTAGTCGTTGTACTGTTCTTAATAGATGCTAGTACTTTTGTAAATAATAAGATAGAACGTATAGAGTGTAACATAGCTGTTTTCTCTATAAGAGATTTACCTGTTCCATTCTCTCTATAATCAAAAGCATAGAACGCCATATTTTCAGCTGGGATGTAAACTAATTTTGTACGTTTAGATCTCAAAGCTCTAAAGAACATTACTCTATAGATATCCGTATTATCTCTGATTGTAGCAAGTGAATCATACCCACCTTTTTCAATTGCTTTACGAATAGCATCATCAACAACACGATTATAGATTTCTTCAATGTTCTTAATAGTTGGTTCTTTAGAAGTAATACCTACCAAAGCTGACTTAGCTCTGTTAATAACACTGTTCTCTGTAGCTTGTAACATATTCGTTCGCATCATATTAGACATCTGATCTTCATTATATTCAGTTGTTGTTCTAATAGGAGAACCTTTCTCATCAAGCATTGCAAAGAATCCTATTTGTTTTGTAGGATCGTTAATAACGTATAATGGTATCAGTGACTCAACAGGTATTTTAAATACCATGGCTTTACCAATAGATTTTCTATCTGTTAGATCATCTGGGGTAATAGATACAAACTCTTTAAACTCATCACCATCATTAATCCTGAATAAACTATAAAGTTCATCATAAACAGGTTGTACGTTAAAATCAATAGACTCTTTACTTAACTCTTGTTCACGTTTTTCATACGCTCTAGCCGGTTTAAACATGATTGTTTTATCATCAGTGATGTCAAACATAAGATCATCAGTAGTAAATTTTACATTAGCACCTTTGTCCTCTAATGAGACACCGTCTTTTTTATAAGCAAGACGTGTTACTGAAGATGCCAGTTCACTTTCTGTATATTCAAAAGAAAGATTTTCCGTAGAAACATGTTTAATTTCTGGATCAGGATCTATTAACTTTCTATCCTCTCCTGATAATTTCTTGTAGTTATCCATATTGACTTTACCATCAGTCTTAATGGCATCGGTACCATTAATAAGCATATCGACTGCGGCCTCTGATACAATTACTTGTGCCCATGAACCTTTTGTAAAATAAGCTTCTCTTAAGATATCGGTTAGCATTTCTTCAAAGTTAAATTCTTTATTTAAATATTTCTCAGTAAGAGAAGCGATCGAAGATTTTAAATCATCGGGTAAGTTAACTGTTGATAAAGAATATGATATAGTTGTTGATAACAAGTTATTAGGAGATAAGATACTAGCGGTGATGATTTGTATACATTTTTCAATATCTGGAAATAATTCTGTAATGTTATCATTGTTTTTTATCTTGTCAATATTATGACGTATCACACCTTGATAATCCACTGTTCTCGCCGGAACGGTCATTTCTCTGGCGCTAACGTTCAATTTAGTGATTATGGCGGCAGTTCCTAGATCGCCCTTTTCTAACTTAGGTATCAAACCTTTATTTGTATTCATATTCATTACCTTAAGGATTAAGATGTTCAGTACTCTTGACGAATACAATGAGAAACTCTTGTATCTCACTAATTCCCTAAATATAAAATTAATAGATGTAGCTGCAGCTATGAATAATGGGGTTGTTGCTGCTGGATATTCCATCCCTGATAATAAAGAGGAATGGAAATACTTTTTAAATATTTCTGGTCAAAGACATATTACCAATAGCGATGTTAAAATAACCATTATAGAAACATCTGAAGTAGTTTCTCTTACTAAAGAAATATTAGTAAAATACCCTTATACAAAATCAGAATTGTTAAAACAAGATAAGTATTATATCAATCTTACAGAAGCATATCCTAATGATACTTTATTTATTAAAGGGTGTATGTACCCTTGTGATATATCTGCAGCAGTAGCTGCTGATGAGGGAACTATACTTTCTTATGATACTAATCTGGTAGAAGTTTCTGAATATACCCTAATTTCTGATTTAGAGGGTTATGTTCAACGTTTTCTAAAACGTTGGAATGTCAAAGCATATACTATTGTTGATGGGCTTTATCTATCAGGTTTAATAGCAGTACTCTATGCTAATATACCGCCACAAATTACAGCAATACGTGTAAGTAAGATAAACACTGCTGAAGTACATAGTTTCTTTTTAGAACATTTCTTTCGTTCTAATCTTAATCTGTGGGATGATGTACAGGTACTTAAGCCACAAACGATCTATTGGTTATACCGAAATCTAAAATACTTAAGAAAAAACTTAGGTAAACAAAAGACATTAGACCTCATACTAACAAAAGTATTTGATACTAACAGTTATGGTGTTGGAACGTATAATATAAAGATACCAGATCAGTTAGTTAATACTAACTTTATAAATGATCCAACAGTCCCGTATTTTAAACGACAAGATCCTATCGTTGTTAGTGAAGGTCTTAATAAATCATTTACAACAGATAACTCTGAAACATTAACACTACCTGAGTTTATAACATTAGAAGAAACTAGAAGTGTTAATATGGATATAGTTCCAACAACAGATATTATAACCTTTGATACAAGTATCTTACAAAATAACTTAAAGTATCAAAGACACAACACTGTTAAAACAAAAGCTATTACCGTTAGTACTATTAAACTTTTTGATAGTAAGAATGTTGACATCTTAGAGCTTATCCTTTATTACTGGGCACATGCTGTTAAGAATGATAGTTATAACACAGTTGTTGACTATACAGAACCTAATACAGTTTCTATAAGTGCTGATACGTTAATAGATTATACGGATCCTAATAGTAATCAGTTCTTCACATTGACACCTAGACAAGGTTTATTGTTTTTAATTAAGCAACTATTGTTTATAACTGGTAATACAAGTTTACCATTATCAACTTTAAATTATGCTGTATTATCAACAGATACAGATCGTTTTGATACTGTTGTCAAGAACTCTTATCACGATGGGTATACTGAAACATTCGTACCTTTTATTAAGGATGCCCTACCAAAAGACATGGGTGATATGAATAGTGTTTTAGAATTCAACACCTATCTTACTAAAGTGATGGACTACCATGGTTTAGTATGGACACTTGATAGTAATAGTGAAAATGCTCTTGTAAGTATGAATATTAAAAATATCATGGGTAAGATGTTATTATCCGATACTTTTGATTTAACAACAGCCGGTAAATCATTAACAATTGATGAGCTTATTCTTAAAGAGAATAAAACCTATACGATGACAAATAACTTTAATGTTTATAACTCTATGACTGTTTTAATAAAAGCATTTACGGGTATAGATATTGATCCTTATTTAAATATTAGAGATAGGCTAACATGTCTTACGAATATTCTTAATAAGTTAACATCGTATACAGTACAGTGTATTAAGCCTGATGCTGTTAAAGATGAAATTCCTGTATACTACAATAACATACAGAACGTTCGTGCAATTAACGGCCTTGTAGCGTGTTTAGATGCCGATCTAACTCCTCTAGAATTAAACTATGTCCATATTAAGGCAATAGCCAATGATTTTAGAGACAGACTTACATTTTTTAGTTATATCACTAATCCGTTAGCAGGGATGTGTTCTAAACCTATTTCAGGATATGCCGTTATTGATGATACCGTTAATGAGTTTGAGATAGAGACGAGCACACCAGCTACAAGAATAAGTGTTATGGATAAAGTTATCTGTGATGCTAAGTATGTTAATTACAAAGACCAATTCTTAATAGGAATAACCAGTGAAGTCTATCCTAATGAGAAATTTATAGGTAATGTTGTTGCTAGCTCTGAGGTCCCTATAGACGCAGTAGCAAGTTTTAGTACAACTAGCCCTGATACAAGAGTTATTGTCTCTAAGGACCAGCTAGAGGGTCTAGCTGTTGTTATAGAGGATGATGATTTTGAAATCTATCAACCGTCTCCTATTAGAGATATAGTTGTCTCTGATATTGAAACAATTTATACTGTAGAAAAGCCATAGTTCGGTGAACAGATAACACTAACCAGAAAGGTTAGTGTTATCTGTATTTCCAATGTTTTTTAAGAATATATTATAATATTGTAAATGAGTCGAAATTATTTACAAAAAACATCTTAAGGAGTAATCCATGTTGCCAAGTATCAAAGGTTCTAGTGTCTTAGAAAATGCTATTGCAAAATCGCTTAATGCCAAGATTGATCAGATTGAAAAATCTGAAAGAGTCTCACGTGTCGCAGGGTTAGTAGTTATTGCTACTATCCTTATATTCTTATTCGTATTATGATATAAGATACAGGATGGGTATTACCCATCCTGTATCTTTATTATTATTTTTTTTTTATTTCTGTTCACCGAACATTATCGTTCTAGTACATTTGCTTTAATATGCATCGCTTGAAAATAAGTTTCTAATGTTTTACCACTGGTAACACCTGAAGAATAATTTCTTAGATCAGCTTGTGAAGCCTCACCAGTATTGAATAACATACTAACTAAGGCATTACCTTCACCTTCATCACCACCACGAGTTTTCATAAGCTCAACGATACTTTCATCGAACCCTTGACCTATTAGGATATATAGCTCTGGTCCTGTTAGTTTTGAAGATTTAGAATCTCCCGTTACTTGTCCTGTTAAAGAATCTATTTTTTTATAATCTGTTGGTATTGATATCTTCTTCGTTAACAGCTGCGCTACTCTACGAATAGGTAGTAACAATACTAGTGACTCATGAGGTATAGTGTAACCTGGCAAGTCTTCAGTTTCACTTACTGATAATTTTTGAAAGAAACTATAGCCAAGTTCTTTAGCTATCTTAGTATTATTCTCAACACTAATCTTACCTTCAGTATCAGTAGGGACTATAACTGATAAGGTAATCTTATCATTTTCTAGATCTTTCATAAAGACATCAAATTGCTCATCTGACATTTTAGAAAATACCTGTTTCTCATAAAGCTCAGATGTAAACGTACTTCCAGTTATTTTTGTAATATACATTAACGCCATATCTTGTACTTTTTTACGTGCTGCATTCATATCATAACCTTTTAGTTATGTAGTAGGGAATTCCCTACTACATACCATATTCAATATAAAGATTTCTATCACCTGGTTTGATTAAACCGATGTTAAATGTTTTGTGTTGCACTGGAGAATATCCATAAACTTGATAAGGCGCTACATAAACATCTGATGTATCTGTAATAAAATCAGATACTTTTCCAAGTTTAATAAGTACACGTGGGCGAGTTTCACCACGCATTATGAATGTCTGATTGGAACCTGTTTGTTCAAAAAGATTGGTATCCCTATAGGCACTATCAGGATCAGTACCTTGTAGTGTTACAAGTAACGTGGTTGTGATTGAATTCTCAATACCATCTGGTAATTCCATATGAGTCTGTGCTGTAACAAGGTTACCCTCATTAATGAACTTATCATTGTCATCGATATTGGTAATATTAAGAATAGTGCCAACCATATCAATAAGGTTATCTTTAACAATCATACTATCACTGTTTCTAAAGAATGAAATCTCAGATATAAATAGAAAATCTGAGAACTTTCTATCGTAAACAACCATACCGCCTGAACTCATAATAGGATTGATAACATCACCCACACGAATAAATCTTTTCTTATTGGCATTGCGTTTCTCGTACACTTCGTCACAGATGAAAGTTTCGTAATCTACATTACCAAGTTTAACAGGCACAGGGGTGTTAACTGTTTTATAAACAAATCGTGATAGTTCAGCATCATCAATTGTCATAAATGGTCTACCTGCTTTTAAAGAAAATCTTAAAACTATTTTTGATACCTTACGCTCATACGTACCATCAGCATTTTTAACAGTGTTGTATACGGTAGCATACCTGTCTTCTAATTTGTCAGCATAATCATTTACTATTTTTACAGCCATTGTTATATCCTAAGCTAAAGTTTCATAAACTCTGTTATGTTTAAAGAATCCGCATACTCGTGAGTAAATACGTTCAAGCCAAGACATAACATCGCCATCATTAAAAAACTCTAAAAAGATGGGTAATACAGAATTTCCAGATCTGCTTACGTATCTTAGAGAGATTAATCTAAAGTGTCTATTAATAATACAGCGCTGCACATCACTTGATTTATCCTTAATTGCTATAATAGAAGGATCGGATGTAAAGGCCTTGATAGCCTCTGGCATAGCAGCAACTTTAAAGCATCTTACAATTAAATCATATACGTCAACATCATTAACATCTTTTGGAGCAAAATAACGCTCCACGCCTTCAGCAATAGGTTTTCGTCCGGAACCATTTACTAATTTTAATCCGGCTTTCTTAGCTTCTTCCCTAACATCAACCGGGACTGAGGGTTTATTACTTCTCATAACACTTCCTTTTCTTCTTTTATTTTTTCTTCAATACAGGATATTATTGTTACATTATTTTTGGGATAGTCATTTTTAAATTCCATTACAGCATAATCTTTAGCTTCCTCTTCTGAAGAAGCTATCTTTACTATATGTTTATCCCCTAATGATTTTACATCACTTCTTAGCAACAGGTTGTACAAACTTAGCATATTGCTCCTTCACCGTCTTGTCTTCATTAAGAAAATAAGGAAAGTATAAACCTTTACGCATTTTCAGTAAATCAACGCTACTTAGGTATGGTACCGGATTATCATATTGATTAATAGTCCAATATTCACGTGTTTGCAATAGCATATTCCAATCATAACCTTGCGCTTTAAGATCGTCATAAAGTTCTTTAGGCGTACAGAGTAAACCGATACGTTCTATTTCAGATTTATAAATACTGATCTGAAACAATTCAGATGTAATATTAAGAGCTCTTCGTAATAGCGCATTGTTATCAATCTTTTCACGTACCGTTGTTCTGCTTAACGTTACATCTGGTAAAAGATCTAAGCTGTAATACTTATCATTACCGCCAATACCATACCTACCATTTTCTTTAATGTTGTGAAACTCGGACAATGCTGGCATCACACCATCTGTTTGCGATACGACTAAAGTAATAGTACAACCACTTACACCTGTTTTACTTCTTAGAACACTAAGTCTAACCGTATTAAGATCAGTATCATTATGGTCGGTAGGGCCATTAGGATACTCAGGACCTTTAGTACCTTGATTCTTAAGTACAGAAGCGGTATGAGCAAACCAACCGTTTGTTAATAAAAATGTAAACTTACTACTAACACCTTTTAAAGCATCCCCTGTCTTAAGAAACTGAAGTTGTCTTGTCGGTTGATTATAAGCAGCAGGACCTGTAGCCATGTCTACTTTAGTACCAATATGTGCCGTCATTAGCAGACATGTGTTTGACGAGTCTGTTAGTCGTGGTAATGTTGACATCCATTTTGTTTTAAACTTGCTTTGCTGTAAAGCATAAGTATTTGTATCCGATTTATCAATATCCTTTTCTAACATAATAGCGGTACTGGATGCTTCAAATTCAGTAATACTGTCAACTGCTGTAAAGCTTGGTATATAGGTTACCAACTCTTTTTTAGTATAAGGATCTGTAAAAGCTTGATACACCATTTTGCTATTTTTATCTTTAAGCTTTTCTTTAATATACTCTCCAAAAATATTAGCAAACTCATCTGCGAACATATGACCTTTATCGGTTACTGTCCATGCTGCTTCGGCTCCTGTGATAATCTCAGGAGGTAGATTAGGAAATCTAGCAGCTAATGTTTCTAAACGACTTAAGGATGTATTGTTTTCAGTGTCATAGGTTAGCATAACTGTTTTCATTGCTTCAAAAATTCTATTTGCTGCCTGTAACATCATGTATTGTATAATAGTGCTTTTAAAGCTATTACCAGGACCAACAACAGCTGTTACTTGTCCTAAGCCGCCATTGATAATTGTCTCGCCTCTCTTACCTATAATAAACGACGCTGTAGGTATATCTAGCAAAGCGCCAATGTTAATTAAAATCTTTGGGGTTGTCTTTTCTTGTACGTTAAAACCTACCATTTTTCATCCTTACTATATATTCTATCTAAAAACGTGTTTATAAAATATTGCCAGTTAATTGACTAAATACCCTAATTAAGGAAGATACCCATGAATAAAGAACTAGCTGTTGAACATGCTGAAATCATCGAAAGTCTTAATGACATTAAAAAACACGGTGAATTCATGTCAACAATCGCACATGAAGATTTAGCTTCTGTTTTGGTTAGTATTAAACAGTACTTTACTAAATTCATTCCAAATGTTGCTAAAGCATTTGCGGAAAATGCTGATAGATTAACAAAGTTTGATAAAGATCATTACAATAGTTTTATCAGACAGATCTATGAAATTGAAACAGATATTAAGAAAATTGCAGAGGTTCCTTATAGCTCTGTAATGGATGTTAAAGTACCTGTCATGCTAGGTATGAAACAAAACCTACTCACCACAGCTAGCGAGCTTAAGAAAGCATCAACAGTTATCAATGATAATCTAAGAGTACTCCTAGAATATACTGACATCTTTATTTCACTTGTATTGTCAAATGAAGATTTTAGAACAGCTTCTCGTGTTAACTATGCTATGTTGTATCAACGTTATCGCGAAGATCATAAGGGTAACCCTTTAACAGCTGATAAGATCTATGGTATTACCTATGAGCTAGAGGCTATTGTAGATAAACTTATTGACCCTAAGAATCATAGCGATCAAAGATTTATTAAGGAACTTGTTCCTAATATTAATAGTCTTTACTTCGTACAAGCAGATATACTAGAAGCTGCTAAAGGTACAACATTTGCAGATACTGAAAATATTCAAACTGAAGTAACAAAATTATCAGAACGCGCTGATGTACTTTATGATGTTATCACAACGGATACAGAGTTTAAAATTAATAAAGCCTTGATCAATGAGTTAGCAGGTGTACTAGAAGATAGCGGTAGAGCTATTACTTCTGCAGTGACCCTATGGCACATTATGAATCAAACGGCAACCACATTAAAATTTACTGTTGACACTATCAAACGTTTTAAATAGTATAACACAGGGATATCCCTGTGTTATACTAAGATTTTTTACCTTTAGGTTTAGCACCTTGTAATAGAACGTTGTTATTATAGAAATTACACCATATAGAAATATCACCTGTTGTTCTACAGTCTATAAGGATATAATAGTTCAATAGGTTATCACCTACTTTTTTAATTACCAACATAACCTTTGGTTCAAGATCTTCTATTTGTTTAAAATGGTCTCGAGTGATACAATCTTTACCTAAGAACACAGGGAACTTAATAATATTACCATCAAGATCAACATCCATAAGCATGAATGATTCTTTGTTAGTAATGTTTATAACGTTCTTACCTTTTTCATTTACGGTAAAGATTTTATCCGTTATATCAATATACTCTCTAAGAGGTTTTTCTTTATTTAGTTTAGAGTATTCGTCAACAATGTCATAGAGCAACACTGTTCTCTCTACAGCACTGTTAGCTAAACCTGGAGGGCGTATTGCTTTAACAACTGTTTCTTCATCTCTGAACTTTAAAGCTGTAAAGTAATTATCAAAGTTATACATCTTCTCTTTAAAGAGTTCATGTAAGGTTCTGACATTTCTACTGTATAAAACATCAAGATCAATCGTTGAAATTAAAGCAGTTGGTCTTAACTTTTGAGTATACCATGAAATAACATCCTCTATTAAAGGTTGTTTGGTTTTTAAAGAAACCAATCCAAAGATAGCCTCATGTGATGCCCTACCTGGTTCAATATCCTTCTTATACTCCATAACACTATAGATAGCTCTTTCATCTTTTAAAGTAGTTATACCCATAAAGTATAAGTTACTAAATCTTAAGAAAGGATGCCTGTCTTCTGTACCTGGTGCGTAATACTTTTTAGCAGGACTAATTTTAAAATCAACCTCAGTTATATTTTTATAACTGTACATTCTAGCCATAACGGCCATCCTGTCCGCATTGTTATTACCTAAAGATATAGAATGACCTTTAACCTTAACAAGATCTAGTTCTATATCTCTTACTTTGACTTCTCTCACAACTGTCCGCATCAATTCAACATAATCTAAATTCTTTTTAATACGATCTCTCCACGCAACTGCATCATAATTCTTAACTGCATTATAAACAGCTATAGCGTACTCGCTGTCTAACTTTATGGTTATTTTTTTAATATCAAGATCTGTTATTTTTAATAACTCCATAAGTGTCAATGTTACAGCTTGGAGCTCTCCAGTATTATTAGTACCTGTCCCTTCAAAAGAATAACAGGCGTTAATATAGTGTGTTGGTGTAACATCTTGATATGGTTCTCGTTCTAGTTCATCTTTAAAAACATATCCTATATTTGTAACAGCATAATTAGTAGGTCTATTAGCTGTTTTCTTACCTAAAGATGACAATGGATAAACATATCCATGAACACCAGAGCCCCAAAAACCAGGATTGGACGGACCACAACTTCCATCAGTGTAAGCCACGACGGCATATTCCTCAGCACTACTTATGGTTTCAGTATTTTTAATTTTACTCATCAACATATCCTCTATTTGATTAAATTCTTTATACGAAATTCTTAACAGCTTGTAGCCATTATCTAAAGCTATTTTATTTTTTATAGCATCTCTTTTTTGTATGTTTTTTTAAGTTCTTCAATACCACCCCAACTGTTGTGCTTAAAATGTTGCCGTCCGTCATATTCAATAAGCAAGTTATAATCTGGTAAATAAAAATCGTAACTATACCTGAATGGAACTATCTTGTATTGTCTAACAAATCTTATATTTTTAAAAGATAGCAATATATCTAGCTTATCCTCTCCTTTAGAATTTGTTTTACACCACGGGCAGCCAGCGCCCTGTAAATGCGAACTTGCATTTTGCTCAAAATCACCATGTTCTAAACATGTTATAATGATCTTATTGCAATCTCCGGTATAGATTATGTTATCGTAATAATATCTTTCACCGTGTACATTTTTAGCGTCTGCTATAAATTGATCTTTAGTTTTTAATTTTAACTTACTTACATATTCCTCGCCACATTTTCTACACCCGTGACCGCTCATATGTAACTTCGGGCTTTGCATAAAATAACCGTGCTTGAAACATCTTATTTTAACAGGGGTTACTCTATTTATAAAGTCTATTTCGGCATATCCGTATCTATCGCCGTGGGTTATTTTAGCTCTTTCTAGAAAAGATTCTTTCGTGACCTCTGTTTTCCCACCACACGTAAAACAACCTCTTCCTTGTATATGCGCGTACGCCTTTTGCTCAAAAGCGCCGTGCATGGGACATATGATTATAACTTTATCATGTGCCCTAGTGTATATTGTTTTACTGTAGTCATATTTATTATTATGTATAAAATTAGCTCTTTTTATAAATAACTTTGTTCTATCCAAGTGAATTCCTTTCGCGTACACAGCTGTGTGTATGTTAAGTATTATCAGTGTGCGACATTAAGAAATAATAAGATTTAAATTTGGGATTTGCTGAACCATCACTGTAGCAGATTACAGCGTATTCTTCTGGAGCAGTTTCTTCCACTATTTTCTTAGAAGCCATGATTTTATCCTTAAATCTATTTCTATTAAATACCCCTAATATAAAATATTGACAGTTAATTGAATATCACAGTAAAGGCTGGCTATGAATGAAGAAATTGATACACTTGCAGTGCAGGAAGAAAACCCAGTTCCCGAGCCTACTGGCGAAACTGGAAATTTAAATAATAAAGATAGTGGATTTTTAACCACTAAAGACCAACAAATGTTGGATAAATCAATCGACTTAAGATTCAAAATAGTGGATAACTTTTTTAAGGATGGTGACCCTACAGATAACCGAGATATCAGAGTTATAAATGAACTATTGACAGGTGTTGATGCGAGTATCCATAAGAGAGCTGAATCACGATTAAAGTACACTTCTGTTAATAATACAGGTAAGCTTGTTGACATCGCTATAGCTACATTAAAAGCTAAGCGTAGTGGTAAAGTAGATGATCTTATGCTACTTACAGGTACTGGAACTATTCCTAACATAACAGATGACATTATTGATGTTGAAATTGTTCACGGTGAACTAGAGCTTAATCCTGATCCATTAGATATTGAGGACTTTGTTAATAACGCACAATTACCTAAGGATCTACTATGACCATTAATGGACAGCGTACTATGTACGGTATACATGTTGAGTTAAGCAGGCTTTTAGGGAAAGAATACACGCCATTAGCAAATACAACTCTAAATGAAAAATTTGATATTATTCCTAATATTGAGTTAGCAGACTCGTTATATCCAACATTAGGTTATTATGCCATAGGTGTCGGCGGTGATCCTATTATTGTAGGCAACCCTGGGTATACTTATTCTAAACATTCTCCCGTAGATGCAGCTTTGTTTAAGCATGTCCCATTTTTAATGCGAACACTTACCAATGATCTTAGTAATGATGAGCGCAGTGCCTACAGATTAAGAGTTATAGAAACTATTAACAATGTAGATTATGCTTGTTATTATTTAAAAGCTATACCCTTAATAGAACTAAGGGATTATTTCTATAAAATAGTAACCGTTAATGATGAGACAGTACTTCGTGTTTTTACAACAGATACAGATAAATTATTAAACCCTGTCCCTCAAACACGATCAGTAGATACAACAGACATTACAACTTCTAACTATGTTACTAACATAGCTAAACTAAAATTTGCTTTAACATTAACAGAGATGGAAGATTTAAAAACAGTTTTTAGTTTAAGAGGTATAAGTGAATTAAAAATCACTGAGATAGGATTAGTTATGGGTATAGATCAAACACAAGCAGACGGACTACCTGAGCTAGCAGTAGCGCAAATATCTCACCATGTAGAAGTATCATTAGATCTTGCAGTACAACTGGCTAATGCTGAGAGTATTGTACGTGCTATTGAAATAGGTGGCAGTGAGCCGCTCTTACTATGAACACATTTAAGTTACTTGCTATTGATCCTGGTAAGAATATTGGTGTTACCGTCCTAACGGTACGTGTTGACGAATTTATACCTTTTAATAAAATGAAAGCTCATGATGGCGTGCCTGTAAGTGTTTCTTTTACAATAGTAAATATTGAGACACATTACATAGGATTAGATAATCTCATACCTCGTGATGCAGTAGATAAGCAACTAGCGAGAATAGGTATACTCCAACAGGTTATGGGTAACATAATGAGTTATTTTCAACCTGATGTTTTAGCTATTGAAGAAGCTTTCTTAAATGTAAATTATGCTACTGCTGTAATGCAGCTATCACAATACTTATCAGTTATCTTAAACGCAGCTATCAATGCCAACCCTTATATCAAACTCTTTAGATATTCTCCTAAGAGTATTAAAAGTGGTTTTGGTGCTGGTGGTGGAGCTAATAAGGATGACATGTTAACCAGAATTTCAACGATTACAGAATACACTTCTATGGTTGATATTACTAAGTTAACAGAACATGAGATAGACTCTATGGCTATTGCTCATGTTGCGCTTTCTGAAATACGTAACTATCCATTTTTGTTATACACATGACTCTTGTGAGTCATGTGTATAACTTTTGGTATTTTGTCTTATTAATGAAAAGGAGTACATATGGGTATATATTCCAGTATTAAGAAAGTATTTAAAACCATTGGCTACGCCACTAATATTAAGAAACCTAATTCCTTAATAGAGAAACTAGAACGTTTAAAAACTATTGATTTTTACCCCTATTCCGGCATCTACAGAGGGGTTATGATTAACAGTATCTTTGACAACATTATTACCTATACCTATAAACTAGATATTCTTTCTAGAGCTGATTATACAAAACATCATTATCGAGGGAATATTAATAATGAGATTATGAAAACAATAAATGTTACAGAATGGTTTTGTAATAGAAATAGCCTATTAAAAGATCCTGTTAGGGATCTACATAAATGGATAGATCTTGCTGCATCTTTTATAGAGCTGCACAGTAAGATGAGGTTGGAATCTGATAACGATCTTGAAAGAAAGAATTTTATTATTTTTCAAACATATATCATTAACATAGAGCATATCACAGAGGTTCTATTAAGTATACATGATTCACACTAAGTGCTGAAAGTATTAACCGAGAAGGAGGACGTATGGCGTCTGAATTTATTATAGATAAGGTTCCTGTTAGCAACACTGCTAACGGTGCTTTAAGTTTGTTGTTCCGTAAGTTCTTAAAGACGGGCAATTTAGTACGAGGTGTACCTTATCTCGTGGAGCGTTATCTTGCAAAGAAACGTAAAGAGAAGTCCTTATCAACAGCTGAGAATGTTAAGACAGTGTCAAGTGCAACACTGTATAAAAACATTTTAGCTCCTGAGATGACTTGGAAGACTTTTTTAGATCTTATTATCAATTTCTATGGTGCTGATAGAATTGAAGTATCTATAAAAGTATATAACCCATCCTATACGGTTAAACCTATCATAACAACAATACTGATAGATGGTAATGGTATTGAGGATGACGAGTTACTAAATGATGGTGAGTTTGAATTGAAGAAGTCAGCTTTACTAGACGCACTAAAAGAAAATAGAGTTAAAGAGGAGAAGACGGATGGATGAGATAACTGTATATGATCGATGTAAAGCAGCCTTTAGAGAACTAGTCTCATTGCATGTTAATGGTGCTGATTTTAGAATTAAGATAAAACTGGATGGTGTTGATACCACACAGGGTCATCGTAAGCTATCTGAGTTATCAGAGATATTTGATATTATTAATGAAAAATATACATCAAGTATCCTATCAGTAACAAGTCTAGGCAGTATCTCTGGAATAGCAGATATTGATATAAGAACTCTTCTCGATGATCTTATGTGCAGATATGCGTTATTGCTACGTATGCACCATGTTCGTTTTGAGGATTATCGTGTTCTTGTTAAAGATATAGGTTTTCTCTCTAAGAACACTGTTCTTGAGAAAGCCACATCCTCTAACTATGTTATAGCCAATGAGGCTAATGTTGTAAATGCTTTAGATGCCACGCAAGCAGCAAACTTACAGTACTATTGTTTAATTCTATTATTCAGCCTCTTTATAAATTACGGTAAAAATGTCATTAATGAAATCACTAACACCGAAGGGATCACGAATGAAAAACAACAAAAATGATATGCTACAACCTGTTATGGTTAAAACAGAAGCGCATATTAATATCAATAGCCGATCAACTACTGACTTAGGTAAACGTTTATGTTACAGCTATCCTTTTGCTATAAAAACGATTTGTGGTCCTGCTGGCAGTATTCGTAACTTTATAGACTTTCTTTGTAAAGAAGGTTATCCGGCTGAACTTTTACCTAAAACCAGAATGACTAAAGATGATATTCTTCGTGTTCCTAAACTTCCTAAACGTGTTAATAATTATCTCGCTATCTTAGCTTATATACTTACACAACGTATACTACAGGATAAACGATTGCAAGTAAGTATGAAATCCAATACACTACCTTATACGAGTTATCGTGAAACTCGTAAAGAGACTTTGTTCAACTCTGTTATTGAACTTAGTATTCCAGATGTGAAGATGTGGAAGTATGTGTTTGTTGTTAATAAGATCGATGAACTTGTTAAAGCAGATAACTTTAACAAAGCTACTGCTAACGCTCTTGTAGAGAGCTGCATGAAAGACCCTACGTCTAAACTCTTTAAAGGTACCAATATAGAGAACCTCGTTAACGATGAGAAATAAGCTACAGAGACTGGGATATCCCAGTCTCTGTAGTCTACCACGTTGTTTTTCTTTTTAAATTCACAGCAGGTGTTCCCATATCTGTAGACATCGGTTGCTTGCTAGTATTATTAACCGGAGTATTTCCAGTCTCAGAAGTATTACCATTGTCGCTATTCATAGACAATGTTTTATTTAATAAAGAAGCATTACTTGCAACTAACTGTTCTAGTAAATTAACCATCTTAGTTTGTGTATCTAACGATCTTGTTAATGTTCCACTAATCGTTTTAAGATTACTGTTACTATCTCCTGCTATTTCTAATTTAGCCACATCTGATTTAGCATTAAATGTCGTATCAGGTGTTTGCGTTTTATTAACAGCATCTGCTATTCCTGCTGTAGGTGAACTTGGATTAACCGTAGGAACATCTGTTATAGGAGCACTTGTATTGCCAGCAGGTTTACCAGCACCTGCGTCACTAGGAACAGGCGGTGTACTAGAAGTAGGAGCAGTATCAGTATTATTCGTACTACTTCCTGCGTCGCTTGGTGTAGGAGTGGTTGGTCCAACTGGAGTATTGCCATTAACATCACTCGTTGTACTATTAGTATCACTTGTATTGTTAGCAGGTTGTGCACCTGGACTAAATCCATATTCAGAAGCACGCGATACTAATCTACTCTCTAGTTCAGTATAGATCTCACTAATCGATCTGGCTCGGCCTTTACCTTTATTAGTGTAAAATATGCTATCATTGGCTTTTGCTTCTTTAGGCATCATATCTGCGCCAATAGCATCAGGAGGGGCTTTTAAGAATTTAGTTGCTCCACCCGCTCCTAAAAAGTGTGCCAAGTATAAATCGGTAACATTAGGATTAGGCTTAACCTTCTCTATGACCTTAGCATTTTCTTTAAGGAACTCTGCTCCCATTGTAGCATTTGCTTCTGCATTAAAAGGTGAGGTTGATTTATCAATTCCATACTTGCTACCGTATTTCTGTAACATAGTAGCCCAGGTACTATTTAAAAATTGAAATAGTCCTGATGCCGAAGAGGTTCCAGCTTTATCATTAGGATTTAATCCCGACTCTATAGCAGCAAAAGTTTTTAATATGTTGGCATTAACACCTGTTTTTAAAGCTACCCCGTCTAACATTTCTAGAATCTTAGACTTGTCACCTTTAACAGCATTATTATTGAAACTACCTGTACTAAAAAAGTTACCAACCCCAGATTTAACAGAATCATAAGCCGAGCTAGCTTTATCAGCTATATTACTAGCGGTTTCTTTAACACTTGTTTTGGCAGAATCGTAAGCAGCCCCGGCTTTACTTTTAAAGCTAGTCATATAGTCCTTAACTTTATCATAATAGGATTGCTTATCTTTTTCTTTCTTATCCTTCTCACTTTGAGGGCTGCTAACATTATCTTTACCATTACCACCGTTAGCACCTGATGGATCTTTATACTTAACGTCTAGATCTTCATCTGGTTTTATAGGATTGCCATTTTCGTCTAAGATAGGATCACTAGGGTCATCTATATTAAAACCAAAATAATGTTCTGTAATAGCACCTGATAATGTTAAGTTGTCTGAAGCCATTAGTTTTGTTATAGAAAAGATGTCATAGGCTATCATAGCTTGACCTAAGAATGGTACCATTCTAGCTGTAATCTTAGCAGTCATAACGGCTGCTAGTCTACCGCCAGCAATGGTTCCTAACTTCTTAATGATTTTACCTTTTATAGATTCCATCATTGTTAATAACTTTGTAGGTTTCAGTTTTGCTAATAACCCGCCAGCCTCAGCTCCTGCTTCTCCTACTTTCAATGCAGCACCACCGGCTTCGGCTACTTTAACACCGGTGCTACCCGCTTTACTCATAACCTCACCTGCGCCAGTTACACCTTTATAAGCACCATAAGCCCCCATGACACCACCAGCAACAGCAGTACCTGCTTTACCAGCAAAACCTAATACACTTCCAGCACCTTTAAGTAGCCCTGGTAAGAATTTACCAAATAGTGCAGGGAGTAACTTAATAACACCCCATATACTCGCACCTATCGTAAATATTTTACCCATAGCTCCTGTTAATAAAGGAAGAGCCATTTTTAATAAGTCAAATATACCCGAGCTATCTTTAGTAAGACCTGCTGTCTTAATAGCCGTATCTGAAGCTTTAGGTTTCTTACCAAATATTCCTAGCCTATCTCTCCAGTCTCCATCGCGCTTACCACTACCGTCTCTATCAAAGGGATTTTTGGTATCTTTATTCTTATCTTTAGTCGGCTTTTTAACTTTAGGTTCCTCTTCAGTATCATCAGGGGCATTACCTCCAAAACCTAACATAAGACTAAGAATACTTCCAATACCACCAACAGTACCTTTGGCTGCCTTGTATCCAAATTTACCTAACTTGCCAATACCTCTTAAAACAGCAGGTACCTTTCCAACAGCTTTAGGGACATTTCCTATTATCTTTTTATCAAGCCCTCTAAGTTGTTTCATTTTATCGGACATAAGAATATTGCCAATACCCTTAGCACCTTTCCAACCATACTTAGCAGCAAAGTAAGGAATCTTAAAGGCTGTCTTAATACCTGTTTTAGCTAACCCGGCAGCACCATGGAATAATTTACTATCCAGACCACGAGCACTACTAAACGCATTCTTAATATTGGTTTTAGCTTGTCTTTTTCTAAAGGCCATAAAGTCTTTCTTAATATCAAAGCCTGTGTTTTCTGCCCAGGTTTTAAAATCTTTAATATACCCCGCTTGATACTCAGGACTTTTAAAGAACTCTTCTTTAAGCTGATCAACTTCTTCAGGTTTAGTAACCTTAACCTTTTTAAATTTATCTTTAGCTGCTTTAAGTATCGGTTCTTCTTTCTTAACTTCTTCAGACTGTTCTTTTATAACGGTCTTAGTAAATTCATTCATATCGATATCTTGACTAATACCTTGAGCTTCCATCCATGTTTTAAAGTCAGTAATGGTTTTATTTTTAAACTCATTACTTCCAAAAAACTCAGCACGAAAGTTTCTTAATTTGCTAAAGTCAAATTTAGGTCTATCAATATACCTTTCTTTAATCTGTGAGAATAATCCAGTTTTTGGAGTAGTCTCTGGTTTTTTAACTTCTGGTTCAACAAGTTTCTCAATCTCATCTTGTTTATACCCTAATCCAGATAACCACTCTCCTAATGTTTTAGCATTGCCAAATTTATAAGCATCACTTGAGAAGAACGCCTCACGTAGGGATGTTCTGTTATTAGTATCTGTAGCGTGTTTAGTACGTCTAGATTTTATTCTATCCAATAACCTATCACCTACAGTTGCTTGTTCTGCAACTTCTGGGCCAGTATTTAAAAATCCACGTGCTGATTTAAGACCTTTTGTTATCTTACCATTCACAGTATTCTTTTTGGCATCTTCTTTAGCTTTAAGCTCAGCACGGTATTTTAATTCATTCTCGGTATCATAATTACTGATGTCGCCTATAGAATTTTTAAGTAACTCTTTTGTACTGTCCTGATTATACTTATAACCATCTGTACGAACATCAAACCCCATCGCACCTAATCGTGTACCTACATCATTATATCCTAAATCATGTAGTTTACTTAAGGTAGCGTTAATATTAGGTATACCACTTTTGATACCTTTTAAATCATAATGTATATAATCTAAATAGGAAGGATCTTCTTTGCCTTGATCAAGCATCTTAGTAATAGCAGAGGTTAGTTTATTTTTTAGTCTTCCTGTAAAGTTAACTAAAAATCTCTCTGAGACTAATGAGGATGGGGCTATAGACCCACCTGCTGTAAAATAAGACATCAAGCCTTTTTTAATACTTGTTTTCTCATTAGCACTAAGTTTAAGACCACCATCTGTTTCTAGTTTATTAATAAAACTTTCCATAGCCGGCGTAACATTTCTATTAACCGTTAATGCGATGTCTCTTTTTATATTATCAACCATACCATCTGAGGTTGTAAACTTATTACGAGTATGATCATAATACAATTCGTGTTTATCAGGAGTTGAATCTTTTAGACGTAATGATTTAATCTCACCGTAGATCTTACTTAATAATCCAGGTATAACCTTAACAACTGAATTCTTGGTTTTAACATCAAATTGTGCCGCATCATTAAGATTTTCAGTATTAAAATTAAGAGTATGCGTCCTATTTGGATTACTAAGATCGGCGAGTGTTCCAAAGATTCCTCTTTTAGCACCGGCAAGTAGACCATCACCTTTTGCAGAATAGGCTTGATTCTTGAAAAATTCATTAACATCCATACCCGCATTCTTAGCACCATAAACGGCTCTCTTGCCTAGATTAGTTTTACCTAGTTTATTGCCTGCTATATTAGCCAGTTTATCTCTAGCAAACTGCCCGGCCATTTGACCAGCCATAAAACCTTTACCACCCATCATAGAGGAAGCATCATTAAGACCTTCACCCATCTCAGCCATATCACCGACACCACTTATGCCGTCTTTAAAGTTTTCAGCTGTTTCAGTAATAGTAGACATTAGGTTACGTTTTAAAGCCATCAACGGATTAATATCAGAATAGAATAGATCTGTCACACCTTGACGTGATCTGTTCATCACAGATTCTTTTAATAACTCTGAGTTACGAGCTTTAATAACATCTGGTAATCCAGTGTTATGAATCATACTTTCAAATTGTGATTTAAAACCTATAAGACTAGATTTTAAAAGACTGAATTGTTCTTTGGCTATAAAAAGTGATTTGTACTTTAATTCTAAATCTCTACGTTGGTATGCTGCCGTTATCTCAATATCGTATTTAAAACTTCTACCAGTATAAGATGAGATACTTGCAAGTATCTCATTAGTAGACTTATAACGTTTTTCGTCGATACCTTCTTTAATAAGATCATCAATACGTTCTTTTTTATACTGCTCTCCGAATACTTCATTCATAGCAGTTGTAATCATTACCGTTTCAGGATCAGGTTCATTTCTACCTCTACCTGTATCTTCAGTACCTAATTTACTTTTTATCTTTTCTATAATATTGCGTGTTAATCCAGATTTAGGGGCAATCCTATCCATTGCAGCTAAAGTGACTCTTGAAGTTTTCTTAACATCTGCAATAGAAGATTTAACTTTATCAGAAAGTTCATTATGAACAGATAGAATATCGCTTATCTCAGAAGATAAAGATTTCGGCATCGCTTTGTTTGCTAAGTCAATTGCACCCTTAATACTAAGAGCTTCCTTACCAGCTTCTTTAAAACCTTTTCCAACACTTTTGACAGATTTAGTAACAGCTTCTCTAGAGCCTGGTTCTGGCTCTTCAGCATCCATATCAAAAATATCGTCAAAGCCTTCTAAATCTTTCGACAGGCCTGCGTCATCGTCAATATCGAAATCTTCGATAGAGTCTTTTTTCTTCGCCATATGACCTCCTTAATTTCTGTGTACATGATTCCATGAATATTAACTTAATATCAAGGAAACGTGATGATATTACAGAGATTTATAAAGAATCCCAGCACATTTAACATAGAACTACTATTAGTTTTGACTCCTGAAAACTCTAGGATGTTGAAAGAAGTAAAGAAACCTACTATATTTGAACCTAATACGCAAGTGTTTGATAAAGAAGGATTATTTTCTACAGAAATATTTGGTCCAGTTGGATCTACTATGCGTAAAGTTTTACCGGGCTATATTGATTTAGGGGTATCTGTTATTCACCCTGAGATATATGATTCTATATCACAACTTGGATCAATTTACGCTAGCATCATGTCAGGTGAACAAAGAGTAAGATACAATAAGATTACACGTAACTTTGATCCTGTCACAGATGAGGAAGAAGGACAAACAGGTTATAAGTATTTTCTAGATCATTACTTCGCAGGTAAGATTTCTTTTATGGAGAATGATAGTAGTAAGCGACAGTATAACTTAAAAATAGTTGAAAACGGAATGGATGTTACCAAAACGATTACTAAAATGATCGTGTTGCCAGCAGGACTTAGAGATTATACCATTAACAAGTCTGGAAGGGGTGAAGAAGACGAAGTTAATACTCTCTATAGAAAAGTACTCGCCATTACGAGTATGGTTAAAAACACCACTCTAGATGATGATAACTTAGCACTACTTGATCCGATGCGTTTTAGATTACAGATGGCGTTTAACGAGATCTATAATCACTTTGCCGATCTTATGGATGGTAAGAATAAATTCTTACAAAGTAAATTTTCAAAACGTGCTATCATGTTTGGTACACGTAATGTTATTACATCAACACCTAACTATATTACAGATTTAAAATCTCCGACCAAAACAGGTGTGAACCATACGATTGTTGGTATTTATCAATTTATAAAAAGTATAACACCTATTGCTGCTAATAAGGTTATTAACATTTTTATTAGTCGATTTATGAACCCAACAACTAACACGGCAATATTAGTTAACCCCAAAACAATGAAAACTGAAATTGTTGATATTCCTGTTAAAAAGAGAGATGACTGGATATCGTTAGACGGATTAAATAATCTGTTTAATAAATTTGCACAAGATAGTTTTAAAAGTTTACCTGTTAAGATTAATGGTTATTATCTTATGCTAATTTACGATGACGGTAAAAATGTTAAGTACTATTTTAACACCGATGATATTGATGAAAAAACAGATAGAAAGTATATCAGGCCTATTACCTATATTGAGCTTGTTTACATGGCGATATACGATGTTAAAGATAAATACCCAGCATTCTTAACACGTTATCCTGTCGCTGCTCTGGGCGGTATCTATCCAAGTTATCAATACGTTAAAACAACTATAAACGGTAGAACTGTTAACTTTAGTATGGACAACATTTCTAAAACAGTTTATGAGTATCCTAAACTAGGTGATGAGTACGTTAACTCTATGTCAATTTCACAATACCATCTAAAGCGAGCTGGCGCAGATTATGATGGCGATATGATGAGCAGTAATGGGCTATTAACAGCAGAGTCTATAGCTGAAGTAAAAAGGATTCTTAATACAAAAGAATACTATATTACTCCAGACGGTGAAGCTACCTATACTATAGCTACAGATACTTTAGAATATGTTATGGCTCATTTATCAGATACTAGTCTATTATCTAAGGTATATCAATTTCAAGAGCTAACAGATTTCATACCTGTTGATAAACTTTGCACCGCTTTAACAAAAATTTATAATACTTCTTTTGGTCATAATGAAACTGTAGAAACATTTAAAAAATGGTTAGAGACACGAATATACCGAGAAGGTGATGAAGTTGATGTTGTTGCTAATGGTAAAGGTGATATATACGGATATGGTAGATACCGAGAATTTAATAAAGGTACAGAGATTTACTCACCTCTTTCTAAAACTAAGAGATATGGTTTTATTTCAGATCTAGCCAGTGTTGTTAAAGGAACTGGTACTAAGATACTAAACCATATATTAACCGAAGTAGATACTAAGAAAATAGATGTGATGCTTTTAGCTAGAACTGAAAGTCTTATACCTTACTATGAGAAATTTGGATTTAAAGTTGTTGATGCTAAAGGTGTCAATGTAAAGATAACTAAACCTTTGATGGTGAGGTACGCACAGTAATGGCAACGTTAGTAGAAATTGACAAACTTGATGTTAAATTTCTAAACAACCTTGATAGTGAACGTTTTGATAGGAGATATGCCTGTAACGATAGCGGACAAGTCTATTTGATTAAACAAGATGGTGGGAAGACATGGGTTGCGCAACCCATGTCACCCTTTGTCACTCGCGATGGTTATGTAGAATATGTTTTAACGTCTATAACTAAAAGAAAGATACATATACAGGCGCAACGTATCGTTGCTGGGTTATATTGTAAAAAGAAACCTGGTTGTAATTATGTTAATCATAAGAATGGTATTCGTTACGATAACCACTATAAGAATTTAGAGTGGGTTACCCAATCTGATAATATTAAACATTCTTATAGAGTTTTAAGAACACGCTGGAATAGTAAAGCCAGTAAGTTTGAATTGTATTAATTTTTGAACATATATTATTAACATAGAACAGCTCAAAGGAACAGTAATGTCTGTGAAGTTTGTTTGTGTCGATTGTAGTGAGATTTTTGAAGCAGCCTCTATAGAGGATATTGCTTTAAGAGAAAAAAGGTGCGGCTATTGCTATAGCTGTTATATACAAAGTAAACGTTCTGGCTTAAGAGATTTACAACTACGGAAGGAAAAGGTTATACATGTTGATGATAAGCACAAATTAAAGCATATTTTCATATGTTCAAATTGTGGTACATCGACTAAGCCACTTTCAGTTCCACCTCATAAGTGTCCAGAGTGTTTTAAAAAAGCATTTAAAAAACAAAAGGAGTGCGTCCATGTTATTATTTAGCCAATTACCGCAAGAAGAAAGAACTGAGATTACAGACACGCTGAGCGAAAGATTTACAGAGTTATTAGAACACAATGTAAAAGACTTTAAAGTTGTTTCAACAATACCAATGGGCGAAGAGACAGCCTATGATTATGAATCTGCTAGCGAATTCTTAGATATTGAAAATCTAAGCGAATTATCAAAAGACTGCTCTATTGAAGCATTAGTAAATCTTTTGTACTATCTCAGCGAGTCTAAAAACCTTACAGTTGCTTTGAACTTTGTTCCAGGTAACTTCATCGTTCTGGAATAACTGCCATGGTGTATGGTGATATACCTAGACCATTATCGGATACGTTTAAAAAACACATTACTGAAGCAGTTAATCGTATGGTAATGGATCAGCCAAATCTTATCATTGAGAGTGCTGAAGAAGAGGCGTTATTTAATCGTAAAGTCGCAGCTAGGTATTTAAAACTAGCTCCGATAATGCCTTCTGGAAATGAACCTATTTATAATATTGTTTCTTCCCAACATCTTGCTGGGTTACAATATTATATCAGTACGTGTGGTGACCAGGATTTAATGTTCGATCTTATCCCAGGAAACTTTCTAATTTAAAAATAAAATAAGGAATATCAATGTCTAACAAAATTGTAATTCATGCGTGCGGTGGTGCTGCCATCTCTGTTAGTAGTAAAGTTATCATGGCTAATCTTCCAGTAGGTTTTGGTTATGCTGAAGTAGATATTCACGCTGTTGATACTACTGATGCTGACTATAAAGATTCAAATCTTCTGAACCCATTATGGCTTATCAGTGGTGATTCACACTCTAAAGGTGTTATCAATGGTTCCGGTGGTGAAAGAGGTGAGAACCTAAATGACATCAAAGCAGGTATTCCTAACTATCTTGATGACAAAGGTTTTAAACATCTTAAAGATGGCGAGTTTCATATTGTTATGTCAGCCCTTGGTGGTGGTTCTGGATCAGTTATAGGACCTATTATTTACAAAGGTCTTGCTGAGAGAAACATTCCTACGATCTATATCGGTATTGGCGATTCTAGAGATTTCCTACACGGTAATCACACCATCAACACTATCAAAACATTAGAGTCATTTGCTAAAAAAGCAGCTAAAGCATGCAGCTTTATTTATCTTAATAACACGACTGCTGATAAGGTGATGAATGTTGGTGAGGAAAAAGTCAATATGGAGATTAAAAATATCCTAACCGGGTTAACAATCTTCTTATCTGGTGAGAATCAGTCTTTGGATAATAAAGATATGATTAACCTCATGTGTATGGACGAGTATACCTCTATCGATATTCAACCAGGTATTTATGGTTTGAGTTTAGTGTCTAAAGTCCCTACGCCACCAACAGGTTCTATCCCATTGGTAGCTAGGACATTGACGATTCCAAACATAAGTCCTGATCTTAACATTCAGACTTTCCATCACAAGTACGGCTATGTTAAATCCCCAGAAATCATTGAGATCGTTGAAAAACAACTACCATTACATCTTATCAGCTATGGTAATGTTTTCGGTGCCATTACTCGTGAGATTAACGAGATGGTATCAAAACAAAAAGAAGTGATCAGCTCTATCGTATATGATGGTGTTACTGGATCAGACAGCGCTACTGCAGACGATGACGGTATGTTTATTTAATGTCAAACTAACACTATAGAGAGGGAAGCCTCTCTATAGTGTTATGAATATTTTTTCTATTTCAGGTGTATATATGATAAGAGGGGGGAGTATCTATGGTCACTTATAATAATACAACAGATTGCTTATTAGTAATAGATATCGATGATGTACTATTTTCACTCATAAACAATCTAAGAGAACGCAATATTGGAATACTAAAAAAACATGTTGATACTATTGTACTGAACTCAATTGTCTATAGTTTAAACATGTTTGGATATTTTACAGTAAACTATGAACCTCCATTAACACCAAGATCTTTTAGTGTTATGCGGGGTAGGAATCTTATTTATGATTTCTATACTAGCATACGTGAAACTATGCTATCTAAAATCTTTAGTATACTTTCAAGTACTCCATTAGTTTTTAATAAAGCTTACTTTATACGGGCTATAACTGTCAATACAAAAATATTCATAATATTAACAACTGAAAGGTAATACCTATGGGTAGTGAATCACATGTACACAATACTGAATACCGTGAAGAAGAAGGACTCTGCGTTATACGCTATACGCGTAACCCAATGCTTTTGGAAAACAACTATATTATTCGTGAACAAAAAGCTCCGCACCGAACTGTCATTATTGATATTGACAATGAGCTCATCGTTATAGAAAATATACTTAAAAAATATATTCCAACTTCAAAATACTGGTGGTTTACAGCGTCTACACGTTATCCTTTAACAGTAGAAGAAAAAATAGCATACTCTGAAACACATAAGATAGTTAACACGCCTTATTATCCTTTTATAGGATTGCCTATCGTATTAGAGATACTTAAAAATATGGCTGTTGTAAACAGTGATGCTTATGAGCTATATTTTGGTAATCCTGTGCTAGATAAAAAAGAAGCTATCGTGTATGCCAATAGGGATAGAGTTAATACACAGCATGTTAATATAGTATTAGACTATATCGAAGATAACTCATCTGTTAATCTTAGGAATAGTGAACTTCTGAATGATGTGTCCTTTATAGTCAAGATTGTTGAAGAATTATTTACAAATAAGATAGCTTCTTTAGCGGCTGCATTTACAACGCACATCATTGATTTTAATGTTACTGGCAAGTATGTTGTTATGTACAGTTATGGCGAAGCAGGATTAATTAGACTAGATGAAGCTACGGAGGTGATACGTGAGCGAGTATCTTAATAACCCAGATGTTCTTTACAGTATAGAGGATATGTACAGCCCTAAGAAAGCTAAAAAAGAGATGTTGGTTATACCTGCGGATATGCTACTTGAATTACTTCCTGAGAAGTTCCTGCCATTATGCACTACTGCATACGCAGTTTTAACTTCAGATGAAAAGAATATGATACAAGCTGGTTTACTGGAAGGTCTTATACGATTTATCACTACCTTTGGTTATGACGATTTATCAGTATGCCGAGTTAACCAACAATTTGTAAATACCTTTATTTCTATTTACTCTTATATTACAGAGATACACTTTATAACGTATAATATTCTTGATATATCCTTAACAGAGAGTCAGGTGTACGAATATGTTTTCTTATTGAGACAAGCTGTTAATGATTTGCTACATAATAATAACGTTGGATATAAAGATCTATCCGCAGCTGAGGATCCATCTGAGTTTAACATGTGCATGAAGTATTATGTTTATCTTGATGCTGATATTTCGTTAATAACAGATAACCATAAGAAGCAACCTTATTGTAACCTGTTTATAAAAAGGGTTACCTGTGCGCGAAATTAAAACAACCGTTATTGAAATTAACCTAACAAGGCTTATGGGTCTAACTGGCAATATGATCCAAGACAGTCCAATAGAGTTGGAACTTATACCCTTATATAAGTATAGACATACAGAGGATAGCAACACGTACACATTGTTCACAAACATCGTATTAGAAAAGTTATATGGCTCTGTTAAAAACTATACCCTAAGTGATATATACACGTTCATACCTAAAAAACGTTATGAACATTGTTTCTTAAACTTTGTTCATACGTTGGAGATATTTATACTTAATAAGATACGACCTAATCCACTGGATATTGTGTTTCTTAAGTATAAAGTATTTACTAAAGAAAGTATCATTGCTATCTTTAGAGTTGATTTTCTTAAGGAGAATTATAATGACGCTTTACCCATCGCTACTGACTCAGTATGTGCCGGATAAGATATCGTTTCTAGAATTTTCAGCAGTAGATCTATCTGACTTTGCCAATATTATTATGGGGGTACTTTCTAAAAACTACTCATATGACAAGGGCACACTTCTTAATATTACTTTTTGTTTATTAGAATATGTTGCGATGGATTCAACTGAAGAAAATACTGATGCTGATACAGGGTTCTCTATTATTAGTTATCATATGGAATACACCTTTGGATATAAAGTAACTGAGAAAGTATTAAGAAAACTATCGCCTGTCTTTGAACAAGCTTTAAAACGTATTCGAATCGTTACATCCACATGCTTTAAAGACAATAACTCTGTTACTCCAAAATGCTGGCTGTATGACGATATGACAGGTACGTTTAAACTCTATCTCTTATCAGAGAGAAAGTATAAATATAACAGTGAGCTAATTGTTAATATTGCCGATAGAGTATATGATAGCATTCATAAGATAAGGAATTAAAATGACCGATTTATCCTTAACCTTATATGGTGCTGAGGAGTATAAGCAGACTAAGTTTGAATATGAGGAAGGTATTAGATATACTATTGATTTAACCGATATTTTTATCATTCATGAGCATCTCTTTAAAGAAGAGGGTATGTCCATTACCGATACTGTTATGACGTTTAAATTTCTAGTAGAAGAGTACCTCCTAGCCATACGAGAACATGCAGATGTAAATACTTTTTTACAAGCAAGTAAAAGTGATTGGTTTGCTTTGAAGTACGCAACCTGGGCAAGTGAGAATATTGTTGAGATACCTGATGTATCACATCATGGATTTATGAAACTTTATACTGAACCTTTTTATTATCAAAAATTGATAGGTGAAATCACTGAACGTATTTTACTTCTTTGCAATCCAGATGATCTTGGCCGTAGATTAATAACAATACCTGAAGAATGGTATATCATGCATAATAAGCATGATATTGTTTTTGTAAAATTAAAACTAATACTGTAAGGAGTATCCTATGAATGATAAACAGTATCTTCATATACCACATCCAGAGATGTTAACAATGTATTTGACATCTAACGGTATCATGATGCATACAGAGTTTACTAAAGTATTTTACGAAGAAGTACTTCATCTTGGTCCATCACGTATTTATGACACTGTTGGAGATGACTTTAGAGCTCTTCTAGAAGATAAGACTTATAGGTTAGCCCTGCAGAAAACTCCCTTAGGTTTGGTTGAGTGTGAAAAAGTTATCAAGACTACTTTGGATGTACTACTACAATATATCCCTATAAGTCGTATAACCGATTATATTCATATCATCGACATTAAAGATACGCTCATTAATCTTGAGCTTGAAACTATTAATCTTGAATTAGAAAAAACATAGGAGTGACACGTGGCTGAAGCAAAAACTTTCGAGTTAGGTAAGAGTTATGATTTTGAAACCCTAGCTCCCATTATATTAAATGCTAGTTATAAAAACGTCAGAGTTTTACAGATGATGCTTGCAGAGAAGGCTATAACTGAAGGTGATGTTGTCACAACACATGAGGTTTTAAAAGCGTATATCTCTGGATTACCAAACTCTATAAATGATTGTTCTTTTATACAATTTGTTACTCAAGATGGTGTTGAGTTTATTCTTGCTAAAGAATATATCAATCCTTACAGTATCGTACAAGTTACTAAAACAAATCTTGTGTTAACTGCCGTTAGTGTAACCTCTACGGATATCGCTAACGTCTTAAATGTCGTAAAAGAACTCGGTATTAGTTATACCTATACTACAGTAACAGAGTAGATCCTTTAAGGATCTACTCTGTTACAATTTTCCTCACAGCTTTCTTTTTTGATTTAGGCACTAGTATGAAAATATGAGTTAAAACACAAGGGGAAATATATGGATTCTGAAGTAACAGATATTAATAATCTATATAATGAAAAGTATGATCCGTATATATTTAAACGTGCCAATACGGCTTATGATATTCATCTTTCACCTGTAAGTGAGTATTTTAAACAAAGTACCTCTTATATTAGTAAGATGACAGGTATGTCAGATGAGCTAGCTAATAAATGGGTTAAAAAAGCTTTAAAAACATTTAAATTAAAAAATCCAGAAGTAACCTATAATGAGAAACAAGAAAATGGTGATATGGAAGTTAGTAGTTGTAAACTTACAGATTATATTAAAAATGTTTTAGCTTCAGGAGATGTTGTCGTACCCTCTTTTACAACATACATGCATCCTAGCAAAGAGAAAAGTCTACACGCTGACTTCTTGTCTATCAACATTGCTGCACGTAAATCTGATAAGAAGATGTCTCATAAGTTTGAACAAGCTTCAGAATCTGAAACAGCAACTCCTTCTGAAAAAGCTACTGCTAAAGATAAAGCATTATACTATGAGGTTATGCAGAAAACTCGTAAGGTTGCAAACAACTCATTATCAGGAGCATATGCTAGTAAATCATCTATCTTATTCAATCCATCAGCGCACTATACCTTAACCAGTATGACACGTTGTGTCGCTAGTATTGGTAATGCCATTACTGAATCTATGGTAGCAGGTAATAAGATGTTTAAAACACCCCAGGTAGTTTTAAATTATTTGGTTGCTATTGTAAGTAATATTAGTAAAGCTAAGGTTAACTATGCTTTACACAAATATAACTTACATGTTCCTACGCCAGAAGAGATTCTTAAAAGTATTAAACTAAGTTCTGATAGGTATTGGCTTAACGCTGAGACAGATCAAGAGGTACTTGATTATTTAAATAAACTTGATGATGCTGAAAGAGCTGCTGTGCTCTATACTAACGATATGTGGAATATGCGTAACTATAATGAAGATGTTGTGCGTATCCTAATAAGGCGAATGATTAAACGTGTTGAAAAAGGTTCCGTTAACCAACTTGATGATTTATACCATTCACCTGAAGGTGTTACAACTACAGCTCACTTTATTTGTGCTAATGAAATCAAAGGTAAGAATATAGAATACGATAAGATGGTTGGATCAGAATTATTAGAAACATTAGCCTCTACAACACGTAATATTTCTACGTGGTTGATATATTATAAACCTTTAATAGAAGCTTTCTTTACAACAGATATTTTACCATTGGATATTACCTATATTAGAGAGATGCTGCGTGATGTTATCGTGTTATCAGATACTGATAGTACATGTGGCTCTTACGATGAATGGGTACGTTGGTATTGTGGTGAGGATAACTTTGAAACGGTAGGGTCGTCTGTTGCGGCATGTGTTATGATGTTTAATACACAAGCTATGGATCATAACATTAAACAGTTTGCACGTAATATGAATATTGATCCTGATAGGGTAGAACTTCTTAAGATGAAAAATGAATTCTATTGGCCAGTGTTTATTACGGCTAATAAGAATAAACATTATTTTGCTATGACCGCTGTTAAAGAAGGTAATGTTTTTGCTAAACCGAAACTAGAACGTAAAGGCGTCCATCTTATTGCTTCTGCTATTGATCAAGATCTTGTTAAAGTAAGTGAAGAGATGATGATAGAGGTCTCTAATAAGATTATTAAAAGAGAAGGTATTAATCTTTTTAGTTATGTTAAAAGAATAGCAGATATAGAAAGAGAGATTATACGTAAAATAGATAGCGGCGCTGTTAGTATGTATAAGCTTGAAAAAGTTAAGAATAAAGATAGCTACAAGAACGATGAAGACAAATCTCCTTATATGCATCACATTGTATGGCGAGAGGTCTTTGCTGCCAAATATGGGTCAGCAGGTGATCCTATGTACATGGTTGTTAAAATACCTTTAAAAATAAAAGGTAAGAATGAATTGAAAGCATTTATGGAAAGTATCAAAGATACTGATATACGTGAACGTTGGTTGAAACTACTGGATGATTATGATAAAGATAGTATTGGTACTTTTAAACCTCCTGTTATGATTGTGAATACACGTGGTATTCCTGAAGAAGTCAAAGCGGTTATTGATATTAAACGTATTGTTTTTGATAACTGTACCGTATTCTATAACATCCTAGAGTCATTAGGCTTTTATAGAAAACCTAAGATGATGATTTGTGAGATGGGTTACTAGTTTAAATAAAAAAGGAATAACATGGGGTATGATAAAAGTATATCCTTTTATGGCATAGGTATCGTAGCTAAGAATAAAGAAGTTAATAGTCTCTATATAGAAGTAACACCTACAGAGACTATGCCTACTATGGATGGTGAGCTTGGTAAACAAAATATTGTAACCTCTGAGTCTACAGATTCTTCTGGAAATGCCAGTATTAGTAAAGTAGATAAAACAGGAGCTATAACCGCAAGGTGGCTGAATGATAATACCAGTAATGTTATCTCACCACCTCAAGTACGTGTAGGTGAGCAGGTTAAGCTTTATGTATTAGCAGGTGGTAATGAGTATGGTTGGAAAACCTTAGGTTCTGATCACGATCTAAGAGATCGTGATCGCTATATCGTATTTGCTTCTAGTAAACCTGAGAAGTCTTCTGACTGGATAACTAAAGGTTATTACGTATTGCTAGACGCTATTGATAAAAAAGTACAAATACATACTTCTACTGCTGATAGTGAACCAGTAGGATTTGATATGGTGTTTGATACTAAAGAAGGTGCATTCTTTTTGGTTGATACACTTGGTAACTATATCAAGCTAGACTCTGTTAAAGGTAACTACGAGATTGGTCTTATTAATAAGATGGATATAAAGCTTAAAAAGTTCTCTGTTGATAATGGTACATGTAATCTAGTACAAACTCTTTCTGATCTATGCTCTGTATTAATAGCACAGTCACACATAGATAGCATGCGCGGGCATACAACTATTTCACCAGAGACTAAGAGTGCCATAGAAGGCATAAAGTCTAAATTAAATACATTTATATAAAGGATAAAAATATGCATGAGAGTACAGTTGAGGCGTTATTAAAATTAAGAAAAGCTTGGGCACCACGTTTAACGCCAGAGTTGATAGATGCTGCTATTATTAAAGAGAGCTATTTAATCTTTCCAGAGACAACTGTTACCGTATGCTGTTTAACACTTGTAAATGGCTTTAACGTAGTTGGGTATAGCAGTTGTGCCTCTATAGAGAATTTTAATAAAGAGATAGGCGAGAAAGTTGCTAGAACTAATGCTAGAGATAAAATCTGGGATCTAGAAGGTTATCTTCTTAAACAAAAACTGTATGAGGACGCACAAAATGTCACTGCCTAATACATATGTTATACCGCCTATCGGTACTAAAGGTGTCTTTAGTTTTAAAGCACCTTTTGATACAGTAGATAAGATAGGAGCTACAGAGGAGTTAACGGTTACAGCGGTAAGATCTCTTATTGAGTTGGTTAACTCTGATGAGAAACCCTACGATACTATTTATACACCAATAGGTTTAACAATTACTGAGTATAAAGAGGATCTTGATACTAATGTACCTATCATTGTTTTAATCAAAACAAACGGCGATCACTTTTATGTCCCGGCAGATAGAATAAAAAGTCTTCCTGACATTTCAGGTTATAGATATCGTAAGGTTATGATAGGTATGAATTTAGGTTCTTTACCAATGGATTATGATCTTACTTTACTTAAGGCTAACCTTGAAAGTTCTGTTAAAGAGAGTACGGGTATAGTGACCGTAGCCACGGCTATTCCTATGTCGGCTATTACTTACGTAACTGCTGCAGAGCATAATAAGCTAAAAGCCTTATTAGAGAATAAATCTTCTGTTGATTTATCTTATAAAACTCTTTATGAACAACAGCTCTCGCTTAACACCACATTAAAAACTACAATTACCTCTCTAGAAAATGAATTGAAGAAACATGTATAACACTACAGAGACATTGTCTCTGTAGTGTTATTTTCTTAACTGTTGATTGGTAACATACTTTTTATAAAAGCTGATTTAGATATGTTGTTATTAAAGAAGGCAACTTTCTTCCAGCGTTTTAATTCATCTGCATAGATTTGTGCTGCATCAGAATATTCATCTATTGTTTCTTTTACAGTAGAGAGCTCATGACCACCTAGAACATAACCCTTATCTAACTTTATTCTAAGATGTTTAAAAATATACATCTTGATACATGCTACAACAAGATCCCCAAAAGCTAGATAAGATCTTGGATTAATATTTTCAAGATTCTTACTATTCTCTACAGTACATTTTAGGACACCTGTTGTAATCATAAAGTTAGGTTCTTCTACAATGATAGTATTCTCACCTATAACTTCTAATCGCGCTGTTTGGACTATGTTAAGATCGCTTAGCGCATTCATCATTTTTAATCCAGCTGTTAGCATAGGAGAAACCGTTAAGTTATTAAAACCATCATACCACATATTGCTGTTATTAGAAAAATAGGAATTAGCGTACATTGTGTTAGTAGAAAGAATAGTGTTAGCACTAACGATACTGGCACCGTTAGTAAGTGATTTAGGTATTTCTAGAATAAATTTAGTAGGTTCTAATCTGCGAACATTCGCAGGTGAAAAGGGTACGACTAGGTCAATACCGCCAACAATGTTACAGTCTATTAATACCTTAGGACGTATAACCTTACACATTATTCGTTCATCAATACTGATGACTTGATTTACCCTGTGTGTATTATCTATAAAGGCTATTTCTAAAACTTCTTCAGGTATTCTAAAATGGATTTCATTAAGTCCATAAAGTATTGCATTCATGATGATCCTCTCATGGTGATAATATCAACTAAGATAGTACTGGATTATCCAGTACTATCTTAGCATTATCTATTTTGTAGCAGGGGGCGTGTCTAGTACACCATCGCCGTCAGAATCAGTCCAACCTGTTTTACCAATGGAAACTGCTTTATCTTTAACATATGTTTGTACGGCTGCGCCATAAGTATTAATAAGACCTGGGTCAACTTCTTTTAAGAAGTCAATACTGTGTTTATTTTTAGAAACAGCTGCACCAATAGCAGTTTCAGCCATTTTCTCTGCAAAGGTAATCGCACCCATAACTAAAGATTCAAAATGAGTTTCGTCATAACCGAACTCATTTAACTTCGCTTTAAAGCTATCACTAGAACGTGTTTTCTTAAACAGATAGTACGAACCAATCAATAGAATGGCTACAATAATAACCATCACTACTTGAGTAATTAGCGCGTTAGTAGATGCTAACGCCGGATCAGGAACAACGGCTGTGCTATTTGCATCATCCGCAAAAAGAAAGCTTAAACAACTAGAAAACATTAACCCCATGAAAAAAAGCAATTTTTTCATATGTGACTCCTTACGATAAGAATTTGAATAATCATTGAATATTGTTTGATATTAATATTCTAAGGATCATTAATGCCGTGTCTTTCAATTTCAGCAAAGTTACGAATAGAGACTAGCATAAAGAACATCGAAGACGAGCATCTTGAACGACACATGACCTCTGCCGAAAGTGCTTGTTACGAAAATGCTAAAAAGATTAAAGAGACCTTTACTATAAAAGTAATGGGTACAGATTATCCTGTTAACACTTATGAAAAACTCCAAAGACACTTATTAAAAGTATCTAATGAGTTAAGTAACCTTGTGTGTATACTGCGAAAAAGAAGTTATAAGTAAGAGAAGCGGATATCCGCTTCTCTTACCATGATTTCATCAACTCTTCTAAACCTATTCTTCCGTACTGTATCGTTGGGGGTATCTCTTTATAATCCTCTGTCGATACATTCATATCCGCCTCATTAATAATATCAACATCAGATGAGTAACCTGTTATCTTTTCCACTTCATCTTTAAAGAACGCGATAATATCAATATTACGACTGTTAATATTAGGAACTTCTCCTGTATCTAATAGTGGTATATAAACATATGTTTGTTTATCTTGACCTCTACGCCACACACGGGCTATCGCTTGATCGTATATGTACATCCTGAATGGGGTATCTAAGATGATAACAATATTAGCCGCTACAACAGGAACAGATTCACCTAGTGATTTGTAAGTCGCTATCAATGGGTTAACATTCTCATTCTCTGTAAATAACTTAACGGTTTGTGTTAAATGTTTAACATTTTCACCGTAGACACTAACAGGACTGTATCCCTCATTTCTTACATTTTTAAGAGCAGCATCACAAACATCTATATAGCTACTGAAAATAAGTGTTTTCTTTTCGGTAGATTCTATAATCTCTGTGAAATCAAAATGATACGCCATATCCCTATGACATTCAATTCTAGCTTTACCTATAACCCCCGCTAACGCTTCACCCTGTACTTTTAAAGAAGGATATTTATAAATAGTTTTAGCCTCTTTAAACAGTTTCTTTTCATCTCCCTGTAAAACAGGAAGCAAATACTTATTCTCAAAAACATTAGCATCTTTAATCGTTTGCGACATAAACATTAATTGTTTTCGTTTATAGCCATTTACGATATCTCTAATATTCTTTTCATAAGTATTAAAAAACTTAGGATCCACTTTATTTTTTAATTGTATCGCCTTAGCTTTCTCATAAAGTGACGTATAAAGTTTAGCATAGAGTTCTGCTTGCTTCTCAAGTTCTTCCATTCTCCTAGTTATAAATATTTTTAAATTAGTAGCTATAACTGGCAATGTGTAATCAACACCATTATCTAGTACCATGGGTATATTTCTAACAATAGGTTTTGGCCCAACATTATCTTTAGAAACTCTAACTGAGAAGTCCCCGTACCGCATTCGTAATGTTTCTTTAAAAACATTACCAGGGTTCCTATATAATGCTAAGAAACGTTTTACAACAGCTCCTCTGAAGCGTAAGTCTAACATACTGATCAATACTGCTAATTCAGCAACACCTGACTTAATAGGCGTTCCTGATAGTAATATAATATCTTCTGTATTTATAAGATCTAGTAACTTTAACAAAGCTACTGTTCTATTAGACTTAGCATCTAAGAAGTTATGTATTTCGTCTATGATGACAGTAATCTTCTTACCACTTATCTCTGGTAAAATATCAAAAAGTTTCTCTATTGACTCATAGTTACTTAAAATGAATTTTTCATTCTTATAACCTGTTTCATTCTTGACATTATAATAAGATTGTGGTTTCTTATAAATCTCTGTTGTCAATCCCTTTATCCAAACATTATCAACAGAGTTATTAGGAATAATACAGATAGCTACTTCAGTATTAACACATTCTGAAATAGCCAATGCTGTAAATGTATTATGGGTAGTAATGTAATTATCAACAACAAATAAATGATCTACATTATCTACTGCTATACAAGTAGCGTAATCAGATTTTGTTTTAACAATACTTTCTATGCCTAATAACATTTTTGTTTTAATAGGCTCAATAGTATTTATTAAATCCATATGGGCATTTGATGTAAAAAACTTATATGCTTCAGGGTGTTTAAACTTTAATACACAAAGTCTTTTCTTGTTGTTTATCTTTGCTACTCCGCCAAGACTAAAAATGATAGACTGTAGATCTTTAACAAGAATTTCTGAATATGATGTGAATATGAATTCACCTTCTTCGTTAACCGTGATATTTGCTTTATCAAAAATACCTTGCAATAAACTCCAGCGTTGTAATACACTACCATTCTTATACTCATTAGGTATATACCAGTCTGTCGTTGCTAAGAAGTAAGGATCCTCTGGTAATGAAATAGAATCTATTTTCTCTGGGGTAATTAAGTCTATACTGGCTTTATTTCCATTTATAGCTAGGAAATCAATAAGGTCCATTGTTGACATTATTTCATAATGACCTTGATTAACAAACGTATCCATTTCAGGATATATTTTCCATAAGTGATCACCACAGGATACTATCTCACGACCATCTTCAAAACGTACAGTATATAAACATACGATACCTTGAGGATGTACCGAAAGTACTTTAGTAGGTTTACCGTCATTACCTATAACTGTCTCACCTTTTATAAGACTGCCTATTGGCTTCCAACCGCCTGGTACTCTAACAGGTGTATCATCCCTTAAGGCTTTACCTGTACCAGTTCCCATATCAAAAAGTAACCCACGATAATGAAGTTTACTTTTATTTATCTCATATTTATCAAAAGCAGCCTGCTGATCTTCTAGTATCTTATAATGCATTTTTTCATTAATAACCGATGTATCTAATGGTTCAACAGTATCATATTTTGATAGCTCTTTTATTTTAACAAGAAAAGCCCTTAAGGCTTTAATATTAACTCCGTACACGGAGTCACTGATAATAACATTCTCTAGGACATAAATAACTTCTGGAATAAAAAATCCATAGAAGCTAAAACCAATTAGTCCAAACTTAATAAACAGAGCATCTATTTTTTGTATACCTAATTTACGTATAGATCTATTCCTAAAATTATTTCCGAAAAAACCTGTTACTGAGTATACATCATTTTTACTGTCATAATTTATCATAACATTATTGAACATAAGTCCTCTCCTTTAACTCTCATTGAAATCGATCTATCTATTATATAAGTATCTTAAAACTGGGGTATAGTTGATAAAACATGAAGGAATACACATGGTCTTTCCAGAATACAATAACCTATACCGGGCGGTGGGTACGACACGTTTAGTACACTTTGTAAGCCCTAGAATTATAGACGGCGCGACGTTTAAATTCTGTAAAAATCCAATACTTTACTGGTTTACAGTTTCAGATATACCTGTTAAAATAGATAATACTTCTTCTTACTTAAAAGATATTAAGAAAACGTATATCAAAACTATTTTTGAATATATCGGTGAGGGTACGTTAGGTAACTTTCATAGGACTAATAATGTATCGACATCACAAGCAGTAAGCGAACTCGTTAAAAACGCACCTTACTTTAAATTCTTATCACCTACAGCAACAGAGTTAACAATGCCTAATACTACTCTAGCGATTGTTAATTATGGCTTATTAAATTCACGCTATCTGTATAGCTCTAACATACTTAATCCATATTATAAATGGTATAACGCTTTTCAAAAGATGTGTTCACAGCTATCTGATGCTACCTATAAAACAGATAGGCATCGTTTTGTTACTATTAATCTTCCTACATCATTGCCAACACGTAATCGTTTGGATATGTTTGCTGAAAAGATATTATCATCACATCTTAAAGAACTCTCTATCTATCCTTATTTTACACTAGTAGATATTTGGAGATTCTTAACACCAGAATTAAAACAAACAAGCCTATTGGCAACTGTTCCAGAAAGTGAGTATCCTAATATAGATTTCATGTTTATAGTAGATACCAAAATAGTTCTCTTAAACTTTGGTATATTAGCAGGTCTTGTAAAAGAATATAATCTACCAACAAAACTTCATGCTGATAGAGCTACCACTATTCGTAAACTCTTCTATCTGTTTTTACTTAATATTAACAGATTAACAAGTAAGCCTATTGATGAGATTATTAAAGATGGTGATAGTCAGCCTGATATCGCTATCACTGATAAACTCTTTGAGAAGATAGATACTTTTGGAACAGATGTAAATGCACCTATACCAGTTGTAAACAATCCTGCAGTAGATATTAATCTAGAATTAGATAAACATGAGCCTGTTACGCCGGAAGAAGTTATTACAACGAATACTGATCTTCCTGAAGAATTAGTAGATGATTTTGACGAAGGTATTGATATCACAGCAGGTGAGTTAAGAGATCTTGCTAGTAGTAGCGATCATGTTGTTTATGATAATAAGGCTGAGATCTATAAAGAAGTAGCGCAGCCACAAGTCACCTTAGCAGTTCAAATAGGCGCTTTACAGGATTACGGTGTACTGACTAAATCTGAGGTAAACAAATACAATAACATCCTTATATCTCAAGAGTCATTACCTTCTCCTTATCCAGGAGATGTAACGCCGTTAAAAGATATGCTAAATAGTGCTCTAGATGTTTATACACTGCCTGAAGAAGATTTAGCTATTACTGATAATCCTGTTGTTATTGACAAGAAAACACAAAAAGATGTTATAGGGACTATTAATAAAAACTATATCAAACATCAGCTTAAAAAAGATATTGTACGCTCCATCTATAAGATGCAAAGTGCGGGTGTTATCATCGATGACTATAAGGTAACTGATTCATCTACTATCCTAGGTGATTATAATCAGCATAGCTTTAGAATGATCCCACTAGATGGTAAAGCCTCTACTATTAAAGTAGCTTTTCCTGTTGTCAATGAGGATGGTACAATTCGTTTATCCGGAAACCAATATAGAATGCGGGCTCAGCGTGCTGATTTTCCGATACGTAAGATAGATGCGACAACAGTATCTCTTTCTAGTAACTATGGTAAACTCTTTATAAGTAAAGCTGCTTATAAGAAGAATGATATAGGATATTGGTTACGAAATCTTATCATGACAAAGTATGATCTGAATGATGGATTAAGAGATCTTGTTTTAGCAGAAGTTGATAATGAGGATTGTAAACAGCCATCACTTTACGGTTATCTATCCCGTTATATTAGATCTTTTAAGTACAACGATATTATCTTCTCATTTGATTATAAACTACGGTACACATTATTAGCTAACACTACCGTTGAAGAGATTAAGAAGATTGAGGGCGATAAGTATATACTAATAGGTACAGAGAATGCTGTTCCAGTTTATGTTGATTTTGATAATAAACTGTATCATTATGTTGATGGAACTTTTCAAGTGTATTCTTCACTCTATGATGTTATCGGCATTACTAAAGAGGATATGCCGTCAGAGCATACTGTTGTTAAAGTATTTAAACGTAGTGTTCCTACGGTATTAATGTTATCTTACTACATGGGTATCACAAACCTTTTAAACATTTTAAAGGTTGAAGTTAGATATGTAGACTTTACCAGTCACCCTGGTGTAAAGATAAGAGAGAAGATGCCGGTAGGTGAACATCGCTTTATGTTTAAAGATAAACTAGTCTATGTTAAAAAAGACTATGGCGATGCAGATCTTATTTTATCAGGTCTTAGTGAACTAGAGTCTTTAACACAACTATTTAACTTTGAGGCTTTTAATAATAAAGAATCTTTTGAAACTATTTTCATACGTAGCGGGTTTAGTTATATGTATGTTAATGAAGTTAAATTAATGGAGTCTTTATTTGTAGATCCTATTACCGAGACTATATTGAAAAAGATGGGTGAGCCATTAACTTTTAAAGGGCTATTACTAAGAGCCAATGAAATGCTCGTAGATGATAACTATAAACACAGTAACAATGTTACTGAGATGACATTTAAAGGTTATGAGCGTGTACCAGGTATGTTCTATAATGAATTAGTTAAGGCAGTACGCGATCATGAGAACAGAAGTTACTGGACTAAGTCTAGAGTAGTATTTCCAGAGTATAAAGTTATTGCTAATATAACTGAGGATAGCACTACTGTTATGGTTGATGATACTAATCCTATAGCCTCTTTGAAGCAACGCGATGATACGACATACCTTGGCTATGGTGGGAGATCCCGTGAGGGAATGCAAAAGGATACTAGGCCTATTCATATTTCTGAAATAGGTATAACATCTGAAGCTACTAAAGATAGTGGAGATGTCGGTATTTCTTCTTATTTAACAGCTACTCCTAACCTAACGACTATACGTGGTAACCCTGGTGTAACTGATGTAGCAAATGCTTCTTGGGGAGAGTTACTATCTGATACTGCCCTATTGTGTCCATTTTCCATAAATGATGATGCAAAACGTTTAAATTTTGCTGGTATTCAAGCAGCACATGTTATTCCTATTATTAATTCTAGGGCTCCGTATGTAAGAACGGGACATGAAGCTATTATCCCTATTAAGGTAAAAGGTAGGTTCGTAACTATTGCAGAAGATAATGGAGTTGTTAAAAAAGTAACTTCTTCTAGTATGAAAGTTATGTATGAAAAACTAGGTGAAAAAGAGTATCCTATTTATTCATGGACAACCTCTAAAGAAGAATCCGGCTCATGTTATAGACATGATCTGGTTCCTAATCTTGTTGAAGGTGACGTGTTCGGAAAAGACGATACACTCATTTATGATATTGCTTTCTTTGAACCTGATATCTTTAATCGTAAACGTGTTGTTTATAAACAAGGTACTATGGTTAAAACAGCATTTATAGATGATCCAGATACATATGAAGATAGTGGTGGAATTAGTAAACGATTTTGCGAGTCTCTTAAAACAAGACAAACAAAATATACTTCAGAAGTTATTAGTAGTACAGACAATATACATAATCTTGTAAAACCTGGTGATAGAGTTGAAGCTACAACACCATTATTCAGTATAGCAGATGAGATGCTTAGTAATCTTGGTGATATGGACAAAAGAACTTTAAGTATTCTTCAAGAGTTAAAAATGAATACGCCTAAATCAAAAATAGCAGGTATCGTAAATAAGGTACACGTATTTTATAACTGTGCTTTAGAAGAACTTAGTCCGACACTGTTAGCTTTAGCAACAGAAGCTGATGCTGATTTACTTAAGAGTGCAGGTCATACAGGTAGAGTAAATTCTAGTTATTCTATTGCAGGAGTTCCGTTATTACCAAATCAAGTAGAGGTAAAAGTCTATATTGATCTTATTGATAATATGGGTCTTGGTGATAAGGCTATTTTGGCTAATCAACTTAAATTTACTGTTGGTACTGTTGCCGATTATGAAATGACTACGGAATCAGGTGAGCCTATTGATCTATGGTTTGGTATACGAAGTGTCTCAGCTAGAATTGTTAATAGTGCCTATCTTATGGGAACTACAGCTTCTACTTTAGATGCTTTAAAAAACCTTATGGTTAAAACGTATAAAGAACTTAAAGGCTCTAAATAATGTTATACTACATTAGGCTGGGAAACCAGCCTAATGTTTTAATGAATATTTTAAATTAAAGGACGGGACGTATGATATCGAACTTAAGAGAGTTAAACACCACCAATTTACGTCTAATGGTAAGTGTTTCTAAGAAGACACTTGATGCTGTTGTATCTGGTGATAGAACCGAGGCTTTTAGTCAACCATCAAACGTGGCTGAACTTGATGCTTTTAATCAACAAGTAGAAGCTATTATTGTAGATAAAATAAGAAATAGATTGAAGGTGTGACCATGGAAGAAATTGAAATCTTAGCTAATAAACTAGCTGAAAAAGGCTCTCTATTCGATATTAAATCTAACAGCATTTTTACTGTTAGCCAATTACCTGGTGGCAATGCTGACTTAGAAGAAATTGTGGCACAGGTAGGTATCAAACTTAGAAATGAAACAAGCTTATTTAGGATGAAAATAAATCCTTTACTAGGTGAATATGTTTCCGCTGTCACCGATGAGATCTCACGTTTAAGAGATACCAGTGAAGTCACTAAGTACATTATTAAAGAATGTACTATACCTAGTATAGCAGAAGAACTAAATTCAAAAGTTAGTTCTAGCTTAAAAGGTAGTATTTCTGCTGTTGGTATTTCATTTAGTATCCCCACTCCTGAGACCATCAAAGACTATTTTAAACCTGTAGGTGATCTTAAGATCCCTGCGACAGAGTTCCTAGCAACACTAAGTGTTGATGTGATGATCGAGTTTTGGAATAAGTTTCTAACAAATATAAGTAGCGATAATACTAATTACAATATTTTTAAATCAGGATCACCTGTAAACATTACTGATCTATGTTTAAATATTTTAGCTATCACTTTCTTAAGAGAAAATCAGCCATCTTATGATACTACGGATAATACAGTTTATCGTAAATTCATGACTGAGACTTTGGAAGAATTAAAAGGCTTCTTAGCGTTTGCCATCACCGTTTATAAAGGCGAGATCGATGTTAAGAAAGTAATCTCCGCTATTCCTGATAGATATACCGTTTATGTTAATCCGGCTGTATACGATGAGTTCTTAAAATTGGGTGGTAAGCCTGAGACTGTTTTAGGTTTCTTACTATCTGAACAAAAAGACAGTGAAAAATACATAGACACATTATTGAATAACGCAGCGATATTAGAAGGTGAGTGGTCTAGACGTTATAACCTTTGTAGATTAGAGTCTATTGATCTTAATATCAGAAATCACAAAGCTATTCACAAGCTTTATGTTAATAAATTCTTTAACGAATTGTTACCAAAATATCTAGTGGATTACGTACGGTTAACACCTGCTGAATCAGAGAGTAAGATTGATGAATTATTATCAGGTGTTGATAGTGCTACGATCGTTGATGTTGAAAAGATAAGCAGACTTATTTTTGGTATGGTGTATTTTGCATCTACGAACTATTTTGCATTCACAGAGTATATGCTTAGTTATCTTAAATTGTTTAAAGACAATGATCTTAAGAAAGCTGCATCTTTTGCTGTGCTTGACATTATTTTAGACTATCTATTCACACAGGTGGATGTTAGAGGTATCTAATGGAAGTCATTTATCCTGATAAACTAACCAGAAATAGTGAAGCTATTAAAAGTTGTTTTAATATTATAGGGGATGTTACTATAGCAACTAGAGATATTAAGATTGTTTTTCCTACACGTTATATCAATAGGAATCTAGCGGTACTTGGTAGTACCGTTAAAACATTATCAGTATATGCTATTATCGACGAAGATGATAACTATGATATCTCAATCGCCCCTATTATTGAGGGGCTATCCCCTTACAGCGTTCATGATGCTGTACTTTATGAATCTGATTATAAGATACTTACCTTTAGAAAAAATGACGTTGTTATTGCAAATAACAATCTTGTTATGTCAGATGGTTTTCTTTATGAGATGTTTGATGAGTTTTTTATTAAAGGTAACATACCTTTTTTCTTAGACTACGACGATGTCGGTAATCTATTTTTAGAGACTATGAAATATGCTAATAGCCGTATTGGTAAGAACATGCTAACTTTTGAATTATTAGCATCTATCATAGCAAGAGATCCTGATGATAAACGTATCTTTTTTAGGCAGACCCTTAAAACAGTAGAAGATCTTAAAAAGAAACCTGCTTACGTTGGAATCAATAACGTCTTCTATAGTTTAAATACAACTGCTGCTAAACTAATAGGTGGGTATTTTAGACAAGGAATTAAAACAGCTCTTGTAGATAATGAGGTAACTACCTCAAAACTTTCAGAGATATTAAGAAAATAACCAAGGTGATAACATGAGTTTACCAAGAATATCATTTACAAATATCGATGTCCTTCCTCAGAACAAGAAACTGGAGAAAGATGCTGATGGATATTATAAGATGGACGTTGGAGCATTTAACTGCTTCAACTCTGCTGGAGAATTTTATCTTAAAGACAATATAGAAGAAACGATCAAAGGTAGTTCGAGTGCATTCATGCGTCGTATTACTTCAGGATACCTTAAAGGTGAAGCAGGGCATCCTGCTTTTGTACCTGGTATGTCTGCCGCTCAGTATTATGCTAGAAACATGCGTATTGAATTAACAAATGTGTCACACCATATTAAGGCAGTTGATCTTGTTCCCACTGCTACCGATTCAGGATTAGCGGGTAAAGGTAACATTATTAAAGTTGTTGCCTGGTTAAGACCTACTGGAGCTATGGGTGATGGTTTAGCTAAAGATCTTGAAGACCCTAATTGTAATGTTGCTTTTTCTATACGTTGCATTACTAATAACCAAATTATTGGTGGTGTAAATCATAAAGCATTAGACACTATTATAACATGGGACTGGGTTTTAGAACCTGGTATTAAATATGCTAATAAGGCGGATACTTTAAAAAATAGTTTAGGTTTAACTATTGAAAGTTTAGATACACAAACTCTTGATATTAAAGCTTTATTATCCGGTGTTTCACTGCAGCAGATTTTAGGTGGCGGTAACTTCTCGATTGAAGATAGTGCTTATCTAAATGAAATCACAATGGAACTTAGGGCCAAATACTCTGTAGATCCTGCTTTTAAACATTTACGTAAATGGTAACTAACTTAGGGCTTAAGCCCTAAGTTAGTTATTTTTTTGATTATGAGATTATAAGGAGCTTTAAATGGCTGAAGATACAACTGGGTTAGGGATAACTGATTTATACCCAACCTATGATATAAGTTCCGTTATCAAAACAACAACTGATAAAGAAAGTGCTAATAATAACAGTGTTAAAGTTATTGATAAAGATTGGGTTGATTTTAGATTTTTTATGTCAGATGATCAATTAGAAGATATAGATGCTGTTAATAGGTACTTTACAACAACAGCCTGGAAATTCTCAGATACAACACTAGGTGGTAATATCGCCATTAATGCCAGACCACAATTTACACGCTATGCTGATATACGTAGTGGAAGTAGGGTTACACGTAACGAAGTTACAGTTCCATCTCATGAAGGTAATTACGGTATGGGACGTTACTATTCTGAGGCTATAGATGATAACTTACAATTAATTTATTTTACGTTTGGTGTAGCTGAATTTAACAGTTTACCTAACTTCTTTACTAGAGCTATAGATTATACCGATAGTGTTGTAGCTAATACAGGTAAGGTTCCTGTTGGTTATATTGTAGGTCAATTTCTTGGAGATGGTATCATGCTTGCCGCATTCCCTATGATAACCTTATCGATATGGGCATTAAAGTTAGTTTCTAAATTGATATTAGGCAGTGAAGAATTTAACTTTTACTACATGAAACCCGCCATGCATGCCTATTGGGGTACTGTTAATACATTGGTAACTACATTAGCTACTGAAATGGGCATATTAATACCAGAGCTAATGAATGACTCTACTGTAGCACAACGTATGGGTTTACCGGTACGATTGAATCAAGAAGATCTAAGTGAGATGCGTAGACAATTTCCAATGTTACTAAGTAACAATAACTATATAGATGTTTATGCCATAGCCGCTAGACCACAAATCATTGCTAATCACCAACACTATTATGAACGAGAACTTTATGATCAAAATCCTGATGGTGCTTTTAACTTTGTAGGTTATGTTAAAAATGAAAACGCAACATCTTCTCAGAATAGTCCATCAAGTTTAATATCCATGATGAATACCGCTATATCCTTTGAAAGAACAGTTGTAAAATTTCAAGATTTTCTAGATAAGATGGTTAAAGGTAGTGAGTTATACGGAGAAAGATTTAACGATACGTCTACGGCAACTACATCGCAAACAGCCACAACAACATCTGCTGATAGTACAACTACTAAGCCAAACTATACTAAAGATAATGCTGGTACCTATCCTGGTAAAGATGATCCGGATAGAGAGGGTTACTTAAATAAGTTAACACGAGCTTTAGACTCTAGTATTAGAGATGGTGCTATGCATGCTGTGTTTGCTGTTGACTACTCCGGTCCTGTAAGTGAATCTTTTAGTAACTCTACCGGCAATATAGGATTAGCAGATAAGATTAAAAGTGTCGCTACCGCTGCTAGAAATATTAAGTTTGATCTAGAGGGGGGTAATATTAATGATACTGTAACTGCTGGGCTAGCTACAGTTAAGAATGTTCTTTCTGGTGCATTAGATAGTGTGTCTTTTGGGTTATCTGGTGCTATAGCTACAGCTACAGGTAGCGCTTTCGTAGATATACCTAAAAAATGGGAAGATTCAGATATGAGCATGCCGTCAGCATCTTATACGATACAATTGATATCACCTTACGGTAATACTATATCTCAGATGCAAAATATTTATATACCACTTTGTATGCTACTAGCAGGGACGTTACCACTATCTGCAGGTATGAGTTCCTACGCTTCGCCTTATTTATGTTCTGCGTTTTGTAAAGGTGTACAAAATATTAAGATGGGTATGATAACGAGTTTAAGTATTACCAGAGGAACTTCTAACTTAGGGTTTAGTAAAACACGTAGACCACTTGCTATTGATGTTAGTTTTACAGTTACAGATTTTAGTAATAAAATAACTGCACCAGTATCAAGTAGTATTTTTAGTTCATTTGGTGTTGCGCTTAATGACAATACTCCTATGGGTAATTATCTAGCGGTACTAGGTTCTAGAGATATTCTAACCAGTAAGTATACTGTTCCTAAGATTAAATTAAGAGCTTCTAGGTTATTGATGTCTTTTGATCAAATGATATCACCTGCGTCTATGGGTGTTAGAATGGGTGCAGGAGGATTAAATAATATCCTAGGTGGTCTTCTTATGGATCATACTGTTAACGTTAACCAGTTAAACAAATACTAATAACACAGACTAGGACTAATGTCCTAGTCTGTGTTACTTACGCCACTGCGTTTATTGCGTAGATAGTTTCTGATTCTGAAAGACTGGTATTATAAGTACCAGATGTATCTGTAGAACTTTTACCAGTAACATCTGTTGCCGATAGGGATGATAATCTTTTATTACCATTAGTTCTATAATAGTTTGTATCTCCTGCAGAGTCTTTATTCCAAGAAGAGTCAACATTGTTTAAACCTGTAACAACATTCTTATAGTCACCTGTGCCATAGGTAGTGTTAGTGTTTGTTGTGTTATCTAGATTACCTATAACGTTATCTAGACTTGATTTAGTATAATTTTGAGATAATGAACCTGAACCTGCTGGATCTGTGCTTACAACTGAATTTAAAACAGAAAGCTTTGTCTCAGTATTATTATCATTTGTCCCACTTAAAGAATATCCTAAACCACTGTAGATAGTATCTCTACTTGTACCATTTGATAGCATACCATCTATAAAGGTAGATGATGTTGCTGCGCCAGAGCTACTAACATGATTAATAACACTCCCTGTTGTAGCTGTTGTAACACTACTATTTGACATAATACCACTAACAGCTTTAGTTAAACAACGTGCTAAACTAGAATTAAGTAAGTTTGTTAAACCTAGCTTTCTGGATAATGATGAACCTATCTTATTTAAGGCACTTAGGAGGCCACTCAGTACACTTCCTATCAAACAGACAGGTATTGATATCAAACCACCTATGGTTGACCCAAATAAGCTTGTAGCTGTAGAGTTAATCATATTCGTAAGACCCATGATACTGGTTGTTGGTAATCTTACACTAACGTTATCAAAACTACTTAAGTTATTAACATTTCCTAAAACACCGTCCATACCATTACTACGACGTCCATTACTACATAACGTTGAACCACCATAACCTAAATTTCTAGAATCACGAGAAGTATAATAGTTACTTCGTTGGTTAGAAGATAGTCCAGAGGTGTTACACGATGTATCAAACATTCCTAAAGATGATGATAAACTTTGATTACCCATTCTGACATTACTACCAATACCACTCATAATGTCACTACCACTATCGGATAATGAACGAGTATTATTAACAGCATTAGTATCGGATGCTGTAGAGTAGTTACCGACTGGTATGTCGGTTAGGCTTGATAATGATAGCCTGTCCGTGGATATAGCCATAAGCTCCTCCTGTATATTTATAAATCAAAAAATACAGTTTAGACTATTGTATAGACATATATTATTTAAGTATAAACTACTAAAGGAGAATCCTATGGGATTAGCAATTAAGGATATCAACATTACTAGACTGGCAACACATGATGCAGCCTTTGGTGATGTTATTGAAAAAATAATAATCAGTATTAAGGATACTGATACTAATGTTGTAACAAACTATCCCATTGATGAGATGGAGATAGGTACTGATATCATTATAGCCGATGATGTTACTGAAGGGGCTAGAGTTACAGTAATACTTAAAAATGGTAAACCTTCTAACAAGGAACAATCTATTAACCATGTTATAGGATTGTTTGTAGGTCGCGAAACAGCATATGTGTGCGTAAAAGCCAAGAATGGGTTTAAGGTTTTTGTAATTGGGTCTATAGAACATCTCGTTGGATTAAGTACAGCTAATAAGGTATTTAAAACTGAACCGCATGTAACATGTAGCTTTGGTTGGTTTCCACTTTATGCTGGTGGTGTCACTAAGTATTTTAAATCTTTTAGTGCCGGAGCTGACTTCATTGTTTATTACGCTGATAAGGCTGAAACAACCTATGCTGGTAAGAATAACTACGATGAGTATAGCGATGGAGAAGCACTATTAGCTTTACCATATGGTGTTGTTTATGCTAATAAAGTTTTAGTTCCAGATGTTAAACAAATAGAGGCTACTTTAAGTTACTCTGGGTTATGTAAAAATAAGCTTATTAATAACGCAGTAACAGTGTTAACAACTGAGATTAATCATAGACCTAATGCTACACTTAAATTGGTAAAGGGCCTTATGAATGATGTATTTGTAACTGTTACACCTGAAACTAAAAAAGAGTGCGAAGCATTCCTAGCATTAAAAGAAGCGCAAGGAGGTATTCTATTACAGAATATTGATTTCGGTGGTGTTCTTGTTTTAAATAAAGAAAAGGGCAACTAATGAAATATATTAATAACGAAAAACACCAGTTAGTATTAACAATTAACAGTCCGTTTGACCCATTCCCTTCTACGCTATCCCATCAAAAATTAAATACTATTGTTGATGAGGCTATCTGTTTTGAAGATGTTTTAGTGTCTTTTTACAAGGCTATGAAACTGCATTCTAAATCTATCGAGTTACTTGGTAAAGCTTATGTTTATAAAAATGAACTTGAAACTGATCCTAGTAAAGATTATATTAAACATATGAAAACGTTATCTAAACTTTACACAGAGCTTACACAGTTACTTAAAGAAACCGGTGCCGGTGTGATCAAAGATGTTAAAATCACCACTGAAGATAAAGAAATGATACTAACGATTACATACGAATATTTAGTAGTAACTCTTCTTGATTTTATTAAGAAGGCTGAAAACTTCTTTAGGTCCGCTGGTAATACAAAGCCTATTACAGGAACACGAGAAACATATCTTAATCTGATTAGGGATGAGTCTTACACGTTTTTATCTGGATTTTCAAATGGTATATTGCACATTAACCCTGATAAAATACTTGAAAAGCTACTTATGACTAATGGTAGTAAAATGAATATTAGTACTATCATAGCTACAGCTGCTTTTATTAAATCAAGATATGATATTAGTAAAGTGCTTCAGGCCTATAATGATGACGGTATCAATACTTCCAGGAACTCTTTACATCTGGTTTTCGGTAAGGTAACCGATGCTTACACACAAGCCTTGAATAACCCTAAGTATGAACACTATATAAAATTTATTACTCGTAGCAAAAGTGATGAATCCTTCGAATTATCCTATGATGATAAAAGTATGGAAGATGTAAAACTTAATATCTCACATCTGATAAATGAACTTGATGTATTCGAGCCAACTGTGAATAATCGTTTTGCAGGTACTGTTATCCTAAATGCCGAGGCTACACTCTATAAGAACGAGCACTTGCTCACATCGCTTATAAAATACAAAGATGTAGAACAACACTATGAGAAATATCTTAAGAAGGGTATTGATCCTGAAGGAGATATTGTTACATCAGAAGATACTATGTTGCCATCGACATTTATGAATCTTGTACATACTTTGTTAAATATCAATATCGCTACTTTAATTAGTATGGATTTAGAAAAACGTCTTGATAAGAATAAATCTGAACCTATAGTTTTAAATAGAGATATCCTAACTCCCGAATTCTTAAAAGAGCAGCCTGGTGCATATGAGGATATTGTTCATTACAGTCTTATTGTACCAATGTTAGCTAAAGCTACCAAGTTAGGTTATTTTTACAAACGTGTTGTTACTATGATAAATACGCTTACATTGTTAAGAATTATTCTTGATACTGATAAGCCAATGAGTAACTAGAACAGAGGTTGTGTTAATTGTTAATAAATTTTAACACTATATTATTTAGTTAGAGTGTATACGCTCTAGAAAAAATCACCGGTGAGGAGAAAATATGTCAGAAGAGAAAAAACCAGTAGAGATTACGGGTTCGTTTAAAGTTGAAGTTGTCGGTAAAGTAGCGTCAGCTGTTCTTGATAATCAAGAAGCATTCGTTGAAGCGGCTAAAGGTCAAGGTATTACAAAAGTGGTTCTGGAAGATGTACAACGTTTTCAAAAAGCTTACATTGATGCTGCAGGTGAAAAAGCTGTTGAAGAAGGTAAGAAGATTCTTAAAGGTAACAAAGATCTTGATTCTGTTTCACTTCAAGCGCCATATACTACAAATGCAAATGGCTCTGTAGCGTATACTGTTACTCGTGAGAAAACCTTTACACCTGGATTCGGTTCTGGTGAGCCTGTAACAAAATCAACTATTCGTACCGTTATCACTGATCCTTATGCAAAACCAACACAAAAATTTATCAAAGGTTTGGAAGCGATGCTTACAAAAGACCTTCTTGGTATTGATCTAAAATAACTGCTGGTGAAAGTCAAACTGTAAAAAATAACAACTACATATCCAGAAATGGATATGTAGTTGTGTGTTTATCTATTTTTTTGCTATCTAGCTGGCTCTAGAATCAACGATCCCTATAGCGTAGGTATCATTTATCAAGTTAAGCAGAAGGCGTGTCAGAATACCCAACACCTGTTTGTGCGGTAACACTTGAATCAATTGCTGTAGGAACAATGATCTTAGTGTCAGGCATATATTTAAGAGTGTTGATCGTTGGAAGAATCGTAGCTGCTAGAGCATGCGTTGCTTCGTTATTAATAGTAATGTTTTTAAATTCAATACTAATATCTTTAGTATCACCTGCTGAGTGTAAGTCACGTGAACCTGTTCTGTCACCTGCGGTTGAAGGATAGAAGTTAGTAGAATACCAAGCATCAACAACAACAAGTTGTGTAATATCTGGTTCGATAAACAACATAGTACCCGCATAGAAATCTGGAGTATACGCACCTGTAAATGCACTTGAAAAAGCATCTAAGTTTGCTACTAAAGGTTTCTTAGTAAATGGATCCATAATTGTGTAACGAATTACTTTATCCCAGAACTTAACAACAGACTTTAAACTCTTCTCTTTCCAAGTATAAGTAATACTGGATTGTGAATAGGTACTGTTAGTTGGTTCTGATTGTTGTTCGCCACCACCACCAAATGGATGATCATCAGAATCAACCGTTAGTGTTGTGTTAAGACCATCAATAGTTTCCATCGCTGTTTCCAACAAATGCTTATACGCTTTAATCCACTCTTCAGAGTTTGGTAAATAAGTAAATGCTGTTGGAGCTGCAATAAGAATAGGAATAACATTTCTACGTACATACGCTTGATTACTTACATAAACATGAGCGTATTCGCCACCATCCATAGCGCCAAGAACAGGCATCTGCCCACTTTGGCCACCACGGGATAAATTCATACTTGCTGTATTGGTATCAGAATAGCCTGTACCCTTAGCTATCAATAAGTCGCTTAATGTTTTAGTTGCCATATGCTATCCTTTAGTTGCTAGTTGATGTAAGATCAGATGCACGATATACACCTGTGTTATAGACTTGTTTAGTCTTAATAACATTACCATAAAGCTTACATATAGCATGCCAACTGTAACCTCTGGCTGTGTCATTGTCGTCAATATAGACAACAGGAACAACAGTAAATAAGCTTCCGAACACATCTTTTAACTCTTTGTTGTAATCCGCTTTAACTTTATCTATGAACTCAGCATCTGTTAGTTTTGTACTACCAGTATTCATACGCCAAACTTTATCACTTGTTTTAGCTAACACTGTTAATGCAAAAGAACCCCACCAGCTATTTAACACTGAGGTATCATCACTGTAGACAGTTTGCCATGCAGCAACATGATAAGATGATCTGTCATAAGGTTGTGCATAAACAAGACCGTTATTCCATAATGTTGTTTTATAAGACTCAGGAATATCTTCAGGTTTGTAATTGATGATATAATCTAACTTAGCTTTAGGAGCTGTATCAAAAAGTTCGTCGATTTTCCATAGTCCATTAGAGGCACCCATCATAGCTGCGTTTTTAACAGCAAGTTCATAAGTCAATGGTACCAAATTGGTATAGTCAGAATTTTTAATATTACCTTCACCCAGACAAATGATACATCTCGCAACACTTGTTCCAAAATAGGTTGACTCTGGAGCTAACATCAAACGAGTTTCCAAGGCTGTTCCAATAGCAGCAGCATCTGTTAGTGATTGGTATTTTTCACCCATAGAGGCAAGATAGGTTGCTAATGCTACAGCAGTATCTTTACGTACAGTGATATAGTTAATCATAGCCATTTTAATAGGCAAAGAGAAACCTGAATCGTACATAATAGAATCGACATTGATAGCCGTATCCATAACACCCGTATCATCAGAATCTAAATAACGTTTTAACTCAACAGCAAAAGCATCTTCAAATGCTTGGTCTGTTAATGTACCATCGTCGCTACCTGATAAATAAATAGGTGTTGAACCTGAGAATTGTACTTCAGCTTGAGTACCTGTTAATGTAGAACTTTCAGTATCTTTACTAATTGTAAAATACTGTACAGCCGTAGATGATTTACATACGAATGGATTCATTAAGTAAATATCATTTATAATTGCTGTAGCATCCGTAGTTGTAAAATCAAACCATGATGAAGATGCTGCATTGATGCCGTCGTTCCATGCTGCAGGTGTATTGCTAAGATACTTAACTTCTTCATTAACAAAAAGTTTAAGAGCAGTTTCAAAGTTACTTCTGTAGAAATACAACCCATCATACTCTTTATATGCAATACGTTTTGTTTTATCTGTTTCGTTAAACCATAAGTTTTTAAACACACTCTCAAAGTCAATCTTACCATTAGTAGCAGGGTGAATAGCTTTCTCTTTTAAAGAAATTATTACTGAGGTTTCACCTGATAATGTTCTAACATTAATAGGGCTGCTGTTTTCAGTTACTTTGTTAACAAGATACAAACCATAAGGTAATGCTTTTGTTTTAGAAATGATTGTAGTATCAGCATCCGAATTATACATCGTTGTTAAACCAAAACCATTAAGATTATAACCTGAACCTTTTTCAGAAGCTCTTGCCTCATAGATAGGAACCATAATGGATTGATTCGTACCATCTGTCATGGTACCTGTTTTAGATTTTTTAAGACCTAGAGGTACGCTATCAGGATCAAATGTAATTTTACCACTAACATCTTTAGCATAAGTATCATACTCAGAGATGTACTTAATCTTATAACCTTTAATAGTAGGCGTTGTAGGGTCTACTTTATAGGCTCCTGTTGAAGAATCTGCTACAAGATCACCTGTAGAGGTTCTAAGGTAATTAGGAACATCTGTATAGAGATAATCCATATAGACAGTTACATTAGCTTTTGGACCTGCATCTAAAGATACAAGACGTAGCCCCATAACAATATTACCTTGGTTAAAAAGACCTTCTATAAAAGGTGTTTGATGGTGATAAAACTTACCTGATTTATCAATAGCTGCATCTGTTGCGGCTAATCTAAATTTGTCCGATGTGAAAATCGTACGTTTAGTAGGGCCCTTAGGTGCTCTATAGACAACCCACGGCATGTGCGTTGGAATATCCTCTTCCGTAGCAAGTACCGTCCTTGGACTTTGATCATCAGCACCCAAATTAACAGAACCAGGCGTAGCGCTATAATAGCTCATGATTACTCCTTATTAAAATTTAAAATATTTCATAGAATACTGTGGAATTTTATTTGAAAACCAGTGTTATAAGCTCATTTTCTTTATCTTCCCAAAACTCTTTATAGTTATAGCGTATAAGCCCTATGTCACCATTTAGAAATGATAATGATGTTGTAGGTACCTTATCTTTTTCAAAGACATACGGTACTTCTGTAAAAAGTGATGTTTGATAATTGAAATGTAACATTGAATTTTCAGTCTCAGGTTTATACGATGTTTTATAAATAAGAACATCACCATTAATAAGTTTAACAGATTTAAGCTCCCTATTAACAAACGTATTAGGGTAAGTACTAACACCTTCAGTAACAAGATTATCTTGTATATCATAAAGATAGTTAGTATAATCTCCACCTATGATTAGTATCCTACCACCACTTACTCTAAAGATGATACCTGTGTTCATATTAGCATTAGGAACTACAAGAAGATCTACCATTGTAGCAGTAACAATGTTATATTTACGTAGCGTATTTAATCCTACTGGTAAATAGATAAACTCGGTATCAGATACCCACACGATAGCATTTGTTTTACCAATACCTATAGTTTCATCATTTCTACTATAAGTAGATATAAGAGTTGCCGTATTAGTTCCTCTATTATAAGTATAATGTAAAAAACAAGGATGACCACTACCATTATCTGTATCAATAAGTAAGTTATCACCTGGCAAAACCTTAATATAGGTATTATCAACATTGGTAGAAAGTAAACTCAATCCTATAACAATACCTTTATTTTCATACAGCCCCGTAGTTGTGTTTAAAACAAATCTTGATACTGTCTTATTGCCATAAATAGGTACTAAAATAGTACTATTAGGTAACTCCTCTGATACTGTTCCGTTAGGAACAAATGTTTGATCCATGAAAGCACTAGCTGCTACTGTATCCGTATAGTTAAAACTGGGATCATTAACATCGATCTCTTTACCTTTTTGAACACTAAGTTTCTTAGTAGTAAAAGACAGGTCTCCATTACTATTTCTAGCATTAATAACAAGATTAAAAACATAATTAGGATTAAGAACATACCAGGGTATTGTTATAAAGTCATCCTCTTGAAGAATCTTGTTGTAATAGGTTTGTCCTGTGCTGGCTTCGTTAACATCAATGCTGACGATACCATTACTGATATTAGCATTAATTTTATTAAAGACAACCTTTAAATCTTTTAAAGGAATAACTTGTTCTAGATTGGTACCAAGCTCAAAGTTATAACTTGTAAGTTCTATAATAGCTGTACCAACTGGACTCTCAACACCTAACATAGAGATATGAATACATGAGAATTTAAGAACATTCTTATTAAGCATATCACTTGTTTTAGTAATCGTTATACTTTCTAAATTTGTACCTACGGATTTAGTATAAAAAAGTACATCGTCATTTCCATCTCTAATGATCCATATCGAACCTTGCTGGGCATCATTACCTTTATACTTTGAAGAAGTAACTGTAAATGAAACAGCATCTGATAAGACATCATCTTTGCTTACATTTACTGTAGGGGTAATGATCTCAATTTCATCTTCTAACAGTATTGTTGACTCTGGTGAATCTGTACCAAGTGTTTTTCTATATGCCGTAGTATAATCATAGCTTGGTGTATCAAAATGTCTGATAGCCCTACCATACCATACTTCACCTGCAGGAACATTTAGATTATAAGTAGAAAGGTTTAATTTAGTTGTAGATTTTTCATCTACTATAAGCACAGCAAAATCAGTATCTCTTGATACCTGCCACGTGGTGGCAATTTGTACCTCTCCGGATACGGGAACATATTGCTTTAATCGTAATACAAGCATGGTGCTTCTCCTTAGTTCAATTCATTTAAGTGAATTTTATCTTAAGGAGTAGGGATGTTTGATATGATAAAAAAGTATAGGGATATGGCCGTAGCTATTATTATAACTGCCGCTATTATAGGTGTTGGAGGAGGTATTATTTACAAATATCTTAGCCTGACTGGGGAGATAGAAAAACTGAATAAAGCTGCTACAACTAAGGATCTTGATATCTCTAGACTTAATGAAAAAGTGGGCGCACTCACTGCTTCTAAACTAGCATTAGAAAAATCACTTGATGATCAAAATACTGAGCTTCAAAAGCGACAAGTTAATATTGATGAAAGAGATGCAGAGATTCAAAAACTTAGAGATATGACGACAGCTCAACGTTATGGTGCTGATAGTAATATAACAAAAGCCTATAATGATACTGAAATACATTCTAAACTCAGAACAATAGCAGGAATAAAATATGAAGATCTTTAATCTTATAGCGTTCAGCATCGCTATTTTAACCATGCTTATAGGTTGTGGAGCAAAACAACAACCGGATACTGTTTACTTAACTAACACTAAGAAGGTATACATTCCAGTATACTGTAACACTAGAGTTAAAGTAAAATGTGAATTTAATAATCCTGAGGATACTAAAGTAATTGATGGAATGTTGACATGTATCATAAGTCAAAAAGACGTCATATCGGCATGTAGTGAAGATAAACTACGTAAGCATGTCGATGACCTTATAGCAAAAGATAAAGAAGATGATAATACTACTAAGTAGTCCCATATGGGACTACTTAGTAGTTATGTTTTTTTTTATGCTGGTTCTGATGTTGGTTTAAATTGCTTATAAAGTCTTTCGAGTTCACTGTAGACATAGTCACCGGTAATATCTTCTTTAGAGTCAACAATCTCTAAGAGATAAACGTTGTCTTCAACATCTCCCCAAAGTTTAGTATACTCTTGTGTTTTATAACCGTTGTCTTGTCTAAACTTATTAAGCATGTGTTTACCGATGTAAAGTTTATATAAAGAATTGAAATTAAATCCTTTATACTCTTTACCTAAGATAACACAAAGTGCCAAGAATCTTACAAGTAGGTTATCTGTATCATAAGTGTAGAAGCTAAGTTGTTTTAACAACATAACGATTCTTGATTTAGTATCGGTCACTTCATTATAGAAACCCTGTAGTAGGATATCAACCTCACTTCTTAATGTCTTAATAGATTCTTTTGTTACAAGACCCTCTATCACCTCGTCAATCTTGCTATTATAAGTTAGCCTATCAACAGGTGTGTATGTTGTTGTTAGCATGATATGATTTTGCAGATAATTAAGATCTCTTATTTTTAGAGATTTATAGTAATTATCAATAAGAATACTCATACCAAAATGAATACTGTCAACAATCTCCATACGAAGGTTAGACACATTGACATGACCATCTATATTAGCCCAATGTTTCCAAGGGAAACAATCTAATGACTCAAACAGCTCACCTTTAAAAGCAGCAACCCAATCTATGACTCTGTTTTCTTTTGTATAACCTTCAAGCCATACTTCACCATTGGTTGTAAAGTTTAGACTGGCTTGTAGTCTAAATAAGGATACTACCTTTTGAAAGAAATCGCCACACTCTTCAACATCAGCGATGCACTCTACTTCTTCTAATACAGGTTCAACATATAAGGTAGTTGTACCTGTATTGTCAATTTCATTTTGAGCAATTGTTTCATTTGATAAGCCACGTACTGCAGCTTCTTCTTCACTTGTTAACATAATCATCCTTCTTAGTGTTTAATCATTTATTTACAGGTTAATAAAATATTCTTTTACAGGATTAATCTCAGAGACTATTGCGTGTGTTCTTACTGTTCCGTTAGCCTGTATATATTTAGACATGTTTTCTTCATGTATCCACACATTAACAGTTCCTGATGTGTCATATTCAGACGGTCTAGTTGATATGAATGTCCAACCTTTTTTCTTAAGTAGTTTTTCTAATACGGGATTAGACGTTGTTAATTCATGTACAGTAGTATTGCTCACGACCCAATCTAATAACTTGCTGGCATAACCTCTATCTCTAAATGGATAGTAAACTATAAAACCAAATAAGGTAACATCTGAAAAACAAAATCTTGCTACACAATAATCTCTACATCCTGCTACACGATCATGAACCTCTACAAAATTAAGAGTTCCCCAGTTACCCATACCGTATAAACTTTCATCTTCAATAACGCTCACAGGATCAGTTCTTTCAGAATAGCCTGTTTTTAATAACCAATCATAACCATCTACACTATTTTGAACACAGAGCCTCATAGGTATCCTTTTAGTATAATCTATTTAATTATACGTATGTTATATTTTAATAATGGTTAATGATATATTATTTAACTAATAACCTATAACTAGTTAAGTTACAAGTATAACCCCAAAGGAATAAATATGAAAGATATTAACAAGCTAACTTCACAAAGAGTTGATGAACTTTACACTACCTGTCTATCTCAGAGTGAAGAAAACACTGCTGTAACTATTAAAGGTATTATACTATCAGCAACATTCTCTGTAGCTAATCTGAATGCTGTTAAAGAGGATATTGTAGAATTGATCATGCAGTTACCAGAAGGTGCCTTTAAAGGTTCAAAAGATAATGGTCTGTCATTCTTAACATTGTGTCATGATAAAGATGAAGAACAATGGACGTCTTTTCACGCATGTGTAGAAAGGCTTATGATGCTAGCTATGTGTATTCAACGTTGTGTGTTCTTGATGCCTAGAAATATGTGGAAGGTTCTACCAGGCGGGCTACCATACTTATTATTTAATACTGAGGACTTCACCAGTAATGAAATGTGTGCGTGTTCTGATCTTGAAAATGAACTTTCAAAATGATAGCTAACTAGGTAACCACGATGGTTACCTAGTTAGATTTATACTACTTTTTTTACTCTATTTAACAACAAGGTTCCCCCATTCAGTCGGGGAGCTAACGCTCCCCTCCTCCCCCTCCAAAAAAAAGATTATTATATATACGGTTTTTTATTCTTATCTTTACTCTTTTTAATTCACTCATTTCATTCGTTCATTAAAAAGGATTTTTGATCAAATTTTATTTTTTTTTGTTTTTAGTACGTATGATGTAGATAAGCTATAGACAAGATATATTAAAATATTTAACTATTATTTTTTTAATAATAGTTATGTTTTATAAAAGTAACAAATAGATACGTAAGTATCTTATATAAAATAAAAAACTAAAATATACTATTTTAGTGAGTATGTATATGTATGTGTTACCACCTTGTAAAGTTGATTTTGGGATTTTTGAGATACATACTCACCTTTTATCTACTAGTAGAGTTTTTGGACTCTACTAGTAGTGAGAGGAGTATCAAAATTTGATTATTAAAATATTAAGTAGATAAGACTATTAAGGGTACGATTATGACCATTACTAAATTGATACTCTCAGGGTATAAGAGATTATTTTTAAATACAATAGAGGTACTAGAATTTACACCTGTTAACATCGTTAATATTATACTAGGTGCTAATGGTTCTGGTAAGTCTTCTTTACTTTATATGTTGAATCCTTTACCAGCTGACTTAAAGAAAGACTTTAAAGAAGATGGTTATAAGTATATAGAGATAGATCATCATAACAAAAAGTACATACTATCCTCTGGAATGATTACTAAAAATAAACATAGTTTCAAATGTGATGATATTGAATACAATGAAGGTGGTACCCGTAAGGTACAACTAGAACTAGTAAGAGAACATTTTAATATTACTAATGATATTAATAATATTTTGATCGGTAACGTTAACTTCTCTAGTATGGGGCTACAAGAACGTAAATATTGGTTCTCAGAACTTAGCACGATAGATTACAAGTTTCCTATTAGTGTTTATAATAGTTTAAAACAAAGAGAACGAGATATACTAGGTGGTATAAAACTATCTCAAGAACAGCTTATAAAAGCTGAGACGAATATACTATCACAGGAAGGCTTAGATAAGCTTATAACGGATAGTGTTATGCTAGAGAAGTATATTGATCATTGTGTGTCATTATACGATCACAGCGTTGCTGTACACGGAACGAGTCATACTTTAGAAAGTATACGTGAAGCGAATACTACTGTTAGATATATCATGAAGAATTTGAATACAAATGAAAGTTTAGAAGATATACGAAACAAGATACACTATTTTACAGAATATGAAAAAACTCTTAAAGACAAATTAATAACGATCAATAATGATATTCATACCTTAGAAGACAGTTACTGCCCTATTGATAATCTAAAAGAGGCTGAGGATGCTAAGAAGGACTATTTAGATAAACTTGATGAATTAAAAAATAACATGTTTATAGCCATACCTCTTAACACTATAGAATCAGTTATCACTTCGTATAACTTTATCATAAATGATGTACTAGGATGTTTTAATCAATTATCCGATTATAGCAGTTACGATAGTAGCAAAGATAACATAGAGTTATTAATGATTAAGAGAACTAACCTTGCAAGAGAACTCAAGGTTATCTTAACAGAAATAACAATATTAACAGCTGAACAGAATATGATTATTAAATCTAAGCAAGAGGATAATCTTGTTAAATGTGGTAATTGTAATCATGAGTGGTATTTAGGATATGACGAGAATAAATTAAACAGTATCCTAAAGAGATTAAAGAAGATAGAAGAGGATAAAGAGATTAAAGAAAAAGAATCTTTAATCTTAGAAGAACTCTACACTTCAATAGTAGCTAAAGCAGAGATTATAAATAACATTAAACATCTCATAAGTTCTAACACATACTTAAAAGAAATATGGTCTTATGTTTTTAATCGACATAATATTCATAAGGATAGTCCATCTGTTTTTGTAAGCGATCTTAATAAGATAAGTGGTATGCTTGAACAGTGTAAAGAGTATAGTAACTTTGAAAAACATTTATGGGAACTAGAGAAGAATATTTTACTTTTAAGAGATGTTAATAAGGCTAAGGATGATGTTATTTCTATACGAGTAGCAACACTTGAAAAAGAGCTTATCTCTATAACAACTAAACTTACTCAAAATAGTAATGACCTAAGGGCCTATTCTACTATACTAATCTTAAAAGAGAAGTTATATACTACTCGAAAAGATCTTGTTACTATGATCCGTAAGTATCGTAAAGAGATAGAAAATGAGATCATCATAGAGAGGAATAAAACACTCTCTGAATTAGTGACACATTTAAAATCAGAACTGGTTGGCATCCTTCAAACGATTAACACTTCTAAACAACTCGTTAGAGACACAGAAATGGTCAAAAAACGATTAGAAGAGTATAAGCTTAGGGATAAGGTGTTAAGTCATTTATTAAAGGCTCTATCCCCTTCTGAGGGTATCATTGCTAAAAGTATTAATAGTTTCTTAAATGTCTTTATAACTGAAATGAATCATATTATTAATTCAGTATGGAGTTATAGTATGATCTTGTTACCTTGTGAGGTAACAGAAGAAAATGATTTAGATTATAAATTCAGAGTAAGAGTAAATAATACCGATACTATTGAAGATATTAGTAAGTTATCAACCTCCATGCAAGAGATTGTTAACTTAGCGTTTAAAATAGTCTTTGTTAAATATCTTAAGATAGCAGATACACCATTATTCCTAGATGAGTTTGGTAGGACTATGGATCCAGCACATCGTATCAGTGCTTATAATGTTGTTGATAGGATCTTAAGTAGTAACTTTAGCCAGATATTTATAGTCTCACATTTTGAGAGTATGTACGGTAGATTTGCTAATGCGGATATTTCTGTTCTCGATCCTAAGAATTTAGAACTCAATCCAGACGTATCTTATAACACGGTATTAAAAATAAACCATAGTAAGAGATAACCCATATGGGTTATCTCTTACCTATGATCTCTTTAATTTTAAAAGTATAACTATCAAGTTTAGCTAACTGTACACCAGGAAGCCTAACAGTTGTTGAACGATTTTCTAGTCTACGTATCATAGCAGGTAGATAATAAAGTTCATCTTTATTTTTAACTTCACCCTTCTTACCAATATACAACATCAGATCGTAAATATAACGTATACGACTAACCCAGAGTATCCATTCAGATTGTCGTGTAAAGAATTGCTTATGCAATCTCAACACACCATCCATGTTTTCTTGTTCGATAGCAGGTATCGTTAGAAATAATTGTTCAAGATAAAGATCTTCACCGGAGGTATCATAGTTTATACTGTTTAATAGTCTATCAATATCTCTTGTGAAATCCATAACCTGTATAGGATGTTCAAACCTAAATTTAGGTATCTCTTCTTGTTTATTAATTTTAAAGAGTCTATTAAGAATAGCCAAGTCAGTCATACTACCTATCATGTTAGGCATAACGTACATCGCTAGAAAACGTGTTGGGTTAGTAGACATGTTGTTTTCAATACGTTCCAAAGACCAATACCTATACTGTGCCATCAGGAGTATGATATCTATCTCATAGACAAACAATGCTTGGTCCTGTAGTTCCATCGTACCAAACATAGGGTAATAGTTAATATCTGTTAGCTCGTGATAAACACAACGAATAGGTATGGCATCACGCCATGTTTTTTCTAGAGTGAACCAATCCACATCATTCTCAACAGCATATAAAACTTCAATAGCGTTCTTACTAAAGAATAAATTTTCATGGTAGAAGCCATCATTGATATTAGAAACAATTTCCAGCTGCTTAACCGTATAAAGATAACTTGCTTTTATCGTAGCTCTGTAAGCCATATCACTTAGTTCTATGTTACTAGAACACATAGAAATTAATCTGTTAAGCATGTGACTATTATTGACGCCACGTTCTCTATTCCTATAGTATTTTTTTAATCGCGCTATTTCAGAAACCATCATTCGTTTTACATAATCCATACGACTATATTTTTTTATAGTAAAGTCTCTGGATGGTGGAAGTTTATAATATTTAGTAAATAAATCAAACATTGGGTTCTCCTAGAGTTTCATTAAAAATGAATAACATATTATTCATATGGAAACTATTTACAGAAAGGACTATTGTGAAGAAAGATATTGATAAAGACCATGTAACTAAAATACTTGCAACACCGAGTTTATGTAACTACATGGTTTACTACATGCCGCATTATCCAGAAGATAAAAAACATTTAGAAATCTGCCTAGGATTTGGTACGAAAATACGATTAGGAGCAGACATAATCTACTTTACTAATAGTAAAAGAAAAGAGTCTAAAACAGATAAAGGTCACTGGTGGGTTATGACCGATCATAAATGTATTTCCATACCTAAAAGATTTAATACCGCAGATGCAGCTGTTGATTATGCCCGCAAGCAATATGCAAAATGGTGTAAGAAAGAACTTGCTAAAACTGTTGAAGATATCGTTGAGGCTAATAAGCTTAGGGCTGAGGCTACTGAAATTAATTAAAAAAGGATAGTGTATGTTGTTTAATAAACAAGTGTTGATACTCATGACAGACTTCATGATAAATGATGGTATCATAACCAATGATGTTGGAGGATCTATTAAGGATATGTATCTTTACGATAGACCTGAGGATTTAACAGATATACGTTATAGTCTGTTTTTCAAAAATGTATTCAGATATATTAATACCAAAATAGAAACAGAAAATATTGATCAACAGTCTATTCCAAAACTTATGCTTAAAGCACTGACTAACTTAACAGGGATACTTGAAGATAAATACACAATTAGGGATAACATTATCCCTATCGATAACCTTGAAAAATTCTTAGGAAAAGAGATTATAACCATCGCTGGTTTAGATAAACATTTGTTAGTTTATGAAGCTTACTGTAGAGTAGTAAGTCACGATGAACATAGAACAATACAGCTAATTCATATTATTGGTTTGAAACTAGCCATAATCATACGTGATGATTTGCTCATTGTTATTGACTTTGTTACAGGTAGACTGATAACGCCTACTTATAATTCTGTTGTAAACATTAAGAATATTCTGAAATCTCGCGATGAAATAAAAGCAGTAGACACTATTGACGATGAGCAGGATACTTTTAATAAACGTAAGTTTTATCTTTTAGCCGAACTCGCTAAGACACCTACAAAACCTTTTACGCCACACGAGGTAGATGCTATAGGTATTAATCTTTACGATGCTCTTGGCTACGATGATGAGGGTAGTCCTATTTCTATCTCTAGAGAAGAACTGCACTCCATGACACTTCACTCCATGACACTTAGAAACTTTATAGATACTATTGAAAAATCTACATGTTATCTAGGATGCTTGGATCAAGCTGGCGGGATCTCTTTAGAGGTAGCCGCTAAGTTAGAACGTGAAATATTGTTAGGTAAGAACTATGAATATTTCAATAATGGTGATCCAGGGGAATTAGCTAAATGGATTGCTAATCCAAATATAGCTACCTTACCAAACATAGTGGTTAATGATGAATTTGTCGTTATAAGATTAGAGTATGACATCATGCTAAATGTTAATAAACTTACAGGGGAGTTACAGTTTATGTTTAAGAGCCTTATCCATTTAGAATAATTTTTCTTAACATATCCTATTATATGATAAAAATCTCATTGGTGAAAACCGATGAGGTAAGATAGGGCATGTATAAGATTGCGTTTTTAATTATTGTTAAAATGAATAATTTTTAACAACATATTATTTAGTTAGAGAACAATAACGTACTGTTGTTCTTAAAAATACTTTTGTCGACAAAAGTACAACATCACAAGGAGATACCATGAATGGTAACAACAATGGAGCAGGGTTAACGTTTGATGAAAATGAGGGTACTGGAAATCCAGCAGTAGGTCAAAATGAGAATTTGCAGCAACCTAATGGATACGCGCCTTATCAAAATGAGGGTTCAACCACGTATGATAATGGATTCAATTTGTTTCAAAGTGGCTTCTTATCAACACAACCTGGCTCAGAACTTACTGCGAAATACTCTAAAGGTATTTTAGAGTTTATCGAAAAAATTAAAAGAACCGGTTTTAAAGTTAGCGAACTTGACAACGCTACGATTACAAATTTAAAATACAGTTCTATCATCATCTCTGCGGTCAATGGACCAGAAGTACTTTATTACACATTGCTTATTGCCGCTACAGGTAAAGCTTCTCATAATGTTAAAGATTACTTCAATGTTCTTTCTGATGCAGAACGTATGAGTCTTAAAGATGCAGATGAAGCAGTGCGCTCATTGTACTTACCTTATATCGCATTTGATAATGACTATAAAGCAGCGATCGAAGCAAAACTTGATGAAACTTATGGTACAAAATACAAATACGTTTCTCTTGATGGTTTCATCATTCATGAAGATGTTGTTGACAGTGAAGATCTATATCGTCATATGTTTGCAAAAGCGTTTAATGCGTTCCATGCTGAAACAAAAATGAGTGATGGTGTTGGCGATGCTACTATTGAAAACATTGCAAGATCTGCAAACTATCGTATCGCAAGTAACGGATGTAGAAACAGCGTTTCAGCATTGACTCCATTTGGTGCTGCTGTTAGAACTGACTGGCAGTTATCTTTGATTCCACAACCTCGTAAACAATCTTCTAACAGTATTCACACTGAAGGTGCTGTTGGACCTATCTTAACAGTTGGTGGTTTTGTAGATGCTATCCCTGAACAAACAATGATCCAAGAAGGCTTTGGTCAAATTGCAGGTATCCGTTATCACCCACATATTATCGTAACAAATGTTGCAAGTGCGTATGAAACAACGGGTATGGCTCTTCTTGCTATTACTGTTGGTGTAAGTATGGTTAAACCTGAAATGTATCTTGCGTCATTATCGCCAAGAGCTAAAAACAATCCAGGCGCATTGAATGTATTTGCTAACCTTGCTAACAATCCAAATGGTGGTGAGTTCTTAGATATGACAACTGCAGCGTATACTCCTGATGCTATCATGGATTCATTGTCTAAAATGTTTACATTGGCTCCAGTGTTCTCTATTGATATTGAAACTTTTGGTCCTGATGCTTATACACTTTCTGCATTCACAAGTCTTACTAAAGAGAACCCAACAACATTCGCAGGTGCTGCAGCTTACTTGGTTAACGTTGCGTCTAAACTTACAAAAGGCATGTTTCCTACTGAATATGACCTTAACAAAGTTATTGCTGGATTTACACGTGTCCCAACAGGTTCATATATTGATCATGGTTCTAATGTACCATCTGATATTCGTGACTTTGATATGATCCGTGTTGTTAATGAGTCTGTTAACAATCCTAAATTGATTTACAAATGGTACAACTCTAACACTAACCCAAATGGTTACAATGAAAAAGTTGAAGTTCTTGCAGCTATTAATCCAGGTGCTAAGATCACTGGTGAAGCAAGACGTGTTACGTTACATCCTGAGTTTATTGCAACACTTGTTAACGCAGTTTCTGCAAATAACCTTAGACCAAGTGCTACTCCTGAGGTTGAACTACAAACAACAAATGGTTTCGTAGGTGGTGGTTTCTTTGCTACTGCTGGTGTTACCAATGTTGGTTTTGGTAACTTTGGTGGATTTGGTACAAATAGACCTGTAGGCTTTGGTAACAACCAAGCTACATTTAGTAATCGTTTCTAACGCTTAAAACTACAGGTAAGGTTAACGCCTTACCTGTAGTTATTTTTGTTTTTTTAAGGGGAGAACTATGGCCTACACACCATATGTAAAAGTAACTACAGAAGATATTAAGGAAATGATAGCCTCAGGACAAATCACACCAGGCTCAACGGTGTGCGATAGCTGTCATGGTACTGGCGAGTGTCCTATTGATATTTACGACGAAGATGATAAAAGAAATGATGATCTTTATGAAGAGTGCAAAGTATGCGGTGGTAATGGACATGTATGTTAATGTTCTGTTCACCGAACGTTTATAAGGAGAAATAAATGGCTATAACACAAACGCTTATACCTATAGATCAACTCTATCAACGTACAGGTGCCAAGATCATATTGAATAAGCTAAATGCCTTCAGTATGACTGATCAAGAAACCTTGTCTAAAAGTATCATGACTGTTTATGATAATGTTGACGTTATTTCTACGATACCGCAATGTGATTGTGGCGCTATTAAAGGTAGGTACCTATTAGGAACACGTTGCCATACCTGCGGTACTGAGTGTAAAGAACTACATGAGAAAGTAGATCCTATCCTATGGTTAGAAGCTATGGATAAAGGTTTACGATTCTTAAATCCAGGATTCTGGATGTTGATGTCCGAGATACTAGATTCTAAAAAACTGGTAGATTGGCTAAGATGGCTATGTGATCCAACCTATAGTAATGAAACACCTGTTCCACCACATATACAAGGAATTTATCTTGACGTCTTAAAAAGTAAACGTGAGTATAATAATACGATGTTACGCTTAAGAGATATCATGGTTTATATTCTTAATATACCAAGACCAACAGCAAAAGCAGATAGCTTATCTAAAGTATCTATTATTAAACTAATAGAACTGTATGATCAGTATACAGCAGATGATATTTTATTCTCAACATATCTTCCGATTGTTAATAAGAAATTGTTTGTTATGGAAAATACGGCTAAGGGTAAGTTTGTTAATCTTGTTGTATCTGAGATTCTTGATATCGTACTATCGTGGGTTAAAAGTTCTAATGCATTTGAGATTGATAGGAATCTTAAAAAAGCAGGCATCATTACAGCTATGGCAGTATCGGAATTAAGTAAGTTCTTTTCAGAATTTACGGATAAGTATATCTTGAAAAAATCAGGATTGTTTCGTAAGCATGTATATGGTTCACGAGGTCACTTTACTTTCCGATGTGTTATCGTGTCAATATCAGGTCCGCATGATTATGACGAGATACACATACCTTGGGCTGTAGGTGTAACTGTTTTACGACCTATGCTTCTTAATAAGCTACGCCAACGCGGTGTAACCTATAAAGCAAGTCATAAGTTGCTTATGCAATCTGTTAAAAAGTTTGATCCGTTAATAAATGAGTTACTATTAGAGTTACTAGCAGAATCTCCATTAGGAAAACTACCAGTAATATCACAACGTAACCCATCACTAACACAATCTAGTGCACTATTAACGTATATTACTAAAGTAAAGACGGATGTTGATGATAAGACTGTAGGTATTAGCAGCCTTGTTTGTAAACTACCTAATGCTGATTTTGATGGGGATGAACATTTCGTCCCCCTAGGCATTGCTGCCTAGTAAAAAACCTCTCTAATTGCGGGAACCGACTTAAGACTATAGCTACTACTCGTACCTAGAAATAGAGTATGATACTTACGGAGTAATGTTTCCAGTAAGAAAAGTAAAAACGCTATAATATTGCGGAATCGACGCAGCGAAGCTTCTAAGTCCGATGAGGATATGAAGTAGGCTCAACGACTATCGAAACGACGCACTACAGTGTATGAGATGCCTATAGACGGTGTCGGTATAGGTAACTATACTCAACGGAGTAGAGTAGGGCCCAAGTGGGTGGGTATAGAATCCCTTAAATCGAAACGAGAGGAATTTGTAATTTTTAATTACAAGTTATGATATAGTCTATGCGACTTATAAGTCTTTCCTAGTTTACAAACTAGGTCATCGTGTAAAACACACGAGCCGCATGTAAAGATGCGAGTATATTTAACGAATATGCTAAATATTTTAAGAAATTAATTTTACGTTAATTTTAGATACTTATCTACATGAGTTAGCTAAAACGTTCGCACCACATCACAATGTATTTGATGGTGCTAAACCTTATAGTATCAATGGGTTTATTACATTATTAACACCTGCTAATGCTTTGTTATCAGACGCGCTAGATGATGATGAAGAAAGACCACTAGAAGACACTATTTATGACAAGTTAAAGTTTGTAAAAGTAGGTGTTAATAAATAAGCATATATTATTCATTTGTACTGTGAGAAAGATTATTAGAAAGGAGATTTATGACAGTGACATTGCACGAAACAGGTACTGCAGGATTCAATGCACTACTGTATACTCCACCATCACAACCATTGATTGATTATATTGGACGGCATGTAAATGCAGCCATGGAGGCTACAGGCACGCTCGGTCAAAGATTTGTGGACAATGTCAAATCTATTTATAATAGGTTTGGCAGCGAGAGAAGTATCTTGGATAGCAAAAGACTTCTTGCGCAAACAGGTCCAGGGTTTAGGGATGATGTTATTTATAATGTTGGTTATAATGACTTAGGGAATGCAAACCTTTGGATGCAACATTATATTATGGCTAATCCTAGAGTAGGTGATCTATACAGTAAAGGTATGTGTCATGGTTATGCAGATACATATATTAATTCTGAAAAAGACACTTATGGTGAGAACACTATGTTATATATGGATGTTATGGACGGGGTCTATGATCTCGAAAAAGACACACTCCATCACTACTATCATACAGAGATGTCTGATAATGGTATGGACACAGTTGACAAGATGAGTGTTCTTAACACTTGGGACAATGTAGTAGAATCAATCTTTAAAGGATTGGATCCTACTGATCCAGATAAAGGGTCCTTATGAGACCCTTATTAATTTTAACATAAAGGAGACATCGGCTATGACCATTTAGTGTGCTTGTTTAAATTTAAACTACTCTAAACAAAACACACTTAACCGAAGAATTGAAGCTAATAAGGAGTTAATTATGAAAAAGCTTATATTATTGTTAATGGTACTCGTTGTATCGTTATTCGCAAAACCATTAAAACCAGAGAGTGTTCTTGCTAAAGAACTTACCAAACTAGATAAGGGTCAGCAAGAATTACTATTTAAATCTTACATTTATGCTGAACAAAATGGATACGGGTATACATTAACAGCTGTGGCTTGGAAAGAAAGTAACTTTGGTAAGATAGTTGCTAATCCAAAAGAGGGAAAGTACGGAACGTACGGACCATATCAATCTAAAGTAGAAGATGTCCTAGCAAGGAACCATTTAAAGCCTACTAAAGATAATATCGCTAAGGTGAGAGAGCAATTATTGCACGATCTTAAATTCGCGGCTAATGATGCCATAATCGAATTAAAAGCATGGGATCATTCACATGCTAAAAAGAAAAAGGTAAATGTATATCGCAGTACACTAGCAGCTTATAATGCAGGTACGGCAGCGGAGAAATCTAGCTTAGGAAAAGGATACGCTGAAGATATCGTACATCGATTACCAATCGTTAAAAAGTACATAATGAGTAAGCCTGAACTTTTAGCATCTTATAAAGAACATGCAAAGACAATAGATAGATTGTCATCTTTTATAAAAGTTTCAGATCCTAAGGATATACGAATTATCTTATCTTGTACTACGTTTGACTTAAAACCGCTAGGTGCTACTTATCTTAGTACTGTCACAGCGCGGGAGTTAATACCTAGTTTAGCAAAAGACGAATTAGTTTAATACATGCTTAAAATAACATACACAGAGACATAGTCTCTGTGTATGTTAAGATTTCTTTTTTCTACTAAAGTCAACTGAAAAATGTGCGGCATCTATAAACGATAAATCAATAACGGTACCTACGGCATAAGCCATGTTCATAAAGGTTTCATACTTAGCAGCTGACTGCTTCATAGTACCTGTTAACAAAGCAGGTGCAAATAAAGAAACATTTAAGAGAGGCGTATTAATAAGGCTGCACGTACCAACATGATAGTCTATCCAATCTAAAGCATCGTATTTAAACATGATACCTATATGCTCGTCTATCCATAACGGTGTTAATTCTGCATTATCAACATTAATAAAGTCTATCTTACAATCTGGTATTAGCGCCATGATGACAATACTAAATATCTCTTTCTCTTCTAGATCAAGACTATAGGGATAGGTGTTAATGAAAAGAGTAGGACGTTCACTTATGGTAATATCGTTAAGACCTGTTAATTCTTCACCGTAGTGTTTACGTATCATACCTATAATACGCGTTGGTAAAGCAAGTTTTAGAAGTTGTTTATCACGACTTCTATAGAACGCTCTAAAGATATCATAAGAGATCGTTTCAAACTCATCCTTAATACGTTTGTCATACTTACCTGTTGAACGCATACGTACCGCTATATCGTTATTAAACATATATAACAAAGGTAATCGTGTATCAAAAAGAGTATCGATATCTACATAGATATTCTTAGGTTGTTTTTTAACGTCTTCCACTGTCTTCTCCTAAAGAGCGTTTGATAGCATCTAGCTGATTTAAACTTTCTTCGTCTGCTTTACGTTTTTCCATTTTTAAAAGTTTAAGTTCTTCAATATAGGCATCCTTCTGAGAACGTGTCAACTCCATAAACTCACTCAACGACATACCAAAAAAATCTTTAAATTCATAAATATGATATTCCGCTATAAAATCTTTTAGTTCATTATGCTCTCGTGTTGATTCTTCTTCTTTGTATAGGGTTACTGAGAATACCGAATAAAGATCATCATCCTCAGGTTTCTTACTATAGTACATATTATTAAACGACTCTTTAAGAAGTAGTTTTGTACCTATACTTGATAAAGCTGTTGTGACATTGGAGTACAAATTATCAATATACTCCATTTTATTAACACGTGTATCACTCCAGTCAACACCTAAGATATGGGGTTTACTTACCCCATCCTTCCTGCCAACAGCGTCGCGTTGAGAGAGCTTAGGGCGAAAAAATAGTCAACTATATTAAAAGGTATAATTTCTGGATGACCACCTTCCTTTGCAGCATTATCATTAAGTTCTTTACAACTAGGACATTCAAAGATAGGAAATCCTATCGCTGTAATATAGGACGCATTGATAAAATCATAACAAACATCAATAACCTCGTCAGTGATAACGTTATCCCTAGATAACTCATCAAGAGCGTTATCTATAGCGGAACGTGTTGTCAATGTTACCACCTTGCCATTTTCATCTGTTAATGACATCTTCGCGATAACGGTATTATAGATACCTGCAACAACGGTTCCAATAATATCTCTAACCTTGTTCTCTTTAGTAACATTATTATCAGCCGACGTAAATATCTCTTCAGCTATTTTAGATATTTTATTAATCCATCTCACGCCGTTGACGCACATGTTCATAATATTAGGTATGGCCAACTCTAGTGTCAACACGGTACCTGCGGCAGAACCATCATAAATGGTGATCTCTTTTGTTGCTGTCATTTTACCTGCCAGCTTACTTTGATATTCTAATACTTCTTCAATACTAACAGAATTAGGATTTCGTTTAGAAAGTGTCAGTAGCATACTATCTGTAAACTGTGAATCATCACGAACCATCATAGCTGAAAGATCAACTCTACCTGTGATACTAAAATTACATTTAGGTCTACCATCAGAATCAAGAACGATGTTGTTTTTACAATAGCGTGTGATGATAGTTCCCTTAGGGTATTGTGACATTAAAAGTCCAAGTACTAATGAATAGTAATCATTACCAGAAATATAGTTTCTGACATCATCACCATCTGGACAGATCAATGTATAGCTACGAATATGAGAACAAATTAAGTCAACAATAGCGGTGTTAACAGTAGCACCAAGATTGTTAAACGCGATGGTGTTAGTATCTTTACCAGCTCTAATAAGCTCTGCTGATATTCTATTTTGAAATGCTACGATAGTTGTTAATGTTGGAGCTTGCAAGGTTACCCAAAACCCAGAGTGTGGTAATGGGATATCGATGATATCTGTTTGCTTAGCAACAGATAAAAAACGCATAACATTGATATTAGAATCTTTGTTTGTTTTATTTGTAGCCATAGGCGTAGGACCATGTATCAAATCTTTACCACCATAGCGCATAGCGTTATGCTTTGGGAGTGATTGATTATTTACCATGTTCTCTAGAAAAGCTGTACCGTATAGTAAACTTATTCCAGGTATTAGAGCTTTGAATTGTTGATCAATACCATCGGGTAATTTGATGTTCATATTTTCATCGGTAACACTTCGTAGGAATTCTTTAAAAACAGAAGTATTAGCAAAAGTATCAACAGGAAACGGCATGTTAACAGAAGCTATTTTAGATTCATCTTTAGAGTCAACAGGTATGAACCAGTTCTTATTAAAGAAGTTATCATTTTTAGGGGGTTGTTGTTCTTCTGTAGGAAGATCTGCATTAATGTTAGAGTCCACAGTAATTCCTTAATGGTTAATTTTATCAATAATTGTTTTAGCGGCTAAGCTTATGTTCTTAATTTCTTCAGCGTATTTAGGATCGGCACCTACAGCAGGTATAACATCCAGTGCTATCGCAGAGTATATCTCACCAATGGTTTGTCTAACCGTAACATAGCGTAGACCAAGACTACTGTAAGTCATGAAGTCTTCATCGGAATAGTTAATGGTACCTTGTTTAAAACTGAAGATAGGCAAGAAAGGGTTGAGTACATGACCCACGCCATCAGGAATAAGTTTACTATCTGCAAAGATAGAAAAGCTATCATAATTAGTAATAGCTGCAGTATTCAAAGCAGTTGTTAAACGCTCGTTAAAAAGTGTATTGTATTGCTCAGGATTATTAACAATCTTAGCAGGTGTGCTCATACCATTAAAAATAATAACAGTATCTGAAAATAGACCAGGGTATTCTCTAAGAACACTGTCTCTGATAGTATGTAAGTTAACACCGTGTTCAGCTCCTGTAGTAAGAATAATACTAGCAGCTTGATTTAAGCTAACAGTAGCTCCGTTAAATACTTCTTTAAGAGAGATGTCGCGTTCAATAACTGGAGCTAGTAATCGCTTACTCTCCTCAACATTATAATAGGCGTTGTTTAATTCCTTAATAACGGCTAGGAATTCTTCTCTCATAGTTTCCCAACTTAGAACTTCTTGTTTTTTAGGGAGTTGTTTCTTAGTGCTCATGCTTCATCCTTAATGTGTGATTATCATAGATACCAATGGATACAAATAATTAATCGCCCAGAGATTAACTGAAATTATCAAAAAGGACATGCCTGATGATGAACTATGAAATACAAGATTATCTTGACAGTTATTTAAGAGAGGCTTTAATTGCTAATAAATATGTTATGTATCGCCGTCTTTTTAATTTGTTGTTTAATCTCAACACTACGATCAAAAATAATAATCATATCGAGCTTGATGATCTTCAGGGTGAAATGATTGATACTATTACCGTATACGAAGACGATACGGACTCTGTTAATTTACATCTTGAGGTGGTGTTTACAAAAGCCATGAAAACTTATATTGGTAGATACGGCATTATTATAAGCGATGATGCAACTTTATCAGATTATGAAGCGATACTATTAGGATATTATAACCTGATAAATCCTGATCCTAACATGATAGAATATATACAGATGCAGTTAGAGGATATAGAGTATGAAGATAACCTATTAAAACTTGCTAGTATCTTAAGTATGAATTCTACTAAATCAGTTACATCAGTATATGAAGTACTGGATGATGTTAGAGAGGATATTTTTATACTACTAGCAACTTACTTCAGTAACATGCTAGATGTTAATGGTGAACCACTTACGGATAATACTATCGATATTGTGTTAGCTTTAACAAAAGCTGATCCAGGTTTTAATAATACCTTTATATTAAAAGATGTTATTATTAATGGTTACCGTGCTGTTGGTATTGACATGCTGTTAACAGATCTTTACAGTAATATTAATAAGCATACTAATGATTACAATCTTATACCCTATGAGATCGTTGCGACGCTATACATAGCAAATGATACTAAGGATGACATGTTGTCAGGATACTTAGAAAAATTTAATATGGAAGCATTAGTGTTCATGCAGAATGAAAGTGGTAAAGAAGTTATTAATGCTGCCGTAGAAATGTTAATAAATAAGATATATGCGAGTCTAACATGAAAGCAACTGAATACTTTTTAAAAATGATACAAACAGATCATGTCTTTAAACTTAAATGGTATTATTCTGTTTTTGCACTTATAAGTAAGAATGCGACTGCTAATGAGTACCTTAAGATAGAAGAAGACAGTTACTACGTTCTTATAGAAAAAGAATGGATTAAGATAGATGATAGACTTCCTGTTGATGGCGCGTTATTAAGTATGATGGAACCTATCGTTTTAGAAAAAGATAGTTTAGAGAATGTACATGAGCGTTTAGAAACAACAATCGGTCTAACAGTTATGAATGTTCTTTACTTCACATCTATCTTTGGTACTATGTTTAATTTTCAAAATAAAGCTATGACACCTAAAAGTGTTGAGAATATGGTCATCACCGCCTATAAAAAAGATGCTATAACGGTAGAACAATATCACAGCTTTATGGATGTTGGTACCTTCTTAGAAGGTCTTGCAAGAATCATAACCGTATCAATTACGCCTAAGACCATTGTTCCTCCCCCTGGTATTAAGGAATACTCTATAAAAGTGCGAGAAGAGATGGTTGCCAAGTATGGTACTAACTGGGTAAAAGATAGATCTAGAATTGTTGAGTATGAAGAGGCTCTTAAGAAGTATGATAAGGCTTGGCTAAAAGATGATCCTTCTTTAGGTAAACTTATGTCTGGTAAGATACTTAATGATGCCAGGGTTAAAATGAATTTAGGATTTGGGGCAGAGTCTGCGTTTGATGAAACAGGTACCGATGTTAATCTTATTACTAACTCATTACTAGACGGTTATCCGAAGGATGCTGCTTCATTAGCTGTTATTTTTAACACTTCAAGAGCAGGGTCATTCTTTAGGGGCCATGAGACACAGAAAGGCGGTGCCAGTGCTAAAGACCTACTAAGAGCTACTGCTGGTATCGTTATTGTTCCTGGCGATTGTAACACCCGCCTAGGCCATCCTGTGACGGTTGGTAAATGGATGGGAGATAATCTTACAGGTAGATATATTATAGAAGGTGACAAAGTTTCTAAAATAGAAAACATGTTTGATTATATAGGTAAGACTATTGTTATTAGATCTCCACAATATTGTAATCAGGCTAATGGTATTTGTTCTATATGTTCAGGTGAGGTTATGGCTAAATATCCTAACGGTGTATCTATTTTAGCCACAGATATTTCAGGAGCTATGTTAAATAGTTCGTTAAAGAAAATGCATGCTTCAAAGTCAACAACTATGAAGTTTAATATAAAAGAAACTATCCGCTAATATTTTATATACAGTGTAATAGTTGATAAAACAACATTAAGAAGGGGTTCCGTATGGACGATATTTTAGATTTGTTAGAGAGTAATGAGAAACCGTCGTTTCAGAATGAAGGTAACTCCGCAGAAAAACCTGCAACTGAGTGGAAACCTAAAAGTGACTGGAAGCCACGTGGGGAGTGGAAACCTAACAGTAACTATAGTGGTGGTACTCGTAAACCATTTGTAAGTCTTTGGAATAAAAAAGACTTTACACCTAAAGAGATTAAGATCTCTGAGTTAACACGTAAAAAAGCATTTATGGTTGTTATTGCCAACAAAACCTCTTTACCAGATAACATTAATAAACTTCTCGTTAACATGTCGTTGATGTTGTCTAAAGCAGGTTATACTTTTAGATGTAATGCTGACAAAAACGATGTCGTGCAGCTTACGATTCTAAACAAGATTAAAGAAGAGGGTGATGCCGCTAAAGGTGACCCTAAATTTGAAGTTTACTTACCTTGGGCAAAGTTTAACGAGGATATTGAAAAACCAACGATGACGTATCCTAATGAGGCTGGTTACAGTATTGCTGTTAATATGCACAATACATTCTACGATCAAAAAGAGTCTGTGAGAGCAATCATCTCGAGAGATGTTCATATGAGTCTAGGTACAACAGGTACCGAAGCTGTAGAGTTCATGGTGATCTATACAGAGTGTGGATCAGAATCTATTGGACAACATCCTGATTATAGAAAACTAGGTAATGCTACATTCTATATTAAACTTGCCGAGAAGGCAAACATTCCTGTATTCAATGTTAAGAATCCAGAATCGATTAAAAGACTGTCAGAGTTTATTAAATCAAAACAGGCGCTAGCCGAGGTTACAGGTGAGGAGTAATCCTCATCTGTTTTTTTGAATATCATACATTAAGGAAACACAATGGCTAGAAATACTAAAGATACCGAATCAGGTGTAACACCAGTAGACGAAACTACTGCAGTACCTGATAGTAATACAGCAATCGATACTACAGGTACATCACCAGTAGATGAATCACCTGATCTTGACACAGTTGATCAAGCTCCAGAACAAGAATCTACACCAGATGTAGAAAGTGCGTCAGTTGATACAAGTACGCCACCAGATATGCTTCAGGTAGAATCTCAACCTGCAGATGGCGCAACATCGACACCGGCTACTGAGGAACCTAATACTGATATACCTCCTGTAGATCAAACGCTTACTCCCGCAGATGTTGAAAAAGAACCAGAGGTAGTACAACAAGACCCAGCTACAAATCAAGCATTACCAGAAGCACCACTTGATGATGCATCTGCTGATAGTATTGAAACAGCAACACCAGAAGTAGAGACTATTCCTACTCCTGTAAGTCCTAGCGTTGTTAGCGTTAAAGCGATCATTGCTTCTGACGATAAAACAATTATCGAAAAACTTGAAGCTATCATGGCTTGCGGTATTCCTGTTTATCAATTGTTAGCAGGTAATCTACATAACTATATTAAACGTATGGATGGCACTGAAGTTGTTAGTAACACTGAAGGTGCTGCTTTAAATCATAGCCTTTACACCACTATTGTTAATGCTGCAGATACCGAAGACAAGTCAACGTTTAAAACGCTTTTTGATATCATCAACCTAACATTCGCACATCATAAAGAGGGTGTGTTTAGTTTGGAATCATTAATGCGATTTGACCAAGATTGGAAATACGGTGCTGAGAAATTACTAGGATTTAGATATATCGCGACATTGATTCATCATTTATCGGATATCACAACTCGTAAAGACAATCTTAATTCTATCAGCATTGATGCTGCGGTTAAACCTGAGAGAACAGGTTTTGGAAAAACACTGATCGATAACATTAAACATTACTATATGTCATAACGATGTTAAAGCCTAACACTAACCAGGATATCCTGGTTAGTGTTAGTTACTTTTTTCAATAGTATATCTTAAGGTGATAAAAAAACACTAGATAACGAACTTAACCATTATCTAGTGAAATTCATAAAGGGGCCCCAACGCGTACTTAAGAAGGGTCGGTTGTAATGTTAGGGCAGTGAGACGGGAGGATAGGGCATCTCAACTAATAGGTTATTAAATCCCAAGAAGTTATAAATATATATTATAAAGGTAATAACTTAAAGGAGTATCCTATGAAAAAAGAAATTATTGTGTTGTGCTTATGCGCACTAATAAGTTTTGTGTTAGTTCTTATCTACATGTCATGTGATCTAGAAATAAAACTAGGTGTCGTGATTGGATTACTAGTGTCATCAATAATTGCGTGGAAAAAAGGTTTAAAAGAGTTTAAAAGTCTTAATACTATTAATACTGTCAACAACAGATTACTTAATGATATTAATACGATGCAAAAAATGTCTAGAAGAGACAACACGTTACTACGTGCATTAACCTGTAAAGGATAAGTAATGAAAAAGATTGCTGTGCATGATGGTAAATTTCATGCTGATGAGATTCTAGCAGTAGCTCTGCTAGATGTATTTCTAAAAGAAAATTTTGATGTTACACGCGTTGGTCATGATGAAGTAGAGTTTGATAACTATGATTTCGTTATTGATGTTGGTCTACACTATGATCGTGTTAAATATTTTGATCACCATCAGAATGCTAAGGGAACACCTGCAGCTTGTTTCATGGTATGGGAGTATTTAAAATACAGATTAAGTCTTGAACAATATGGCTATACCGAAATCGATGAACTTGTTAAGTACTGTAGCGAAAACGATGTTGGTAACAACATGGCTATCGTAGGTAGTTTACCTTATATTGTCGGATTGTATAACAATGAAAATATTTACAGTCCTAAACAACATGTTGCCTTTCTTAATGTTCTTACATTAGTAACTTCTATCATTGGAGCTATGAAAGAAATGCAGGATAAGATCAATTGTGAGAACGCTGTTGTAGATTCATTATCGATCGACGAATGTGGTATCCTATGGTTGCCATGTTATTTACACGCGATGAAAAGAATTAATGGTTTTACAAGACCAGAGGTTAAATACATAGCGTGGTATGAGAGTGAGAAGCAACAATGGTATCTCAGAGTACCTAATACAGGTGATGGTAGCTATAACCTTGTTAGTGATCCATTACAGTCATCTGAGTTGGCAACATTTGTACATGCTTCTGGTTTCTTAGCTACTTTTAAAACAGAAGAGAATATTAAAAAATATTTTAAGGAATTCCTATGCAAGACGATTTAACAATTATAAAAGAGTTGGTATTACTAAGAGTAGACGAAGACAGTCTTCCTAAGTTAACAAGTAGAAATGATACTTTTCAAGCGGTTATTAATCGTATTGTTAAAGTAGCCCCTACCTTAAATAAACTGGATGCTGCTTCAGTACACAATGTTCCTGTGAAATTAGATGCAGGTGATTTCTTTATCACTGCATTTCATTCTAAGAAACCCTATGCGGATATGTTACCTGAGACACAAATCATTGTGTTCAGGGTATTGGAAGAAGCCGATCCTATCATTGAGACCTATCGTGCCTTTGTACCAGCATCTGAGAACATCGTGAAGATGGTAAGATTACTTCCACATGAATATATGCGATCATGCCCTATGTTAGGAAGTATCATTAGTGGCATCAGTGCCGAATTAACATACTTCATCGCTAACACTCCTGTGTTAGAGATAACTGATCCAGATGAAGAACTAGTCTAGCAGATACAGGGATATCCCTGTATCTGCTATTAACTAACTTTTATTTTTGTACATCGATCTTAAAAATACATAAAGTAAAATACCTATTGTTATAGTCGTTATCATCCACTTTGTCTTAACACCTGTAGCGGATTGAGCTATATTAAATAAATAGTTTTTAATATACTTAACTTCGGGACTCTTTACAGAGCTACTGCTCCAAAATCCTTTCATACGATTAAGACAATCTAAAACCTGTTTATTATACTCATCTACGATACCACACTGGCGTAAGTAACTAATAGAGGTTATAATACCGATTCCTATAAAATCATTCTTAGTAGATGATTCAACAGGTATCTTCTCAGAAAGATAACGCAAGGTTGTAACAAAATGTTCCTCAGGTATATTCGGCATAACATGCTTTATTAAATAGACAAGATCGTTATTAATAAAGTCATTAGGACGACTATAGGTATCTCGTACATAATGTACATAAGATTCATGAGAACTAGTAACAGCCTTTGAACCCATACCGCCTTCATCATCTTCTTCTAGTACTGAGCTAGAATAGACTTTCTCATTCTTCTTATTAACATCTATTAGTACAGTATAGATGTTCTTAATAGCCTCTCTTATCCTACCCTGCATATCAGCAATGGCTCTAACAGCATCCTCTGTTGTACCACGTTTAACTCTATCATAATGTAGACCACCTAGGATAACATCTTTAGCACGGTGATCAAAGACCTTTTGCCATGTTCCAAAACGTTTAATCAAATATCTATTAGATAGTCTTTCATAAACAGCTTTGGCTGTAGCAATATCAACATTATAAATAAAGTAATGCGTTATAAGGGAACTTATTACCTTATAAGCAAAAACATAATAAGCTTCAATAACATCATTAGGATACTGGCTAATCTTATTTTCATTCTTTGTAAACATGTGCATTAACCAGAAGATTGTTAGATAAGTAGGATTACTTGTAGTTGCTCTGGTTTTATCAATTCCTGGTACTTTGTAAAGGTCATAACGTAAAGAAGGTAAATCACATTTTACAACATTTGTGTAAAAGAGATTCTCATCTGCATCGCTAAAACGGATGGGGTGAACACCAGTTAAGTTACCACCTAAAAAATCAACATACATGTCTGACTTTTGTGTCCATTTTATTCTAAAGCGTTGTAGAGCAGAGTAAAGCTCCTTGTCATAACTGATGTGTTTGAGGTGTTCCTCAAACACATCCTTTATTTCATTATGTTTCACTTCGTATCTTTAAGCATGGCCGCAGCCTGTTGCCTAATAGTTTGCCCCATGTACGCAGCAGGGGTTGATGGTTTTTTAGATTTATCCGTAGCGTTTGTATTAAATACTCTTGGAGGTTTCTTCTCCCCCATTTTTACAATAGCCATAGATGAATCACTATGATTTCTTGTCATCATTTGCAGCCTCCTCTTTAACGATTTCATTAATTTTAAATGTGTTAAGTTTATCCTTAGGATTAACTTCTATGGTCTGGCTATAAACATTACCTTGTGAATCTTTACCACGCCACGATAACACACATTCACCTACGATCTCTAATACAGGATAAGGTGAGATGTATTCATTATTACCACGGATCTTGCCACTCGCACCAGCGCCTAATAATGCAGCTTTTACAGAATGCTTATAGGTAACATCTACAAAGTTAAAGTTAGGAATTTCCCAGAAGAGTAAGATATCTTGTTTGTGACCAGGATCGTTATCAATAGTGATACAATAGAGTTCGTTACCGCGAGTATCTTTAACACAAACTCCTTTTTTCATAACAGGTTTTAGAATGTAATTATTATTATTAAGCTCTAATACGTCATTAACAGTTCTAGGTGAAAAAAACTTATGGTTAAGAGAACACACATAGCTCCATAATTTCTGAGCTCTGCGCCCATGCCATATATTAAAATAGAGACTTCCTGTTCTTAAGTTTTCGATAACGGTAGCTTGGGCTGGACTAGCTGTTTCACTATTTAATCTTACAACTCGCATTAGATATCCTTGTCATTTTGTCACTGAATACGGTATGGGTAATATTCGATAATGACTGGAATAATTGAAAGAATGAAAAAAAGGAAAGCCCGTGGTATTGACAAAATATACTTTAGGGGAATATGGTTTCTTATTAAAAGATCCACCATCCTCTCCGGAATTTAACAAAATAGCGACGGACTTGTCGCCTATGCAATTAGCTGTAGTGGCCAATCGTGTTAGTGCTACTGTGAAAAGTGAAGAATTAATAGAGCTTGTCTATAATAATCTTAACCTTTATAAGGATATAGAATTATTAAAAGATGTCTATGTAGGTGCTGATCTTATCGTATCCCATATTAACAAAGGGTCGCGAATAGGTTTAGTTACAGACTACGATTCTGATGGTATTAACTCAGCCGTTGTTTTAACAAAAACGATGCTAGATGTTTTTAAAATACCTAAAGAAAAAGTTGTTACTATTATTAATAAACGAAAAAATGGTAACGGATTTAATAAGATTCTTATAGATACGGTACTAACAGAAAAGAATACAAGAGGACTAGATATTATTATTTGTGCTGATCATGGCTCAAGTGATAATATTGCTTTTAAGGTACTTAAAGAAGCTGGTCTAGATATAGTATTAACCGATCACCATCAGATTCCTGAAAGTAATTATCCAGCCTATGCAGATGTTGTTATTAACAATCAGAGAGCAGATAGTTATTTTTCTAAGGATGTCTCTGGGTGCTGTGTTGCGTTCATAACAATGTTAGCGACATTTGAAAAACTATACGGTCGTAAAGCCGAAACAGAATTTGATGCTATTCTTCCTTATGTATGTATCTCTACAGTTACAGATGTTATGGCATTAAATGTTTCTTATAATCGACACCTTATAGCCTCAGGTCTTAATGAGATTAATTCTTATAGAAATAAAACATGGGCTGCTATCTTTAGTGCGCTAGGCATTTCTGGAAAGATAACCTATAAAGATATAGGTTTTAAAATAGGACCATTGATAAACACAGGTAATAGATTAGATTGTGAAGAGTTAGTATTTGAACTCTTAATGGAAAAAGAGCACAAACAGGCATTTCAATTAGCTCTTAAGTTATCAGAATTTAACGATTACCGTAAAGAGGTAACTAAAAAGCTTCATAAGCATATTATTGCTAATTATGAACATGATGATGCTAAAGTAGTCGTATGTGTTACCGAAACAGATATTGATGTTAAAGGTATCATTGCTACTAAAGTAGGATTAATGCTAGGTAAGACATGTGTATGTTTTACAGAAAAAGATACTAAGTACTCTGGTAGTGCTAGAGGAATTGTTTATGGTGTTAATGTTCATGATGCTTTAACACGTATTACAACAGAACATCCTGGTATCATTTGTATAGCTGATAGCGGACAACCAGAATACGGTGGTCATGAGGGTGCTGCTGGTGTTAATGTTTATAAAGATAAACTAGACGCTTTTAAAGAGGCTTTTAATACTTATATTTCAGAACAACTTTCTAATATAGTAGTATCAGATACAATTACGGTAGATGCTATTATTAAAAATGTAGATATAACCCCTAACTTACCTATGGTCTTAGATGTTTGTGGCCCATATGGTAAAGACTGGGAGAAACCTCTTTTAATCTCTACCTTTAAACTTGATACTATTATTAATATGGGATCAATATGTAAAATCATGTTACGATGTGACAACGGGGCTATTGTAGAAGGATTCCATTTCTTTAACACTATTGGTAAATATACTGCTAAGAACATTAAAGAATTTATACATAGAGGTGACGAAGTAGTTGTATCGTATAATGTTGACATAGAACGATATAACGATGTCTATGGTGTATCTATAACGATCAACTCTATTGAAAAAATAAGGACAAATGATGGGGACTAATGTTGTTGGTATACCTACCCTAACCGCTGATGGTTCAATAACAGATTATTACGAAATACTCAAAAAGCAATTTGAATATTTCTTAGCCTGTGATCATTCGCAGTCTAATTATTTTATAGGTAACATACAGAGTTTGAAGTATATACTTACTTTAAAGAAAGATCCTAACGATATAGCCTATGCTATTAAAGAGGCTCTTAAAGCTTTGTATGCTAGTTACTTTACGTCAACAACAATAAGTATCAACATCGATGATAGTACAAGTATTGTTGTCTATACTATTGATGTTAAAGCCTATGTTGGAACAACTCTTTATGAAATGAGCGGAGTTATTGATGGAACGCTTGCTAACACTAACAACTACGCTGAAGCGTTAGCTAATCTGATTAAAAAATACTATTATTAAGGCAACCTATGGATACGTCAAAAACACAATCACCTACGGCTACAGTAGGTGTTGATAAAAATTTGTTACAAGATTATGCTAAAGAATTGCAGCTTGAAGCTAGCGATCAAATTGGCAAAGATATTCATGCTATTTTTGTGGATATTACACGTGAGGATACTAAGACTATTCCTGAATCTGTTTTTAAAGCAAGATTTCTTGGAAAGTTTAAAGCTATTCGAGAGGATACTAAAGGTGAAGGAAATCATGAAGCAGTTGTTCGTGAGTTTATAACCTATACAGGATCACCTTACGCAGGTGTTGACGTTATAAATTCCGCAGGAGAAGTTGTTGTAACAACTCCTGGTATTTATAGTCGCGCTAATGTTGACCTAGCGGAAACAGGTAAACAAGGTATTTCGGATAAGATGTTAACCTATAAAGAAAAGGTAGCCTTCTCCCCTATCCAAGCAAATGCTTTCATACGCAGTGTGATGAGCGCATCTGTTCAAACATTAAGAACTGATATTAATACAGACGCAGACCAATGGAAACAAGTGTTTGATACTTTTGATACGACTAAGAAAAAAGTAGTTGCAGCTGAGAATAATAATGAAGATGAAGCCGTATTTAAACCAAAAGGGCTTGGAAAATCATTAAGTCAGTTAGCTGCTGAAGATACGGATCAATAGTGTTTAGTAAGATTAGCGATACTGAGTATCTTTTAAAAGAACCCAGACCGTTTATAGAACAGGCTGATCAGGTATTTAAATTAATACATGGTAATGATCTTACTGATTTTGAACCTGTAACCTCTAAAGAACTTTATAACAGTATACTATCTCGCATAGTAGCAGTAGAGTTCTTAAAGAAAGGAATGCCTGAAACGTCTACTAACTTTGTAAACATACGTGTTAAGGCTAAAGATGAGGAGATACTGTGTGTAGCAGGTACTCTTGTATTAAACGATAAATGTAAAAAAACGTCAGGTGTACTATACAAGTAGGGAATTCCCTACTTGTATAGTTATGCTGTTTTTTCTTGGTCTATAGGTTTTGTAACCATGATAAATAGAATAGCGCTAAGTGTTTTCTTAGCAAAATTATAACTGTAAAAAATACCTTGTACTGTACCATATAGTTTAACGATACCTAAACGGCTATCGGCATATTTAATACAGGTTGGCATGCCAGGATAAATAATCTCTGGATCTGCGTAATACCATGTTATTTTAATAACAGAACCCTTTTTCATAACCATTTGGCTACGATGTTTATACAAGTTACTTTCATTACCTAAATAAACCGTGTTGTTAGCCCCGTCACGACGATTACTGATAGCCGAACCTGATAACTGGTTCTCACTAGAGACAACGCCTTTAGACCCGCTTACATCGACGTTACGCTTGGTTAATAAGGATGGGTTACCTGCAGCAATACTGTCACCTGTATCAATCAGTGCCGTACCACCATCATCGAGATGTTCTATTTCTTTACCTGCTATAAGTTTAACAAGATCACCTTCAACTTTAAAGGTGTTTTCGATATAACCATACTTAACAGAATCAGATCTAAAAATCATAAGACGCTTAGTAGTTTTTTCAAAACGTTCTGGATCAAAAGCAGGAAATATAAATGCTGTTGTCTTGTTATTATACTTTTGTACATAGGTACCAATACCACCATTATAAATACCATAGATAGTGTTTTGTAAGAAAGATGGTAAGTCTAACAACATGACACCTGTTGGAACAGTGATATGGTTATATTCAGCATCATTGTTAGGCTCTACTACGTCAATACCTAATGCTATTTTTTTACCTTCTATTGCTAGATCTTTCATACCCTCGGCGTATTCAGAAGTAATGACATCTTTAACTGTGGTACTTCTAAATACTCCGCTTACATGTTTGGTACGTAGTGCTTCTACTTCTCTAAGCAGACATTGACCTGATATAGTAAACTGACCAAACTTATTTAAAGTTTCTTTACTCTCTTTAGAGTTATAACTACCATACTGGTTATTTTCATTATTAAGCAAAATAAGCCTATAACGCGTAGATTCATATTTTAAAGTAATCCTATCATACGTACGAATGGTTAACTCTAAAATATCCCTATAAGGTAACACATCTTTAAGAAAGTCACCTGCCCACATAAAGAACACCGCGATCATCTCATCGGATACGTTAGTAGTATAGTTACGCATGGTATCTATACTACTGCATATTGGTAACTTAATATCGAGCACTGGAGTATGTAAGGTCATAGTATACTCTATCGTATCTGTCTTATGATTCGTAGTCTCAGCGATCTTATTAATCTCGATAGCAAGACTACTATTAATATTATAACTCAAAGCATACTCCTCTTACTCTTTTTAATTATTACCACCACCTGATGGTAATGATCCTGCTAATGTCACAGTATCCATAGCAATGTAGATAGAATTCATATTATAAAGTTGTCTACCATATTTTGCTAATCTAAATAGAAGTTCTGTATCAAAAATAACATTAGCGTTATAACGGCTAATAAGTCTTGATACGTTAACAAGAACAGTATTGTCATACTCTTGTTCGCTGATGCTACCTTTCATGTAGCTCTCAGTATCATTACGAAGTGTTTCAGCATAGGTTTTAACCACTGTAATAGATGTAGGTAACTTCGTATCAAGATCTTCTAGTATCTTTAACGTTGTTGTCAATGAGGTCATGCTTGTAGTGATATTATCAACTACATCATTAATAGCTTCTAACAAGTTTGCTTTTGTTTCAGTAATAGTAGTGTTCTGCAAAAAAGTTAATGCAAGTTTTCGTAACATATCATCATTGATGTCTATTACTTTTGCTTCAACTTCTGAACTATCACCTTTACTAGAAATAACATCAGCGTTATTACTCTCTAGTGCTTTTAGATAATTCTCTGTGTTGGCATAGTTTGTTAATAATGTTTGTACATCATTAAGAGGTTGTGTACTTGCAAGTTCTTTTAAAACATTTGCCATACGTGTAACATAGTTTAACGGGGATTCTGTTGTACCCATCTCTTTTAAAATAGTAGGTTCAAGTTTACTTGCAGCTCTTGCCATAAAGTATTTTACACTTAGATCGTCTTTGCTATAAACTTCTCTACGTTTTACTAACATTGATAAATCAATACCTTCTGTTATTGAAAAGTAGACATCTCTTATAAGTTTCACAGTAGCTTTAAGACAAGTGTCTCTTTCTTCAAAACTAATAACAAGAGTGTTTAACGATTTAACGATAGAAGCCTGTAA